TCAATTTGACCATTTCGATACAAATTTATCCTGAAGCCCATGAGTCATTGCATATAATTTTTCAGGAGATATATGAGCATAAGATTTTTGCCCCAAATGATATACTTTACTTGCTGTTACAGTAGCATGTTTTAGCCCCATTGTTTGTAATTGAAGAGACATGTGATTATCTACAAACCAAAATGTCAGATCCTCAGGTTGAGGAATTAATTTTTGTAAAGTATCTTTCTTCATTAACCAGCCCCAACCAGCGAAGATTGTTAATACTTCATGCCCAACAATTGCAGAATGATCGGGGTAACTTAGGATTTTTTGTTGAGCTATTTGGTTTGGTCCAACTTGGGGAATTGGACACCAAGGAGAGGCAGAATCCAAATTGAAAATATCCATGTAATATCGCATATAACTAAACCAATTCTCTGTAAAAATTACATCATTATTAAACACACCAACACAATCTGATTCAATGTGTTCAAATGCCATATTTAAAGCTTTGTTATAACTAAAATCACCTTCGTATGGCACAGTAACATTAACATTATATTTGTAAGATTGATTACCAGATTCTACTAAAATAGTTCGAAAATTATTATTTTCTTCCGATGCATACAGACTTTGTATAGCTGTATTTGTCATTTGAAAAACATCATCATCAGCGGTATTTGTTAAAAAAATGATGTCACAGGTTTGATTTCTGGGTAATTCGACAAACATAAAGTAATTATAAAAGAAAAATGGGCGGTAAACCGCCCAATTATTATTTGGTAGTTTTGGTTTTCGGTATAACCGTGATATTAAGCTTTTTACGCCCCCATCTTCCTACACTACCACGCGAGGATAAACACACATCAATATGTCTACCTTTAATAGCACCACCTACATCAGCGGCAACACCCCATCCGTAACCTGGTATGTGAATTTTACTTCCCATCGGGATAACTTTTGGGTCTACAGCAACAATACCTTCACCTAATTTTTTTCCTGTAGAAGTGATAGTATAACCACCATTTTCGCTAGGATGAGTAGAGTAAGCAGTAACTAAAAAGTTTGCTTTGTATTGTTTGTTTGAATTAGCAAGTTTTGAAACATTGCTTGTTTTGGCTTTTTGAACAGGCGGCTTGCCTTGTCCTACCGATTTTTGGCTACATAACAGTATGCTCGCCATTATTGCAGTGAACATACGTATATATACGAATCAAAGAGAGGAAAAGTTGCAAAAAAAAAAGCCAGGGATTTTTCACCCTGGCACAAACGTGGCACAATCACCTCCTAGCCACGAAATTGTTATAGCTTACTTGGAATTAGCTTCCTTCATTAAACTATCAATGTTGAACATCATGTTACCATTCGCAGAGACTTGTGGCAAATGTCCATCCCACTTCTCAATCCATTCTCTGGCAAGAACTTTAGATCCACCATTTTGGTTGAGAGCTTCAGCCTTGATTTTGTTTGATCTAGCTTCACCCTCTGCTCTGGCAATAGCTGTTTTGGCATCAATTTCAGCCTTTTGAAGTTCATACTTCGATTTTTCAGCCGATTGTTGTGCCACCTGCTTTTGTTCAATTGCTCTGTTGAAATCTTGAGAAAACTCGAAATTTGTCAAAGACACACCGTTATTTTCAACAACAATGTCATAAGCTTTTAATCGCTCAGTAAGCATAGTATCAATTTCATTTTTAATTTTGCTTCTCAACCTAATTAATTCTTCGGCAGTGTAATTGGCAACTACAGCTTTAACGGTTTCCTGTGTAGCAGGGTCAATAATTCTACTTGCAAAGTCAAGACCCACGTTTTTGTAGAGATTACCCACTTGCAAAGGATTAAGGTGATAGTTAATAGCAACGGTGGTGCTAACATTTTGCAAGTCCTTAGACGCGGCGGCGGCTTTAGCTTCTTCTTTTTGCGTTCTCACTTCCATGAGTTCTACTTTCTGAACAAAAGGAATGACAAATTGCACACCCTCGCCCATAACGCCCTTAACTGCTCCGAAATTCAACAGCACACCTCTGTACCCCGCAGGTACTGAGAAATAAGCACTACCAAATACGCTCAAGATGATTAAGACAAGAGAGATTGATTTGAGCCACTTTGCAATCGCAGAAAGATCATCGTCGTCTTTAGAAGGCATAACAAAACCCACCACAAGAGCGATAATTGCGAGAAAAAGAATGACTGAAAACATCTTATCTACTCCTCACAGATGGACTAAAAGAAGACCTGAAAGATGGAGCTGGAGTGCTCATTCTCACAGATGGAGCACTTGATCGCATTGACGATGACACGCTTGATCTCATAGCTGGAGTGCTAGTTGAAGTACTAGTTCTTCTGGTTGGAAGTGGAATACTCGCTGAGGAGACGCCTGGTGTAACTATGTGGTTCACGGTAGAAGTGGAATTTGAATACGCTTGCGCGTTTGGATTTTCCGAATTTTCAATCCCACAAGCCATCAACGAAATGCCAGAAATGGCAAGAACTGTTAAAGTGATTAATTTCTTCATCAAGATTCTATACGATTAGATTGTTTAAAAAGTTGCAAAAAAAAAGCCAGGGATTTTTCACCCTGGCATAAACGTGGCACAATCACCTCCTCGCCACGAAATTTTTGAAATCAATTAACCAAGAGATGTAACAACATAGCAAGTGGGACTGACATCTAGATTCAAATTTTCTTTGAACCATTGCTTTAACTTTAAAATAGAGTTTGGAATTAAATTATAATCTAATTCATCAATCTCTAAGTGACTATTGGCATATTGACCGAACAATTCATAACCAATACCAAATTCTCCATCATAATCACCCCAATAATTATAGTCACTCATTTTTATAAATGTTGGACTATCATCTTGAAGAAAACATAAATATCCATCGGATAAGTCATTTCCCTCAGGTGTTTCTTCATTATTCAAAGCTTCTTCAATTTGAAGTAAATTTTCAGCATCTGGAAAGTTCAATTGTCCTATGTTATAGGAAACATTTTTGATTTCTACTTGAAAAGGTTTACCAGTTATAGTGTCATATCTAGTGACTTCTGAACCTTTTTCGGATTTAGAATGCTCAAAATATTTTTGGGAAACTGCAACGAATATATTTGTTTTAGCACTTGTTGACATATTATTTTATACGCTCAGATTGTGTGGAAAGTTGCAAACTACAGAGCTTGTGGTAAATTATATTTTCACCTCCTAGCCACGAAATTGTTAACATTAATTACTGTATACAGATTTAATATATTTTTCTTTTTCAGTTATTGATAGTCTGTTTAGATGAACCCCGCCTTCATCGTACACACGGTCTAAAAGCTCGTCACTATTGCTAAGCACTAAATCTTGCTCAACGTTTTTTGTCAAAAAAGCTCTCAACAAATCTTCCTCGTACACACCATCTATTGCACTTCCAACCACAAACACATTGCATGCTTCTTTTGTTTTTGGATTATAAGCAGTGAACCACAAATGCATATTATTTTATACGCTCAGATTGTGTGGAAGGTTCGAAAACTACAGAACTTGTGGTAAATTATATTTTTTAATCAAAAAATCCAAAGTATCTTCATATAAACTTTTATACTCGTCACGCTCGAAAACTATATTGTTTTGGCAAAGCACCGTTTCAACTTTTGAATTTTTAATTATCACCCAATAATGATTGTCATCATTTTTATCTTCGCAAAAACCCTTATAAGCACCATCAGCAAAACATTCAAAACGAGTTTTTTCAACATATAAACAATAGGGAACGGAATCTCCAATTTCGTAAGTTTTCAACATATCACCACCACAATATATTTGAATAAACTTGTTGTTATTTACTTTTATCCTTGTGAACATACCCATAGTCTTATATACGCTCAGATTGTGTGGAGGGTTTACTGAGTAAATGAAGAATATCGCTCAAATATTGATTTTTTCCTAAAACGAAGTGTTTACAATACTTTTGCTCTTGAAGTTTTTCAATAGTAGTGTCCCAAAATTTCATCATCGTGCCTATGAAATCATATGGGTTATCTCTTTCAATATATCTGTCTAAATATTCATTCCTCAAATTCTTTTGAGGATAAACAAGGAAAATTTCAAGACCTTCATTATGCAAAAGCTGTAAACCATCTATTTCAGTGGATAGGAATACAAAATCTACTTCACCTATCAATGCTTTAATATCTTGAATGTATTGTTTTTGGCTTTCATACTGCCAAAATTCCACTTCAATTGCTTTTAGTTTTGAATTATTACAGATAAATGTTTTGCCAGTGCCAGGAAACGCGGCACAAAGTATTGTTTTGGTTTCGAGTTTACTAATCACTCTGATCCCGCCAAAACAAAACCACTGCGCCAGAAAAACACAATAAAAACGCGGCGAAACACTGTGGATTTGATGGTTCAAAGCCAAATAAAATCATGTAGGCGAGAATGAATGCGGGCGCAAAAAGAAAAACCAACAAAATACTAACAAGATTTTTTTTCATTAATTTTTATACGCTCAGATTGTGTGGAAAGTTCTTGAATCTTGTTTGTAATAAAATCAGGCAAATTGCCATCTTCCAAATAAGAAACACCGCAATCAGAAATATTTCCAATCAAGTAAGCATATCCTACTTTGCCATCTGGATATATGGTCAACGAAAATGCATTTTTGTCAAACATCCAATCGTACTCAACAGAGCCATCATCATTTACAATATACCTGCAAGAAAGCCCCATCTGCTCGTCAGTGGGGATGAATTGCTGAATTATTAAAAAATATTATAAAATTTCTAGTCGAAAAATAGGTGTGACTAGAAAATAAGCAGAAATTATTTATATGTTTAAGGCATATAAGTATAGAATCAAACCTAATCAAGAGCAAATTCAATTAATTGAAAGTTCTTTTGGTTGTGCGAGATTTGTATATAATTATTTTCTTGAACTGAAAACAGAAATGTATGTGAATGGAAAACAGAAATTAACTAAATTTGAAATGGATGCAAAACTTAAAGAACTTAAAGAAGAACACCATTGGCTGACAAATGTTAATTCACAAGCGTTACAAGCTGTAACTGCTAATTTGGATTCTGCATTTAGTAGATTCTTTAAAGAAAAGAAAGGATTTCCAAAATTTAAAAGCAAGAAATTCAGTAAGTCTTCATTTATGAATCCTCAATCGTGTGTTGTGGATTTTGAATTAAATACAATTTCAATTCCTAAAGCTAAAAATATTAAAGCTGTTTTGCATCGTCATTTTGAAGGAAAAGTTAAATCAATTACAATTAGTAAATCATCTACTGGAAAATATTATGCTTCTATATTAGTTGAAATTGATGAAAATATTCCTGCTAAACCAGAACTCAACAAAGACAGAGCTATAGGTGTTGATCTTGGATTGACACATTTTGTTATTACGTCGGAAGGTGACAAAATTAATAATCCACGTTTCCTTAAAAAGTCAGAAGAAAAATTAAAACGAATGCAACGTCGATTTTCAAGAATGAATAAAGGTAGTAATAATCAAAACAAACAGCGAGTAAAACTCGCTAAGTTACATGAAAAAGTTTCTAATCAAAGAAAAGATTTCCTTCATAAAATCTCACATGAACTCGTTAATGAGAACCAAATTGATGTGTTATGTATAGAAGATTTAAACACACAAGGAATGATCAGAAATCATAGATTAGCAAAATCCATATCCGATGTAGGATGGGGAATGTTTCGTTCATTTTTAGAATATAAATGTGAATGGAATGGGAAATGGTTATTAGATATTGGAAGATTTGAACCTAGTTCAAAAACTTGTTCTATCTGTGGCTATGTCAATCGAGAATTAACATTAAAAGATCGTGTATGGCAATGTCCTTGTGGAGTTACACATGATCGTGATATTAATGCTGCTATCAACATTAAAGAAATGGCATTCAATCGTCAAAATTTAATGAGATTTATAGGCTTGGAACAAGCCGAATCAACGCCTGTGGAATTGTTAGGTTGCTAACGACTATGAAACAGGAAGCCTCTCCCTTTATGGGTGAGGTAGTTCACAATTGGCTCATCAAAACCTATTGGCAATTTCATATTATGATTCCTCCTCCACACAATCTATATAAGAAGTGTAAACTCTGAATGAATAGGCAGAAGTTTTTGTTTTGCGTGATCTTGCTTCCACAATATGTCTGACACAAGATGACATTTCCTTGAAAGAAGTGACGTGGCAATACTTTGGGATATTTTTTTCTCCCTGTATTGTTTCTTTGCTAAGAAAACCGTCAGACATTACTCGTTGTACTAATCTTACTGCCTCGTCATCAGGCAACGAACTTATATTTTCAATAATGATTCTACTCATCTTTATTCGTCTCTTTAGGGGGTTCTGGCAGTGGCATCCAGTGCGTAACATGGTTTTTCTGCACCTTACTGGATGTATTACTGATTAAACGCTGAAGCCCATCCACCCACTCAACAAAATCAGTTTTTACAGTAATGTGTTCAGCATTCCAAGGCTCAGGTGATGTAGTAAAATAGCGACATTGATTAAAAATATTATTGATGTTAAGTGGCTCAGCATGTTCATAAATTGGATTGGCTTTAGCTTGGGTAATAATATATTCTTTGGTTACTTTTGTTCTATAGCTTTTTCCACCTTTATAATATCTTATCAAAATATACTCATTTTCGGGTGCTGTTTCTATTGGTTGCCATTCACTCATTTTCTGTCCTCCCACTTCCAACCAAGCAAAATACGAGTCATCTGACGGTTTAACCAGTTTGGTTTTGTTTTAACCCCGACAAAGTATGACGAGTTGATTACCCAGTGACCAACAGGATAATCTGTCTCGTCATCAAATCCTTTGATGTGTTTGTAGGAATGGTTTATTAGATTAGTTTCATTCATCTTTTGTTCTTTCATTTTTCATCTCCATTTGTTCTGCCTGATAAAAATCATTCATAATTTGCAATGCTTCTTTAGTTTTTTCGGTTAACTTTGGAATCGTCAAAGCCCCCATAAGTGCCACGCTGTAATCATCAATATCATCCCAACTTGCCCTATCACTCATATAAAATGTTGGATAATAAAAGCTACATTGATGCCACTCAGAATAATCTGAATCCCACTCTACATACCGATGCACGATGTCTCCATAAACAGTAAAAATGAGCGCCACCTTGCCAGCAAAGTCTTCGTCAACTTCTACCCATCCGTCTAATTTAAGAAGCTCAGTCACTTCTTTGAACATCTTTTGTTCTGGTGTTTTTTCTTTTAAATAAGTTAATTTTTTTGTCATTTCTTCTCCTAGTTCAAATTCTAAAACTCTTGTAAAACTTAGCGATGGAGTATCCATCACCTCATTAACAAACAATAATTCCACTTGCTCGGTACCCACTTTGAAGTTGTATCGTGAAAGATCTTCATTGGAATCAACTGCTACTGCTTTCTCGTAGTTACTCATGCTCATTCACCCCACCACATAGATCAACATATAATGTATCTTTACCCCCAGGTAATCCGTGGAGCACTTGAACCTTAAACTGAACTGTAAATTGTGCACTCAAATATTCCTCAATCATAGTTAAAGGTAACCGTTCTTTTAGTCCACTTTCAATTTTAGGGTCCCAATTAAGACCGCATATAAAATATTCAATTTTTTTTGCTACTTTTTCTGCAATTTTTTCAAGCTCTTTGTTGATTTCTTCTTGTTGCCGTTTGTTTCTTAAATCAATGATTTCATCATAAGTAAGTCTTTTAATTTCAGCGTCACTCATGCTCTTTCTTCTCCTGTTCATCGTAAACCAAGAAAGAATATGCACTTTGTTTTGTCTTTCGTGGTCTTGCCCAAACGATAGTTTTCTTACCGTTGAATTCACGTTTGAAAGCAGTTGCATGGCAATACTTAGGAACATTTTTTTCTCCTTGAATTGTTTCTGTGCTTTGAAATCCATCAGACATTACTCTTCGCACCATTGTTACTGCATCATAATCTGGCAAACTGCTTTTGTTGTCAATAATAATCCTACTCATACTCATTCATCTCCTCCGCGTTAGCAAATGCCCAACAATGCAGATTAAGACACAGATTATGGCTAATAGGAATACTAAAGCGTCCATCGAACTTTGGAAGAATGTCATTTTGCTCATCGAAACTCCTCTGTGCTACGAGGACACAATTCATGATATAAAACGGTCACTATGAGGCTCGCACTTTCCAAAATACAAACGACATATAGAAACATTAGTAAACCTTGAAAGAAGGTCATTTCTTCTCTTCCTCCAAAATCTGAACGCAACGAACTGTCATGCTTGTATTCATTTTAATTCTTGTGTTTGCACAGGCATGAACGAAAAATCTATAAACGCTTCACCCATCCATGCTAAGGTATAACACAATCTCCCATGTAATTTACACTCTGGCTCGCCTATTTGTTTGACAGAGAATTTTTTTGTTATTTCCTGCACAACTATTTCTGGGATAATAACATTTTCTACCCAAGGTATAGCAACAAGGTCAAAATCTCTGGCAAGTGAACCATGCACTGCTAATGCATAGCCAGCCTCGCGACAAATTTCAGCCAAATCTGGATATACACACGCCGTATATATTGGTGCACGACTTGCTTTTTTCATTTTTCTTCCTCCTCCTCCAAAATCTGGATGCACTTGAATTTTTTGCCAATAGCTTCCATCGGAATATGCTCTCCTAACCACGAATCTTTTACCATCTCTAGGGACGGAATGAACTCAAACTCAATCGGTTCTGGTTTGACTTCTTCCAACGGTTTGACTTCTTCCAATGGCTTAATTTTTTCGACAGCCTTTTGAAACGCTTCACGTTTAGCTTCTGTCCAATTTGCAATTCGTTGGTCAGAAGCTCGAATATAGGCTTCTCGCTGGGCTTTTTGTTCGCTCATTCCTCATCCTCCAAAATCTTAAGAATTTTGGTGACCTCAATCAACTCGGATTTGAGTCGTAAATTCTCTGTTTGCAATTCGTCACCTCTTTGCCTAATAATTTCAGCCATTTGTGTTGGGTCACCAGAAATTGCCCAATCAGAAGGGCATACCCCACCCCAAGCAAGCAAAATGTTATTGGCTTCTTGCAATCTAAGTCGCTTGATTTCAGCGTCTAAAGACTCAATTCGTTTCAATTCTTCTTCTAATTTGTCTTTTTTCTGGGGAGGTTGTGCAGGTGCTGTCGGCATAGGAGGCTTAACCTCTGGAATATTAAGATGCATCACTCCTACTTCCCTGACTCTTTCAGGCTTTCTTTTGATTGCTTCTGTAACTGGTCTATCTTTGGCACCAAATGCCTTTTGTTTACCAGTTGTGACATCAATTAACTTAGCCACTATGAGCATATACTTTCCTAAAATGAATACGAAAGCTTTAATGTCACTTTCTTTGGCTACTTGACAAGCTACGACATGATTTATTTTATGCCCACTTTTGTCATAGTTAGCCCAAAGTCCATCTTTGCTTTTTTCAATTTTCCAATACAATCCGATAAATTTTTTCATGATTTGTTCTCATTCCTCTTTCCATATACGGTCTTTAAGTAATAAATAATTCAGATTGTGTCATTTTTCTCCAAAAGGCTTTTCTTCTATTATCGTTATCGCAGGACTGCATGCAGCTTCAAATTGAGCTCCTGTAGCAATTGTATAGGTATCATAGCCATCATCCTTTGTTCGTTTTCTGGTTGTGATTTGACCCTCATAATCCTCATAATATTTTTCGCCTCTCCAAGAAAGCTCAAATTGTTTGAAATTAACAAATTTTTGGTCTGAAGGAATGTAATACGTAGCAACTATAACATATGGATCATATGAATTACACTTGTTGGGTATCTTTTCAAGTTTAAGTTTGATTCCCGTGGGTAAGTCAATGGTTTTTGAACTTGATTGCCTTGTATTTTCACACCCAACCAAAGTAAAAGCCAGTGTTGCTATAATTAAAAAGGTATTTTTCATGAGTTTTTCTGTTTTCACAAAAAGAATATACGAAACCACTAATCCATTTGTTGTATTATTTCTGGCTCAAACTCAATTATAAGAAAAAAAATGGTTAAAAAAAATACAGCTAAAACAAAATAGGTAAAAACAATCATGCGTTTTGTGCTTTGAATTTATCCATAAGTTTTTTTGGTGTTTCTGCATCATCAACCCACTTCAAACCGAAGAAGAATTTTCCAGCAAGTTTTTGTATCCAATTTGGTCTTCTTTTAGTATAAAATCCCAATTTATCATGCAAAACCCAATAGCCAACACACCCTTCAGCATTTCCTAAGAAAAGTTTTTGCATATCATTATATGCCCAAGAGCCAAAAGCTAATGTACCCTCAAAGTTTCGGGCTGTGGATAGAGTTTCTGATGTATCTGAAATTGAAGTTTTTTCTGTCATAAACTATTTATACAAAATTAAATCCAAACCTCACGCCCAAAGATTGTGAATTTTCTTTTTGGAGTAAATTTATACTGTAAACTATGTCGTGTGTACATGTTATCAACTTGACGATAAAATCGCAATCTTAATTTTAAATCAGGATGCTCAGACGCAATAATTGCAAGCGCTTCTTTTTTACTGAAATAATAACTTGTGTCAACATAAATTCTAGGGCATGCTGTTCTGAAGTATTTTGCCAATTCAGAATTAAATTCCTCCAAAAAAAGTTTCTCAAATTTTTTTTTCTTTTTTTGTTTTTCTTCTAAAAATTCAGATTGTGTCATTTTATTTCTCCAATGGGCTTTTCCTCTACAATAGTTATTTTAGGACCACATGAAGCAATTGTATAGACATCATAAGCATCATCCTGTCTCCGCATTCTGGTTGTCATTTGACCCTCATAAGAAAACTCATATTTTCTGAAGTGAACAAATTTTTGGTCTGCGGGTATGTAATAGGTAGCGAATGTAAGATATGGTTCAGTTATTGAATTGTTAGGTTTATTTTCAATTTTAAGTTTAATTCCACTTGGTAAGACAGTGGTCTTTGAACTTGATTGCTTCAAATTGCCACATCCAACTAGATTAAAAGCTAATATTGTTACAATTAAAAATGTATTTTTCATGAGTTTTTCTCCTTACTTTTTTTCAATTTATCCCAAAAGTTTTTCAATTCATCCCAAAAGTTAAATAAAAATGGACTTAACAAGCCAAGAGGAAATCCAGTAATAATACACCAATTAAGTATTTCAAAAGTATTTACTTCAAAAAATTCTTCAGAAAAAACAAAAAGTTGTTGACCAGCTACGCTACTTATAAGCTTGCCAGTATACAAATTATAAAGATTGATAGAAGTTATGATTATTGCCGAGATGCCAATATAGCTTAAAATAAACTTGATGAAAGAATCCATACCTTCTGAATAAGCGGTAAGGAACCTAAGTTCTAGTTCTTCTTCGGCAGTTAATGTATTTTCATTTGTCTGTGCCATATCTTTTGCAATTTTTTCTGTTTCTTTCATAGTTTTATTTCTCCCAAACCTCATCATTAGGATTTGTAAAATCCATCTCACACACAATCTCGCCACCATCTGCGATGAATTGTCGCGCCATTTTTAACAAATCTTCTTCAGTGGAATCACTGTGTGCTTCAAAACTTAGCTTAATTGTAGCATTTACTTTAAGCATCACTCTGTCGAAAAGCTCAGGATGATTTGTGATAAAATCATCTGAGTACTCTTTATAAGAATTATACGAATTATTCATGACTATTATAAATCAAAAATGTTAAACCTGGAAAAAAATAACATAAGACTATTGATAATATAACACTCAAGTCATTTAAGTGCAATTGATTTAAGTATGAAAAAAAAGCAACTTTTTTTATTATTTTTTTGTATATTATTTATATGGCAAAAGAATACATATTAGGAATCGACCTTGGCACGACTAATTCGTGCGTTGCTATCATGGAAGCTGGTGAAGCTAAAGTGATTTCGTCATCTGAAGGAAATAGAACTATTCCTTCCGTAGTATCGTGGAAAAAAGATGGTGAGCGGATTGTTGGCATTTCTGCAAAACGGAGTGCTGTCACTAATCACAAAAACACAATCTCATCTGTCAAGCGTTTTATGGGACACAAGTATGATGAGATTTCTAATGAAGTGGGTAAAGTTAGTTATAAGGTTAAGAAAAACAAAAAGGGCTTAGCTGTAATTGAAATTCCTGCGGTGGGTAAAGATTTTACACCAGAAGAAATTTCAGCGGCAGTTCTTCAAAAAATTAAAGTGGATGCTGAAAGTTACTTAGGAACCACTGTTAGTAAAGCAGTGATTACTGTCCCTGCTTACTTTGATGACTCACAAAGACAAGCTACAAAAAATGCAGGAGAAATTGCTGGGCTTGAAGTAGTGAGAATCATCAATGAGCCAACAGCTGCGGCTTTGGCTTATGGTGTAAGCAAGGATAAAGAAGGTTATATTTTGGTTTTCGACCTTGGTGGAGGAACTTTTGATGTTTCTATTCTCGATATTGGTGATGGAACATTTGAGGTTTTGAGCACTTCAGGAGATAGTCATTTAGGTGGAGATGATTTTGATAATAAAGTATCGGAATGGATTGTTTCTGAAACAAAAAAATCTACTGGTGTAGATATCAGCAAAGATTCAGCGGCAATGCAAAGAGTGAAAGAAGCTTCAGAAAAAGCTAAAATTGAACTTTCTTCACAGGCAACCACATCAATAAATCTTCCTTACATTACAGCAGTGGATGGAAATCCATTGCATGTTGATTTAGAATTGACTAAGGCTAATTTTGAATCTATGGTGAAACCCCTCTTGGATCGAATCAAAAAACCATTGCTAAATGCTCTCAAGGAAGGTGTGGACAAATCTAAGATTAATGAAGTAATTCTTGTTGGTGGTAGTTCACGAATCCCTTGTGTTCAAAGTTTGATTAAGGAAATTACAGGCTTAGAGCCATCTAAAGGTGTGAATCCTGATGAGGCAGTGGCTCTTGGAGCGGCAGTTCAAGGAGGCATTTTGGCAGGAGATGTCAAGGACATTATTCTTTTAGATGTCACTCCTTTGAGTTTGGGTGTTGAAGTAAATGGAGGAATGGTTGATGTGCTTATTGAAAAAAACACGACTATTCCGACACAGAAAAAGAGTGTATATACCACTGCTGTTAATAATCAGACTGAGGTTACTATTCATATCTTACAAGGCGAAAGACCTATTGCCAAAGACAACAAAAGCTTGGGTATGTTCAATCTTTCGGGGATTGCTCCTGCGCCAGCAAGAATCCCACAAATCGAAGTGGAGTTTTCTTTAGATGCCAATGGTATTTTAAGTGTGAAAGCAAAAGATCTTGGAACTGGCAAAGAGCAAAGTATCACAATCACACAATCTTCGAACTTGGAAAAAGATGAAATTGATCGAATGATCAAAGAGGCTGAAGAATATGCTGAAGCAGATAAAGAAGCAAAAGAGTTTATTCTCTTGAAGAATGAGACTGAAACTTTGTGCTCTAGTATAGAAACCACGATTGAAATGTCGAAAGATAAAGCAGAGCAAAACTTGATTGATGATGTTCAAGAAGCTTTAGAAAAAACTAAAGAAGCTTTAAAAACAAATGACAAAAATCAAATTCAAACAGCTAAAGACAACCTACTGCAAGTTTCACATAAACTTTCAGAAGTATTGTACCAAAATGTTCAAGGGTCTAATGAAGAAGTGATAGATCCTAATGTTGTGGACGCTGAAGTAGTTGATTAATCATCAATTGAACTAAAATAGAAGGGAGGCTACAACGCCTCCCTTTTTTATTTAAAAAAGGTGAGATTGTGTTTTAGATGTAAAATATAAATAATGCCAGATAATGTAAACTATGCACCTAGCGGTTCTACACTCATAGCCTCAGATGATGTTGGAGGTATTCAATACCAAAGAGTAAAACAATCATTTGGTGAGGATGGCACTGCCACAGATGTCTCTTTGACAAATCCATTACCTGCTACAATTACACAAGGAGAAATTGTTGAATGTTTAGAGGCAATTAGGATGAGTGTGCAATCCTTGAACCGAACAATTGGTTTAGCTTATCCTGATACATCAGGACGTTTGAGGATACTTTTAGATTCAATAACAGCAAACCTTACGCTTGCTACTGTAACTACTGTAACTACTGTAACTACTGTAACTACTTTGACTAACCAATCGCAAATGGGAGGTTTATCAGCTGTCCCTCAGATCCCAGCTATAATGCAATTTGCGGCAGACAATTTAAGAAGGAATATAACAGTGAATTAATATGGCTACCACAAATGGAAATCGAAAAATACTTGATTTGAAAAGATGGGAAATGGTAACACCTGCTCCAACGGCTACAGTCGCTGGAGCACATATTGTAAGTAGTAATGGAGTCAATCAACAACAATTATATGTGGTCTCAGCTACTGTGGCATATTTATATAACCCTTATGAAGATGGCTGGGTACAAGTGCCCTCACCTGCACTTACAGGTGCATTTGGCGCTGGAGCGTGTGGAGCTGGTCACCCCATATCTTTTGGATCATCTGTAGGTATTACGTCATTGTCTGCTCTTGGTGGAAGCAATCAAACAATAATTACAAACCAAAGCTTGGCTAGAGATCTAAGAGGATACCATGTTAATATTTTATCAGGACCAAATTCTGGTTTGACCTTGGGTATTGTATCAAACACAGTTGGAGCCAATGCAACAATTTTTGTTGCTCCACAAGCGAGTGGTTTCAGTACAGAAACTCGATACAGACTCATAACGCCTCGCTTTTACCTTTTAAGTGCTGGTACTCTTGCCGCAGGTTCATATAGGGTTTATGACTACGCTACAAACACTTACATTTCTTTAAGCATTGTTAATTTTCCAGCAACAGTGGGTACTGATGCAAAATTAGTTCCTACAGCAGCTTGGCATGGTCATGCTACAGACTATAATTCTTTTTCAGTAGGTTTAGCTTCAGCCGCAACTACAACTACGATTTCTGATAATACAAAAACATGGACAACCAACCAATGGGTAAATTATCAAGTAAGATTAAAGGGTGGAGCAGGAGCAGGGCAAATCAGAACAATTATTTCAAATACTGCAACATCTTTAGGTGTTGCCACATGGATAACAACACCTGATACAACATCAATTTACTCTATTGAAGCCAATGATGATTTTCTTTACTTTTTAGGAAACAACTCAGTTCAGCTTTACAGATATTCTATAGGTATAAATACATGGATACAACTTAATCCAGGCGTGGCAAGAGGTGGTGCTCCAGGTACAGGTATGTCAGCTCATTTCATTGATGATTGCACAGATTCTGATTGGACGAATCAATCTGCTATTCTTAATGGAAAATATATCTATTCGTTTAGAGGAGCGGCTGGAGCTCTCCTTGACAGATATGATATTCCTTTAGGAATATGGAGTGCTGTAACATATTCTCCTGCTGTAGAAACATTTACTACTGGAACAAAATATTCTTATGTTGATAATAGCCTATATATTCAGAAAGATGCTACTGGACGATGGTTCGATTTCAATATTCCTAGATCAAACATGACAGGTTGGACCACAATGTTTTATCCGAACGGCGCAGCTTTACTTGGAGACACTGCGTTTAATATTGTTTACAAAGATGGTGGCACAATGATAAATTATGTATATATTTTATTGAACACTTCGACAATTACGTTAAGACAAATGGTGATATAATATGAGCATACAAGATCTAATTTCTTTATCTGAAAAAAAACTGGCAAATTTGACAAGCCTATATACACAAGCTGAAAATATTGGTGATTTTGATCAACTGAATCACCTTCTTACAGAAATCAATTCAGTGAATGAGACAATTACCAAACTTAAGGAAATCTAATGTTTTTAACTTTACTTTCACCAAAAATACAACCAGCACCAGATTTAAGAAGAAGAGTATTTTTGCTCAAACGTTGGTATCAATGAAATTTGATAACATAGTTAAATGACAATCTGTCGAACATTTGCGTGTTCATATTATACTGAACGCCAAGATTTCCAAATTTACCTGTATTTGTCAATCCAAGAAAATTTTGTTTTTGATCTTTAATCATTGATAGCACAAAATTATTGCTGTTTTTGAATGTCAAAGCGTAAATGTCATTAATAACATCCGACGCAAAATTAAATTTTGGATTAACCAAACTGAAAGAAAACGAATCTTTAAATTGTGATCTATTCTGACCTATCAAAGAGAATGAGTTTTCATAAACACTAAATGCATTTTGTTTGAAATAAAAATCATAAACATCAAATTGATTATTGTATTTTAAAGATATATTTGTTTTATTTACAGATGTATTATAACTTACTTGTTCCACACCGTTTTCAGATGATGCTTTTACAGAAACATTTTTAATCGGTTGGACAATTCCATATGTGTCGCCATCTCTTACGCCAATATTTCCCACTTTAACATCATAGTTAATTTTGCCTGTACTTTCAGACAATCTATATTCAATTTTATCAATTTTTGATTGAACAAAGTTTTGATTGTTACCATGTGCTATTGTGGTGTCTTTTGTTTCTAATTGACTAATATTAGTTTCACCATCGTTTGCCATTTTAAACTTGAAATCTTTGCCATTTATATTCAAGAAATTTTTAGAGTATCCATCATTAAATTGAACGTAAGATAGATTATAGTTTTTATTAGAATAGTTTAATGTATTCTCAAATCTTTTAGGATGATGAATAGTCCTAATGGAGAAACCTTTTGTTGAATAAAGAACATCATCATAATTGTCCATTATTCGTGCTGAGAATGTAGGAGATTGAAACATAATAGACGTTTCTGAGGCATAGGGGCGATTCCAAGCGTCTGTCATCATTAAAGGCTTCTCAGACGCCACATAATCAATCTTTGTCCCCTTGGAAGCAAAAGAATAGCTATCATAATTAAAATTTCTACCTATAGTCTTTGACATTGAAATAGACAATTGTTTTTGTTGATAAGATAATGTATTTTTGTTATCTACCAATACTTTTGAGGCAAATACATTCTGCACTTCATTTCGATTGAAATCCTCGGAAGTGAATGTAAGTCCGCGATAAGTGATACCCACTGTGTTTTTTGGAGCAGAACTTGTATAGCTCATTGTGACATCACTTAGCTTTGCATTGAAATTGTGCACTTGAGAATTATTTGCAAATGTCCCAGCATATTTCAAATTGCCAAAATCATATTTCATATTTGATCCAGCCCAATTTATTTTTTTATTTGAATCTATGGTAAAGGAAGATTTACCAACAGGCAACGACAAATCTGCAGATTGAGCATTTGACATAGCTGTAATAGATATTAATGAGATTGTGTAAATGGGCTTCAACATTATTTAATTCTGACTTCCTGGTTAATTATACTAGAAAAATGTTAAACCTGGAAAACAAAGCAAGATTAGATTGTGTTTGCGATGTTATCAAACTCAGCTAAGGCTTTTTGTTTGGTTGTTTTTTCATCTACTACAAAATCTTTTGGTAATTCATCATACCAAGACACAATCTCTTTATTAGCCAGATATTCATTACTTTTAAGGTAGTTTGATAAATCTTCTGAATATTGTGACTCAATACTGTCGCTTTTGAGCACTTGATTGGCAACAAACATTGCAATACTTTCAATAGCGCCAAGAGCAAGCCCGATGAATAAATTCTTTGAAATTACAACCAAAGGAATATTTGATAATAATGACAACATACCAACTATGTTTATAGCACTTAAAATGTTTGCCTTAAAACTGGGTAATTTTTCTAACCAAAAAGTGGGAAGCAAATCTGGCTTTTTGATTAAAGAACTTAAATCAATTCCTTCAAATTTATGAATACTTATTTCGCCAGTTACATTAGTGTAACATACATACACACTTCCAGATTGTGGCAGAGTCTTTATAGATTTCCATCTCGGCAGAGTTTCTGAGATTATGTCACAGGGAATAATGTTATGCAATATTGGCTCGAAAACTATTGAAAAGTAGGTATTATTTGCGTTTTGTTGTACGTAGCTCAAAAATTTGAGCTTTGGGTAAGTATCGTTGATTTTTCGAACTAGTGCTTCATGCATCAAAAAAGGTACATTGCTATATTTTTCACTACCAGGAAGCAGAGTTGAAACAGCATGTGAACTATCCACTTGAATTGCAAATTTTTTATCCTCAGTAAGGATAAATCTTTGAAAGGATTTGTTAAACTCAATAAATAATGAATTAACGAGTTTGTTAATTGTTAATGTCAATCGGTCAGCTTCTTCTTTTTTTTCTGCTTCTATTTTTCTTCTTTGCAATTCCTGGGTTTCTTGCTCCTGAAGTGCAAGTTTTTCTTTGTGCTTTCGTCTAAGCTCAAGAAGCTCTTCGTTTGAAAAATTTTTGTTCAACATATGCTCACCTATTTATACGCTTGAAATTGAAAAATTGCATAATCAAATCACCCATATTTGAGAATTAGCTCTTATTCTTTCTTCGGCTTCAATTTTAAGTTTTTCTTCTTCTGCCTGTTTTTCAAGTCTTTTTCTCTCTTCTGCTTCTTCTGCTTCTTCTCGAATAAATGTTATAAAGAAACACCACACGAGTAATGCAAGCATAAAGAGAGCAAAACAAAAGCAAAACTTAGAAAAGAAGTCCATCTCCGAAAATACAGAATACAATTCCGAAATCATTCATTCACCCAAATCTGAGATTGTGTTCTAGTTCTTTCTGCTTCAGCTTCTTCTGCCTTTATTCTAAGACTTTGTTGTTCTTCTTGAAGTTGAGCAATCTGGCGAGCTTTCTGTTGAGCTTTCTCTCCTTCTATTTTAATTCTTTTTTCCATGAACTGGCTCAACAAAATCTTTAGGTGAAGCTTTAATTGCTTGTTGTGCAAGTTTAGTTTTTCGGCTTCTATTTCAAGTCTTTTTCTCTCTTCCTCTGCTCTCATTTTAATTGTTTTTTTCTTTTCTTCTTCTTCAATGTTTTCCATTAATGAAAAGTGATTTAGAAAACCTACTAAAATAATAAAAAATAAAGAAAAAGAAATAGGTACAAAAATATAGCAAATAGTTTCATTCATTCGATCACCCAAATCTGAGAATTAGCTTTTTCTTTGTCTGCTTTAGCTTGAAGTTCAGCTTCCTTTTTCTCCTGTTCAGCTTGAAATTCTTTATCTATCTTTTGATTGTGTGTGCGCACATACTTTCGAATTAAAAATATCACACCAAAAAAAAGTACGATAGGAATTATTCCTGTAATAATCCCATAATTTTCTAATCCAGGTATATTAGAACAGCATGGAATAGCAAACACAAGTATAACACCAAAGTCAATCCACATACTTTCCATATATCTTTTATCTTCTTTTGTATACTTTCCGTCTTTCATTCATTCACCCAAATCTGAAGTTCAGCCCTGTTTCTTTCTTCAGCTTCCAGAAGCAGAGCCTGCTGTCTAGCTTTTTCTTCTTCATCTATTTTGTCATTTCTTGAATGCAAAAAGTCTGAGATGCCATCGTTCCATATAAAACCTACAAAACATTTGTACGATATCAAGAACCATATAAATGCAATTAGTGCTACGTTCCAGTTATTGCACCAAAAGAACCAACGTACAGAGATGCAAAAGCTAATCAAAATAGATAGCAAAAGGAAAATAAAAAGAAAGAGAATTAAAGCAGCTTCTGTCTTTTCAGTTAACTTTCTTTTCATTCGCTCACCCAAATCTGAGATTCAATTCTAGTTCTTTCTGCTTCAGCTTGAGCTTTAGCTTGAAGTTGAGCTTTTTCTTCTTCATCAATTTTGCCATTTCGTTTACGCAAAAAGTTTAGTGAGCCATCTATATTATAAAATGCACTACCTATAAGCGATATCAAGAAATATATAAATGCAATTCCTGTTATGTACGGAGAAACGTCCCCAGAGGCATACCATAGAAAGATGACAAAGCTAATCGGACAAGATAGAAAAAGAAAGCAAAACAAAACGGTTGCTAAAGTATCAATCACACTATCTTTAATCTTTCTTCTCATCCATTCACCCAAATCTGAAGTTCAGCCCTGTTTCTTTCTTCGGCTTCTAGAAGCAGAGCCTGCTGTCTAGCTTTTTCTTCTTCATCTATTTTGTCATTTCTTTTATGCAAAAATTTTAAGAAGCCTTTTGTATCATTAACTTTAAAACATATAAGCGATATCAAGAACCATATAAATGCAATTATTCCTACGTCTCTTGTAAAAGGTCCTATATCTCTTAGCAAAAAAGAAGGGAGAGAAAATATTGAAATGAAGAAACTAATCAGCATAGATAGCGCTAAAAAACAATGGCAAACGCATTCTAAATTTTCAATCACACTATCTTTAATCTTTCTTCTCATCCATTCACCCAAATTAAAAATTAAACCAGCACTCTTCCGATAGGCACACAAAACTTCAGCGTGGGAATTTTTAAATCTCTGTATGCCTGAACATTGTCTTCGCTATCGTCCACAGCATACACAATCTCATAATTTTCCATAATTTTCAGAGCTTCTTTTTTCTTATATGAAGCATGGTCAGATTGTGTGTAGAAGTGGTAATTATCAAAATCTTCTGGTTGCATAATCAAAACACAATCTTCTTTCCAAATCCCTTCATCTTTAAGCCATTGCAAAGTGGGTTTATATCCGCCATGCCCTCTAGCTGTGATAAAAAACACACAATCTGGTTTGTAAAATGTGCATAGCATTTCAAGTAAATCAACACCCAAATCAATCACTTCATCGCCTCTGCAATCAGCATTGTACCATTCCACTGATTTTATCCAAGCTTTTGCATCTCTGCGAATAAAGGCATCAAGATTCAATCTTTTAAACCTTGATGAGCTATTTACAACCACTCCATCCAGGTCCATAACTATTGCTTTTAAATTATTTTTCATATTTAACTATACGAAATTTTATTCCATTTTCTTTCGAGTACAGGTAAATTATTTTCTTCAACAAACTTTTTTAATTCAAAAATAATTTGTTTTTTGCTAAAATTTATTTGTGACAATTTTGAACTATTTATTTTCGCAAAAGGAATTTTTGTTTTGAATTTTTTTTCAATACATTTTTGCCAAAACTCAAAAACAAAAATCCAACTTTCGTGACTAACTATTTTAATGTCAATGTTTCCATTTTTATTTTTATAAATACATCCATCTCCATCTATGTAGCCTATAATCAAAGACAAAATTTGATTAATTTCGAATTGTTCAAAAATTTTACAATCAGGAGGATTATATGTTTTTTTTGGTTTAAGATTAAATTTGTCAGAGATTTTCTCAATAACATTTTTATTGTATAAAGAAATTTCACTTAAATCACTAATGCCAAAAGCGTTTTTTGATTGACAATAATTTTTCACAGAATTTTCGCATTCAATATAGGATTTAAACTTGAATAAATGTTCTGCATCTTTTTTGTCAACAGAAATTTTCAACCTGCCACGTTTTAAATCAATTGTACCATCAGCCATAATAAAACCTATCCAATATAAAGATTCTAAATTATTATTTAAAAGAATACGTAAATTAGAAGAAACATTATTTTTTGTTTTTTTAATTTTATAATAACAAGCATATCTTTGTAGTCCTTCAATTGTTCTGTTAGGAAATAAAATTTTTAATTCATCTTCTGTTTTAGTAGGATAATTTTCTTTGAGACACTCAATTTCAGCTTCAGACCATTTAACAAATTGAAATTTTGAAACATCTAATTTCAAATCAAAAATTTTTTTATGCAATTTTTTATAGTAAGAGTGATTTAATCCAAGTTGAGACAAAAGTTCACCAAGAGATTTTGATTTGTGATATGCTTCTATAAACACTTCATTCGAAATATATTTTAATTTATCTTTTGGGTGAGGGAAATGACTATCATTAATATTATTGTTTTTAATATAATTTGAAACTTTAATGTAATTTGAAGTATTATATTTCAATCCAATGGCTAAAATTAAATGTTTTAAATTTGGCGAATGCATTATTTGTTCAGATATTTTTGAAAAAATTTCTTTCATTCTTCATATTTTCTGACATTATAGCAATAATCCTTTATTTTATCAAAGATTTAAATCAAAAATTATTGCTTTTTTCATTTCTTTATAATCTCGTCTATAATACCATACTCAAGAGCTTCTTCAGCACTCATCCAATAATCACGGTCGCAATCTATTCTTACTTGCTCGGTAGTTTTTCCAGTATGACCAGAAAGTATTTGCATAAGTTTATCCATGAGAAAATTAGTTTCTTTCGCTTGGACATTGATATCTGCGGTAGTGCCTCTAAATCCTGATGAAACTTGATGAATCATCACACGAGAATTAGGTAAAATTCTTCTTTTGCCTTTTTCTCCACCAGCTAAGAGTACAGCTCCCATAGACGCCGCAACTCCAAAACAAGTGGTAGCAACAGGGCAAGATACAAACTGCATGACATCATAAATTGCAAGTCCATCATACACTGAGCCACCTGGTGAGTTTATGTAAAAATGAATGTCAGCTTTTGGATCTTCCTTTTCAAGAAAGAGCATTTGAGCAATGATAACATTAGCAGTTTGCTCATTCACTCCACTTCCAAGCATAATAATTCTATCTTTCAGCAATCTGGAAAATAAATCATACGAGCGTTCGTTCTCGCCAGTTTTTTCAATAACGTAAGGTATTAGCATTTCTGTATAATTATACGCATGGAGTGCAAGATTATTACAAATTCTGATGAAGAATGTTTTATTGAAATTACAAAAAACACTTTTAGAAATAGAATTGAATACGACTGGACACCAGATGAAAATTTTATAGGTTTAGCTGTAGCTTGTAACTACAATTTCAAAGGACATCCGTTGGGTTTCCTTAAAGACAATGGAAAGATAAAAAGTCAAATAAGTGGCAACAAAAAAAGAGCAATTTTTCAAATTGAAGAAACCGAAACAATGATTCAAGCAGGTCCAACATTGGTGAGAGATTTTCAGGCTACAAAAAATTTCAAAGAAGAAGGGTTTTCAAGCCATTACATATTATCTGGACCACATTCTCATATTGGCAGAAAAAAAAATGGCAATTACATTTTAGGATTTACAAGCAAACACACTTTCAATCAAATGATATCTGAATATTTAGATTTTAAGGTTGATGATGCAATAAAATTGCCAGGTTTAGCATCATGCTGTTTTTTTATTAGAACAAAAAACAAAACAATTCAACAAGGTGTATTTCCAGCTCCAGTGGTTTTAATTTTTGAGTCTAAAAGAAATAAACTCACTGACATCATTAACGATATCCCCTAAACCATATTGCTCTAATAATTTAAAAATTATATTACTGCATCTGAAATTTGCTGAAGGCAAATTAGGATCAGGTTTTTTTTCAAAATCTTTTCTTCTGATGTCTTTTAATTCATTGAACATTTTAGAGACTTTTACTGTTTGCTTCAAAATCTCAGTCATTTGTGAGGAGTCACCTTCAAAGTTTTCTAATAGATTTTTTAAATTAGTGTATTCTTCTAATATTGTATTAAATTCATCTAGCGAAGAGCAATTGCGAATTATTTCCTCAACGTCATCTTCTGACAAAATTTCTGGCTTTTTAATCCAATTTTCATTAATCAAGTCATAAATTGCATCTGATTTGTACTTCAAGAATTTTGGTTTTGCAAAAAAGAAATTTATAGGATGTTTTTCAACAAAAAGCTTATCATTAAATTTATCAGCACACGTTTTATTTAGCTCTTTGTAATCTTCTGGGTTTAGAGAATCCTTCAAAAAAAAAGTTACATCTAAATCTGAATCTTCAGAATATTGATGAGTAAGTAAAGAACCTAAAATCCAAATTTTATCTATCTCATGTCCAACATAATCTGAAATTTTTTCTGTAGCTTTTAAAATTTTTTCTCTTAATTCTGGTTTAATTTTATTATTTACGATTATACTTGAATCAAATTCAGATTTAATTGGGTCAATAACACTATATTCACGAGTATAAGGCTTAATGAATATTGACATATCTTACTTATTTCTAATTCAATGAAGCTTATTCCTGACAAAAGAGTAAATAATAGCAATCATTGAGCCAATTAAAAGGACAACAAATAAATCTTTATCTTCAATGAATAAAAGACTCAATGCCAACAACCCTAAGATTGTAAATTTGTGTTTACTTACCGCAACCACAATCTTCTTCCACGATAAATTCTTTAGGAACTTTTTGCCAGCACATAACAAGAGCATCACCTTCTTCAGTCCATTTAACATAATCATCTTCAACCATCAAATCATCAGCAGAAAAATATATCTGAGCAGCTTTAACAGCATTTTTTTTGCTATGTTTTATATTACGCGGTGAAAGCGAATTTAATTGCGATTTTAGTAAAAAATTCATACCATGTAAATTACAATGCTTCAAAGCTTCAGTTATTACATCTAATTCTTCTGAATCTAATTCTATCCACATAATTACTTTGTACATTATAAAATTACTTTTGCAATGATATTTGATCTAGGAATCAACCCGAAATCTTGCGAATCATAGGAGGTATCAATATTATCGCCTTCGACAAAATAATATCCTGTAGGAATTGTTGAAAGAATTAAATTTGTTGATGGCTTGAAATTTAATGAAGATTGTGATTCTTGGGTAATAAGAGTGAAAGAATCTCCAAACAGACTGGCAACATATTTATCTCCAGCAACACCCACAACCCTTTTAACTATAGTCTCGTTATTCCAATTAGCAACAATTATGTCTTCTTTTTCAATAGATTTAAAATCGTGATTAACATAAACTAAAGAGTGGTTTTTGAGGGTGGGTTCCATAGATGTGCCATTGACAATAATAAAAAATTGGTGTTGTTGCCTGTTATATAAACAAACTAGCAAAATTATTGCTATTCCTTTGAGAACGTTAGCTCTTCGCAATTTGCCAGAAAATTTCTTTAACTTCATCCGATTCATGTCCTCCATTGAAAGGAATGTAAATGAAATGCATGAAATTATTTTTTACTCTTGCACATTCTTTAACTGTGATAGCTCCTGAATTTAACATACTTTTTCTTTTTACAAAATTTTTGTTATTCAGATCTTTTTTGTTTTTATTACAAAGCGTGGTTGTAAATATGCCTTTGAAATTTTCCCCAAAAATTTCTAGACCATAATCACCTATATAGTCAATCATTCTTGATGTGTGCTTCGGTGATTTAAGTTTTGGATTTATTATAATTTCTTTTAACGCTATTGATTGGTAGCCTGGGATTATTTTTATAACAAATCCACCAATAATAAAACCAGTGCTTAATACAATCATGCCAATGGCAGTGTTTTCATTTGTATTAAATATATCATCATACAAATCTTGTGCCACATCATTTGGAAAAGCAATTAAATTAGCCAAACTAACTTTCTCTATTTGTGAAAGCTGATTATTTAATTTGAATATAGGTGTTAAATTTTTGTGGTTCACAAACCTATATTAAGGAAATTCACAATTTGAACCTATTTGAATCTAAGTATTTCTGAAAATACCTTAATAAAGTTTGGAGCGCAGGGGAGTCGAACCCCTTTCCAAAATAGCTGTCATATACGTTACTACATGTTTAGTTTATTGTTTTTTCTTAAATTGTTAGGAACAAATAACAAATCCACACAATCTGCATATCGCTTTTACATCATTCGATCATAGATGTTTTTTAGCTAGACTTTATTCTAAGAGATAGACACCCTACTAGCTTGGTTGTACGTATCCCCAGGAAGCACTTAGGCTACCATTGCAAAGCCAGCTTGGGCAGAGCCAAAGCCATTTCTGCGATTCTTTTTAGCATTTTTGCCATTTATTTTTTGATTCTCTTTTGAAGTGGCCGGAGAATCACCCACTACATGCAACGCACACCCATACTCTTCTGTCGAATGCCTGGGCGCCCCATATTAATATATACAAAGTTTGAAAGAAAAAGTCCTCACATTGCTATGAGGACTAGGAGAAACGAAATGCCGAATGGATTATCGCACAGGAATGGTCAGACCAAGACCAAGAACTACTCCTTCTGAGCCTTGAGCGGCATTAAAGTTTTGTCCAAGGTTGAAGCCTTTATAACCAGCGTATGCTTTAACTTCCCAACCAGAATTACGAAGAACGCTCACAGACACACCTGTACCGAGATACATGTTAGTCTTTGTGAAATTGCTGTCAAATGCACCAAGTGCAACGATTTGAACCCTGTTTCCAAGACCACTTACGTTGAACAATGGGTAGGAGACAGCTGTGTAGCTTGTATCCAAGCCATCCCTAAGATACAAGAAAGACAAACTACCATCTGAAACGGAAGTAGCCATTGATTGCGACTTTACTTGTGGCTTAATTGGTCGAAGCCCAATCTTTTCCTGTGCAGGAGCGACTGAAGCTAAAACGGCGAGAGCTGGAATAATTGTTAGAATTTTCTTCATTTCTATTACCTACTTTATTATACGTTAAAAACTTGCTAAGTTTTCAAGATTTTCATTGTTTCTTAAAATTTGTTTTGCTCGGTGAACTCTAGCTCTTACTGTAGCAAGGGTTACATTTGTTTCTTGAGAAATTTCTTCATAAGTTAAACCTTTGACAAATGGTATAAAAACCAGCTTGAGCTCTTCAGGCATTTTAGAGATTTCTTTTTGTATTGCTTGCATTAATTCTTTTCTTTCATAATTTTGCATTATATCAGAAGATTTATCTTCGATATACATTTCTTGATATTTGTTATCATCAGTGGGATTAGTCAAACTATCAATTGAAAATGCAAGATTGTGTTTTTTCTTTTGTCTTGTTTGATCAATGCCAGCATTTCTAACAATTGTTGTCATCCAATTTAAAAACTTTTTGTTTTGATCATATTCATCAAAATTACGCCAAGCTTTAAGATAGGCTAATTGCAACACATCATTTGCTAAATCTGCATCCCTTGCAACAGACAAAGCAATCCCGTAAAGTTTGCTACGGGATTGCTTGTAAAGTTTTTCGAATTTTTCTCTATTTGTGGTATCATTCATTCCACTTATATTATCGTTATTTTTTTTCATAATTATCTTTTATGTGTAAATACACAAAAGATTATATTTAAGAATTGTTAAACCTGGAAAATTATTTCATAGGCTCAACATCTTGTATTGCAAGTTCAACAAGAGTATCTCGTCCAAAGATATTAACATAAGCCTTCACTTTTCCTTTTGATTCATCAATAGATTCAACTTTTCCAGAAAAATCTGCAAATGCGCCAGAAATAATCGAAATAATATCATTGGCTTTAAAATTAGATTTCGGAGAATCTTCTTGTGAATTTTCAAGATTTTTTAAGATTTGTTCTATTTCTCTTTCTGCGACAGGTACAGGTTTGCTACCTGACCTAACAAAACCAGTGACACCATCTGTTCCTTGCACAAGTTTTTCAGAATTTTCATCTAAGTGCATTTTAACAAAAATATAGCCTGGAAAAACTTTTTTGTCTGCAATCACTCTTTTGCCTCTTCTAGTTATATATTCTTTTTCAGTAGGAATAATAATGTCTAGTATTGTATCTTGCCATTGTTTTTGAGCCACAGCTCTACTTAACAACAAATCTCTGGTTTTATTTTCACGACCAGACATAACGTGAATAGCATAATAATTAACCATAATAGTATTATACGAATAATGTTTGGATTGATTGCAATTTCTTTTTAATTTGTTTATCTGAGATTTTTTGATGCGATGATGAAAGAATTTTTGAAATTTTTGAAATAGAATAGCCTTCCATTAACATACACACAATCTGTTTATCATCTTCGGGTAGTGTTTCAATAAATAATTTGACTTGAATCTCATCAATTGTAGAATTTTCATCGAAAACAGTTAAGTCTGGTAGTTTTTCAGTGACACAAATTGGATTAGACAAAACAATATTAGTTTTTTTAAATTCTTCAATATCTTTTTCATTGAATAAACGATATTTTTCTTCGAATTTATTTTTTTTGTTTAAATCTGAATCATATTTACCAGCGCAATATGATTTCACTTCTCTTAAATTGCTGGGGCAATTTACAAATGATTCATTTTCACTACATGTTAGCAAATGATAATACACCGTTGTATGTAAAAATGTAGATAATGCTGTTGAAGATTGTGTATTGAATCTGTTGAAAGCAATAATCGCCCCATGTTTGGCATTTTGTAAGTTATCTTCTAAATTTGTATTTGGATGCTTCAAGGTGTGCGCATGAGACAGCTTGCGAAGCATTTTTTCGTATCTAGAAATAAGTGTTTCCAGGTATGTTTCATTTGAATTGGATTGGTAAATAGCCACCAACTCATGATCTGATAATGTAGATAGAATATTTTTCATTTTTTTCCTCGACTCAAAAACGAATCAATGATTCTGCGGAGCCTATTTGTTATTTCTAGTTTTATGATCAAATTACCTTGATTTCCACGCCTAAATCTTTCATAGTTTGTTTCATCTCAGCTGTTAAATTTGGAAATCCTGTAAGTTTTAAACCGTTTTCTTCAATAATAATTTCGCAATTTTGATTTATCAATTCTTCTTCTTTGATATTTTTTTGTTCACCCCAAATAAATTTTTGATTACTACTGCTCAGCAAAGATTCGTACACTCTTAATTCTTCTTTGTATCTTCCTGAAACAATTACATCCACTAATTTAATTATCTGAGAATATTCGGGGATTTTTTGAAGTTCTTCTTCGGTGTAACCTGAATATATTAAAATGCCTTTTGGAAATGGCATTTCACTGCTATGCAAATACTGCAAGAAATGAAGCAGAGATTCTGATTGAAGAAAGGGTTCACCGCCAGAAATAGTTAATCCATCAACATTGTTTTCTAAGATTTTATTTGCAAGTGATTCCACTGACACAAGATTTTTAGTCTTAAATGACCAAGATTCAGGATTGAAACAATTTTTGCACCCAAGATTGCAACCTTGAAGATGAATCATATATCTATTTCCAGGTCCATTTACATAAGTGGATGGTGTTTCCCCTAGAAGATTAAATTGTGGCATAATAATGTATACGAAAATTAATTAGTGAACTACCTCACCCACAAGGGGTGAGGCTTCCTGCTTCGCAGAAGATAGTTTCATTATTTCTAACCAGAGCTTTCTTCTCCACAGGCGTTGATTCGGGCTGTTCCAGTCCTATACATCTTACCAAATTCTGATTAGTGAATGCCATGTTCCGAATATTAATTGAAGCATTGATATCTCTATCGTGTTTTGTTTCACATTTAGAACATATCCATTCTCTATCAGATAATGTCAAATCTGATTTGATATTCCCGCAGACTGAACACATCTTGCTCGATGGTTCAAATCTTCCAATATCAAGGAAATTCTTTCCATGCCATTCTGATTTGTATTTCAGAAAATTATAGAACATTCCCCATCCTGCATCAGATATTGATTTAGCTAATTTTCTATTTTTGACCATCCCTTTAACACACAAGTCTTCAACACAAATCGTTCCGTGATTCTTGTGAACTATTTGATGAGATACTTTATGCAGAAAGTCTTTTCTTTGATTAGCTATTTTTTTATGTAGCTTTGCTACTTTTTTACGTTGTTTATTTCTATTATTGCTCCCTTTCTTTTTTACACTTAATTTTCTTTGTCTTCTTGCAAGTCGTTCTTCGGATTTTCTGAGATATTTCGGATTAGCAATCTTATCTCCATCTGAAGTAACTACAAAATCTTTCAATCCCATGTCAATACCTATTGCATCGTTTCTGTCAAGTTTGGGTTTAATTTGTAAAGACTTTCCATCTTCCACAAGGATAGAAACATAATATTTTCCAGAAGGCACTTTAGAAATCGTTACAGTTTTGATATCTCCTTCAAATTGTCTGTGGAATACAGTTTTGATATTTTTAACTTTAGGGATATTTAGCAATCCTTTTTCAAAATCTACAGTACAATGTTGAGGGCATTGGAAGGATTGTTTTGGATTGTATTTTGATTTAAATTTAGGAAATCCTTTCTTTTCTCGAAAGAATCTAGTGTAGGCATTGTCTAAATTCTTTAGAGAAGCCAATAGTGATTGGCTATTAACTTCTTTCATCCAGATGTTTTCTTTTTTAAGTTTAACAAGTTCTGGTCCTAATCCAAGAAAAGTCAATGTTTTCTTTCCTTCTTGATAAGATTTTGTTTTTTGTTCTAAGCCCCAGTTATAGACAAACCTAGCAGCGCCAAAATGTTTTTCAAACATCTCACTTTGCTCTTTCGCAGGTTTTATCAAAAACTTATATGCTTTCAACATATAGTTCTTTTACAGTTTAATATTTGCTATCACCTACATGTTTTAGAAAAATAGTAGAATATTTTCTAATTACTGCAATTCATCCCCACCGACAAGCGGATGGGGAATTCTTGCAGGTTTCTTTAAAAATCCTTTGTGGATCACCAAATGTAATTCTATCTGGAATGTCGTAGATACTTTTGTATTTTTCAACACAATCTGAATCAAACAATGGTTGAATTATGTCCTGTTTATTACATAGATTAGTCCATCTTACGCTCACTTTTCTTGGATAATAATCATCAGGTATTCCTTGTGCTATGCAATTCCATTCACTTTCGGCATACACGCGAAGAGAATCTGAATTATCGGTGTGTTTAAAATGTTTGGTTTCAGCTTCAATATAAATAGATTTGTGCTTTGGCTTATAACATGATATGCCAACATGTAATTTACTTGGATATAGATTGTGTGTGTTCATTCGATTGAATGATTTTTCCACCAGTGATTTGTAAATTTCATAAGTGTGAGGCACATTTCGCATTTGTGGAGGAATAACATGTGAGTGACCAATGGATTTTAATTTTTTTCCATACCACATGCCATAATCTGGATTCAAAGTTCCCCTAAGCATGCTCCACCATTGTTCGCCAATTATTGATCCAAATATAGCTTTAAGCTCACTTGCGGATTTGGAAAACAAATCATCTATAGTATAAACAAATCTTGAACCAAGTCTTGCATTCATTTTGCTGGCAATTCCTGGCAAATCTGTTAATTTAAGATGTTTCATTTTCTCTTGAGCATCTTTTGCTTCAAAATAAACAAAGCCATCAGGCTTAATAATTTCTGAAGCAATTTTGGCTAGAAAAATATTAGACGAAGCTCCAAAAGAAGCTTTTACTTCATGCCCGATTGTGTTTTGGATTTGCTTATTAATTTTATCTCTCAATTGTAAGCAAAACTCCTCTGATGCATTATCTACAGGAAGGTAACATGCAAACTCGTCAATAGATAAGGGTTTTACTTTCGTGAAGATTGTGTTAAGAATTGTGAGGATTTTATTGTGAATGTCAACATATCTTGAAGGTCTGGCAAGCACTACATTAAGATTGGGTGCGATACGTTTAGCTTCAGCTACAGGTGTGCCAGTTTTGATGCCCAATTTTTTAGCTTGATAAGAAGCGGCGATTGCACATGATGTGTCTGCCATAACTGGCACTACAATAGTGGGTTTCCCACGAAATCCTGGGTTATCTTGCTCTTCTACAGAGGCGTAGAAGGAATTCATGTCAATAAAAAGTATTCGGACACCTGGTGTCATACACTATTATTATACAGGATTTAAGCAATATTATTTCTCGACATAGCTAACAATTGCTGATTAAATGATTGAAATCTTGGATCTTGACCATTATTAAGCCATGTGTATTTTTGAGCTAAAGAATTTCTGATATCAATTAATTTCATTGTTGGATTGGCGGCTTTCATTTTTTTCGCTTCTTCCACAGCTGGTAATACTTCCAAATTTCCTAATCCTGATTGTAAAATTGATTTCCTTAGTTGATCTTTTTCTAATTCATTAAGTGGTTGTCCGCTTACTAACTTTGTCAACACTTGTTTTAACCCTGCCAAAGCTGGGAATTTTTGAATAAATGCATCAACAGTGCCAAAGGATGTTTTGATGTAATTTGGAATGGTTTGCATCAACAATGATTCTGTTTGTGCTAATTTTAACATTGTATTTGTTATAATGTTCGCTTCTTTGTGTAGCTTAATTGAATCAAAATCATCTGCAATTTTTGCAAGTTTTAAAATTGTATCTTTTAGTGATGTTTTTTGATTTTTCATTTTAAGAATTTTCTCCAGACTGTTTTATATTTCTTATTTATGTACAATATAACCTATGGCTAGTAAAACAAACATCAGTGTAATTAAGTTTGATGAAGAGGCAGAATACACAGGAGAACTAACTATTGATTTGGCTGGAGAAAATGCTAGATGCATGTATGATTTAACGAACTTTGTGGATTCTACAAAAAAATTCAAAGGAGAGTTTAATTGCAACTATACTGGTTTGGCGCCAATTATTGAAAGAATTGAAAAATTAATCAATAACACACTCATTGAATCGGATAAGTGACATTAAATCAGATCTGTGACAATTCAATTTCATTTTTGAAAAAGAAAAACATGCGCTGGAATCTACAATTCTAAAGTTAAAGTTTTCCAATAAACCACAATCTGGAACATTAAGCAAATTAACTTTAAAATCTTTATCTTTTAAAAACATTTGCTTACATAATGCGCCAAAAACATAATCTTGAGTGTAACCATAAATGTCCTTAAAATTCTCACTGATGATTAAAAGTAACATATTGATGTCCACGTTTTTTAATGAAGAATGATAATCACGAATGTAATCATGTAAATTGAGAGAATTAATTCCTTGAGACTCTTTAAGAATTTTTCCAAAATCATAGTTGTATTTATCAGCTACATGAACACAATCTGTGATTGGTAATTTTGGTATACTATTCACTTCTGATTCTTTGAGGCATAACAATGGAAGCTTTGGAGTAATTTGTTTCAAAAAATCATACTCTTCTTGAAATTTTTTATTGAACAAAAAAATAGAAGATTGTTTAATCGCATTCCTATATATATTCTTATTCGAATGAAAATATTTTGTTTCGTAATAATTAGGTTTTGAAAACCTTACATGAAAATCATTCAATTCAAATTTATCTAATCGCAGATATTTTTTTTCTTGGTTTCTTTTGTATTCTAAAAACTCAGAGCCTTCAATGTCAATAAAATCAAAATTGTACATACAGACATAATCTGCAATGTCCATTGTAAGAGCATCTTTTTTTAATTCAGTGACTACTTGGAAATGTGAAAAATCAAAATATTTTTTAGCCACATCATTTGGTTGTATGAAACATTCAGTGTTTGTGATGTTTTTTAAGCATAATAGCTCTTCTAAATTTAAATAAATTTCAAGTGGGTTTTGTGATGTAATTTGATGATATATCATGCGCCTTAAAATATTACGTTGTTATAACCAAAATGATTCCTTAAAAGCTCTCTAAAAGGGTAATTATATTTTCTTTCTATTTTTTTAATTGAATAAAGATTTAATTTAGATAAAACATCAAATTGATTGTTTAAAACTATATTTAAAATGTATTCCTCATTTTTACTCACTCCAAGCTTATATCCATTTACAACATGGTCAACTGTATGCCCCCACCTTTCCAAAGCACAATTCATGTATCTGTATCTATCTTTGATTTTCATAAATGACGTGGGTATATAATATTCCTCCGAAGGATACTCTACATTAATATTAGGAATAACTTTAATTAAATCATCAACAAAATGTTGAGCCACTTTCAAATTCATAGCAGCACCTTCAATAGATGTTACATATATTATGTCGCCTAAAGGTTTCACATAATCTAATATATTTTGATCTAATAATATTTTCTCCCACCAATCTCCAGAATGTTTAGTTCCAGGTAAGGGAAAAAATATTTCATGTGAATAAATGAATGATTCTAATTTTGGGTTTATTAATAATGAATTAGAATGAGTAATGTAAATATAATCTGAAATGTCATTTTCAATACACCAATTCATCATTTGTATGTAAATGTTTGTTAAAAAACCAGAAGCCCATTCAGATGGATATTTTTCGGGCAAAATGTAACAAAAATCATAATGGTTTTTAAGCTTGTTTATATTGTCTACAAATGTTTGCGAGCAATTGCTATTTATGTGAAAAAGAATTGCAGAATTAGGGCAGATTGTGTGTATATTTTGAATAAGATCTTCCACACAATCTTCTCTTTCAAATATAGGAACTAAAAAAATTATTTTATATCTTTTTAAGGAATTCATTTACCTTAGATTCTTTCCAATTTCTTTGATCAGCTAACCTTTTAATGTCTTCGTGCTGAATCAATTCTTTCATTATGTCTAATTCATCTTTTGAAAACTTTTTGCCATTGATCACATGTTGCTCAAATGATTCGCAAGCAAATGGCACAATATCTTTTATCAGGTTGTATTTAGCGTCTGCATACACTCTCACTTCATATTGAGCGTGAGAATCCATTCTAAGTTTTAAGAAATGAAACAGATTGTGTAAATCAATAGTCCAATACCACTCTGTATAAATTGACAAAGGAAGATTTATACGAGCCATTTCTTTTGCCATTCCACCTTGAATGTATTCTTCATAATTATCATACATTTCAAATTGCTCATCCTTAAATGATTGCAGAAAGCTTTCAGCATCTTCAAGTAATTCTTGAGAAGAGCCCTGTTTGTTGTCTTTAGATTGTTTTACCATTCTAGAAACATCGGGCTCATAAAACTCGTCCTTGAGTATTGAATATCTTCCTGAAATCTCATTTAACTTGGCAGTCCTGTGTCTGACAATCTGCCTTGCCACAAAGATTGGCATCTTAGCATGGAAAGTGAAATTCACTTGCTCAAAAGGCGAAGTGTGTGCGTGTCGCATAAGATAATCAATTAACCCTTTATCTTCACGAACAGTTTTTGTTCCATCGCCATAGGACACGCGAGCTGATTGAACAATTCTTTGATCAGAACCCATCCAATCCACCAATCTGACAAAACCTTTGTCGAGACAATTGATAGTTTTAAGATAGGGCTTTTTAATTTCAAAAAGTTGTTCGTTAATGTCCATACATTTAATATACGGATTTTAAGCTTGAAAATCCCACACAATCTGAACTTCTTTGACTTTTTCAAGTATAAAAGCTTTCATTTCTTCTATATCGCTGAAAGACAATAATTCTGAATTATGATATAATTTAAAGATTTTTGCTTCTTCTAAAATATCGCCTTTGTTCATATATAATATATTTGCGCCAGCTTTCTCAATAGCATAAGACAACTTATCAAGATTTAACCATTTTACCTGTCTTGCTCTTCCTGTGGTGGTTCCGTACTCATTTCCTAATTTAGCCACCAACTGTGTCTCTTCATCGTCTAAATCAAAATAAGGATCCACTCCAGATCGTGTATCATACATTTTTGCTACTGCTATAATGTCACGAATTTTTTTGGGAGAAAATCCCAACGAACAAGAAGCATATGGCAAACACTCTGAAGATGTAACATAAGGATATGAACCCTGATTAATATCTAACCAGAACGATTGTGCGCCCTCACAAAGAACATGACCATCAAGTTTTTCATCCCAGAGATACTCCTTTGGCATAACAGTATCTGCTCTTACACCTGTTCTAAGCGCCTTGTCAGCATAACACAAACCAATGCCTTTAGAAGTGGTACCTATTAATTTTGAATAATAATTAGCATCTTGTTCTTTATGATGAGGCGTGACAATATGTGCTTTTGGACTTATCTTCACTAGCTTAGGATTAAAGCCTAAATGCTCTAAATATGATAGCTCTGCAAAGAATTCTTCAATGCAAACTACACAATTTGGTCCAATGATTGATGGTATATTAAATGCAATTCCTGATGGGATGACATGAGTGATTACTTTTTTGTCATTGACATAAAATGTATGACCAGCATTTGAGCCACCATTAAACCTACAAACATAATCATAGTTTTTGGCAATTCTTGAGGAGATTTTCCCTTTACCTTCGTCTCCCCAAGAAGCACCAAAAATTACATCAACGGCTTCAATCATTTATTATTGAGGGTCTTTAGCAACACCAATGTATGCTTGTTTGAGCTTGAAATTTGGAGCTTGTACTAAAGATTCTGGATTAGTGGCGTCAACAAAAGCTAATACAGGAATAAGCTGACGATTGGTCGCTCTTTCGATAATTGAATCATTATTAAGAATTTCAAAATTTGAACAATCTAAAAGAAAATAACATTCCACTTCCTCAGTGGTGCTTGATACATCAGCTACTGGTGCTGATGGAGGAGTGGCAGTAGTTGGAGCTTGGTTTGAAGTACCCAATGCCAACAGCTCTTTCATTCGAGGATTGTCTTTTTGAGCGTCAATAGTTGTAATTATGAAATCAAGCAATTCCTCAGGTTTTTCAACCTCACTTTTTAAGTATTCATGAGCCTCTTTGTAAGTGGCAAAAGTCATTAGCTTGTCTTGATCTTGCGAATTGATTGCAAAATCTAAAAACTCGACGTTGTTATATGAAAGTTTTTTAGCGATACAGATTTGATTCATCACTATCTTTTATACAATTTTTTTACATTAATTTTGTGGGTTTATATATTCTTCTTTTTTTATCTTTGATATTAGTGGGGGCGGTGATTTTCACAAATTTCATGAAATCTATTGAAAGATTATTTCTAACATTATAGGATATATAAATTTTTTTGTTCAAGATAATAAAAAAACAATCAAAAAGTTCATTTTGGTTTTTAAAAAAGTAAATAGAATCTAAATGATTATACCACTCAAGATGACCATCAGTTTTTTTTTCATAAGTGGGGTGAATGGGAATTTCAGTAATATTTCTATCTTTCTGAAAACTTTCCATGTTATGATTGTACAATTACATCATGTGGGAAAAAATTAAAAATATATTTAGAAAAAAAGACAAGAATGTTAAAATTTCAATAACCTTAAATGACAACACTTTTGAGGATGTTGAGCCAGAAGATATAGATGAGATTTTTAAACAAATTAGCGAAGCACTCAAAAAAACTTCTACAAAGCCCTAATTGTTTTTCTCATGTCATCCAATCTTATCCACCAACCTCCATTAGTGGCTGCATTTGGAAGTTTTCTCATATATTTTTCTCTTGAATCTAATAATTTCAAAGCAAGCTGTTTAGCTTTTTCATTATCACGACCAGTGTATCTCCACAAAGCTTTCACAGTTGCTGTGCCCATTAAACCATCAGGGCTTACTCCAATCAATTTTTGTAATTCTTGTACAGGACTACCACCAAGGAATTTCCAATCTGCTAAAACTATTGCAATTGGATGAGGAATAAAATCGCCTTTAATTTGATCCCAATATAAGTTTTTAGTGATAAGATTAACTTCTTCGTCAGTGATATATCTAACAGATTTATATCCTAGCCCTTTACTTTTTCTCCATCTGTTATATGTTACATCTGTCACGCCTTTGTTAGTTAATCCACCAGGGTCATCTTTAAGTGGTCTATTAGATAAACCGCCCTCATACTTTTCAAGCTTTGTTTTAAATTTGCCATAATTACCCCAAGGTATTTGAGGATTGTTTCTTTGTTGTAATATTTTCTCTCTTAGTGATTTTTGGTTTTGTTTTGGTGCAGGGGCTTGTGTTTTTTTAGGAGGTAAGTATTTATCAAAGATTGCTTTTGCAGAGGGAGGTAATAAATTCCTGATTGTATCTTTTAAATCATTTCCTAAAGGCATAGCGGATAGTTTTATGAAATTTTCTATCAACTCAGATTCTTTAAAAAAACCATTTTTATCAAGATCATTGCAGCATTTGATCATTGAAATTCTATCCATTTTATTAATTTAAACTTATCATCAATATTTTCCTGGTGTATAAATAGTGTATGGAGCCTTTTGGTGGAATTAAAATAGTTAATTTAAAATGTTTCCAAGATTATAGAGGACAATTCACTGAAACTTTTTTGCATAAAGATAAAATTTTTCCTGTTAAATTTGTTCAAGATAATTGTTCAATTTCTAAACAAGGAGTGATTAGAGGCATGCATTATCAAGTTCAAATTCCACAAGCAAAATTAGTGTATTGTTTGGCAGGAAAAATATATGATGTTGCTGTAGATTTAAGAGAGCAATCGCCCTATTTTGGTAAATGGTTTGACATCGAATTATCAAGCGAAAATCATTTGGCTATATTTATTCCAGAAGGCTTTGCACATGGATTTCAATCGCTAGAAGATAATAGCGTGGTTTATTACAAATGCTCTAATTATTATTGTCAAGAAAATGACAGATCTTTACTTTACAACAGTCTTGACATTCCTTGGAAAGATTTTCCTCAGATTGTGTCAGATAAAGACAAACTTGGTAAACCTTTTGAAGAATGTGAAAAATTTACCGACAAGGATTTTACTTTTTTTAGCTGAAAATATAAATTGTGTGGTACAAATTCAGCAAACTCAGTTCACAAAATCCTAATGTTCAAGAATTAGATCCCAATTCTTATAGGCAAATGATTCCCTCAGGAAGTGAAGGAAGGCTTGAAGTAGAATTGGTAGGAGGTCAGTTTTTTATGGGACCTGATGACCCACCTAAACAAGTGCAAATCAAAACAAGCGATGGAACACAAAGGAGTATTTGGTTGCTACACGGCACTGAAGATGGAAAATTAGTTTTTGGAGAAAGAGGAAACCTTATCGCAGGAGATGCAAATGCTTTCAAAGATTGGCTGAGATCAAATGGTTATCCAGATTTGCCATATATTTCATGTAATGGCTCAAAAATTAATCGATCTTCTGGAGGAGCAGACCAACTTATAAATTCTGCAGGTGCTGTTCAGGTTGGAACAGTTAAGGAAGATGGAATTCAAAAATTAGTTTTTCAAGATGCTTAAAGCCCTCAATTGAGGGCTTTTTATTAACCTTGCACTGGCAAGCCAGACACTGGATCTAAGATAGGAAGATTGCCATCAGTATACGCTCTTGTCCCCCAAAGATAGTTTGTTGGAGCAATTGTTTGTCTGAATGGTCGATATTTAGCAGAACCATCTGCCATGCCATAATTATCACCAGAGTTATTCCAATTGTTATAACCATGATACACAATGAGAGGGTAATCTGTTCGTGGATTTGTTGCACATAAATTGAAAATATTACTAGAAGCAAGATTGTTCCAATTCAGAGCAAACAAACTAGAAGGTCGTGAAGCCCCGTCTTCTTGACTACCAAAATAAACCTGAGTATTTGCTGAGTCTCTTGTGACTGCATTGGTTGATCGGTGCGATGCACTTCTAGTCGTTGAAGTGATAGAAGCTGATGAAAGACAGGGAAGATTTCTTGTAAATCCAGCAAGCAAGATGATGTTTGAAACATTATCCAACTGAGTTTGGCTCACCAAAGAAATGCCTCTATTGACATCACCAATATTTCGGTATCTAGGAATTACCAAAGAATTAACAGTGTAAGAAATGCGGGGAACTTGCTCATCCACAATCGCACCACCTCGTACAAATTGAGGTGGAACAATTGCAGGGTTAGCTGTACATACGTTTGCTGCCTGTCCGCCTGGAGCACCTGCGCCACTATTGTTATCAGCTGAAGAGAAACATGTTGGAGCATGACCACGAATGGTATCACCAGGTGATACAAACATTTGTACGTTTTTAACATAAGGCATCACCATGCCTGACCAGTGAATATATCCAGCGTTGGTTCCACCAAGAGCAGGATTAAAAGCTCTGTGATAGTAAGCAGAAGGATACATATCATCATTGTCACCTGTATATAAAGTAATACCAAGACCCATTTGTTTAACATTGCTTAAATCAGACGCTTTTTTAGCGGCTAATTTTGCTTGAGCGAAAACAGGGAACAGAATTGCGGCGAGAATGGCTATGATGGCAATTACCACCAAAAGCTCTATTAAAGTGAAAGCTTTAGATTTTAGCATAACATTATTTATTTACATTTTTTGGTTACTATAATCTTCTTAATTATGTTAAGAAACAATTAAGCTTTTGAAAAAAATGTATAAAATAAACATGGACGAAAAATTAAAAGTCGAAAAATTAAAAGAAGTGCTTTTGCACGTTTACAAGATAGATATTATTGTCAACAAATTCCACAACAAAGTACAATTCATGAATTTGAACTTTTTAATGGGAAGAGCTGGCACATGGTCTGAGACAAAACTTACAGAAGTGGAAAAACACTTAAGTAATATATTGTCAGAACTTGAAAAAGTTAAAGCTGCGACAGAAGCTCTGGAACAACCAGCACTTGGCTTAGTTGATTCTTATACATTAGAGCAAGCTGAAGAGATAGCTAATCTAAACAACTAATTTGAAAGGCTTCCATAATGGAAGCCTTTTTTATCTAAGGTTATTTCCTCCAAAACCGCCCTGCCCACTAAATCCACCAAAACCACCCATCATATTGTTTCCAAAGCCACCAAAAGAATATGAAGATTGTGTTGGCTCAGGTGAACCAAAATAATTTTGGCTTCCACTTAACAGCATAGCAATAAGCAAAGGGTCACTACTGCGAATGATAAGTTTTCTGATTACTTTTGCAGGTTTTCCAGATTGTGTTGAAGTAATTTCTTGAGATTGTGGTTCGGTAGGAGGTAATTCTCTTTTTTTGATAACAACAACTCCACCTGCATAAGACCATGTACAGTCCACTTGCTGAAGAATGTTCTCTAATACTGTTAAAAGAGGCACGTCCTTTACTGATACAGTCACTTGTCCTTGTACTTCTGGAAAAAGAGTGTAGCTCAAATTTACGGATTTCAGAATTGAAATCACCACTTCTCTCACATCTGAATTTTTGTATTCCACAGTGAGTTTTTTATCAGCTCCATCGAATTGTGCAAAAGAAATTGATGCCAGCATAAAAACGGTTACAACAGTAAAGATTATTTTAAAAATTTTTTTTTTCATTTTTGACCTTATTTTTTAGACGATAAATTTATCGTATAGTTTCTATTTCTAATAAAAAATGACAATTCTTTTTTCGTATATAAATTAATGGAAAAATATTATGCAGGAATAGGGTCAAGATCAACACCAGAAAACGTTCTTGTTATAATGGAAAAACTTGGCGCTGTTTTAGCTAAAAAAGGTTATGTTTTAAGATCAGGAGGGGCTGATGGAGCTGATAAAGCATTTGAAAAAGGCTGTGATAAAGCCTGTGGGCTCAAAGAAATTTATCTCCCCTGGAAAGGTTTCAATGGAAATAATTCTGACCTCTACGCACAATGTGAAAAAGCTTATGAAATTGCTTTTCAATTTCATCCAAACTTATTTGGCACAAGTGAAGGCGTACAAAAACTAATGGCGAGAAACACATATCAAGTGCTTGGTAAAAATTGCCGAACAAAATCTGATTTTATTATCTGCTATTGTGAAGTAGATGATGAAGAAAATTGGCAAGGGGGAACAGGGCAAGCTTTAAGAATAGCTAAGAATAAAAAAATCCCCATATTTAATTTATATTTCAAAGATGATTTAGATAAATTTAAAAAGCATATTTTGAGCTCATAATATATCAACTGCATATCCTTTTACTTTTAAATTTTGTTTCACTACGTCTGGAATATTTTCATTATATTTAATATATTGAAAATCTAATTTATCTGCAAATTTTATAATAAAATTTTCAGATAATTGAAATTTTCTTGATATTTGGCGCCAATTATAATCATTAAATTTATGTGCAAATTTACTCAAAAAATATTCAGGTAACGTTGTATTTTCTAGTATATCATTCATTTCACGATCAGGAATCTCAGCAATTTTTTCTTCAAAATCAACAAAAAATTCATTTGATAAATTTTTTGTTGACATAAGAACTCTATCAAATTTTATTTTGTCAGCAAATTTTCTTATGTAATCTTCAGTAAAATTTTTATAGCGATAAAGATAACCAATAAATTCTGAAATTTCATCGTAATATTTATTTATAAAATCTTCTGAAGGAATTTTACCGCTATAATTATCCACAAAAGCTTGAATAATAACTTCTTTTAAGCTAGGATATTTTTTTATATATTTTTCTGCCACTTGTTCATTGCAAGATTTATTATGAGAACAAAATTGTCTTACTATCCAATCTTGATTACGTTCAAAATTGTTAAATTTCTCAAAGATAAGGTCAAAAAATCTTAACGGAGCACTATATGCAAAACTAAATTTACCAATTAAATTTGGTATATACTTCATAATAAATTCGTTGTTGTTATAAATTTTTTCATTACCTGAAATATTATCCCATGCTTCATAAGGCAGATTAGTCATAGAACTAATTATTGCATCAATGATGTCGAATGTAACAAACCTTAAGAAATAAGATGCGCCTTTTTCAAATAAATATTTTGCTACTTTAATAGATTTTGGTTGGACGTAAAAGCTACCAAACAGTTTTTTTTGTTCCTCACTACTTAAGTTTTCAAATTTTTCAAAAACAAAATCTGCTATTTCATGATCAGAAGAAAAAAGTGCTGCAAAATCCATATTCTTGGCTTGCACATCAAAATTATTACTTAAAAGCCATTGTATGGTAAGTTGATTACTGAATCTTGCTTTATCATCGTTGATCAAAATTTGCAAATCATTTTTTGCAAGTTGTTTTGATAAAGCAAACATTGCTTGTGCGTCAGCTGAGTTTATGACTCTAAATAGATCTTTTTCATCAAGAGAATCTATTTTTTTACCCAATGATATTAAGAAATTATTATTTCCATAACCAAAAGATACTCTATCAAGAATATATTTTTTTTGATCTGGCGTTAAGGTATCAAAATATTGATAATAAAAAGCTTTAAGCTTTTCATCAATACCTATAGATAATATAGTTGCGAAATCAATTGGTTTATCTGTTTTAATATTATTGGAAAGGTAAAAAGCTGCTTTATATTGAGTTTTAACTTCAGTTTGTTTCAATTTTTGATCGATATCTTCCTGAAAAACACTTTGTTTATACAAGTTACTAAACAATTCGATATCTGAAAATTCAAATCCATAATTCCATATAAATACGGCATACCAATTTATATTATTGCTAGTTATCATACCATTAGCATAAAGTTTTCTAATTGCAGCCAGATTACTTAAAAGAACCCCAGATAAAAGATTTTTGCTCTCGTTTGCAGGCAATGAACTTAAATAGTCAATTGTAAAATTATGTTCTGCATTAGATTCAACTAAACGCTTTTTATCAAAATCTTGATCCATCAAAAAAAAGAACATTTCAGGAGACTGAACTTTCATGAATTGGTCTTTTGTAATTTTTCCTTCATTTATAAGTTCTGTGATTAAATCGAAATCATTTGAACCCAGTGCTAAATTTTTAAGTTTGTAATCTTCAGTAACTTGTGCTTTTATTTCATTAATATAATTTGTTCTTCTAAACTCATAAGTATTTTTGTATTGATTATTTGTAAATAACATATTTTTTTGGCTTTCTGTAATACAGGTACCTGTATTCAAGTACTCCCGAATTAAAATGTCTTTCAAAGAACTTTTCAAAATATATCTTAGTTGATCATCAGACAAAAGATGACCCATGCCAATATATTTAGATTTATAATCTGATGATAATTTTTTAAACCATTCGTAATCGGTGTTTCTTTCACTAAGTGTATTGATTTCTTTTTTTTCTTCTTCTGTTAATGGTTTATTAACAAATTGAGAAATATCTACTTCTTTTTCTTCTTTCAAATAGTCAAAATATGCTTGCCAATCTGTACCAAATTCAGCTATTGTACCAGTGGTGTTACCAAAATCAGTGAGTTTGACAACACCGTTTGCTTGCATATCTACCATCACTCTTTTCAAATTGTCTGTTCTTGTTCCATCTTGCACATAGTAAAAAGTAGATTGGTGATTAAGTCTGTATGAGTTATAAGCTTTAATACCTGTACCAGGTTGAGAAATGCACCAAGTGGTACCCCTTCCAAATCTTATTGTATCATTGACATCATTGCAGGGATATACTTGAACTTCTCCAGCAATAAACTCTAAAGCTTGTAAACTTTGTTGTTTTTTCTTTTCTTGTTTATATTCTTTTTTGTACATTACTTCATCGTACACGGGATCAACAGCTTCTGCTAAATCAGTTAAACTTTCACAAACTTTTCCTAAAAAATTAACAGTTTTTTTATTAGTGTTTTTATCAGTGTTTAATTCAATTATGTTTTGATCAAAAAAATTTATTTCATCTAATTTTAATAATTTTTCTTTTATATCATCAAGAATATATAAATCATTTGGAGAATTTTCATATTCTTCCCTAAAATGATTGTAAATTTTGGCAATTATATGTTCTTTTTTCGCTATAATTAATCTGCAATACCGATACCACACAATCTGTTTTTAGGTATTTAAATTTTTTTTTCCTGCTTAAATATATCTTCTACAACTATTTTAATTTTTTCTTTGAACTCAGCTTCTGTTCCATTATTCTCGATTGTGTATTTAAACAAATGATGATAATTGTCTAATTCAGTTTCTGAAGAATGAGAAGATGATGGGTCTGCAGATTTGCTCAAAAACTTTTTATTTCTAGACACAATCTGATAAAACACAATCAAAAACGGTCTGAGCAGAATGTGTGAAGCCCAAGAATACTTAGTATGTGAAAGACTTTTGAGCCACGCCTTATATCCGTGTAAATCCCTTTTAATATGAACAGTGTGCCCACCTTGAGAGTTGATAAATTCGATTTCATTTAAATATCTTGCGTCAGTGATAATGTAGATTGTGTCTGGGTCTTGCATTCTCCAAAAAGCCAGTTTTACCCAATAATTCTTATCACAAAACTCTCTACGAATTGTGCCCCATCCTTGTAGTAAAGGTCTGGCAATTTCTTTTACATTGTCATCCTCAAACATATTTCTTGATAAGCCATTAGGTATAAGTAAGATTGTGTCTAATTCTTTTTTGAGCTCATCAGCGAAAGCTACTCTTTCCACCTTCTTATCAGGATAAAGTTCTTTAACAATTCGGCAAAATGTATCTTTGCCCACTCTTTTTTTGTACGAACAGCTTATAATCATTATTATATATACGGTAGGTTTTTGATTAAATTTCTTTTAAAATAAGATTGTGTTAGATATAAAAAATAAACTTTTGTTTGCAGCTACAAAATTAACCGAAGCTCAAAAACAATATTGGGCTACTGTAATCACAGAAGAAATTTTTAAAGAAATAATTGAACACAAAGTTACAATAACACAAAATTTTATTTATGATTTGATTAACAATATTGATTTAAGTATAATTCAAAATTTTTTAAGATTCGAAAGAAATAAAATAATAGAAGAAAAAGTCAAAGAAAAAATAAATAAAACACCTGGCATAGAAAATTACACTGATGACGAGATTAAAGATTTAGCTGGCACAATGTCAAAAAATGTTTTTAAATATAAATCTGATCAATGGTGGAACAAATTTTTGATTAATGGTCAATTACCTGAAGAAATTTTAGCAAAATTATCAGTGAAATATAACAGAGAAGATCTTGAAAAAAAATTAGACATGAAGTCAGTGGAAAAATCTGAAGTTCTAAATAAATTAAATGAGATGCTGGGAAGAAGTTCAGAAACAAACATGTCTCGAATAAAAACAATTGACACTGAATTTGGAAAAGAAACTTTTAAAAGACAATTAAATGACTTGGGTTTTGATTTTTGGTCTGAAGAAGCACCTGAACAAATCTATCGCTCTATGGTAGATGATAATACAAAAATACTCCAAAAACTAAATACAGCCTATAATAAATCAGATAGAAATGAAGAAAAATTTTATGCATATTTGTGTGATTTATATGGTGAAGATTTGAAACTTTTGAAAGAAAGAATTCAACCATTAAAAGAAAATAAATTATTTGTAGAAGAATTTCCAGAAAAATTTAAATTTACATATTCATCACTCAAAGAAAAAAAAGTTTTATCTACTTTAAAAGAAGTTTTTAATATAAGATATATTCCCTCAAAAATGAAAATTCCATCACCAGAAGAATCAATTTATGAATACTTTTTAATTGACTTCATTGTGGTTTGCGATGTGTTAAAAAGCGATTTGAATGAAATAAAACAAAATGAAATTCCTGAAATTGAAACGGAAATAATGCTTGTTGGTGAATATTTCGGATACACCTTAAGTGAAAGTGATCGAAGAAAATTTGATTCTTTTTTGCAACAAAGATCTGAAAACCCAAACATTGATGAATATAAATCATTAAGTAAAAATGAATTTAAAGTTGCTCAATATGATTTTAAACACAAAGTCAAAGTAAATGCAGAAGATAATTTCGCAAAAACAATTAATTGTAACATAATACATTTTACTGAGCCAAAAACCGACAATCCAGAAGAAATTATAAAAATGATTCAAAAGGAATTAACAAAAAAGAATATCCTTTTTACGGTAAACAGAGCGCCACAACGTGATACCCCTTTGGGAAGATTAATCACTTGGTATAAATCATGTAATCAAACTGATGAACAAAAACAATTTTTATCCAATTTTTTAAACATCAATAATCCTAACAATGCTGAAATAAAAATAAAATCTAGTGCACTTTCATTCATACTTGCGACAGAAAAAGAACTGGATGCAGCAATTTCTAGAAAAATATTAGAAGAATCAATTAAAATAACTAAACCTTGGATGATTGACGATAGTGTAATTGATAAAATTTCTAAAACATTTCCAGCAATAAAAGATCAAAAAAATCAAATAAAATCTATGTTGAGAAATTTTTATTTTGATTTATCTCCAAAGGAAATGAAATCAAAATATCTTAATTTGATTAGAACAGTACTTGGAGAATCAAATTATGCAATTTATAATCAAGAACTGCAAAGAATTATAATTGAACAAGAAAAAAACATAAGATTTAAACTCAATTCATTGAATGAAAATGAACAAGAACTAAGCTCTCTCAAAGAAGAAATAAACAAAATGAGACAAAGTACTCCTTCATTCAAAGTTAAATTTCAAAAGATTAACGAATTAAAAAATTGTATCAAGCAACTAAGATTATCAGATAATGATTTAGAAAAAATAATTCAGTGGTGCAATGATATCAAAAATAAAGATGATAAAGAATTAGAACTACTCACTTTTTGTGAAAACACAGTGGTTTCTTTTAACTTGAGTAAAAATTTAAAAACAGGTTCTTTTGATTTATTGGAGAATAAAACATTAATGTACAACATCACAAAAGCAAATATTCTAAAAAACATCGTGCGACTTTCAAGAATTGCAGATATACTTGATGAAAATACTGATAGTGAATCAGCAGAAGCAACAAAATTAATTGATGATGAAATAGGAAACTTAGCAAATGACATGCCAGTTTCAGATACAATTATTGATTCAGAAGATACGGAAAATTTGTTTCCAAGAGTGCCCACTCCAACTACAGATGATAATTTAAAAACACAAGGTGATATGCCTCAAGAACTTAGAGGAATAGAAGAACAAGCGATGTATGATGTAATTAATTCAAGTGAATTTTCAGATATTTTGCCAGAACTTGAACAAGGTAAAAAATATGACGAGTTAAAAAGTATAATTTTTGATAAAGTTAATGAAAAACTTTGAAATTATTTTTCTGTTTTTTGATATTAAAAAATAACACACAATAAAACACGGTCTGAAAAATAAAGAAGTAGCCCACGCAAATTTTGTTTGGGCTAAAATCTTTAACCAAGCATTGTACCCAAAGAAAACACCTTCTGTAGTCTCAAGCACAACCTGTTTTAAATCATATCCTTTATTTTTAGCTATTTGACTATTCAAATCTACAGCAGTGAGTTTGATGTGTTCAGGTAAATACTTTTTCAAAGAATTTTGGGATTTGATACACAGAGGGCATGCACCATCAAAATATAAAATCCACCTTTCTTTCATATTTTTATAAATTCAGCTAAATTATTTGCATCATTCAAAGGAACAAATAAAAATTTATTTGTTGAATTAATTAAATCATAGCATTCAAGTAAAGTATTTACATCTTTAAGGCTAAAATAATCACTATAGCTTTCAGAAAACCTCATAGCTGCACAATCTTCATCTAAATCTTCACAAATGAAAAGAGGAGTGAATGTCCCAACATATGCGCCAATAATATTGAAATCAAACCATTCAATTGCATCTAACTCTGCTTCTTCTATTGATTCGGCAGCACTAGAATTAACTAGGTCTCTTAAAACCATTTCTTTGTCATAAACAGTGACAATGTGGTACCCATCATCTTCTATCATTGCTAAGCCAACAATTGATGTGTCGTTTACTGGACCATCAAAAAAAATTAAATCAGGGAATGATTCCCACAGTTTATCTCGCATATCAGTATTCATATATATCTCCGAATCTATTATTTATTGTATCAATCAGAAATTTATATGTTTTTGGAGCTGTAACATTAAGTTTTGCAAGTCCAGTCCCCAGTCCATCTATAGGGAACACAATCTGTGAAAAATTCTTTGGGATATTATCTATTGCAGATAAAATAATTTGGCAATTATCATCATACTCACTATCATAAAAAAATGAATTTTGTGACATTGAAGGGTGCTTTTTTGTTGGAATTCCATAAGCGTTGAAATGGTCACGTATTATAGCTTGACCACCTTTACCCACTTTTAAAAGATTGTCACCAAAAATAAATACACAATCTGGATTAGATTTTACTAATTCTTCAGTAAACCACTTCACTTTTTTAACATTCATGAATAATTATACGGTTTCTTTCTTCCAAAGATTTTCTGAACCAGGAACTTTTTCAGACCACCACAAAGAGTGAGTTTTTTTCTGATTGTGAAAATGATCATACCAATGTGCTTCCGAGCCATTAAGTAGAAAGAATTTTACTTTTGGTATACCAATAAAATTCTTTTCTCTCAAAAAACTAACACCATCTTCATTTAGTGTATCGTCTTCTACCAATTTGATTACATATGAATAACATGGTCTAAAATTACAATTTTCTTTAATGTGCTCTAAAGCTTCCTCAGGAGTATGAGCAAAACAATGAGTACTAAAATTTTTTGTATTTAAATGGTAAAGGTTTGTCATGATCTTTTTATAGCAGGAGGGAAATTAGTTTCAGCCCATAAGGTAACAGCATCTACTACCGTTTGATCTGTCCATTCATGAGTGTAATTTTCTGGATTTAAAACAGACACCCATGAATTTTGTGGAGCTCCAGAAACAAAGGCATTTACCCACATTTCATCAGGATTTTCTAAGACTTGTAAAATCTTGAAAGTGTTTGTGGTAATAGCAGCTTGTACTTCTACTTCATTTTGTAAGGTGACAATCGGATATTCTGACATAATATTTTATTCTTTAGTATTGTATTAAGTGCCTTCTTGCCAGCTATTAATGTAGTTGAATTGCTCTTCAGTAAGTTCATCAATTTGCAAATCTAAGGATTGCAGTTTAAGTTCAGCAACAAGTTGATCAATATCCGCTGGCACTGTATACAAGCCTGGTTGCAAATTTGAATCTGCACATAAAAATTGTGCACATAAAGCTTGGTTAGCGAAAGACATATCCATAACGCACGACGGATGTCCTTCTGCACACGCAAGATTTACAAGCCTTCCTTCACCAAGTACATAAATTTTTCTACCTTCTTCTAAGGTATATTCTTCTATATTATCTTTTACAGGTCTAAAGCTTAATGAAAATTCTTCTAAACCTTTAATGTTTATTTCAGAATCAAAATGACCAGAATTGCATAAAATTGCTCCATCTTTCATTTGTTTGAAATGTTTAACGTCAATAACATTTTTGTTACCAGTCACAGTAATGAATATTTCACCACAAGCAGAAGCTACATCCATTGTTAAAACATCAAATCCATCCATGTGAGCTTGCAATGCTTTAATTGGATCCACTTCAGTAATAACCACTCTAGCGCCCATACCTTTGGCTTTAGCAGCTAAACCTTTTCCACACCAACCATACCCAGCCACTACCACTACTTTTCCAGCAAGAAGAATATTTGTCGCACGTATAATACCATCTATTGTTGATTGTCCTGTGCCATACTGATTATCGAACATATGTTTTGTGAGGGCATCATTAACACAAATAATTGGATATTTCAAAATGCCATCTTTTTCCATAGCAGTGAGTCTTTGAACTCCTGTAGTAGTTTCTTCGGTTCCACCAATTACGTTTTCTAAAAGAAGTGGCTCTTGAGTATACAAATAATTGACCAAATCGCAGCCATCATCCATAACAAGATGTGGCTTGTAACTCAAAACTTTTTTGATATGAGAATAGTAGGATTCAGTGTCATCACCATGTTTGGCAAATACATGAATATTATCTTCAGAATTGAGAGCCTCAACTACGTCATCTTGTGTAGAAAGTGGATTGGAAGCACAAAGATAAATTGTAGCCCCTCCCGCAGCTAAAGTTTTAATTAGATTTGCTGTTTCAGTGGTGATATGCATACAAGCAGCAACACTTTTCCCAGTGAAAGGTTGTTCTTGGAGAAATTTTTGATAGATTGATTCAAGAACAGGCATTTCTCTTGCTGCCCATTCAATTCTAAGTTTTCCTTTTTCAATTAATGACATGATGTTTACCGATTATCAATAAATTTTAACAAATACAAGAAAAATTTTTTGACATAATTATTATACGAGAAAACTTAAATGTTTGATGTTTCTTTGTCTTGATTTTTAATCATCTTTTGTGCTGTAATAATTAAATCAACAATTAGCTCTGTACTTGATTCATGGTTAAGATAATCTAAAATATTCCATTCTTGTGTATGAGTGCCTTTAGCACAATCTGGTGGAATGCCTTTGCATATAAACCCTTCTGGAAATTTTGCTTCACTTAAATCTTGGACAGATATAGGTTCACGTATCCAGCCACCTTCTCTGTAGTAAAAATCAGCTATGTTGCGAGTTAAACCATCATGAGTTAAAAAATAAGTATTCCCACGATTCATATACCATATATATCCATCTTTTGTTTTTTGTTTTGCGGGATAAGGACCATAATAATTAAAATGTTCTGTATGTGATTTGTCTATTAAATGCATAAGCGGTTACCAGGTGTAGTTTTTATTTAAATTATCAACAGTTACGATTAAAGTTTTTCCAGAACCATTAGATAAACGCACCTTAAATTCGTCAGGAATTTGTTTTTTCACAGAGGAAAAAGATGTAATTAGATCTGTTATCATCCAATTCTTGGATGTTTTTTTGTTTTTGACCATTAAGCCAACTCTTAAGCCTGAAAATTGTGTCTGCATCTTTTTTCTCCTTTTTCATTGATATATTTATTATACGTAAGAATTACACAATTCTGAAATAGATTTAAGAATAATATCTTTGCCTTTTATTTTTGGTTGCCATGTTACCCAGGCTTGAATGAGCCCACAATTCATACAATATCGCAGATCATGCCCAGGTCTGTTTTCTTTATCTGTGATAGTTAAATTAGGATAAAATTCTTTTATGATATTAACAATTTCATTAATTGAAAACTTAGCATCTGTGCCCACATTAAAAATGTTATTAAGCATTCCTTTAGTAAGAACAGCGTAAATTGCTTCTGCATGATCAGTGACATGAATGTACTGCCTAATTGCTTCTCCGTTGCCATAAACTGGCAAAGGTAAATTGTTTTTAGCATTGTACACAAATTTAGGAATTAATTTCTCGTTGTTCTGTCTTCCACCCACAGTGTTGCAACCTCTTGTGATTGTGTACTTTAAGCCATAGGTGCGCCCATATGCAATAACTAATTGCTCAGAGGCCGACTTAGTAGCAGAATAAGGAGAAGAGCAATTAATAGGATCAGTTTCTGTAGACCTTTTTGTTCCCCATATATCTCCATACACTTCATCAGTAGAAACTAAATGAAACCAAATGTTTTTGTCTTTGCATTTTTCCAAAAGATTATATGTCCCCACAACATTTGATTGAACAAATGAAAATGGGTTTGTTACACTTCTATCTACATGTGTTTCAGCCGCAAAATGAACAATTGCCTCAATGTCTTCTGGAATAATTAATTGTGGGTTTGAAACATCAAATGGCATGAAATGATAATTTTGATGTTTTTTAAGAGGTCCATGTTCAAGCATGCTTCCTGTTTTTAATGCGTCATAATTAATTACAAAAATATTTTTTTCTAAGCACAAATCAACAAAATAACTTCCAATAAATCCTGCCCCTCCTGTAACTAAAATTTTTTTGAACTCTCGTTTTATCATGAATGTATTTTACAGTATAATAATTTAATGGCAAAATTAAGTGTAGTTCTTCCAAGTTGGGGTAGAGAAATGCTTACTCTTAGATTATTGAATTCTATAAGTTTGCAAACTTTAGACGACTATGAATTTTTTTTCTTAGGAGATAAATGCCCTGTTTTTGATAAAATTGTGGCAAGTGAAGATTTTGCGTTTTTTAAAAAAATTATTGGTGATAGAATGATTGTTAAAAACTTTGACACACATGATGGCACTTCTTGTCAAGCAATTAACTACGCTATGAAAAATTGCACTGGTGATTTTTTTATGTTTCTGAGTAATGATGATAATATTTTCAACAATCATTTTGAGCTTTACTATGAGATGTCTGCTAAAAGCGGAAAAGATTTTGGGCTTTTTAACACGAGTATAGATAGAGGTAATGGAATTCTTGAGTTAAGAGTTCCAGAGCTTGCCCCAAGCAAAATAGGGCATTCAGAATTATGTGTGAGTAATGATATGGTTAAAAAATTACCAGCTCACACAAGAAATTATGGTCATGATTGGGAATTTATTGTGAACGCCGTAAATGCTGGGTGTCAATACCAATTCATGCAGAACTCTCCAACATATATTGTGAATTTAGCGCCAAGAGAACATAATTGGGAAGCTCAAAGAATAGTTTGATTTTCAAATCTAACAAATTCTTTTTTAAGGAATTCATAATCAACAAATTTGTTTTGTATGTCTGAATAACTGTTGAATTGCCATGCAAGATGTGGATAAATAGCAAATGCATTTACTTGCGGTTGAACTAATGCATAAATTACATCCACTGGTAAATTTTTATTGTTTGAGATTGTGTCTCTGAGTGGTGCAAAAAGGTTGTTTTTTATACAAAGTGCATGTGCGGTGTAAGAATGTGAAATTTTATATAAGTTATCTTTTACTAATTCTGGCTTTAGATGATGTGAAGCCCCCAAATATAACATATCAAAATTATCAGGAACTACATTTAAAGCTCTGTGTAAATCTTCGTTAAAGCTTTCTGAAAACTCAACATCATCTTCAAAAATAAAAAGTGATTTTTCATTGTTTTTGATTGATTTGTTTAATAACTCAATATGTGATAATCTTACACCCTCCTCGCCTTTTAACAACGGACCATTATAATCTAATTCATGTCCATTGATAGCATCAAAAAAAGAATAAGGAATTTGATATAACTCAAATTGCTTAGCTATGACACTTCTTCTATCCAATCTATGTGCTAAAGATATTACATGTGTGTTATTAAACAAATCTAATTTAGTCATTACACTTTCATCCATCTTGATGGAACTAAATCTTTTTCATCGCCATCAACAGCAGGTCCAAACCACACTGGAGGAGCAACTACTTCGATGTTTTTTTCTGGGAAAAACATCTCAGCTAATTTTGCACCCCACCAAGAAAAAGATGAATTAGCAATAACATGCTTAGTGCAAAAGCTCATAAGATATAAACTCATCCAATCTGACTCTTCAATGAAAATAGCTCGCGATTCTACAAAATTCTTGTAGCACCAATCCATATCATTTGTAAACACTAAGATTTTTTCAAAATCACCAAGTTTCTTTAATGCTTTATGATAATGATCGGTGGGAACAATTGGATGATGATTTGGTAATTGCAAATAATCTCCTCGTCTAATGTGCAAAGCCACACAATCTAAAGTAAAAAGAAAAGGGTATTTTTCTTTCATGTGGTCAATGATTTCTTCGGTTGGTTGAAAAATTTGTGCTAAATCTTCTTGGCTTTTTTCAAAATACTTTTCTGATTGAAAATACCCTTTATACAAATTGTAACAATCTGGCTCATAAGGAATTTCTTCAAAATTAAAAGGGCAAAAATGTTGAATTTGTGCTTGATACAGCAGTGGAGGAGGAGAAATACTGAAATTTCTGAGAATCGTTTTTTCATAAGATTCAATATCAGCTTTATGTTTATCCTTGATAATATCAAGATTTTCTCTATAATTCAATGTATGAAATGTCGTGTTATTTTCTTTTGCCTTAGCATAGCTGAAGCAAAGTTGAAATAACATGTTGCCTAATCCGCCTTCTATATATGTAACTACCATTTTTTATCCTTTAAAATAAGATCGCATCCTAAATTTTTAACTACCTCATATTGTTTGTCAAGAACTTCAAAAAGTTTCTTTGAATCTGCTTCATAATTCACTTCTACAGAAATGATTTTTGGATTGAAATTTTCTAAAATATTTTTTAATATTTTAGATTCACCACCTTCAGTATCAATTGACAAATAATCAATTGGAGAATTTATAGGAAGGAAATGATCAAGCGTGAACATTTCAACTTCAATTCCAATTTGTTCTCCATTTGATTCATAAGTTTCTTTGTTTATTCTAAACATATGATTTGCATCATAATAATCTAATACGCCACTGAGCATATCTGCGTTTCCAACTACTTTCAAGAATTGTACTTTTTTATTTTCATGTCCAATTGCACAGTTAAAGCATTTAGAGTGAGATCTATTCGATATTAATTTTTGAAAAGCGTCATCTACTGGCTCAAAACAAAAACCTGTCCAACCTAGTTTTTCAAAAAAGTAACTATTAGAAAGTTTTATTCCATCATAAGCTCCTATATCTACAAATACTCCGTCCGTTTTGTTTTTGAAGAAAGTTTCGTAAATATATTGGTCTTGACCGTATTGACTGTAGAATTCGCTCATCATGTAAATTGTACAATATGTAAATGGATTTTACTTTTGGAATTTGTGTGACTAAAGAAAATAAACACTTACATCCAATTATTTATAATCAAATTAAAAATCAGAAAATACCAAATAAACAAATAATATTCATTGGAGATATCTATGATAATTTGAACAAAGATTGGTTATGTGAAAACCTCTATGATGATTATATTCATTTTGACGAAACACAAAAAACTGGATGGATCACAAAGAAAAAAAATTTGATTGTAGAAAACGCAAAATATGAAAATATAGTTTTAATGCATGATTATATTGTTTTAGAAAATGGCTGGTATGAAGGATTTTTAAAGTTTGGTAATGACTTTCAAGTGTGCATGAACCGTGTACACAATCTCGATGGAAAAAGAAATATAGATTGGTTGGTTTATTATCAAGATTATCAGTTGCCAAATGCCGAACAACTCTTACCTTATGATCAAGAGTTTTCAAAAATTATGTACATTCCTGGGTTTTATTGGGTGGCAAAAAAAAATGTAATGCAAGAATTTCCGCTTAATGAAAATTTGATATGGGGTGAGGCAGAAGATGTTGAATGGTCAAAAAGAGTGAGGAGTAAATATAAATTTACTATGAATTCCCATTCTGCTGTTAAATTTCTTAAACAAAAAGAATATGTTTTAAATGAAATGAGCAAAGAATCGTTAAATTTGGTAAAAAACTTTTATAATAATTACTTCGGTGAACAATGAATCATATAATCAATAATTATTTTGAAAACGTATTTGTAATTGCTCACCCTGAGTCTCAAAGATTTCAAGCATTTAATGAAAGATGGGAAGGTTTAAATTATAGATTGTGTCAATTTGTAATGCAAGGTTTGAATTGTGTTTCTAAAGATGGCTTAGCCGTACATAATCTACCAAGTATACCTAATGATATTCCTTTGCTTGATCCATTAAGTGATGGTCAAGTTGCTTGTGCTTTGGCACACATGTTGATTTATCAAATAATTGCTAATGAAAATTTAAGTAATTGTTTGATTTTAGAGGACGACTCTGTTTTTAATACATTATCAAATTTAGAAATTGCTTTAAATTCTGATTATGATATTTTGGCATTGTTCACAGCTGATTGTGATTTGTACACTACTCCGCATTTAGCAAGTCCGTACACTGATAAATATACAAGAGCTGGAACTTCAGCTTATGTTATCAGAACGTCTAATATAGCTTGTGATCTTTATGAATCGCAAGTTAAAAAAATGAATACAGCGGATGGTGTAATCATGAGGAGTGATAAAAAGATTTATGCTGTTTATCCTCCAGTGTGTTCTTGTGATGACTCACCTTCAATTATAGTTAATGGGTTTTATTAAATATGAAAAAATTAAAAGTATGGTTCGATAGTTTCTGGGGCACCTTCGATAAGAAGGATAACTTTTTTGTTTGGGTTTTAAGCCAAACACATGACGTAGAAGTGACAAGTGAAAATCCTGATATTATTTTCACTGATTCACCTAATTTCCAAAAAAATGGCAATGCTAAGGCTGTCTATTTTAGCGGAGAGCCTTTTTTCAACTCAGGCGCATGTGATTATGCACTTACTTCATTTTATGTGGACAGTGAGACACATTTAAGGCTACCTTTGTATCCGCTATATGCCTATGATTTATGGAAATTCGGAATAACAAAATCTTATAAATCAATTTTAACAAGAGATTACACAAAAGAAATTTTAAATGAAAAATCTAAACTGATTACATACATTTCACAAGGTGCGGGTGGCAAATGTCCCAGAGAAGCAATTGTTAATCATTTTTTGACCAGGATGCATGTTGACTGTGCAGGTAGACACATGAACAACCACCCAGTCATACCAGGAGAGCCTGGTGCCATTACAGGATCACAAGCTAAAATTGATTTTCTTAGACAATACAAGTTTTGCTTTGCTATTGAAAACAATGATGAATTCAATGGCTACAAAGGGTACACTACAGAAAAGATTTTTGAACCAATGATAGCAAATTGTATTCCTATTTATTGGGGCAGTGATTTGATTAATGATGACTTTAATAGCGAAAGTTTTCTTAACGTTAAAGCATTCAAAGATTTTGATGAACTTGCAGATAAAGTAATTGAAATTAACAACGACAAAGACCTATATATTTATTATTTGATGCAACCTTATGTCACATATAATAAATATTTTGATATAGATTATCTTGTTGAATTATTCGGCAAGATTATTTAATCTTCACTAGCTTTCTGGGTTGATCGCCATGATAATTACTTTCAATAAAAGTAAAATCGATTTGATTGGCTAAAACCCATTCAAAAAATGCTTTTTGCTCATGTTGATTCAACTTTTCTGGTGCTGGGTAAAACCACTCGTCAAATAAAATAAGAGTGCCAGGTTGAATCATATGAGTGAGGTTATCTAAAACTGTTTTTGTGCTAGAATATAAATCACAATCAATATGTAGCAATGCAATTTTTTCAGGCTCACGTCCTTCAAGCCATTTAGGTAAACTTTCAGAGAACCAACCTTTTACTAAATTAACTCCTTCAATATCAGGCACTTCTCCGTTCAAACTGAAAAATCCCTTTTCTAAATCTGTTCCAGTCCAATCTTCTGGTAAACCCTCAAAACTATCAAATCCATAAAAATTATAAAAAGCAGGTAGTCTATTTCTAAAATACGTGATTGTGCTCCCTGTGTGTACGCCAAATTCTAAAACTAAATTTGATTCTTTACAAATGTTTTTAATTGCTAAATCCCAAAGCATCTATTAGTTGTACAACAATTATATGACACAAACTTACTTTCTTGACATAGATGGGGTGCTATTGGTGCATTATGGTTCTCTTAGAGCACAGCTTTCAGACCAGAATTTATCAATGATTACGATGACAAGGCAGTTTTTAGATACTATTGAAAAAAACGGGGCTAAAATTGTATTAACGACAGGTAGAAGAAATTCAACAAGAAAACAAACCGAAGATCAATTAAGAAAGTTAAATATATTTTATGATGAATTAGTAATGGGTTGCGGAAGAGGTGAAAGAATTGTTGTTAATGATCTTAAGCCCAACTCAAACATGAAAACAGCCTTCAGTTTTACTCCCAATAGAAATGGAATCACTGAAGATGAAATTGAAAAAATAATCAAGCCTTGTGAAGAAAGACCTTGGGGTAATTTTTCCACTCTAGCTTATAATAAAAAATATCACGTGAAAGAAATAAAAGTGTTGCCAGGAAAAGCATCAAGTTTACAATCTCATCAGCATCGTGATGAGTTATGGTTAATTATTGAGGGGAATGGCATCTTTGTTCTTGAAGATAATCAACATCCAATTGAAAAAGGATCTGTGTGTCAGGTCAAAAAAAATGAAAAACATAGAGTAGTTAACACTGGAGACACAGATTTGATTTTTATTGAAATTCAAACTGGAGAGAAATTCTCTGAAGATGACATAACAAGATATGAAGATCAATTTGGTAGAGTCTAATCATTCATAAAAAAGTGTTTCAGAGTTAAGATCATTTATTTGGTTTTTAATTTCTTCGTTATATACTCCAGCCTTCAAAACTATTATAGGTTTCTCAATATCTTTTAAAATATTTGGAGAGCAAACTTCAAAAGGAGTGCCATATAACCTCTTGCCTTGCTTTGCTACATCGTTATCTATAATACAGCGAATCTTTGAAACATCGAGACCAAACATTATTAAGTTTTGTGAAAAAATATGTGCACCGAATAAAAATATGCTTTCTGGACCACAATTTTTAATTTTTTCATTTATATCAATTATGAGTGATTGGTAATAGTTAACATAACTTTCAAAAACATTCTTATTGTGAGTATACAAATCATTAGGCAATTCTATTATATCATAGTTTTCATCATGCTGTACGCAATAAAAAATGCTATGATCTTCTAAAAAATATTCTTTTTCTAATATTTTCAAATTAAATAATGATAATAAATATTCGGTGTAAGGTTCTGACAAAAAGAAAGTGTGTTCAAAATTTAAACAATTACTATATTTTTTTTCTAGCATTTTTTGCATGTTTGGTACTGAAAAAATCATTTTTTTATCTTTTTTAATCAAAGATGCCATTTTTTTCATGATTGCCATTGGTTCATAAATGTGTTCATAAAAATGACTATGAATTAAACAATCAAAATCTTCATCATATTCGAAATTTTCATCAAAAATATCTTTTTTGAAAACAGCTTTACAATTATCTATCGGAATAGGGTTCAAATCTATAATTGTCCAAGGTATTGTTTTTTCAGAACAATATTTCTCATATAAAATTCCATGAGATCCACCAATTTCCAAAACTTGGTTTGGATTTGTTTTTCTGATAAAATTAGCAAAAGCGCGATGATGTTCAGACCATATTTTGCCTATAGCTCCTGCATTGTGAGCTTCTGGATACAGAATGTCAAGTGGAATTAATTCTTTCAATTGTATAAAGCCTGTAGTTTTGTCAATTTGCCAAATCATGTCATGTTTAAGGTCATCTTCTGGACAAGTGTCTACGCAACCCATGAAGACAGGAACATTCTTAAATACATGAAGATTTTCTAAATTTTCATTTTGATCAATTAAACAATTTTTTCTTGTGATTATATTTTTCATTGTCTTTTTCTGATATGTTTTAAAATAAATTTTGTAAAACCAAAACCAGGCAAAAACTGATCTACTTGCCAAATATAATTTCCTAAAAGTTCTGATAAATCTGCTATACCACAAGTATAGTGTGCCATTGCTCCTAAAATTCTTTCTGTTTTATAAGTGTCGTTTTTTTCATGAGCAAATAACCTATCAATACCAAAATTTTTAAGTTTTTGTTTTGCAGATTGTGTAATATAAAAGCTATTCGTCATCACTGCATAGCCTTCTTCGGTTGGAAACTTACAATTAAATAACGACTCAAATTCTTCAACTCCGCACCCAGGGCATGGATCATCTTTTAAAAAATATCCACACAATGTGACAAGCTTTTCTCCTTGAGACAATTTCCTGAAATTATCTTCCCAATTATCATTGACTATTTCTAATGAGTCTTGAAATAAAAAATATTCATCTTCATCAGGATATAAATTAATTGCATGCACATAAGCGCCAATTTCATATTTCAAATTTGTATTTGAAAATAAGCATTGATACTTTTCAGATAAAACTTTAGAATCTTGGCTATCAGATGTTTCTACAATCAAAATTTTATGATTTTCAGTTTGATGGTTTTTGATTGAAGATAAAAATCTTTCTAAAATATCTGGACTTTTATGAGTGCAAATTACAATCATTATTTTATTGTACATCGAAGTTTATGTATAATATGCATGAATGAAAAATTTTGACGTGGTAATTACTTGCTCAGGAACTGGTTCAAGATTGAAGCCAATTACTGATTTCCTAAACAAAGCTTTGATCAAACTTGGCGATAAAGCTATAATTTCGCACATATTTGATAGTTATCCAGGAGCTTCAAAATTTATTATAACTTTAGGGTATTTAAAAGAGCAAGTTAAAGATTATATTGAGATTAACCACTCTGATTTAAATATAGAATTTGTTGAAGTAGATGACTATGAAAGCACACAATCTTCATTGCTTTACTCTTTATCATGCACATTCGACGTGATTGATAAACCTTTTTATTACAATGCTTGTGATACTTATATTTCAAATGTGCCTCATAAAAGTAATGATTTTGCCGTTTTTTCAAAAACATTTGTAAGCAACCAATATAGAAAAATAAGCGAATTGAATGATGAATCAAAAAAAATCGAAGATACGCCTGCCAAAGAGGGAGAATTTTGCTATACAGGTGTGGCTTATATTGAAAATATAGATTTATTTAAAGAATTAACAATAAAAGAATTGAATAAAAATAAAACACAAAATTTATCTGACGCACACATTCTTCAACAAATGAACATTGACTTTGTTGAAACAAAAAACTGGATAGATATTGGTAATTTTATTGCTTTAAGAAGTGCGCAAAAACAATTCAAACAAGAGATTTGCGTGTTGCCAAAAATGAATGAAGAAACATATTATGTTAATGAAAAAATTGTTAAATTTTTCAGTGATAAAGAAAAAGTAAAAAAACTTTATGAAAGAAGCAAGGTGTTATCTTCATGTGCTCCTGAATGTTATTCAAAAAATAATTTCATTTACTACAATTTTGTAAAGGGAATTACTTTATCAAAAATATTAACACAAGATTTGCTTGAAAATTTTTTAATTTGGTGTGAAAACAATTTATGGCAAAAATATAAACACACTAGTTTGAATTTTTTCAAAAATTTTTACATTGACAAAGCTTCCAAAAGAATAGAAAACTTTCATAAAAACAAAAAAAACAATTTTTCTGAAATTCAAAACATAAACTTTAGAAAAGTAAAACCTTTATCGGAACTTATAAACATCGCAAGCGAACTATTTGAAAAGTTTCCAACACAACAGTGCATTGCTCATGGAGATTTGGTTTTTGAAAATGTTATTAAAACAAATGAAGGGTTTATTTTAATTGATTGGAGAGAAGGTTTTGGCAATAGTAAAGGTGATTGGTATTATGATATTGCTAAAATGAAACACAATCTGATATTTGATCATGAAGCGATTAAAAACAATAAATTTTATGTGAAGCTTGAAAACAATCAATGTTTTTTTGATGCTGGAACTCCAGAAAAAAATCTTGAACTAATGAAAACGTTAGAGGCGTTTTGTTTACAAAGAAACATAAACATGAATGTTATTGACACTATAGTGGCGCTAATACAATTATCTTCATCTGGAGTACACACAGGTGAAGAAGCTACATTGCTTTATTGTATGGGTTGGTACAACTTAAATAAACTTATGACAATGAACGAGTAGAAATCAAATGAAAAAACTTCCTAAACTATTTATATCTCCAGTAAATGAACCAATTCTTAAATCTATTTTAAAAAGTGGATTACCAATTGGTTTTATTCTTTCACAACGGCAATTCAATCATGAAAATGGTTATGTAAGCAAAACAATTATTGATCAAGTCTTAAAATCTGAGCTAATAGTTGAAAGAGATCATTTTTGTATGGAAAAATTTGATAAAAAAATTATTGCCTTCGATGCTGAAAAATTTGATATGATTCATATAGATCCCTGGTACTTTTCTGGACGTTATAGTTCAGAATGTATAAAATGGATGCATGAATTCACTGAAGCTAACAAAAATATAAAATTTGAATTTGGAACAGAAGATTTTATTGCTAAATTTTCAACATTGTTGTTTGACATTGCTTTGAACGACATTACACCTTTTTTGGATAAAGTTGAATATATTGTGTGCCAAGGAGGATCAGTGGTTTTTGATTGTAAAAATATTTCGCCAATTGATATTGAAAAAACAAAATGTTACGTGGCTAAAGCTGAAAAGTATAAAGTGAAAGTGAAAAGACACAATTGTGATTTTCATTCTGATGAAGAATTGAAAATCTTGTGCGATCTAGGTATATCAGCTTACAATTACGCCCCTGAATTTACTTACATAAGTAATAGTGTGATTTTTGACAATTTAAAGCTTGAAGATAAAACATATTTCTTAGAACAAATTGAAAAAAATGCTCCTTGGCGAAGATGGTTACACAATCTAGAAAATGAAGAAAAAACAATCAAAAGCTGTTTGCATTATTTAGATTCAGATGACAAAATGAAAGAATATGTAGTAAAATATGAGCAAGACATAATTTCACTTGTGGGAGAAAGATTAGAACAAATATGTCAGATTGTGTAAAAAAAACAAAAACACTGTATTTGATTTTTGGAGATGCAAGAAATCAAGATTATGATGATTTGCAAGACATGTGTGAAAATATTAATTATTTTGACAAGAATTGCGAAATTATAATCAATCATCCATATGTTGATCATCCAAATGTAAAATTAAAACATGTGGTGCAACCTGTAAATCAATCAAGATTTATTTTTGGAGTTTTTGTTGATTTACTTTATTTTTTACGATCTAATCCTATAGATTTTGATCATCTTTGTTTATTTTCAGCCAATCAATATTTGATCAATTCTTTTAATCCTGAAAGAAATGTCAATTATTTGCAATTTTATAATTGCCCAAATTGGGACTTTACATATACAGGAAAAGATTTTACAAACATTACAATTGGTAATCCTTTAATACAATATGAAACACATAATTGGGATGAAAAAGGAATGAACTTATTTTTAGAGGTTGAAAATGCAATGGTGAGTAACTGGGAGTATGCATTTCTCACTGATGAAGCTGTAAGATTGTGCCAGATGTATTTAGATAATGCATTCGATATATACCCTAATAGAGACTTAATACAATTGTTTCCAGGCTACATGGCATTAAAAACAGGTCAACCTTGGATGTTTCCGCCATTTTTCGGCACATTTGATCCTTCAAATAGAATAAATAATCACAATTCAGTCATTACAGAATCACAAATTGATCAAAAGTTAATTGAAAATTATTGTTCAGTGAAGCGAGTTGGTTATAAGAAAGACTGTCATTTAAAGCAATATATCAAAGAAAAAACGTATAAGAATTATTAATGAAATTTCAGATTAATTTTATTGCACATACAAGACAAGAAAATTTAACAAGAATTTGTGAGGAAATTTATAAAATTGATGATGATTTGAAATCTCAAATACAAATCAATGTGTTGAATGATATATTTTGTAAAAAAAATGTCATTGACGAATTAGAAAATAAATTTCGACAATCTGGAATAGTTTTCAATAACTACATACAGTTGCAACCTTGTTACATTGATAAATGTAGAATAATGTCTGAATCTAAAACTGATTATATAATCAAGTATGACGAAGACATTTTTCTAACCACTGAAGCTTGGAATAATTTTTTGTCTGATGCAGATAAAATTGATTGGAACAAAACTGCTTGCTATGCGCCATTGATTAACACAGGAATTCCTAGCATAGAAACGTTTTTAGATTATTTCTGTGACGTGGACACTAGAAGTTACTTTAGAATGCTTTTTGAACAAATTAAAATTGAAAACATGTGGGGTGCGAATTTTGAATCTCTAAATTACTCAAAAGAAAATCCATATGATTTTTTTGATCAAGTAAATAAATTAACTCACTATTACAAAGGCATACACCCATTAAGGGTTTCAAGTGAAATACAAAATCTTTTAGTGGATTATGTTTTAAGTAACAGTGCATGGAAAAATCCAAAAATTAAAGACAATCTTCTTCAATCAAATCCAGCTTATTTTTGTAATAGTGCATATATGATGCCTACAAGTTTTTATAAAGAAGCTTATCAAGGCATGATGTCTGAAAAATACGTGATGGATGGATTCGATGAAGTGGGCTTGAATCAATATGTTTCGGATAAAAATAAAAATTTCGTTTTTAATTTGAACTCAGTGGCAGTTCATCCAAGCTATAACACAATAGGAATAATATATAATGACATCAGTAAAAAATTCTTTTCAAATATTTGACACTCAATTTTCTCATGCTATTTCAGCAGGGAGTCCTTACAATGATATTTCTATTCCATTTGATTGGAAAAGAAAAGAAATAATCATTGACGAAAGACCAATCTTTTTCACGGAATCATGTTATGAAATGTCCAAAAATATTTCTGCACCGAATAAAATTTTATGGGTGCTAGAAAGCCCTTTTATGGTTGGTGATAGCATAGTTGAAGATTTACTTCAAAACTACACCGATTTTAAAACAATTTTAACACACGATGACAGACTATTACATTTACCTAATGTAATCAACTTCCCAGTTGGTGGATGTTGGGTTAGAGAGCAAGATTGTAATGTTTATGAAAAGAATAAAAACTCTGTTTCTATGGTTACATCTACAAAGGTATTCACGGCAGGGCAAGTGCTTAGACATAGAATTTCAACTCACAAAGCCATTACTAATTTTGGACCGCAATTTAGACCTTTAGATTACAAGCTTGATGCTATGAAAGATTTTCAATTCCATGTTTGTATTGAAAATGTTAGCAACAATTCATATTTCACAGAAAAGATAGTAGATTGTTTTGCGACAGGAACAATTCCAATTTATTGGGGATGCAAAAATATCTCAAATTATTTCAACACCAAAGGAATCATAGAAGTGGATGACTATGATGAATTAGTGCACGTGCTTGATAATTATGAAAAGTTTGAAATTGATCAAAATGCAATTAAAGAAAACTTTGAAATAAGCAAAGAGTATTGGCTTCCTGAAACAAGAATATTATCTATATTTGGATGATGGATATTCATGAATATGTCTTTCAAATACTGGAATACCAGTATTGTGTAAAGAATAATATTTTCCATCTGGTTTGCAAACCCATGCTTCAGCGGCGTGTCTTTCTTCTCCCAAAGGAGCATTTTCACGCCAAGGCTCCCAATACAAATATTGTAGTTTTTTAGCATGTGAGGATTTTGTCCAAAAAAAGTTCCCACTAAAGTGTTTATATGGATGGTCATGATAATCTACCCCCACTGCATCATAACTATTTAAAAGCTCTAAACATTTTTTATATTGTGTAATGTTAAAATACGACATTACATCAATATGATCTTTTTGTTGTTGTGTAAATGGAGTGGTTGCACTTTTTGACATAACGTATAGAGCTTTTATATTATCATGTTCACAATCTGATTTTAAAAGGTTTATAGTTGGAAATTCAAATTCTTCATGATAGGTGTTTTTTGCATAAAACAAAACGTTATTTGCAATTTTACCCTTTACATAATCTGCCACTTCTTTAATATTGCCATTAATTGAATACACAATAGCATTACAGTCTTCAAGTATTCCAGAATCAACTAAATGACCGTTCACTCTGTCAAAACTTTGCTTCCAATTTTGTGCCACTGCAATATGAAAATAAATATTAAACTTGTCTTGCATAATCAAATTGTACAATTATAAAGTGGTTGAATTACAAAACATACAAAATTTGGTGGGCAATCACGTTGCACCATATATATACAATTCAGATGTTTTTGAAGAAGGAAAAACATCTATTTATTACTCTGGACCATATTGGGACAACAAAGAAATTGAAGCAGCAATAAATTCTTTTTTGAATGGTAAATGGATTACTGCTGGTGAAAAAGTACACAAATTTGAATATGAATTCAGTAAAAAATTTGGAGTGAAGCATTCACATATGGTCAATTCTGGTAGTTCAGCTAATTTAGTATTGATTGCAGCTTTAAAGAAAAGATACGATTGGCGTGATGAAGATGAAATCATTGTGTCGCCAGTGGGATTTGCCACTACAATTTCAGTGATATATCAAAATAGACTTAAACCAGTTTTTGTGGATATTGAGTGGGACACACTCAACTTTGATATTTCACAAATTGAAAACAAAATTACGTCTAGAACAAAAGGTATTTTTGTTTCACCTGTTCTTGGTAATCCGCCTGATATGGATAAATTACAGGAAATAGCAAACAAACACAATCTCATTTTAATTGGAGACAATTGTGACAGTTTGGGTAGCAAATATGATGGAAAAAATATATCAGATTACTACTCTGCTTTTTCAAACTCTTTCTACCCTGCGCATCACATATCTACTGGTGAAGGTGGCATGGTTTGTAGCAACGACAACGAATTAAAATCTCTGTTTGTAAGTTTATCATGGTGGGGTCGAGATTGTTATTGTGTTGGTTCTGCAAATTTATCTGCTTGTGGTACATGTCAGAGAAGATTTGATAATTGGTTACCTAATTATCATGGGATAATTGATCACAAATACGTTTTTGCAAACATGGGATATAATTTGAAACCATTAGATTTACAAGGCGCAATAGGTTTAGAGCAATTAAAGAAATTTGATGAAATTGATTTAAGAAGAAAAAAATCAAAACAAACAATTGAAAAGATTTTTATTGATAATATTAAAGGAATAAGAGGGGTAAAAACTTTAGAAAAATCTGACCCTTGTTGGTTTGGCACTCCATTTATTTGTGAAAACTTTGATATTAAACAATCACTTGTTTCTTATTTAGAAAAAAACAAAATACAAACAAGAAATTATTTTGCTGGAAATATTCTGTTACATCCTGGATATAGTTTCCTAGATGATTTCAATAAATATCCAGAAGCGAATCAAGTGTTAGATAAAGTTTTTTTTGTTGGAGCTGCGCCGCATTATAGTGATTCTGTTTTCAATTACATAGAAAAAGTAGTTAAAGGTTTTTCAAATGCACAGTAAAAAAATATTAGTTTTGGGTCAAGGTTTATTAGGCACTGAAATAACTAAACAAACAAATTGGAACTACTTGTCTAGAAAAGATCATAAATTTGATATTTGTAATTTTGAAAATTTTAAAAAAACTATGTTGAACTATGATACAATTGTTAATTGTATTGCTAATACCAACACTTACTCTGAATCGAAGGAAGAACATTGGAACGTAAATTATAAAGCAGTGTATGATTTGTGTTTGTTTTGCAAAGATAATAATATAAAATTAGTTCATATAAGTAGCGATTTTGTTTATGCGAACAATTCAATAGTTGAGCCGTCGGAATTACAGCCTCCAATTCCTAGTGAAAATTGGTATTCCGTGACAAAACTTCTTGCAGATTGTGTAATTGAATTAGTTTGTGATAATTATTTAATACTAAGATGCACACACAAAAATTTCCCTTTTCCCTATAATGAAGCTTTTGTGGACAGAATTGGCAATTTTGATTATACTAATGTAATTGCAGATATAATAATAAAAATGATAGAAAAAAATGCTCAAGGTTTATTTAATATAGGAACTGAAAAAAAATCAATTTATGAATTAGCTGTGCAATCAAATAAAAATGTTAAGAAAGTGTGTTCGCCTAATAACGTGCCAAAAGACACATCTATGGATTTAACTAAGATGAAAGAGCTTCTATCTTCATAAGATTTTCAGGAGATATTTCAGTAAAATCACAATATTTTAACTTCATACATCTGACTATTGAATTAGTGTTCATTTTAAATTGTGTTTTTGATCTTACCTGCTCAGACCATTTTAAATCTTCACTTTGTCCCCATATCAAATTTTCATCCAAAGGATTATCCAACATAAATTTAGTCTTAGCAACCCAGTAAGTTCCAGATATATACATCAAATTTGTTAAATGCGTGATATTGTATGGTAAAAAGAATTCTCTTGTTACAACAGGTCCTTTAGGAGGTATAATATCAAATGGATTCAGACACCAATCTCTGAATCTAGTATTGTTACTATTCAAAATTACATTCATTGCAATATCAAAATCATTGCCAAAATTTAAAAAACCTTTATACCAATTTGCTTCAAATTCTATATAATCGTGTAAAAGCACAATATTTTCAAAATTTGCATTTTGGCATAGTATATTTTTTTTCTTTGTAATCCATCCTTCTTTTTGTGTTTCATCAAAATAAATTACTTTTGATTTACTGTCTACATCTTCTATGTCACCGATAAAAAGTATTTCATAATTAGGTATATTTAAAAGATGAATGCTTCTGGCTAAAGTTTGATGTAAGTCTTTATTTGAGCGAGAGGCACAAATCCCAAAAGTAAATTCCATTCATTAATTGTACAATTTAGAAATGAATGGAAATAACCTTGCAATTATTGTTCCAATACATTTTCCAAAAATTGAATGGTTAAAAAAACTATGTGAGAGCTACAATTTGATTAAGCCAGATATTGATTTATATATAGTTGTAAGTGAAGAAGAGCAAAATAAATTAAATTTTTACCAGGAAATAGTAAACCCACATCAAATTATAATTTGCCCAAATGTAAATTCAAGCAGAAGCCCTGTAACATATAAAAAAATGTATGGGTTACATGAAGTTTATAAAATGCAAAAATACTATGGATATGCGTGTGTAGATTCTGAAAGTTTATTTATAAATACGGGGTTTGAGGAATCATTCATGAGATTCTATAATGACAAAGTTTTATATTGCTATCCTACAGATGTGGATTTCTTGATAAATATTCAACACCAAAGTTCAAAGTTTTTTAAAGAAAATGAAGAGCTGAAAAAATTCAAAAAAATGTATTCTGTTTGGAATACAATACCTTGGTTTGTAGATCAGCATTTGGGATCATATTTTAAAGACATAAAATATGATGAAGGTTTTTTCTTTAAGTGTGATTGGGAGGTGTTCGACCAATTAAGCTATCAAGCATGGTTAATTTCTAAAAATTTGTATAAAATAAGCGATATTCAATATAGGCTTGAATACCCTGAAGACATGAAAGAAAGTGAAAGAAATATATTTAAAAACATTTCCATTGATTGGATCAGATTTGGCGCAAGAAATTTATCGTGTTTTGCAAATAATAAACCTTTAATGTATTTTCACACCGATAGGGATCAAGGATAAGATGAAAAGAGAAAATATAGAAATTATTGTTTCAGAACAATCACTTTATGATGGATTTAATAGCTTTATAATGAGTGATGATGTCAAAGTATTTGGTAAACTTTTAGCACGTACTTTATTGTTCGAAAGTGTTAAAAATATCCCAGGTGATATTGTAGAATGTGGTGTTTTCAAAGGATCTGGTATATATAGTTTTCTGAAATTAAAAAGATATTTATGTCCGAACACCAGTAAAAAAGTTATTGGTTTTGACATGTTCAATTCTGAAGAATTAATAAATAGTTTAAAAAGTGTAGATAAAGAAGCAATGTCCGAGCTTTTCAATGGGCGCAACTTTAAACACGAGCAAAATTACAAAAACTATTTAGAGGCAAATATTTTATCAAATGGCTTTTTGCCACATGAATTTGAATTAATTCAAGGAGACATATCTAAAACTGCTTTAAAATATGTAGAGGAAAACCCAGGTTTTAAAATTTCTCTTTTATATTTAGATTTAGATCTAGGTGAGCCAACTTATGATACATTGTGCGCACTATGGGATAGAGTTTCAGTTGGCGGCTTAGTTATTTTTGATGAATATGGCTACGCTAAATGGTCTGAATCTGAAGGGGTAGACAGATTCTTCAAAGACAAAAATATTGAAATTATTTCTCTAAACTACATTTGTCCAACTGCATACGTTAAAAAAATTGTATAATTTTTAATATGCCTAAAATAAATCTCACTGGACATAAAGGATTGGTAGGATCAGCAATCAAAGCAGAAATTTCAACTATTGATTACACTAAAAGAATTAATAATTTAGAAGATTATTCAAATTTTTTAACAGAAAATCAAATTGATACAATAATACACACAGCTGCTAAAGTTGGTGGAGTTGTAAGTAATTACAACAATAAAATTGACTTTTATTTGTTAAATAGTAACTTGAATAACATTGTTTTTGAGGCTGCTCTTAAGACAAATGTAAAAAAACTTATTAATTTTTCTTCTACTTGTGTATTTCCAGACAAAGTAGAGTACCCATTAAAGGAAGAGTATATTTTTGAGGGTCCTCCTCACTACACGAATGATTCTTATGCTTATGCTAAAAGAATGATGCAACATCTTTGTATAGAGGCTAAAAAGTTAGGACATAATTACTTCACAATTGTGCCAACAAATGTTTTTGGATTAAATGATTATTATAATCTTCAAAATTCTCATGTTTTACCTGGAATGATTCACAAATGTTTTTTGGCTAAACAGAATAATACTGAATTTGTCATTTGGGGATCTGGCAAACCCTTGAGAGAATTTATTTATTCCAAGGATTTAGCAAGAATCACAAAACAACTAACTAATATTGATCATGATTATGATTCTGTAATTGTTTCTAACGGAAATGAAATATCTATTGAGGAATGCGCTTATACAATTGCAAAGGCTTTTGGGTTTAAAGGTAACATTGTTTACGATTCATCTAAGCCCGATGGACAATTCAGGAAACCAACAGACATTTCAAGGTTAAAAGAATTAATCCCAGATTTGACTTTTACACCATTTGAAGATGCAATAAATGAATCAATTGAATGGTTTGTTACAAATTATGAACAAATAAGAAAATGAAAAAAGCTTTAATCACAGGAATTTCTGGACAAGATGGTTCGTATTTAGCGCGACATCTCTTAGACCTTGGATATGATGTTCATGGAGTTGTAAGGAGACATTCTGTGCCACAAAATCAAAGCTATAGATTGAATAGTTATTTTGAAGAATTAAAATTGCATTATGGTGATTTAACTGACCCTATGTGTATTTTTAACCTCATAAATAGAATCCGACCAGATGAAATTTATAACCTTGCAGCGCAATCGCATGTACGAATTAGTTTTGACATGCCTGGATACACTAACCAAGTCAATGCTCAAGGTTTTTTAAATATTTTAGAAGCAGTGAGGGTAATAGATAAAGACATAAAAATTTATCAAGCTTCATCAAGTGAAATGTTCGGTAATTCAATTGATGAAGATGGATTCCAAAGAATAACCACACCAATGCACCCAGTTAGCCCATATGGTTGTTCAAAATTAGTAGCACACAATCTGGCAATGAATTACAAACATTCTTATGATATGTTTATAGTTTCAGGCGTTTTATTCAATCATGAAAGCCCACAAAGAGCAACTAATTTTGTAACAGCAAAAGTTGTGGAAGGGGCTGTGACAATTAAAAAAGGAATCAAATCAGAATTAAAGTTAGGTAATTTAGACGCCGCTAGAGACTGGGGACATTCCAAAGATTATATAAAAGCTATGCATTTAATGATGCAGAATACATCCCCTAAGGATTACGTTGTTGCAACTGGCGAAAGCAGAACAGTTAAAGATTTAACACAATATGTTTTTAACAAACTAGACATGAATTATTTAGATTATGTTACTCAAGATGAAAGATTTTTAAGACCAGAAGAATTAAATGTCTTAAAAGGTGATTCTTTCCCTATCAGAGCTGAATTAGGATGGCAACCAGAATACAGTTTTGAAAGCATGATTGATGAAATGATTGAATGGAGAGTAAATGCAATATGATAAAACTTGTGATTTTTGATTTGGATGGTGTTTTAGTAGATACGCCTGATATGCATTTTGAAACTTTTGCACAAGCTTATTATGACTTTACAAATATTTCAATAACTAAAAAAGAACATGATTTGGACTTCAATGGAAGAAGCACTAAGACAAAATTAAAAATTCTTGGTGAAAGAGATAACTTAGAATCTACGACAAAACAAAATATCTGGAATAAAAAACAAGATTATACATTTGACTTTATCAGAGAAAAAATATGCGTGGATGAAACTAAGATTGAGCTTTTGAGATTTTTAAAAAACGAAGGTTACAAAATAGCATGTGCCTCAAATGCAATTCACCGCACCGTTGAAAGCATTCTTGAAAAAATGCAGATTTTGGAATATTTTGATTTAATTTTATCAAATGAAAATGTAAATAACCCTAAGCCTTCTGCTGAAATATATTTGAAAACAATGATTGATCTCAATTGTAATCCATCAAACACATTGATAATTGAAGATTCAAAGGTTGGATATGAATCTGCCATTTCAACAAATGCAGAAGTGCTAAGAGTGGTAAATGCAAAAGAAGTGACGCTTGAAAAAATCAAGGATCATTTAGATAACTTGGTGATAAAATCATTAAAACAAAAATATAAAAATTCTAAGCTTACAGTAGTAATTCCTATGGCTGGAGCTGGATCAAGATTTGAAGTGGCAGGCTACACCTTCCCTAAGCCTTTGATTGAAGTAAAAGGGAAGCCAATGATACAATTAGTTTTAGAAACACTAAATATTGAAGCTAAATATATCTTTATCGTGAGAAAAGAACACATAGCAAAGTACTCTTTAAAAGAATTTTTGAATCAAATTGCTCCTGGATGTGAAGTAATAACCACTGACGGCTTAACAGAAGGATCGGCATGTACAGTGTTACTTGCAAAAGAATTTATTGATAACGATAATCCTATTCTAATGGCAAATTCTGACCAATATATTGAATGGGATGCGTTTGAGTTCATGAAGAACAACATAAATAATAATTTCGATGGCTCAATTTTAACTTTTGAAGCAACTCATCCAAAATGGAGTTTTGTCAAAATAGATAATGAAGGTTTTGTCACAGAAGTGGCTGAAAAGAAACCAATAAGCAATATTGCAACAGTAGGAATTTATTGGTGGTTAAAAGGATCTGATTTTGTTAAGTATGCAGAAAAAATGATTGAAAAAGATATTAGAGTAAACAATGAATTTTACATTTGTCCTGTTTTTAATGAAGCAATTGCAGAAGATAAAAAGATTGGAATTTTTAATGTTGATGAAATGTGGGGAATTGGTACTCCTGAAGATTTAAATTATTTCTTGTCTACAAAAAAATGATAAAATACAATTTGCAAGATTTTGTTGGTGGTTGGTTTGTTGGTGACTTCAATCCTTCAATTGAAAAATCACAAAATTTTGAAGTGTGCATTAAAAGATACACAAAAGGTGATTATGACCATAAGCATTATCATTTGCTATCAGATGAAATTACAGTAATTGTTTCAGGTTCAGCTAGAATGAACGACACAATTTATCAAGCAAATGACATTATTCAAATAAATAAAGGTGAATCCACTGATTTTGAAGCATTAGAAGATTGTGTCACTTGTGTTGTTAAAATACCTTCATCTAAAAACGATAAATATTTAGTTGATTAATTTTGCATACTCTTCAACACAATCTGAGCATATACCATAAATATTTTCTGGAATATCTTCTACACCAAACTGCACTCTTACACAATCTTCTATAACTTCTGAGCCTGGATACGCCCACACATAGCCTTTAGATGTAAGCGTATAACTGTCTATATTGTGGAAAAAAACATTCGCTTCAGATTTCAAATCCACTAATGCTTGTAAATTTTTACAATGTATCCATAGTTTATCTTGTAATAAGAATTCTCTATCAATTTGATATTGGGCAAAATCATGACCTAAGTAAAATTTGTTTTGTTTTTTCCATACGTCTATTTCACAATCAAATCCTTTTTCTAATGCATGTTTTATGGAATCTGGGTGATTTTCCAAACATGTCTTTGCTCCTATTAAGTTACCTCTATGCGAAATCAGTTTCATAGGAATATTATACAGTGGCAATGAAATATTAAATGTGGTAACAGAATTAATTAAATTAGCTAATAAATTAGATGATGAGAAAAAATTTAATCAAGCAGATTCAATAGCTAATTATTTGATTGAATTTTCAAAATCAAAAGCATTGAAATCTTCCACGATAGACTCAGAAATCCCAACCAAACTTCTTATGCTTGAAAAAGCTGGTGTTGACACTAAAGAGTATTTTGAAAAATTCAAAAAAAATAATGTTACACAATCTGATTTAGAAGAAATAAATCAGAAACTTGAAGATAATTGCCCTGATAAAAAAATTGATAAACAAGACACTGACTTCCATGAGTATGTGTTGTGGATGAACAAAGAATCAGATGAAGAAAATTCTGAAGATAATGAAGACAAAGAAAAATTCTTCACTGACTTGAGAGAAACTTTTATAAATTTTTTAGTTGATCATGTTGTAGACGATTTTAAAAAAGAAAAAAAAGAGCCTTTGAACCCAGAAAATCTAATATCTTATTATTTTAAAAATAGAGAAGAATATGAAAAAGAATTAGAAAATTATGATTTGATGATGGGACAGACTGAAGGAATTCTTACAGATAAAGATTTTGAAGAAGAATTAACGGAAGAAATTAATGATAATGCTGGCGAAATGGTCAGAAGAGCTGAATAAAATTAATTTTGAATCGTAGAATTATATTGTGAGTGTTAATTCTAATATTGCTGAAGAAATACAAGTTTCAAAATCATTAATTGATGATATTTTTTCATTAGATGACGGTTATCAAATTATTGTTTATAATAATGATACCACTCCCTTCCAATTAGTTTTTTATGTATTCAAAAATGTAGTTCCAATGTCTGATCAAGAAGCATATGATAAAGCTTTTGAAATACATACAAAAGGCAGTGCTGTAGTTTATAGAGGTGCAAAAACACATTGTCATAAGATAGGTGATGCTCTCTCAAAAATCAATGTAACTTATATAATTGAAAATTAATTGTATAATTAGTAAGATGGAAGCTAAAGAAACATTAATTTTACAAAAAGTAATTGAAAGTTGGATCTCAAATAATTTAAATAAAGTGCTAGTTGCACAAGATTTAGCCAAGAAAATATTAGAATATGGATTTATTGATCCATCAAAAACACTGCCTTTTCAAATTTTGCCCACTGATATTTCTGACTCTAATGGTGATTTGATTTGTAAACTGTTTGTAAATTTAGAAAATCCTATATATGGCTTCTTCACTATTGAGATTTCAGAAGATGATCTATTAGGTGTTACTTGTCCAAATACATGGCACTCATCATATTATGTGACAAGCGTTGAAGATTGTCATTATTGGTTAGACACGCTTGATCAAGAAATGAATACATTTTATGAACTCTCAAGCGCAGCTGAAGAAAAACAAACTAGTTTTTGTAATTTAAAATTGAATGAGATGCTTGAAAATTACAAAAAACTCACTGAAACAAATTTAATAGAAGTAAAAGACTATATTTCGCAAGATGAAAGAATTGCAATTGTTTCTAATTCTGTTTACGCTTTAGCAAAAGATGCACAACGGGATTTTTCAAAAGCACTTTTACTTCCGCAAGCCTGGGCAGTATTTGAATCAATTGATGATTTGCCTGATTTTGATGAAGAAATAAATGACTATTTAGATGAAAAAGCTACAAATAAATTATTTGACAGATTAGTATATTTTGCACAAACCGAAAATTATTATGCTGCACCAATTTATTTAGCACAAAGAATTTGTTTACAATCTGGAATGGATGTGCGTGGATTTTCAAAATCTGAGGATGCATGGGTAGTGGCAGCTATAACAGAAGAGTATGGAGAATTTGTCCTTCCTCCAATTGATATTAGTTCTTTTGAAGTAAAATAAATTAATAAAATATAAAAAAAAGACCAGCATAGCTGGTCTTTTTTGTGTGATATGAGGTGGTTTAGAAGCCTCGGTTGAATCCAGAAGGGTAACGTCCTTGTGCTGGCAAGTCGTTTCCGATCGAGAATCCGATGTTGTTGTCTGTGTTTCCTGCACCAATTGCTGTAATAACATTGTTTTGGTACTGAGAAACAAATGGAGTATAATTTTCTCTGAGTTTGAATACATGATAAGCAAGTCTTCGTGCTCTGTTCTTCAAGTGGATAAATTTAGCCATAGAAGCTTGTGATAAGAAGTCATACTCACCTGTGTTTTGGTTGAGAGATGGGTTGTACGCTGGAGAAATAACCGAAGTATTACCAGCACCAACTGTACCAAGTATAGCAGCATTCACACCAGATGGCGAATTTGGACTGTAGTTAGTAGCAGTGAATGTAATTGATGTACCAGCAATCTGTGTAACAGCTGTACCAGTTGCAATAGCAAAAGCATTACCTAATTCCCAAGCATCTGATTGTAGTGAGAATACGCTACCTCTGTTGTTTGTTCCGCCAGCAACGACAAAAGCTTTTGGTTTGCAGAACTGCCACCAAAATCTAAGATCTTGAGCTCTTGAGAATGTGTAAAGTGGCACGTTAAGAGTTGTGATACCAGTTGCCAACACGTTAGGGTTATTGTAGTTTACATTATAAACACCATTTAATGCTGCTGTAGTAAGACCGTAGAACAATACACGTGTGTTTGTGCCAATACCAACACCATCAATGTTCAAAGCAGTACCAATTGTGCCTTGCATATCACCAATGAAGGAAACAGCAACACCAACATTATTCCTAAGAATGTTAGTTGCCAAACCAACTTGGCTAAGAATGACTGGTTCGCCTAAATCTGGAAGAATTGGCGAAATCAAATTAAGTTCGTTAACGAGCTGTTGAATAGCTCCAACAGCGTCAATGATAGTGCCATTGTAAGGCACTGGTGCGCCTTTTGGTTCGATCCATTGACCACCGAATCGAGAAGATTGTGCAAAAGCAACTCTGTCTTTGATTGCAAGCCTTCGAGTAACAACGTTATTATATGTTGAGCCTGTAGAGACTCCATAGTATCCTGATGGGTATTTTGGCATAAGTTTTTCTCCTTTAAAGAGCCCACCTTTTTGGGCTCTTTATATATTTCTAAAACATTCCTAAATTAACCTTCTTCTTACTGTTAAAGGTAAGTCTGGGTCAATCAAAGGACATATAGAAGAAATTTTTATTGTTTGGTTTACTGCTGGATCATTTGTGGCAAACCCAACTTGACATTGAATCCAATACATATTAGGATTATTAATTGTAGAATTTGTGGCTAAAGTCCCTAGACCAATTATAACATTATTGTATTTTGTTCTTGGATCATTATCCATTTTAACAGCTGACCAGTTTGCTGGAGGTGTAAATATATTAACTCCATCATATGCAAATCTATATGTTCCTGGACCTTGACATCCAATAGCCGCTTGAGTCGAAGCTAGAGCAACAAAATTAGCGCCGTTAAAGTAAGAAAATGTAACTACGCCTATATTAGGGGTACAATCACTTGAAAATCCTAAAAACCATCTTTTTGTTTTGAATGGAGTTCCAAAATAAAAAATTGGATTTGTAGAATTGACATCAAAGCCATAAGTGGCGGTATCAACATTATTTCTTGGGTTGAAATAATCTGCTTGGAAATTTGTTTGCTCTACCATTACAGTAGATAAATCACCATAAGTTAAAATTCCTGTTTGAGAAAGCACTCTCTGTGGTCTATCTGATGAAATCTGATTTCTATTGTTCAGTTTCATGTTGTAAGTGATTTCAGGTCTGTAAGTAACAGCTAAAGTAAAACTTACATTAAATAAACCTGCAGGTTTAGATAAACGAACATAAATGTTTCCAATTCCTTCAGAGTCCTGTACAGACTCATTAACCATAACATTAACTTGTGTGTTTGCGGGATTAATAATTAAATTTTGATTTGTGCCTGCTGTTGTCAAGCCTATTTGAGTATAAGTTATTGGGTTAAAACCATTAATTTGCCCAGTGTAACCATTTCCTCTATCCAACAATGTGCAAGTGATGCTACTCGCGGTTGTGTCTGCAGAGACAAAAGTAATGTTGATCTCTTCAACAAAAGCGTTTACATGGCAGTTTTCAACTGTTAAAACAATGGTGCTTGCTTGTGCTGGTTGCAATGAAGCATTGTAAAACACCTGTTTTATAATTTTGGCGTTCAAATTTTGTTGAATCATACTTTATTTTTCAAGATTAGATTAAAAAAACCTATTCTGAAAAAATTCCGCGCTCAATAAATTTATATTCTATAGCCTCTGGTTCAAAAAATTCACTAATCCTATTGACTAGTTTTTGTTCATCACATGAATTGCCACACCAGTAAATATCCAAAGACACAAACTGAAGCTCAGTCCAAATATGAAAACTTAAATGGCTTTCTGCTAAAATGAAAACCCCACTGATGCCATGAGGTTCAAATTGATGATGGTGGTCATTCAATACCGTGAAATTACCTTTCGTTAACCCATTCATGAACATTTCTCTTAATTCAACCCAAGGCTGATTTGTGTTCTGGCAACCATAAAGGTCTAATAAAATATGTTGTCCTAAACTTTCCATGATTTTTGCCTTTCTTTCCAAATTTGTAAATCTAACTCATGCGGAGGTAAATTTCTCTTTAAACACTCAGAAAGAAAAAATTTTTCATACTTCAAATATTCTTTTTTATTTGAAGGTGTGGCTTTTGGAGCATCTGGGTAAATGTTTTTTAACCAAGCCAGAATGTGGGTGTCTAAAATAGCATAACTATTTGTTAACCTTGAATAAGTGATAAAAAACCTTGAGGTTTTCATTCCTATGCCTGGGATTGATTCTAATTCTTCACATGTGCATGTTTGAAGATCTAAATTTTTTCTAGACAAAATAAACAAACAACCACACAATCTGCTATATTGCCCAGCTTTTACTTTAATTAATTTTTGCTTGATTTCATCAATAGAAAGTTTAGATAAAGCATCAAAAATTCCATTAGTAGTATCTAGTTCGTCTAAAAATAATTCTAATTTTTTGTATTGTGTTTTACTACTTTTGCCTGCAACAAATATGCATAATAAAAGAAATTCTTCAAGCTCAGATTGTGTGCGATTGAAGTTTTTTGGATTTAAAAGATCAGTCTTCAGCTTCATACTTATATTGCAGAACTTGTTTTTTTACATCTGCCCACTCGTGTATATACGATGATTCGTTACCAGAAATTTTTCTCAAAACAGAAAAATCTTTTACTTGTTCCCATGTAAGCTTGTTTTGCGCCCAATCTGCTAACTCAACAGGTTTTTCTAATAACTTAAATTTATCATGTTTTTCTTCTGGCTCATAAAGCATTTTCAAATTAGCTATATCATGTAAAAAGATAGTCCATTCTGAACCATCACTGAACTTGAAATAAATTTCTTGTAAAGCTAATTCATGCTGTTTTGATTGAAAAGCAATAAATTTTTCTAACCATTTGTCATCGCCAAATTCATAAACAAACTTTTTATTTTCTCTCAAAAATAATGAACATAACTGTTTGTATTTATTGAAGGCAACTTTAAATATTTTTTCTTTACCCAAGACAATCGCTCTTGTGCTTAAGAAATTTGCCATGTGACATGCAACTACATCTTTGCTTAGAGTAGATATTTTGTTGCCCATTTTAACTTTCATATCATTAATATACGTTAGAACATGCCTTCAGACACTAAAACCTTTTCGCTTTTATCTATAATTGGTGCAATAAGAGTTTCAGTAGTTAAAACCAAACTTGCAATACTCACTGCGTTTGTCAAGGCTGTTTTAGTAACTTTCGCTGGATCAATCACTCCTCTTTCAAATAAATCACAAACATCACCATACTTTGCGTCAAATCCCACAGAACCTTCAGATTCTAATACCTTTCTAGCAAAAACATCTGGTGAAAAATCTCCATTAGTACAAATTTGCCTGAAAGGTGCTTTCATGGCGTGTGCAAGAATTCTTAGCCCTTTAACTTCGTCTTCGTCCCTTTCGTCAACAGTGGTTCTATCTTCAAGTAAATCTGAAATTCTGAGCAAACAACTTCCTCCACCAGGGACTATACCTTCATCAATTGCGGCTCTTGTGGCGTTTAATGCATCTTCATAGCGATATCTTTTTTCTTTAAGTTCAGTTTCTGTAGAGGCGCCAATTTTAATTAAACCAACACCACCATTTAATTTACCCAATCTTTCGCTTAATTTTTCACGATTATAATCTGACTCTTCCCCTGCAAGCATAGCCTTAAGTAATTCTACTCTTTCACCCCTAACAACAGGATCGCTTTTACCTTCCAAGACTGTCGTGCTGTCTTTTCCAACAACAACACGCTTAGCAAATCCAAAAAAGCTATCGTCAATTTCATCATATTTATGTCCAATGCTTTCATTGAACACTTTTCCGCCGACCATAGCACAAATATCTTGGATCATTTCTTTCTTTTGCTCCCCAAATCCTGGAGTTTTTGTTGCAACCCAATGATACCCACCTCTGGTTTTATTAATAACAAAACCGTTAATTGCATCTTTAGTAAAACCTTCTGCAATAACAAGGATGGGTTTTTTTAATTTTGCGGCTTTTTCGAGAGCTTGAATCAATACTTCAAAGCGTTCAATTTGACCATCAAACATCAAAATGGTAACGTCTCTATAATCTACTAAATTTTTAGCCACATCAGAAATAAGGTAAGGCGAAATAAAACCTTGGTTGAAAGAAAAACCATCAACCATGCTAAAGTAAGTTTCTCTTTCTTTAGATTCTTCAAGTGTAATGATTCCATCTGAGCCTACAGCTTCTATAGCATCCGCTACAACAACCCCCACTTCTTGCTCATTACCTGAAATAGCAGCAACATACTCAATTTCTTGCCTATCACTCACTGGTTTTGCACAATTTTCTATCAATGCAAGAGCTGTTGTTAATCCTTTGTCAATTCCTCTCTTTATGCCTAGAGGATTTCCACCAGCAGCGACATATTTCAATCCCTCTTTTACAATTGCTTGTGCAAGAACAGTTGCAGTTGTTGTCCCATCGCCAGCAATATCATTTGTTTTCATACTTACTTGTTTGCACAACTGCGCCCCTAAATTTTCGTAGGGTTCTTCCAAATCTACAGCTTTTGCTACAGTTACACCATCTTTAGTTATAATTGGTGCTCCATGTTCACTGAAAATTACAACATTTCTGCCTCTTGGACCCAAGGTAACCCTAACAGCGTCTGCTACCATATTTACACCTATTTCTAACTTTTTTCTAGCTTCTTCAGCAAATAATAAACTAACTGGCATACTTTATTTTGTACAAAATTTTTTATGAATGTTTTTGATAAATGGAAATTAAAACAAATTTTAACGCTAGAAGAAGGTTGCGACATTTTAAATGAGCTATATGGAGGGGCAAAAAAACATTTTGTTTTTGGCTCAAAGGTAAGAATAGATAAAAAATTCTTGGATGTTTATGAAAAATTCAAAAATGGAGACGATACGAATTGTGTGTTAAAATTTTCAAACATCGTCACACAAAAACCATTTGTGTCGCCAATATTGTTTCCCGAAGAAAATCCCACGCACACAATCTTAACAGAAGAAATTAATCTCTATGTGTATGAAAAAAATGACCTTTACTAAGAAGGGAAAATATATATACATATATATTAATCTAGATTAATTATAATTAAGGAAACTTTTTAAATGAAATTGAAGTAGAATTAAGAAGAAAGATTATTCACGTTTCGAAATGGGAAAAAAGCGTAAAGAATAATCTTTTCAAAACACAATGGAAAATTATCTATTTGAACTTAAAATTAAAGAATTAAAATCTTTAAAACAAAAATTTGTACTTACAGATAATTTCGTTCTCATTGTTGAAGATAAGTATCCTGTTGTTTTAGGTTGTAAAGCATGTTACATGGTAACACCTACTTCAACACAATCTGGATATACAATTCCAGCAGGAAATCTCATCAATTACAATGAAAAATATAAAGAACATTCTTCTGTACCAGGTGAAGTTGCAATTAATTGTTGGCTTTGTCCTGTCTGTTCTAGATTGTTCAGAGAATTGTTGCCTAGTTATGAATATATGGAAGTAAAAGATGTCAGCATATAAAACAATTAAATGTTCATTCAAAGATCACTCCACTCTCATTGAGAGCTTAAAGAGTTTAGGTTATGAACCTGTAGTTTATAAAGAAAAACATAATCTTCAAGGTTACATGAACGACACAAGAGAAGAAAAAGCTGAAATCATTGTTCCACGAAAACAAATTTCTTTAGCTTCAAATGATTTAGGATTTTCTTTTGATGATAGTTCTAAAGAATATATTATGATTTGTTCTGATTATGATTCTCACAAAGGTGTGGCAGATAAAGTTACACAATCTTACGCTTTGACAGCAATCAAATCAGCATTAAAAAAGAATAAATTTACTGTCAGCGCTGAAGTAAAAAATACAGACAAATCAATTACAATTACAGCAGGTAAAATCATATGAGCAAGAAAGTGGAATTAGTTATTGAGATTGATGAAAAGGGTAAAATTCTCGTTACACCAAAGGGAACATCTGGTTCTGAATGTTTAGAGCTTATGGCTTTTTTAGACAAAATAGAAGGGATTGAAGTAGTTGATACAATTCCAAATGAAGACATGGGTAAAAACATTAAAACACAATCTAAGAATAAAATTAAAAATTCTAATCAAGGGAAGTAGCTATCACTCTTCTTCTTTGTACTCCTCCTCCGCCTGAGGCTGTATAGTCTACAGATATTCCAAAATTATACACTCTTACATATCTGTTCACAAGAATCACATTATGCACAGCAAAATCATTAGCAAAGTAAGTGTTGTTTTCTTCTACTTCAAAATTATAAACATTAATAGTTTGCTTTTCAGTTTGTATTTTCTTAATTTTTTCTTTGCACCACTTATTGTTTTTTCGTTTCCATAAGTAATCATCTTTTTTTAGTTCTGCCGCCTGAACCCAGCCTCTTGTAGTAAAAAATAAGTGATTAAAAGTTGTGATTATTTTTTCGTTGATGATTAAATATTCATGCACTGTTGTGCAAACTACGTCTTTTACTTTTTTGTAAGAGCATTTTTTTGTATTTTTATTAAAACTTAAAACTAAATCATCTTTTGTTATTTCTTCTATGTTTTTAATTCCAGATTGTGTTTGAATTTGTGTGCCTTCAGCAAAAGAAGCTGCATTTGCCGCTAACTGCGTTATAGAACATGATATTCCATTTATTGTCGAACCAGCAGGAATAGAAAATCCAAAATTAGTTGCAGAAAGATAATTTGATTCTGTTGGTGCTAAGGGTTCCTGTGAGGCAAATACCACGCCAAAATTTGATGAATTAATATCGGTGGGAGTGAATGTCAGACCCCATAAATCAGAAGCACTTCCGTAATTTACCGTGGTGAGAGTTGTAGGTATTGTTGCGCCAGTAGATTTGTCTGTTCCAGATATAACACCACCTTTAATTAATTTAATCGATAGCTCTACAACACCCGCATTTAGAAGGTCAACATAAGCATAAACTGTTGTTTGATTACCTTGAGCATTTGTAGGGTTGACCCATGCAACTGTGCCAATAGAAGCATCATTTGCCACCGCTCCAGAATAATTAGGTCCTGCTGTTGCCATTTATCTCTCCCAAAAGTAAAGGTGATTACCCTCTGCTTTTATTTTTTTTGTACATTTTAATAAAGAAAAATCTTTGTAATTACTCCCACAATTTATCACTCCTTGCTTGCTGATTCTTTTCAAATTTAATTGAAAATCTAATTCAGTAATAAAATCACAAACATCATCTGTGGTAGCTAAATCAACAATTGAATAATCATATTCAATTACAGTGGTTTTTATAAATGAATATGCATCGTCTTGGATAAAATTATCGGAATATTCTGAGTAATCTTCTACATCCACATCTGTTAAAATTGTGTCGGGGTATTTTTGTTTAATTAAATATCTCAGTGAGTTTCCACATGATCCCAATTGTAAGATTGTTTGATAAAATGTTTCAGGTAAGCAAAAATGATAACATAGATTTTTAGGTACTGGAATAATTGAATAAATTGCACCATTTTCATTCAACCAAATATCAAAATCATTTCTTTTTTGTTTTTCTAATTTCATGCTTCTCTCAATATTAATTCCACTGTAAAGTTAGCAAATGTTGGTGCTGTCCCTATAAAGTTCACTGCAAATTTATCGTTACTTGTTGCTGTTGCTCCAAATCCAGTAAAGGAGCTAGATGCGAATTCATAATTAGAAGCACCTGTAACAAGAATATCTGAAGATAAAATATTCGCACCAGAGAACACGCCAGGACTTGTGGATTTAGATACATTTATTGTAGTGATTCCTGTTGCTGGAGTTTCAACTCGCACATTAACCCTTCGTAAGTTATAGTTTACAGATGAAATACCATTAATAGGATCTTGTGGTACAATAAATACACCTGCATCAATTCCAGAAGCAGTGGGTGTAAATGCTGTCATCAATGGTATGATTAATGATCTTTTTACTGGAGCCCACGTCACACCTGTTCCAGTTGATTGCAATACTTGGCTTACAATACCAATCGGACCACCAGAAAGATTATTAGTGTCAAAAATTGCTCCATTAAACCTAGATCCTGCTTGCACATGCAGAGTTTGAGTAGGAGTGGATGTTCCAATACCTAATTCTCCTGTTGAATCAATTGTAATTAATCTTGTTCCATTGACTTGCGATTCAATTCTCAAATAATCAGCAGTTTGTATTCCAAAACCTGAAAGAATTAATGGTATATTAGCGACATTAGAGCTTTGAACATGTAGTTTTGCTAAAGGTCCAGTAGTTCCGATGCCAACATTTCCATTAGACAAAATTCTCATATGCTCAAACTCAGCAGTAGAGCCGTTATATGTTCTGAATCTTAAATCAAAAACACCACTTGCTGATACAATACTTGCATTTCCAGCTGACCATGAAATAACATCATTTGCTCTTAAATAAAAATTACCAAATAGAGAAAGTGGATATCCAGAAACAGGAGTGGCTGTTGGTCCCAATGTAATTTGGTCAAATCTACCAATACCAGTGACATGTAATAGTTGCGTGGGGTTAGCTGTTCCTATTCCAACAGAGCCTATACCTGTGTAAACGAAGGTAGATACACCAATCAAAGAGTTTGGAGTAGCATAAAAAGCAATTCTAGAACCAGCACTTGCACCTGTAACTAAACCTAGTTGAACAAAGGAAGACCAAGCAGTTCCAGATCCTGTAGATTGTAATAAATTGTTAGATGCACCAGCAGCATTGAATGTATCGGCAAACACGCCTGTAACACGCATATTTCCTTGAACATGCATAGTTCTTGAAGGGGTGGAAGTTCCAATACCCACGCTTCCTAAACCGCTCACACTGAAATAAGGAAAATTAAGAGGTGATGTAACAGAGAATGCTTCAGAAGCGAGACCCACTGGAGTTTTTACTGCAACCAATGGGTTATTTACACCATCAAAAACTTGAAAAACAGGTAAACCAGAAATATTGTTTACAGACTGCAAGTTACCTGTTAGAATATCTGTGACTTCAAAAAGATTGCCAGAAATACCATCTACCCTCAATGCTGAAGAATTAGCAAAACCAGATCGTGTGTGAAGAATAGACAAAGGAACAGCAGTGCCAATACCAACACGATTATTTGAATAAACAAAAGTTGAAATACCAGTGATTACATTTAAAGTGTTGCCAAAAGCAATTTGGTTCGTAGATATTGAGCCGCCAATTGTTCCACTGCCTGCAGCTGCAGCAGACTGAGCAATCCAAGCTAAACCTGTGCCTGTAGAGCTTAAAACAGAGTTTGCTAAACCTATGTTGTTGTTAGAATCAAAGATTCCACCATTTATTCTGACATTACCAGAAACATGTAATTGTTGTGTCGGGGTAGCAGTGTAAATGCCCACAGAGCCAATTCCTGTTATTGTGAAATAATTTGCACCATTTGCAGTGGCATTTACTTCTACCAAGTCTCCAGTCTGAGATGCAGAACCAGCAATATACAAACCCATATTTGCTGCAGCTAAAGTCTCAATGTGTAATCTCGCTAAAGGTGAAAAAGTACCTATACCAAGGTTAGTTCGAGTAGAATTAGTGCTTCCACCCCATGCTCCTTGGTTAGATGCTGTAATAATTACGCCTTGACCAATAGCTATTTGGTTACTGCCAGCCGCAATTCCATTTGACTGATTACCAACAAAAACATTATTATTGCCTGTAGTTACTGTGCTTCCAGCAGAATTGCCAATATATACGTTAAATGATCCAGAAGAATTAGCTATGCCTGCAGAAGCACCCAAAGCCACGTTGCCTGAGGCAGTGTTTAAAGAAGTGGTAGAATTACCTAAGAGCGCAGCGTCTCCAACAGCCGTATTGCTTGAAGAAGATTCATAGTAAAATAAAGCGTTGTTGCCCACTGCAACATTACTACTTCCTGAAACATTATAATAGAAAGCTTGTCTGCCAATAGCAACATTATTTATCCCATGCCTGTTTTGATTGAAAGCAGAAATTCCCATAGCAACGTTTCCAGTGCCTGTGGAATTGTTAGCTCCAGTATTCGCACCAAAAAAATTATTATTTGAACCCGATGTGTTAGCTGAACCAGCATAGTTTCCTACAAAAGTATTTGTATTTCCTGTACTGTTGTTTGCCCCTGCAGTGTGACCAATAAAAGTGTTGCTACTACCTGAAGTATTTGCAGTTCCAGCAGCGTACCCAACAGCAACATTTAAAGTCCCAGTATTTAAAGTTGTGTCAACATTTCCTCTAAGCGCCACTCCACCAATTGCTGTGAGAAAAGATTGTGTTTGATATTGTCCAGCTCCAGCCCCAATGTAGACATTATATGTTCCAGTTGTATTAGTAAAACCAGCATTATTCCCAACAGCTGTATTGTCGCCCCCAGTTGTAGTAGAATAAAGTGACTGCCTACCTATAGCTGTGTTGAAGAAAGGAGTGGTAGCTGAATTTAAGGCGTTAATTCCAAATGCAGAATTTCCTGAACCATTTGTATTGGCATATCCAACTCTGTAACCCATATAAGTGTTGTCATTTGCACTAACAATTTGATATCCAGCTTCAAAACCTACAGTTACATTTCTTGCACCATACGTTGTAGCATATAAAGCATTGTAGCCTATAGCAACATTAGACGCACCTGTGTTATTACTGAATAAGGCTGAAGCTCCAAGAGCAGTGTTGTTTGATCCTGAAGTATTAGCTAATCCAGCTTGATATCCAATAAAAGTATTATTAGAACCAGACGTATTTGCAAGACCAGCTTGAAAACCTACAACAGTATTAAGCGTATTTGATCCACCACCTCTCCCAACAGTTATGAGATTAACGAACAAATCACCTAAAAAAGAACCAAAACCATTAACAAAAATGCGAGAATTTACTGTTACTGCAATTCCATTATCTGTGATGTTTGAGTTAGATAAAGAGCTTGAAGAATTAAATTTAGCAACAGTGTTTGTTGTTCCAGAGCCAGACACCCCACCTGTTGAACTTACAGTAGCCCAAGTTATACCAACTCCAGTAGATGTTAAAACTTGATTCAAAGAACCTGTGGCGTTATTTGAATCATAAATTGCACCTGTAATTCTTGCAGACCCAGAAACGTGTAGTGCTTGTGTTGGACTTGAAGTTGCAATTCCTACAGAGCCTTGAATAATTAAACCATTTACAGGAGGTGTAAAAAATGTATATCCAGACCCAACATAAAGCCCATACTGAGATGAGCTTATCCCCACTGCATTTTCTATTGAATCGTTATAAATTCTCATACACTACAAATTAATATTCTTATTTTTTTGGGTTTTTACCTAAGCTATGAACCTGCTCACTAAAGCATTAAAATTGTTTGTAACTTCAGATTGTGTGAGGTTTGTGTTGTAAATTCCAATATATCCAATGTTACCATTTAATACTTCAGAATTTGTAGTTACACCATTAGAACCAATGACAAAACTAGTAACCCCTACTGAAGCAACTAATTTAGCTGCATCTTGAGTAGACACAAGATTGCCATTTAAATATGTGGATGCACCTATTCCAGAATAAACAATGCAAACATTATTCCATCTAGATACTGAAACAGATTGTGTGGTGTTGTAAATTTGCGTAGTAGTTCTTGAAGCAATTACACCATTATTTATAACCATTCCAGCGTTTTGTGTTCCATCTCGGTATGGATTTAAAGATTTTATTATAGTTGCGCCAATAAAACCAGTGGCACCTAAGCCGCCAGCATAATAAACACTGTTAAATCCTATAGGGTTTTGAACCGCATAATTAGCAGATAAACCATAAGTACCATTACCTCCAAACGCTGATGTGAATTGCAAATTTCCACTTAAAGTTCCCGAAGTTGGAGTGATGTTAAATCTACCAAAATTTGAAGTGTAAACAAAATCCCTTATTCGAGTTGAAGCAAAAAGCGGAGTGTTAGTGGCACCTGCCCCAAAATAATTCACAGAAACACTACTTTCTACAAAACCAGGTTTTGTATCACAATTTATTACTTCCACAAAGTTATTATAATTTATTGTTGGAGTACCACCAGTGTATTGAAAGTTAACAGTCAAACCTGTGGCGCTAGATGTATTAACCCCATACCAATGATAAAAAGTACAAAACCTATTAATGGCATCAATACCTACAATTTGCTGTGTTAATCCACCAGTAATAGAATAAATATTTCCATTTCTATTATCAAAAACTGTTGATAATGAAACATTTGGTAAAGTGGAAATTATGCCAGACATGCCCACAATAATCGAACCTGGCGTAAGAGTTCCTGCAACTGAGCCTGCTTGCCCAGCATTTTGAGAAACTGAAGGCACAAGAAAGGTGGAACCTATACCCACGCAAAAGTTATTGAAAATTGAAGCAGTGCTTAAAGAGCTTAAAAAAACCCAGGCATTCACAGAGTAATTACCTGAATTTAAAATTGTTCCAAATCCAGTATTTCCAGTTATGAAAGAAGAAGACCCATTAAAAGATAATATGCCTTGATTTTGTTGTGAGAAAACAATATTATTCAATGCACCAGAAAAACTTGATCTAGACAAGTCGTTAATAGTGTTACCTACACCATTATATGAAAAAAAGTTACTTGGATCATAGTTTAAGATAAGATTTCTTGTGCTTATAGAAGGTCCACCAGTAGCACTCATATACCAAGCCTGCTCCTTACAGCTGCAAAATTTTGTTGTACTTCAGATGTAGATAAAGCTCTGCTATAAACTTGTATCATATAAATGTCTCCCACAAATCTCCATCCAGCTGTGTTTCCAAATGTAAAACCACCTGAAGTATATATAGTCCCCGTTACAGCTGAAGTTGATGCAATTCCAACCAACACGCCATTAACAAAATAGTTTGTTGTACATCCATTTGTCCTATCAACTACAAAAGCTCTATGATATGTAGTTGTCTGTGCCACACCATGAGATAAAGCAATCGTAGAATAATTTACTCCATCACTTACTTCAACATTTATTGCGCTTAAGCTTGCACCCTCACCAACCTGCCAACCTTTATTGATTGCCGCAGCAACTGGGTTTGATGCTTGAATCCACATAGGCAGAGCACTTCTTGGGCTTGCTTGATCTTTTGCTCTGACAGCTATTATTATTGTAAAGCTACTTGAGGGGAATGCAGCTGATATAGAAGTATTGTCATTAAGTACAATAGTTTCAGAGCCAGCTGGCATTGTAATTGCACCTTGGAAATCTGTAGAAAATCCTGTTCCTGATAAAGTGGCATTATTAGATAAACCACTTAAATCTCTCCATGTGCTACCAGATTGGGGGTAGCTAAATTGATTTGCGGCGTCGTAGTAGTATAACAAGTTGCTTGTTACTGAAACAGGACCAAGAAAGTATGCCATTAAATATTTGCCTCCATATTTTTAAATAAATTATACATTTTGTGTAAGTAAGTAATCATAAGATGTTTTCCATAGCCACATATTGGAAGATGCGTTAGATTTAGTAACAATAACAACATTGGGTCCTTGGGCTTGTATGTCAAAATTACCACTTGATCCAACAAATTTAGATGTAATGTCTGGCTGACCAATTATAGAAACAATTCCAATTGAGTTATTAAATACAGCGAAGAATCTACCGCTTTCATTGAAACTTTCATTGAACCATCCATTGATTTTACCTTCAATTGTTAATTGATAACCAACAGGAACTGCAATAGAAGTCATGCCTACAAATGTAGTTTGATTAATTGAAGAAGATGCTCCAGTAAACACTCTTTGGTTATCAAGGTTTGAAGTTCCATAAAAATTAAATTGACCACTAGATTCAAAATTCTTTAAAGTAGAAAATCCTGAAACACTCAATTGTGATAATGTTCCAACAGATGTTATTCCTGAGTAAGATCCTGATACCACTGAACTTGGCACTGTTCCTGAGAACAGACTAGATGCATTTAAATTAGTAAGGTTTGAACCAAAACCGAAGAAACTAAACGCTGTTGATATACCAGACACAATCTGATTGCCTCTTACATCTAAGGCTTGTGCAGGTAATGAAGTATAAATACCAACAGAGCCAATTCCAGTAATCGTGAAATAGTTTTGACCATTTGCCGTGGCATTTACCTCTACTAAGTCGCCAGTTTGTGATACAGATCCTGCAATATACAAGCCCATGTTTCCAGCGGCTAATGTTTCAACATGTAAACGAGCTAGTGGCGTAAAAGTACCAATACCAAGGTCAGTGCGAGTGGAGTTAGTATTACCACCCCATGCACCAAGATTGGATGCAGTAAGCGTTACACTATCACCCACTGCAATTTGATAGTTGCCTGAAGGGGCTCCATCTGTGAGATAACCGAGATATGTGTTTGAAGACCCTGAAGTATTTCCGTCCCCACTTTGTGCTCCAACAAAAGTATTTTGATTACCATTATTATTAACAGTACCTGCTAACGTTCCAAGAGCAGTGTTGTTAGAGCCAGACGTATTTATGCTTAAAGTTTCTCTTCCTACAGCAACGTTAGAAAACCCTGTGTTAGAAGATCTTGTGTCACTTCCTCTTAAAGCTCTATACCCAATAGCTATTTGCAAACCTTGTGTTTCATAATTTCTTAAAGTATCTTGCCCTATAGCAATGTTATAATTACCATTTAAATTATAGAATAATGCAAAACTTCCAACAGCTACATTTTGAATACCAACTGAGTTATTTGCTAAAGATTGATTGCCGACGGCTGTATTGTTGCTCCCAGAAGTATTTGCTAAGCCTGCCTGATAACCGACAAATACGTTGTTAGAGCCAGAGGTATTTGCTATACCAGCCTGATAGCCCATAGCAGTATTTTGGGTTCCAGTGTTGAGGGCTACAGTACCATTTCCTCGCAAAGCTCCAAAACCTACAGCAGTTTGATTGTCTGAGTTAGCGTAATATCTTAATGCATCTCTACCCATGCCAGTATTACCGCTTGTTAAAATATTATTTTGCAAAGCATTAAATCCAAAAGCGGAATTATTAGAACCAGATATAGTGGCATTTAAAGCTCCATAGCCAAAAGCAGAGTTTTGTGAACCAGTAGAGTTACTGTTAAGGGCTGTAGCACCAAAAGCAGAGTTTAGAGTTCCTGAAGTGTTACTTGGTAAAGATCCTGAACCCACTGCCGTATTGTTGCTCCCAGAATCATTTACTCTTCCTGACGTACTTCCAACAAAAGTATTATCTGTGCCAGAAGTATTTGCTAAGCCTGCCTGATAACCCACAAAAACATTGTTAGAGCCAGAAGTATTTGCAAAACCTGCTTGATATCCTATTGCAGTATTTTGTGTTCCTGTGTTGAGGGATACAGTGCTACTACCTTGTAATGCCTGGTCACCTATTGCTACCTGGTTTGATTGATTATAGTATCTTAAAGCAAATCTACCAATCGCAATATTTTGACCACCAGTATTATTAGACGCTAATGCATTAAAGCCAAACGCCGCATTGTTACCACCAGTAGTGTTACTATTAAACACATTGTATCCTACAACTGTGTTGTAGCTGCCAGAAGTGTTTAGTTGTGCAGAAAGGCTACCAACAACAATGTTTGCTTCGCCCAAGTTGTTAGCCTGATATGAAGCCGCCCCAATAATCGTGTTGTGATTAGATGTAGAAGCCGATCCAACAGTTGCGCCTATAAAAGTATTGTGAGTTCCGTTGGCATTGGCTAAACCAGCTTGGTGTCCTAAGTATGTATTTAAAAATCCAGATGAATTAGCAAGACCAGCCTGATAACCAATAGCTACATTGCTTGTGCCAGTATTCAAAGTAGTATCAGAATTACCACGCAAAGCTTGATAACCAACAGCTGTTTGATTGCTTATAGTTGTGTAATATCTTAACGCTTCTCTGCCCACTGCCACATTAAAGCTACCTGTGGTATTTGAAACCAATGCAAAATATCCCAATCCAGTGTTGCTATTACCTGAAGTAAGAGCATTTAACGCAAAGTGCCCTAATCCAACGTTTGCACTGCCACCTGTAATTCCAGTCATTACTGAATATCCGATAGCTGTATTTTGAGTTCCAGTTGCAGCAGTTGTAGACACACCAACTAAAGCATACGCCCCAACTGCAACGTGTTGCCCTTGAGTGGTGTAATTATTGCCAGCGGTAGCTCCAACAAAAGTTGTTTCAGCAGCTGTAGTTAAGTTAGCACCACCACCTATTGCAATGTTATTTCCTCCACTTCCTCCAGTAAGGAACCTCATTGCCCTATCGCCGATTGCAATATTTCCTAAATCAACAGTACTTAAAGATAAAGCTTGATGACCAATAGCTATATTTCCAGTGCCAGAAGTATTTGAGCTTAAAGCCTGTGCGCCAATAGCAATGTTTCTGTTCGCTTGGTTAACCGCAAGAGCTAATTGTCCAATAGCTACATTTCCAAAAATTGCATTAGAAGTAGTTTGCATAGCCCTGTCGCCAACAGCAACATTGCCACTAGCAGAAGGAGAAGCTGTCTGAAAAGCCTGAAAACCAATTGCTACATTACCAGTAGATTGTTGACTTCCTAGACCAACAGTCATTTGATTAACAAAAATATCACCCAAGAATGACCCAATTCCGTTGACAAATACTCTTGAGTTTACAGTAACAGCAATACCATTATCAGTGATATTTGAATTAATTAAAGAGCTAGATGCACCAAATTTAGCAATAGTATTTATGGTTCCTGAACCAGTAATAATGCCAATAGATGAAACAGATGACCATGCAACACCTGAACCAGTGGATGATAACACTTGACCAAGAGTGCCAATAGATCCACTTCTGTCTTTAAGCCAGCCATCTATTTCAGCATTAACGAGAGTAGCAATACCAGTTACAAATAAGTTAGATAGATTGCCAACAGATGTAATACCTGCATAAGAACCTGACACCACTGAACTTGGCACTGTTCCAGAGAACAGATTAGATGCATTTAGATTAGTAAGGTTTGAACCAAAGCCAAAGTAAGCTAAAGATGTTGTGAGACCTGATATTAACGCATTGCCGACAACATGAAGTGTCTGCAGTGGCGCAGAAGTGCCAATACCCAAGTTACCCCCACTATAAACAAAAGTGGAAACACCATAAATGGTATCACTGCCTAGCCCAAATGCTATTTGTGAATCTGCAAGTTGATAAAAAATTGCATCAATTGTTGTCCAAGCTACTCCAGAATTTGTTGATACTAAAATTTGACCTGTATTACCACTCCCAACGCTTCTGTCATAAAGTCTACCTAAAACATTAAGATTTAAGAAAGTGGACATTCCTGTTGCCAAGAAAGTGCCTTGGACATCTAAGTTTGCGTTTGGGTTTGAAGTGTTTATGCCAATAAAGCCTTGGTTACTATACACAAAAGTAGAAATGCCTGTAATAGTATTGCTCGCAGCCCCAAAAGCAATTCTATTTGCTTCTATCGTGCCATTAATAGTACCACCGCCTGGACCTCCGCTCGCAGGGGCTACCCAAAGCACACCAGAACCTGTTGAAGATAAAACTGAATTTGCTAATCCAACTAAATTATTTGAGTCATATAAACCATTTAATACTCTAAAATTAGTAACCGTTGAAATGCCTATTACATTTAAATTAGTTAAATTGCCAACAGAAGTGATACCTGTGTAAGAACCTGATACCACTGAACTAGGAACTGTACCAGAGAATAGATTTGATGCATTCAGATTAGTAAGATTTGAACCAAATCCAAAATAGCTAAACGCTGTTGTCAATCCTGATATTAATGTATTTCCACCAACATGCAACGTTTGCAAAGGTCCAGTCGTACCTATCCCAACTCTTGGTGCATTAGAACCATCTAACGTCATAAACAAGTTAGGCAAAAAGTCATAAAAAGAGAATGCTATCGCTCCAGCAGTGGACCCTCCTTGTCTGAATCTCAATACGTTGTTAGTGTTAAAATAAGTGGTGTCAAATAGTTGTGTGAGTGCAAAAGCTTCATTTGCGGTTGAACCGTAAAAAATAACACTTGCGCTGAATCTTGCTGAACTACTTACTTCAAGTCTGTTTCTTGGAGCTGATGTGCTAATTCCAAAATTACCGTTGGAATCAATAATAAAATTAGAATTGCTTGTTAAAGTGTTTGGACCGCTAAAGTAAGCAATTCTTGTTGCTACACCAGCGCCAGTTACAATTCCTGCTCCTGCTGTAGATGTCCACGCAATTCCAGAGCCTGTTGATGACAATAATTGATTAGCTGAACCTATAAAGTTATTTGAGTCAAAGATTCCACCTGTAACCCTTGCATTGCCATTCACTTGAAATTGCTGTGAAGGCAAAGATGTATAGATACCAACAGAGCCAATTCCAGTAATTGTAAAATAATTTTGACCATTTGTTGTGGCATTTATTTCTACTAAATCGGCGGTTTGAGATGCAGATCCAGCAATATAAAGCCCCATGTTGCCAGCAGCAAGAGTTTCTACATGAAGTCTTGAAAGAGGATTAAAAGTTCCAATTCCTAAATTTGTCCGAGTAACGTTTGTTGTGCCTCCCCATGCTCCTTGATTGGAGCCAGAAACAACAACAGACTGACCAATAGCAATTTGATAATCACCAGAAATTAATCCATTTGTGAAACCGCCCAAGAAAGTATTGTTACTTCCTGTAGTTGTTTGATCACCACTTTGTGAACCCACAAAAGTATTATAAGATCCAGAACTGACAGCCATACCAGCCATATTGCCAATAGCAACATTGAACACGCCAGTATTGAGTGTAACAGTAGAATTTCCTTGTAAAGCCTGATATCCTATACCAGTTTGATTTGATGACACGTCCCAGTTTCTTAAAGCTAAATCACCAAAAGCAGAATTGTTATTTCCAGAAATGTTTTGGAATAAAGTAAGCCTTCCTACTGCTACGTTTTGTCCACCAGTTAAATTACTCCTTAAAGAAAATTGCCCAATTGCAATATTGTTGTTTCCAGATACATTTCCAGATAAAGCTCTCGCACCAATACCAATGTTAGCAAAACCAGATAAGTTAAAAGCTAATGCGCTAAAGCCAAGACCAACATTTGAAAAACCTGTGGTATTAGCATTTAAAACAGATGCTCCTATCGCTACGTTAAAGATACCTGTGTTATTTACAAGTGCTTGATTTCCAAAAACAGTGTTTGAAATATTTTGATTTTCGCCAAGTCCAATATTTACAAAATTTACAATTATGTCCTTAGCAAAAGTAGAAATACCACTAACTGAAAAAACTGAATTGACATCTACCACTGAGCCATTGTCTGTAATATTGGAATTAGTTAAAGAATCTTCATCTACAAATTTTGAAACACGATTAGTTAATCCTCCTATCGAAGTAATAATACCAGTGGCACTTATGGAAGTCCACGCAATTCCATTTGAGGTAGAAGATAAAATTTGACCACTTAAACCAATTGAGTTATTTGAATCTCTTAACCAACCATCAATTTCTATATTATTAAGTGTTGTTAATCCAGTCACAAACAAACTAGACAAATTTCCAACAGATGTAATACCTGAGTAAGATCCTGATACCACTGAACTAGGCACTGTTCCAGAGAATAAATTAGATGCATTGAGATTAGTTAGGTTTGAACCAAAACCAAAATAGCTGAAGGATGTTGTTAATCCAGTCACAAACAAACTAGACAAATTTCCAACAGATGTTATGCCTGAGTAAGAGCCTGATACCACTGAGCTAGGCACCGTACCAGAGAATAGATTGGATGCATTCAGATTAGTGAGGTTTGATCCAAATCCAAAATAGCTGAAGGATGTTGTTAATCCAGTCACAAATAAGTTAGATAGATTGCCAACAGATGTAATGCCTGAATAAGAACCTGATACCACTGAACTAGGCACTGTTCCAGAGAACAGATTAGATGCATTCAGATTAGTAAGATTTGAACCAAATCCAAAATAGCTGAAGGATGTTGTTAATCCAGTAACAAACAAACTAGACAAATTACCAACAGATGTAATGCCTGAATAAGAACCTGATACCACTGAACTAGGCACTGTTCCAGAGAGCAGATTGGATGCATTTAGATTAGTTAGGTTTGAACCAAAACCAAAATAGCTGAAGGATGTTGTTAATCCAGTAACAAACAAACTAGACAAATTACCAACAGATGTAATACCTGAGTAAGAACCTGAAATACGAGCGGAAGGCACTGTACCAGAAAACAGATTAGATGCATTTAGATTAGTAAGGTTTGAACCAAATCCAAAATAGCTGAAGGATGTTGTTAATCCAGTCACAAACAAACTAGACAAATTACCAACAGATGTAATACCTGAATAAGATCCTGATACCACTGAGCTTGGCACTGTTCCAGAGAATAAATTAGATGCATTTAGATTAGTAAGGTTTGAACCAAAACCAAAATAGCTGAAGGATGTTGTTAATCCAGTAACAAACAAACTAGACAAATTACCAACAGATGTAATGCCTGAATAAGAACCTGATACCACTGAACTAGGCACTGTTCCAGAGAGCAGATTGGATGCATTTAGATTAGTTAGGTTTGAACCAAAACCAAAATAGCTGAAGGATGTTGTTAATCCAGTAACAAACAAACTAGACAAATTACCAACAGATGTAATACCTGAGTAAGAACCTGAAATACGAGCGGAAGGCACTGTACCAGAAAACAGATTAGATGCATTTAGATTAGTAAGGTTTGAACCAAATCCAAAATAGCTGAAGGATGTTGTTAATCCAGTCACAAACAAACTAGACAAATTACCAACAGATGTAATACCTGAATAAGATCCTGATACCACTGAGCTTGGCACTGTTCCAGAGAATAAATTAGATGCATTTAGATTAGTAAGGTTTGAACCAAAACCAAAATAGCTGAAGGATGTTGTTAATCCAGTAACAAACAAACTAGACAAATTACCAACAGATGTAATACCTGAATAAGATCCTGATACCACTGAACTAGGCACTGTTCCAGAGAATAAATTAGATGCATTTAGATTAGTAAGATTTGAACCAAAACCAAAATAAGCTAGAGATGTACTGAGACCAGTAACAAACAAGTTGGAAAGATTTCCGACAGATGTTATGCCTGAATAAGAACCTGATACCACTGAACTAGGCACTGTGCCAAAGAAAAGATTAGATGCATTCAGATTAGTAAGATTAGTACCTGGTCCAAAAAACCCAAGAGAAGTGGAGAAGCCTAAAACTGATACGCCCACTCCAAAAATAACTTGTGTACCATTATCAATAATTGAACTATTTCCTAAAGAATCTTCGTCTAAAAATTTCGCTAATCTATTTGTGATGCCACCTATAGCAGTAATAATTCCAGTATAGCTAATGCTTGTCCAGGCTACACCTGATGCGGTAGATGACAATATTTGTCCAAACGATCCACTTCTGTTGTTTATATCATATAAAGGACCTGATAAATATATACCAGCTAAAGTGGATACACCACTCACTGAAATTGTGTTTCCTACAATTTTTCCAGACAAAGGAAAAAATTGTATGTTAGGAAAACTTGATATACCAGTGAAACTGCCAACAAAATCTTGATATGGTCCAACAAATTTTCGTTGATTATTTAGTGTTCCTATACCACCAATCAAAAGCACAGGCTCGGAATTTTGTTCCCAAGTGTATATAGTTGAACGTAGATCATTGATATTCGGAGCAAAAATATTTGTGCCTATCCCAGACTCATACCAAATAAAATCGATTTGTGATATTGAGGAAGATAAAATTCCACCAATACCAGGAGTAATCAATATATTTTTATTAGTATTTGCCATTAAAATATTCCGTCAGTTATTACTTTTATATTTCCAGAAATAGCTACATTTGTTGATGTAGGATTGTCAATCACCTGAAATTTATATTTATACTCACCTACCTTTGCCAACACATAATTAATGTAATAAATGCCTGGTTCTTCTTCTTGAACTACTGGTGTGGCAGAGTAAACTGGTGTGCCATTAGCAAATGTAGAACTGGTAATATCTGTATCATTTGACACAATCTGATTGTCAGGTGTTAAAATATACCAATATACCTCTCTTGAAGTAGATAAGCCAACTAAATTATTATTAGCATCAAGAACTTCAAAAGAAATTTTAGCATTAGTGTTTCGATAAAATAAATTAGCCACGTTATAATATTAAAGTTTTGGAGCTACAAACCTGGTTGAGGGTTTGTGTTTACAGTTTTAGTTTTTTCTACTTTTGTTCTTAATTTTCTCACAATTACATTAGTTGTTATTGTTCCTTCTTCAGGTAAAATTGCCTCAACTTTAGAGCGAATGAATTTAGCACTAACACCTGTGACCACGCTACCATTTTCAGGAATAACAGCAATAACGGCAGTGCGACCTTTGCGATAAGAGTATTCAATTTGTCCAGATATTACAAATATATCTGCAAATGTGCCACCTGCAAAAGTTAAATCGCCAAACATTAAACCTCCAATTTGAAATCAATGTCTGTTCTTTTATCTATGATTAAGAAATCTATTTCTATTGGCTTGATTGTAGGAAATAATAAACTAAAAACCACTTTATTTTTTTCTTTCTTGTGTTTCACTGGTATAAAGGAATTACTTGATACACTAACAGTGTAAGAGTCAGATTGTGTTAGTGCTGTAAAATAATCGGGCAAAATTATAGAAGTTTTGTAATTTATTGATGCTGTGCCTCGAAGATAAATCCCATATTCAGGTCCTTCTAAACAACCATGTTGAAGATGAACTTTTGGCTTTGTCGGATGCGGAATTTTGAAAGCTTTTGCAGTAGCTTGAAACACTCCATCTAAATATAATTCAGGAACATTCCCTTGATAGTATTGAAATTTTGGATCAGCTTGAAAATTTGTGTTTGTAGCATTAAAAAACATCACTGATGAATCAATTGATGTGCCAAGAGATGTAAAATTCTCAATTGGATCAATCAGCTCATATTGAGCCCCAGTCCATTTTATGAGCTTAAATGTAGCTGGGGCAGGCTGAGAGGAAACTAACACGGAAAGCTCAGCAGCATTCGTTATAATTACATCAGCGGAGCTTCCATTAAAGGCTATAAAGCTTGTGTCATTGTTTGAATTAGATAACACTAAGTTTCTATTTAATACACCATAAGTAGTTCCAGAAGCAAGAGGCGTTATGTAATTGCCAATTCCCACTTCAAATTGAGATGTATTTACAATTGCATAAGGGAAACTATCATTATTTAGGTCAGCATTAACAAATTGTTTATATGTTGCTACTGAAGCTCCTAAAGTTACAGATCCTGTACCTGAAGGGTTTGCTTTTTGTCTTACACGATCTCTGAAAATAAGTGACATTATAATTTATAATTCTTGAAGGCAAGCGGATTCCACTTGTTGAAATATTTAAAGTGTTTGATCAAGAAAGACAATATGGAGATTACAATAATGGTCAAAAAACCTGTGCATTATGCAACAATGGGCTTCCATTAAGAACTTATTGTGTATGTGATGGTTGTAAACAATATTTCTGCTACAATCACAGACCCTTGTTTGTGAAAGAATGGTTTTGCCCACTTTGTGAAGAAAATTTCAAAAAATTTATTCAACCATTGAAAGAAGCAAATGTTGAAGAATTTTTCAAAAAACTAGGGTGATTATTTTTTAAACCAAGTAATGGAAATAATTCCAAACTGAGATAGTGCGCCTATTATAGAAAGAAAAACACCCACTGTCCAGAAAAACATTTTGAATTTATCAATTGATTTTTTAAATTCAGCAATTAATACATTCTGGTTTTCCACTCTCACAGATAGATCTTCCAATGCTTTCTTTACTCCATTGTTATCAGAACTTATGTGTTCTTTTACTTGCTCTGAATGCTTTGTAAGTTCTTCAATCATATCAAACAAAGTGGTGTTGCGCTCATTCATTTCTTCAATGAGTTCCTTCAATTGTTTTTCATAATCTTCTAAACTTGTTTTAATGACAACTAAATCTCTGTCAAGATCTTGAAAACTTGAATTAGCTTGGAATGAAAAAGTGTTAAAATCAACTAGTAGTTTTTGAAATTTTTCATTTAAATTTTTGTAATCATCTAGTAAGTGATTGTTAGTGTCCCTAATGGCAGCAGTTTGCTCAATAATTTTAACGAGAGCATTAGAAAACTCAACGTATGCTTGAGTTTGTGCAGAAATTCTTTCTGATAAAGTTGAAAAATCGTAGTTTCTTTCTTCCATTAGAGTAGTGCCATTGCCTTTGTAAGTTTTTGTTGAGATTGTTTCAGGAGTTGTAAGTCGCAATTTTTAATTTCACATATTTTCATATCATTATTAATGTCTTTTTCTTCTATATAGCAGCCAGCTTCTTTGCTTTTGTCTAAATAGTTTTGAGTGGTATAACCCTGGCTCAAAAATAATTCATTAACTAATTCTATTTTATTGTGATGTTTTAAAAATGCAGGCTTTTCAATTGAGTTAAGAATTGATTGCAACGTTGATTTCATTTCCTGGCTCATTTTTGCTCCCGAAGATCCTATTATAATATTCTATGAAAGCCTGCTCCGATTCCTCGTCAGCCATGCAAATAAAAATAGTTTTTAAATTTTTGAAATCATGTTTTTGACAAATTGTGAAGATTGAGGACAGTTGTGACAAACTTGTCAAGGAAATATCGTGAGTGCCATTATCACAAGGCATAAACAATAATGATTGTAAGCCGATTTCATCTGCATATAAAATTGTTTTCTTCATTGCACTTGCAACATCAGCTTCGTTAACAAGTCTAGAAGCGCCAGCTATGACAGCATTAATAAAATGTTTTTGTTTGATTTTCCAATTAGAGGGAACAGGGAAACTATAAGGATATCCCATTTTAACAGGATTTTTGATAATATTATCGCATTTTGCCTGAGCTTGATTTAAGGTCATCTTATTTAAAAGAGGATCATCAATATGTAATAAATTATTGTTTGGATACACTAACCCATCAGCTTGCACAAGATAAACATTATTTACTTGTTTAATAATAATTTTAATTTTAGTGTCTACTTTTATTTGTTTGATTTTTTCTTTAATAAAAAACGAACAAGCTTGTATATGGGATTTGCAGTCATGCTCAGCTTTAAACTCAGGAAGATTTGCTTGGGGCTTAAGTATACAAGCTTGATTATAAAATGGGCATTTTAATGACACAATCTAAATTATACAAAAAATTACTTAGCTGGTATCGGAGGCACAGCTCTTGAAGGAGGAGTTGTAACTTTTGTTGAATTTTTTGAATTAGCTGGATTTGCTGGATCCAAATTTTTAGACTCTTTAGATTCTTGCCCAAAGATTTTAGATATTTTTTCTATACAATCATATGCTAAATCTTTATCTCCTTTAATAAATTGATCTAAGTTCATTCTTTGTTCATAAGATGTTTCCATTTCTTCTGCAGCTTCATAAGCAGCAGAATCAACATCTTTTCCAGATTGTGTTTTTTCGTAAATTAAATCTTTGTAATCTTTGGCTAAAAATGGAAGCAAATTTGGATCAGATTTTAATACTTCTAAACATTCTGGAATAAGGCTCGCATAATGATAAATAACATCTAAAGAAAACTTATCTGCAAAAGCTTCGGAGTAATCTTTTCCAATATCGGAAATATTAGCCTGATAAGCAATTTTTAAAAAACTTTTTGTGAGTTTGTCAGCAAGTACATAATTGCCTCGTGATTCATAATACTCTATTTCTGAAAAAAAATTATTTGCTTGGTTTATCATTTTATTTTAAATTAAATTTTTTACTCCAATCATCTATAAATTTTCCATAAACTTGTTTTATTTTTTCTTCAAGCATTGCAGCAAGCTGATCTGAACTAGCATTTGGATTGTTTTCTTTAATTCTTTGCGCAAATATCTCTATTTGCTCGATGTCAGGTGCTCTACTTGTGAAAAGCAAAATATCTTTTTTGGTCATAGGCGGTAATGGAAAATTACCAGTTCCTATGTTTATTGTTTCAGGTTGACCACTGTCAGTTTGTGATTTTTTGAAAATACCGCCCATTAATTATATATTATAGTCAATAAACTCAACATCCTTTTAGATGGTTAATGAATTTTGAAAAGACACAGGACTGCTGGCAACAAGAATTTTACTAGTTTGATAAGCGGCAGGGTTTGTTAAACACTCATCTGTGATAAGTACTGTGCCTTTTGACCCAGACACATTAATCAAAGACAATAAATCAAAACTAGCGGCGCTAACAGCTTTTTTGACATATGAATCAAGAGCCCTGGTGCCAACAGCTGATTTGTAAGATTTTTCTACAGTTGCTTTGATGAATTCTTCAGTGAATTCCAATTTATAACCAGATTTTTCAAAAATATACTTTTGTTTTTCTAACGGAGATACAGTGGACTCAACTAAAACTTTTGTTAAATCTTCTTTGCTCAAGGGCTTAAGAGCAACTATCGATGGAATTCTTCCTACTAGTTCGGAAAGCATTCCAAATTCAATTAAAGACTCTACCATATCCTCACGCGAAGCTTGTGAAAAAATTTCATATGACTTCATTGCTTCATCAATATCTTTACTTTTTTCATCATGTGTTTTGATAAATCCAACAGACCTTTCTTTCATTCCCATCTTTTTGGCAAGAATTTCTGATAAGCCATTAAAGGCGCCACCTAAGAAGAACAACACTCTTTCCGAGCTGCAGTCATATGGCGCTCCAGGTCCATCACCCAAGACTGTGCTTGGTACTTTAATAGTTTTGCCTTCTACTAGTTTCAATAGAGTGGATTGTGTTGATCCAATAAAAGATTCATACCTTCCAGAAGATTTATTTGAACTACAAATTTTGTCAATTTCATCAATAAATGCAATCCCTCTCTCGGCTAAATCAAAATTCATATCTGCTTTAAACAAAAGATCATGTATGATAGACTCTGCATCAGATCCTTGAAAACCAGTAGGGGAGTAATTTGTAGCATCTCCTACGGCAAATGGTAAATTGAAAAGATTTGCAACAGTATTTGCAATTAAAGTTTTACCTGAACCTGACTTGCCAAGCATTAAAACATGATGCTTGTCAGATTGTGTAACTTGCTCCACATCTTGGTTTAGCAATTGTAAATGGTTGATTACAGAAACTGAAATAGTTTTTCTAGCCTCATCTTGACCAATTACTGTTTTACCTATTTCATCGAACAGTTGTTTGGGGCTAGAAATTTTTGTAGATAATATAAAATTTTCTTTTTCCTTGAATTCTGGATCTTGCATTTTTGTCATAGGAATGAATTGCCTTAATGCAGATTTTAATTCATTTTTAGGGGTAGGGTCTGGTAAATCAGAGATAAAAGATATAAACTTTGAGTTCATTTCTATTTGACCAATATCAATGCCCATTTTGAATGGTCTTTCATGAGATTCACAGAAAAAGTGTTCTTGATTGTTAAAATAAAACACAAATGCGTTGGATGGATCTACAGGAGCTGCACAAATAGTACAATTTTCAGTTTTAGAGTCTTTTTTTCTCATAATTTGTTTCTTATTTCAATATACGCAAGGCATTAAACTTTTATTAGCTTAAATATTAATTTGTGGGAAACGAAATGATACCTTTAAATAGAGGATACGGTGAATGGATTATTGAAATTTACAATCCAAACAAAATGCTGCCATCAATCAAAGGTTTTTTAATGATCACAAAAGATCACCACACAATCTTTGAAGATGCGAATTTTAAAATCACCTTATTAAATGTCCCATCTCAAAATGTAGCTTGGGTAAGAATGGTAAAATGAATTTTGAAGAAAAGTTGATAAGATATATAGCATCAAAACTTATCCAAAGGAAATACCTTTCAATAAAAGAAGAGTTTCCTTCGGCAAGACAGTTAACTTTTTTTATCAACAGAGTGATAGAAATTTTAAAAGAAAAACACGGAAGGCTAAATCATGTGCGAATTCACGACGATTATGGCTTGGTAACACCATTCGTTCAACAAGCAGTGGATGAATTAAAAATAAATTGAATAAATTAAATGTTATTTTAGAGGAATTGAATGAACATGAAGCAGAAAATTTCATTGCTTCATGTGTAGCAAAACAAAAAAATCTTTTTGGTATACCCAGATTTATTATTAAAAAAAACACTAGATTGAAATTGTCTAAAGTGAAAAATTTTTTAACAAAGGATGAATTTCATTTTGTTGAAATGGATAAAAAATACTTTGAAATAATTGAAGAAAATTTTTTAGATTCTTTTTTAGAAGACATAGAATATGAGATTGTGTTTGATTTGTGCAGATTGTGTTTTGATAAAAATGATGACTTTTTTGATTATCTTCCAAACAAGTTCAAAAAACTTTTCAACTTAAATCTGAGGAGCATTGAAAGAAAAAATTTCTTGAAATCAAATGCTGCACATTTAGATGATATGTCATGTATTACAACAAAAGTAATTTGTCATAAATTAAATCAAGTTTGGAAGTATAAATGGAGTAAATCTAGTTCGTACTTGAATGAATATGACGATAACATAGTGAATAATATTATCAGTGCATGAATTCAAATGTTTGATTAATAAAACTTATAAGAAAATTAGCTATCCTTTTTCAACAGTGATAGAAACTATATTTACAAATAATTTACCTCCTTTATCTTTGATTATAAATGAAGTAAAATCGGGCGATTTATTGGTGGTTGAATTTATCAAAAATAAACCAGTTCGTGTTTTTCTGATTGAAAATGAAATTCTTCATCAAATTTATGGCGAACCTATTGATTTTTTTTCAAAAATACAGCTTCAATGCTTGGGTTTAAAGAAAAAAATTAAAATTGAAGAATTTATATTCAATTTGTATGATCAATTCTCTTTGAATGAAATGATTTCATTTAAAAATGATTTTAGAGATTTTGAAAACAATCTTTTTAAATATTTACTTTTAACAAAAAATGAAGATAAATTAGACAACAAAAAATTGAGATCATTATCTTTCAAGAATTTTAAAAACCCTCATCTTGCTGAAAAAATGTCAAAAACCTTAATTAAAAATAAATTCAATTACTTCGATTTGAATGAAACTAAATTAACTATAGATTTTTCAAGCTTAACTGTACAATTTATAGATGATTGAAAAATTTTACATTGATAATCAACTATATTTAGATTTTTTGGAGATAGAAAAAAATGACATTCCAATTAAAAATGACAATGTAAATAAACAAGAATTGTGTAAGTTGGTGGAAGCAAACTTCAGAAAATTAGCTCGTAAATATCATCCAGACTATGGCGGAAAAGATGAAGACTTTAAGTTTTTAATGAAAAGCAAACAAAAACTGATTGAAGATAACTCAAAAGAAACCAATGTCTCTTTAGGTATTAATGATAATAATTTTAATTGGTTTGATAAAAATTCTCTAGCTTCTAAACTAGGAAACCAACTTTTTGATTTAATTTCTGACTGGAAAACGGATTTGAACTTAAAGCCCTTATACAAACCAACAACTTCAGAAGATGTTTATGAATGGATCTTCAAAATACTTGACACAAACTTAGAATTATGTTTGAACGTTATAAATTTGTCAGAAGAACTCGCAGAGCTTTCACACAACCTGTACTCTGATGATTCACTTTCTGTTTTAGTGTGTTTATTTGTTCCTTCAAAGACTTTGGCAACCACCAATGTAGCTTATGATAATTCAATTATGCTTACATTTAATGATAAAATATTAATCGAATCTTCAAGAGCGTCTGACATTTCTAAGTACTTTGAGAACAAAGAAAACATCAAAAGTGATATACAGTCTATATTGAATGATACTTTTGTCTCAAAAAATAATAATGTTTTAAAAACAAAAAAAGTTAATGAAGCTATCGATAAAGACAGAAAAGTATTGGAATACTTGCAAAATTTAAAGTTATTTTCAACAAAATTCGATGAAAATGCAGCTGATTTCCTTGATAAACTTTAAAGGAGGGTTAGCACTCATTTCTCAAATTATAACAGAAGGTAAAAAATATGGCAAAACCCAAACACATCTTCGTAATTGACACATGCGTATTATTGCACGATCCAGATTGTATTTACAAATTTGAAGAAAATGATATTTACATTCCTCTGGCTTGCATTGATGATTTAGATGAAATTAAAACAAGAAAAGAAACCGCAGGATGGGCGGCTAGAGAAGTTTTTAGAAATTTAGATCAATATGATATTCAACAAATGACTAAAGGAGTGGTGATAAATGAAAAAGGTGGCAAACTTTTTATTTATAACAATGAAGCACCTTTAATGAGAAATGAAAAACCATCTATTACTAGAGTGAACTCTGATAATGCAATTATTGACTCGGCAATTTCATTAAAAGCCGCAAATCCAAAAAGAAAAGTAGTAGTGGTTTCCAAAGACACTGGATTAAGAGTAAGGGCGATATCTTGGGGTTGCGTTGCTGAAAATTACAAAAGTGATTTGTTATCAGAGAAAAACTTTTTTGAGGGTTATAGAATTGTTTCTATAAATGAATTGTCAGATTGGGAATATTTGTCAAAAAGAGAAGAATGCAAAATTTCAAATTTAGTCTGCCAAGATCAATTAGAAAATTTAAATCCTAATGAATTTATTTGTTTTAGATTTGGAAATCAGTCTGTGTTAGCTTGGTTTTACGAAAGAGAAATTAAGTTCATGGATGACAAAAAGAAAAAAGAATCTTACATGGGAATTACTGCAAAGAACATGGAGCAAAGATTTGCTCTTGAGGCGTTGGCAAATGATAATATACCTCTTGTGTGCTTAAGTGGACCAGCAGGTAGCGGAAAAACTTTAATGGCTATTGCAGTGGGGCTAGAAAAAGTAAATCTTGGACAATATGATAGAATAATTGTTATGAAACCAATGGTTGCCGTAGGTGGCAAAGAAATTGGATTTTTGCCAGGTTCTAAATTAGAAAAAGTAAGTGCTTGGCTGGGTCCAATCAAAGACAACATTGTACAGTTAACAGCTTTTAAAGGGTATGATGGAAAATTTGGAGGAAATAGCTTTGAAGATATGGTTGAAGAAGGAATCATAGAAGTGGAGGCAATGGCTTTTATTCAAGGAAGATCTATTCCAAATAGTTTTATCATCTTAGATGAAGCAGAAAATGTAAGCCCTAAAGAAGCAAGAATGGTTGTTGAAAGATGTGGGAAAAATTCTAAAGTTATATTATTAGGAGATATGTCACAAATAGAAAATCCGTATCTTGATAAAAATTCTTGTGGATTAGCTCATGCAATCAATGGTAGTAAAACTCATGAAGTTGCCGCAGCAATTACAATGAACAAAGTGGAAAGATCTATTTTGTCAGCTGCAGCTTCAAGCATTTTTAAATTAAGAAAATGAACTACAACGATATACCTTTGCCACAAGATGTGAGATTATATCAAGTGGCAAATAATGCGGTCATTGAGCCGAAATTATCGCTATTATCTATTTCTGATAATGGCGATAATAACACATACATGAATCTTCAGAATAAACAATTTCTGTTCACTATAACTAATCAAAATGCATTAGAACTTTCGATGTCATTTGATGACAAAAATGTTTCTTCTATCAGAAATTCCACATATTATTCTTTGAATGGGTTTGACAGAGGCTTTGATTATAGGTTTTTAAATTATAATAGCCCAACAGTATGTTTTTTTCCTTTGGTTTCAGCTACAGATAAAAGTACGAACGTAACACTTACTGCAATAGGCAGTAACTATTATCAAATTGCCAGTTATACTTCTGTATTGTCAAACACATTAAATTTAAATGATTTAATTTTGCTAAAAAATCAAACCACTAACTCAGAAAATAAAATATACAGAGTTACAACTATAACTGGTATAAATTTAACAGTATATGATGATTCAAGCGACACAGCAAGCGTAAATTCATTGTTAACTCAAAACCAATCATATATTTTTACAAGAGTTAAAGTCAGTGACCAATACGGGGATTCATTTTACGGATTGTATAACACAAGTGGATATTTTTGGGTGTCTCAAACTGCAAATTTAAAACTAACCTCTGCAGATTATGGCATCACACTAAGTAGTGAACTTTCTGAAAATAAATTAAATGCAAGTTTATTTTCGAGTGTTAGTTTAGAGCTAAATCAAGTAGTAGCAGTAAACGTCTTAACAGATGGCGCAGGATCTTTAGGGGGGAAAACATCAGGACTATATTTGATCACTAAAATTGTTAATGGCTTTGTTTATATACAGCCAATATATCCAGATTATGTTTTTATACATCAATTCTTTGAAGTGGGATATGATTTAACAACTTTATCATCAAACGTCATTTGGTATGTTAACCCTGCAACAGTAACGTCATCAAATTATTTATATTCGTCTGTATTTTTTAATTTTTTAACGTTGAACATTAGCTCAGTAACAAATACACCATCTTTGTGGGCTAGACAAGTAGGAGCGGCTTCAGATACTGTTCTTGGCGTAACCATTTATACCAGATTAGTTAACAATAATTATTTGAGAAATTCAGATATTTTCAGTATGGCAATAAAACCTCCTACGTGGACTGAAAATGTAGTAGAGGGGTTATCTTTGAGTCTTTCATATAATACTAACATGCTTGCAGTGCAAGATCAAGCGGTGATACAATAAATGTCGTATGGAATTCTTCTTAAAAATGCAAACACAAACTCATCTTATCAAGATGATAATTTAATTTTTTATTCTACGCAACGTGAAGGAATAAGCACCTCTGACCCAATGTATTTTACCACTGTAAATTTTACAGCCAAAACCATTGGTGTTAGTTTTGAAAAATATGGTAATTTAATAAGCAACTCATCTAGCAATAATTTTTCTTTTTCAAATTTTGATCTGAATGAATATAATTTTAAGGGTTTATCTGCAAACTTGAGCAAACCAACAATTGTTGAGCTTTGTAAAATAAAAAGCTATGAGCTAGGTGCTGGTCAAACTATATATGCTGACACGTTTATTGCTGGAGACAAATATATTAAAAATTTTAATGATCCTGGCAATATCTATACAAAAACTTCAACATTTCCAACTGGGCTAACGACAAGTTACTTTGGAACTAGCTTAAATTACACACTACCATCATCTGGAGTGCAAAATTTTGTATACGTAAGTTTTGAAGATAACACGCATTCAAAATACTTTTTGGCAGTGCCACAATCAATAGGAGCGACGATTCCAAATAATTTTAGATGGTATGAATTACCAAACAATGTTTTTTTTAATGATATTGATTATTATTTTACTATCAATGCATCTGGATTCAATGGCACAAATATTTCTATAAGTAGTTTTAATGGAATTATCCCATCAAAAGGCAAAACAATATTAATAAACAATGTTAATTACGACGATACATATTCTGGGGTGTATGTGATTCAAGCAATCACAAACAGCGTAATATTATCAAGAGGAAACATTGTAAATAATTTTCCAGGACAAACGTTTAATATAAAAATAAATTTAGATAATTCAAACTCACTTACGTATAACACAGCCGTTTACTATGTGCCTTTTGAATATGGGTATACAAGTGATTCATTTACAAAGGCGTTAAAATTGACAAAGTTTACAAACCCAATTCAAAACGACCCAACTAAATACACACCTCTCTTCAAAGATAATTATGATAATTCAAGTTTAATTCTTCAATTAAACACAATCTCAGATTCATCTAAAAAATCTGATACATTTATTTTAGGTATTGGTGTGTCTAATTGGTTTCCTAACTCAATCCTATATAATGTTAATGTAAGTTATCAAATAAAAGAAGGTTATTAAATGCAATTTTACTAAAAATTAAATATGCATGAAAACCAAATTTTAGATATTGTTGAATCTGTTACACTAAATAATCTCTCACTCAGAGAAAAATCTTTGATTGTTGCAGATGTAAAAAACGAAATTTCTAATACTAGACTTGCAGGAAATGTTACTTCTTTAGTTTTATCAAAAATTAATGATTTAAGTAAAGGAATGTATAGAGAATCTCAAGCAACTTTGCCAAAAATATTTCAAGATTTTTCAGAAAGCGAAGGTGAACAAAAGCCTTTTGAGATTAGAAATACAGATGAGATTGGTGATTTTTTAAACAAAATGACAGAAAAAAAATTTGATGGAGATGTTTTTTCTGACACCTATCCATTTTATCATCCCACCGATGTTATGAGAGCAGAAGGAAATCCACAACACAGATCAGATTTTAATGTGAAATGAAAAATATAAAATTATCTCAGGATCTTGGTGTAATGCCAATGGGTGGAGCCCCTGCTCCTGAAGCACCTCCTGCGCCTTCATTTAAAATTATTTACTCACCACTAGATTCTTTGGGGAAAATACTTGCGGATGTTGATTTTAAAACATTTTTACAAAACAACTTTGGAACAAATCCCGAAGAATTAGCACACGATTTATGGGTAATGTATGGTGGTCCTGAAGATGAATTGAGCGAAGGGAAAAAAGGAAAAAGAAAAGATTCTCCAGAGTCAAGTGATCCAACTGAACAAGACACTTTGCAACAAGAAGAGTATAACAGGACCCGAAAAACTAAATGGGAAAGATTACCAGAAGGTGTAAGCATTGAAGAAATCACTGATCCTCAATCATTAGAGACAGCAATCAGAAGTGGATTTGCTATGCTTGCAAAAATGAATAATAAACCAGCCACAGCTTATGTTAAAAATTGGGTAAGAATAGCTAACATAGCTGATAATAATGGTGATTTTAAGTATGCTGATAAGATTCAGAATTTGATAAACGATGTCATCCACCTATTTTGATAGATCAGTTATTTTATCAGGTGTTTTATCACCACCTGTAATTGTAAATGGATCTTACCCAATCAAAACACAAGATTATTCTGTTCAAATGAATCAGAAAATAAGCTTAGATAGCTCATACATGCAAGGTGGACCTGGCAAAGCAGTGGCTAGTATAAGTAAAAAAATTATTGATGGCAACATTTCTTTTCCTTTGAGAATAAATGAGTCTAACGCTTTACAGTCTGGAATAATTGACTTATTAAATTCTGGACAAAATTATAATTCATTGGTTACACTAACCACTTTTTTGTTACCTTATAACGCCGCATTAACAGCAGAAAGTGATCCTTATGTATATAGTACGAATTCACTTGTTTTTGACACATGTGTTGTTGAAAAAACAACAATTACAGCAAAAAAAAATGGACCAGTAAATGTAAGTATAAGCATCAAGGGTCAAACTGATGTTGCAAATTTAAATCCGCTCACAATACCTGCTGATGACACAAACTTATATAGAAATGTAGATTGGTACGATTGTTTTTTTGAAAGAAATGGTTCGCAACTTGAAAACTTAATTGAGTTCTCATTTACTATAGAAAAAGAAGTAGATCAAAAATTTTTCTTGATGTACTGTGCGCAAGCAGATAGGTATGACAGACCTTTTTCTACTGGCGTAAAATCAGTGGGAGTATCTTTCAAAATCGTAGAGCATATAACTTCGGCATTTGATATTTTCGGATATTCTTTGGGTGGTTTTTTTAATGAATTCAATTTAACTGGCACAATAGGACCAATATCATTCTTAATTCCTGATTCATTGTTAAAAATTTCTGTGCAAAATTTAACTCCAGATATCATTGAAAGAACTACCGAAGGATTCTTCAGAATGTCTCCATCCACACCATTGAATGAGAACTTCCTATTTACAATTACATAGGCTTTTACAACAATTAATTGTAAATTATAATTATGCCGCTCAATAATAACTTTTATGGTGTATATAAGTTTGTCACAGTTAGGACATCACCTAATGGCGGTCAAGATAATACTGGTAAGTATCCATATATTATTAAAACATTAAACGATAATAATTCAATGCCTACTAATGCTAAATTTTATATGCAAGGAACGCCTTTAACTAGAGTTTTGGATATAAAACAAGTAACAGAAAATATTACTTTAAACGCGCCTATTTTAGTTCCAGAACAAGGGCAAACAATGAGTGATGCATTAAAGTTATTGAATGATTTAGTTGCTTTTCAATATACAAATAATTTACCAAATAATTTTCTGCCTTTACTATCTAAAATTGTTATAAATATTGGTGTTGATGGTTCAAGCGTGGATTTTACTCTGTTGTCAGATGGAGACCCCAATAATGCAACTAATGTTTACAAAATTAATTACGGAGCAACAGCTCAAAGTTTCATTGAAGAAACTGGTTTGAATTATGCTTCTAGAGATGCTTCTAATTATGATTTTTGTGTTGATTTTGGCGGTTTTGCATATTTTGTTGAAAAATGCACAATAACAATAGATATAAAAACTTCACAAAAAAATTTCTTAGGTGTTTACCCTTATTATCCGCCCTTTAACTCAGTGCCTTACGACGGGCTTCATGGAGGAATTTGGAATCCAACAAGTGATGCAGATATTGCTTCTTATTCAGGTTGGCAATTTCCATTCTTATCTGTTGGTGGAATTGAAATTACAGCTAGTGGAACTGCGTCTATTTCAATAGACAATGAAACAGGAAGCATAATAAACTGGAAATATAACGACATCCCGACAGCAAGCACAAGCGAATTAATACAAAGAGGAAATGTTACTTTGCAGCCCACTGGTGTACTGAGATATGTCCAAGATAATTTTAACATTTATTTCACTGCAAACTCAGTGTTACAAACAGTAATTCCTGCACCATTTGCAATCAATAAGGCTGTAATAACTCAGACTAATAATAGTTTTTCAGAGGGTGATATGAAAGTAACCTTTGAAGTTCATGCTTATGTAGGAATTTAAAAATCTTCAAAAGAATGAAAATATCCCTGAGAATCAAATGGCTCAAATTGATCAAAGACATTTTTTGAAATAAACAAATCACATCCTGTTAGACTGTGTAGAATTAATGCATCTCCAATGCTGCATACATTATAAATATCTCCTTTTTCATTCTTCCAATGAAGTCTGCAATAAATTACGTCGCCATATTTTGCTTCAATTATAGACCTACTCAACTTGAAACCGCAACTTTGTTTGAATTTAATTAACAACTGATGAACAGTATTGATATGAGCATGATCAGCACAACCACTATCAACAAAAGTAAGAATGCTCCCATCATATCCACTTAAAATTATTCCCACTTCTTTTTCTTCGGCTAATATTCCTACGATGTAATCATTTTGGTTCTCTAACACAATCTGATTCATTTCGCAAGGCAGCAATTCAAAAAGTTCTGTGGTTTTATTCATTGATAGTATTACAGGTTGAACATGTTTTGCACATCCGTTTGTTGAAGAAGTGACCAGCACCTAAAATAAAAGCGCCAATCGGTGTAAAGTAATCTGCAAAATGCAAATACTTATGAACTATAAAACTTAAAATAAGAAACAATGCACCAGAAACAAAAAAAGAAACCACAATATAGTTTTTGTGTTGTTTAAACCCTGATGTAACAGCTAAAATTGCATTTAGTATGGCAAAAATAATCATCAAAGCTTCAGCCCAAAAAGATTGCATAAAAGACATAAAAGAAACAAAAGGCACTGTGGCAATTAAAATAGGCAAAAATAAACAATGAATCAAACAAACTAATGAAAGAGTGGAGCCAATCTGATCAGTATTTTTTTTAAAAAAGTTCTTCATACTTACTTTTTATACGAGTTTTAGTTGAGTGGGTTTATTAAACCCTTTTACTTTATATGATTCTCTATACAAGCCAGCAATCACTCCAAATTTATTGACAATATCAACATGATTTTTGTCAATATAACCCTTGTTTTGCTGAAAACAATATTCAGGATATTGGTTAGCAAACGCATACATCATTTCGTCTCTGTATACTTTTGCTAACACAGACGCAGCTGCAACACTCATAGATGTGCTATCAGCTTTGGGCATCATTACCAGTGGGCTAAAACTTTTACAAGGTGATTCGTCAATAACATAAATGTCCACCTTTGTTAGAGTATTTTTGACGGTTTGCCCAGCCAATTCCATAGCTTGTATGTTTGCCCATGTCAGACCATTTTTGTCAATTTGTTCTGGGCTTATTTCTTGAATAGAATAAGCTAATGCATTATTTTTAATTATCTCAAAATACTCAATGCGTTTTTTTTCTGACAACTTTTTAGAATCAGTAAGACCTTCTAGGACAAAATCATTAGGTAGGCAAACTGCAGCCGCAACTAAGGGACCTGCCCAAGCGCCTCGACCAGCTTCATCAATACCAACTAAATTTAAACCATATTTAGCTCTTAAATTATCATCGAATTCTTTATGCATTGTTTAACGATTGTATGAAAACTTTTAGGGCAACAAGATTATCTTTTACAGCATCATAAGTGGATTCTAAATCTTCATCTTTATTTAATATACTTTGTGTTAGCATAAGAGTTTTTGCTTCTTGTCTTAATTCTTCTAATTCAATTTTTTCTAGTATTTTTTTGTCATCATGTAAGCTTGCTTCAATATTATCAAGCAACTCATTTGTTTTTTCTGAAGTCAAGGATTTTAACGTGACTTCAGACTGTAAGCCTGAAATTTTATCAAAAGCAGTGACAGTAATTAAACCCGATGCATCAATATCAAACTTAACAACAATTTTTGTTTGCCCTTTTGGTCGTTTTTCAAATCCACTTAACACAAACTCACCAAGAAACTCATTATCTTTGGCAAGAGGTCTTTCACCTTGATAAATTTTGATATTCACAGATTCTTGGTTATCTTCTGCTGTTATAAAGTCTTGCGCAGCACTTACTGGTACATTCGTATTTCTAGGAATAATTTTATTCAACAATCCCCCTTTAGTTTCAATTCCAAGTGATAGTGGAGTGACATCTACAAGAATGGCACTGTCAGCGTTTTTAACGGCGATAGAGTGAGCTAAATTTGCAGCTCCAGCGCTCACAGTTAAATCTGGGTCAATTTCATAAAAGACTTTTGTGTTAAATTCTTTTTCAACAAATTCTCTAACAATTTTTGATTTTGTTGAGCCACCAACTAAAATAATTTTAGACAAATTAGATATTTTTTTGTCTGCATCGTTTAAAGCTGTCAAAACATGAGATTTTGTTTTGAGTAATAGAGGATGAATCATTTTTTCATAATCTTCTTTTAATATTTCTACTTTGTGATGATAAAGTTTACCATGTAATAATCCACAATATTTTAAAGTTTTGCTCACCTTAGATTTATAATTTAATTGTATTTTTATTTCTTCGGCAAATTTTTTAAGCCTAACTTGAAAATCTTTAAATTCATTGAAATGATGTGGTATCTCGCCAATAATGTAATTTACTAACAAATTATCAAAATCATCTCCTCCAAGTTTTGTATTTCCTGAAGTCGCTAACACCTGATAAACTTTATCATCAGATAACTGTAACAGTGTTACATCGAAAGTGCCACCTCCCAAATCGTACACAAGAACAAGTTCATTTAAGTTAGTGTCTTCCCCGTATGCTAAGGCGGCAGCGGTAGGCTCATTAATAATTCTTAAGACTTTAAAACCAGCTAGTTCAGCAGCTTTTTTAGTTTCTAATCTTTGATTTTGATTAAAATAAGCTGGCACAGTGATTACTAAGCCTTCAATTGCTTCTTTTGAGTGAGATTCTGTTATGCTTTTTAAATACTCTAAGATATGCTTGGCAACTTCTGTTGCGTCATAATCAGAATTATTATTACCAATAAATCTTTTAGAAGATCTTATAGTTTTTTCAGGAAAATTTTCTTCATTTTCAACCGCTTCTCTACCAACATATAGCTCATCAGCATAGCAAACTACAGATGGAATAAGTTTGTTTCCTGATTCATCTTTAACAAATTCAAATTCATTTTTTGAATTTTTAAAGCAAACAACAGAATTTGTTGTGCCTAAATCACAGCCAATAAATATTCCCATATTTATTATTATACATCTTCAGGTAAATCTAAAGCACCTGGGAAATAACCATCATACAAATTCCAAAGAGGGTTATCATCAGAAAATAATTCTTTTCTAAAAGTTTCTTGATCTTTTTCGGTAAATATTGTAATTTGATTTTTAACCACTTCTCTTTCTGGAAGATTTTGTTTGTATTCATGCACCATGTGAATCATTTGAGCAATAGCAAATGTGTCACGACAAGCTGAACATCTCATGATAGCAAAAATCTCTAACTCAGATTTTGGAAGCCAGCCTTTATGACAGTCTTTATAAAAAATTGCGTGACAATTCCGATTAGGGCATTTTGAAGGCATACCAAAAACTACAGATTTAAACATAAGTTCCTTTGTTACTATTATACTTCAAAATTTTTACAACAAATTCTTCTTCAGAATTATAAACTTTCATTTTTGAAAAATGATGTTGCCTTAAAGATTTTTCTTTATGTTTGAAGTCAATGATGACACAATCTTTTTTGCCTGGAGCATTTCTTAATCCTCTTCCAATTTGTTGAGTAATTGTGTTAGGAGAAGAGATTGAACATGCAAGAATAATACAGCTTATCTTAGGGGCATCAATACCAGTGTATGCCCAAGAAGTGGCAGCCATTATAATCTCATTGTTTTCAAGTCTATTTAATTGATAGCGACGATAATCTAGTTCTTTATCAGGAATTTCTTTATCATCTGAGCCATCTCCGCCAGGAACAAAGACACAATCTTCGATCATTTCTTCTAAAATTTTTCCATGCTCAAGTCTTTCCACTAAAATTAAAGTTGGTCTGCCTTCTGCTTTCATTTCTATAGCAAAATCTCGAATTAGTTCATTTCTTTGAACATTATTAACTATGGCTTTCTTGTAAGTTTCAGGATGAGAGGGAGCAGATTTGTCTATAAAATCTAAATCAACAATGTAAATGTAAGGTTTGGTCAAAAACCCCCTTTTTATTAAATCTGAAGAAGTAACTTTATGAATAATAGGACCAGTGCTACCAAACATTCTTACGTCTTGGTTATCTAACCGCCTTGGAGTTCCTGAAAGTCCACATTTGTAATAAGCATTAGAAGCTTTAAGGGATATACATTCAATAACAGAAGCGGCAATATGTGTTTCATCAATAATTAAAAGTTGACAATTTCCTACAAGATCTCTTAATTGTTTTTTATTATCAAAAAACTTAAGTTTTGCAGAAATTTTGTTTTGTAAATCTTTAATTTTTTTCTCAATACTTTTAGTTTTTTTCACTGGTGAGTTTTCTAAATCTACTTTGAGAATTTTCAATTGTTTTTCAAGACCTGGCAATGTCGTATTATCAATTACTACATCAACAACTTTTTTGCTCTGCTCTGAATATTTTTTATCAAAAGCAGTTAAAAGAGTTTGATAAGTTGCGACATTTACACCGTGGTGAGCTATGTCGCATTTGCCTCCACCTATCTCACCAATTTTGAAATTAGGATCCAAAGGCTTTAAAGAACTTTTGAATTCTGAAACTGTTTGTTTCAACAAAGATACAGAAGGCACCACAAAAATAACTGGGTAAACCGATAGCTCTGAAATGATACCACAAGAAGATTTTGTTTTTCCAGCACCAGTGCACATAGCCAGAATGCCACGAGTTTTTTCTTTGATTTTTTTTATTGCTTCCTGTTGATAATCTCTGAAAGAATGTTCACCTAAATCAACTTGTGCTAACTTTTGTATTTTAGGTTTTGGTCTACAATCGTTGAAGACAAATTTAATATTATTGTCTTTCAAAGCTTTTAAAACGATGTTAAATATTCCAGCTGGAAAAGACATGGTTCGCCTACTAAACAAGCTAATTTTGCCATTCCAAGTGCCATTTTGGAATTTAGCAGACCACTCGGCATCTGGCACTTTATATGAGCAGGTTTCATTGATGAGATCAATAGTTTTTTTATCATACTCTCCAGAAACACTGGCATAATCATTATTTAAATTAATTTGCAGCACAAATAATTTACGAAATAAATACAAAAAAGATCCCAGATTGCTGGGATCTTAGTTTAAACTCTTACTGCAATTTCATCGCCGTCAGTTTCGTCTAGGTCAACATCCAATACGTGTTCTGTTCTAGTTGGAACATCAAGAACGTCTTTGATAACAACATCAGACCACTGTAAGTCTGGAGCAGGTGTATGCTCAACATCGTCAACAATTACTTGTTTGATTTTTCCTGATTTTCCTTGTTTAATCATTGCCATATTTTTATTTCTCCTTATTTAGTTATTCTGAATGCTACTATAAAGTCACCTTGGCGGCTGTTATTTGCATTCTTTGCGCCCATCCCATCAAATTTGATTTGACTATCAGAGCTACTTAAATTATACAATGAAAATTTGAATGCTTCTATTCCAAATCTATCAATTGAAATTTCTTCGTTATTTACCCAATTTTGCAAATTAATTTCTTTGATCAACTTAACGTTGCCCTCATGATCTACTTCAAAGCCGTTTGAGACTGGAACAAGTCTTACAAACAAATTTCCAGGAGGTAAATTATTTTTTTCTTGATTACCTTGACCTTGAAGTTGTAAAGTAGCAAATATTGGACAATTTTCAGGAATATTGATATTAATTTCTGAAACGTAATTAATGAATCCAGTAACGTTACATTTATCACATTGTCTTTGTGGAATTTTGCCCTTGGCACTACATCTGCCACAAGGAGATGTTTGAACAAAAAACATATGGTTAAAACTGGAATGTTGAATCATGCCAGAGCCATTGCAGTCAGGGCATGCATTGAAATCAAATCCCCCTAATCCGTCACAATCAAGGCATTTTTTTCTTTTATTGATTTTGACAGTATGAACGCAGCCTTTAACAAAATCCTTTAATTGTAATTGCAATTCAATTTGCAGATCAGTATTTCTTTCAGGTTGCCTCCTGGGTCCAAAAAATTCTTCAAATATTGAACCAGGATCAAAATTGATATTGAAACCAAAATCAGTAAAACCCCCACCATTTACATTACCATAAGTATCATAGTTGTGTTTTTTTTGTTCATCTGAAAGAACTTCATATGCTTCACTTACTTGTTTAAATTTTTCCTCAGATATTGGATCGTTGGGGTTTACATCTGGATGATATTGTTTTGCTAGTTTTCTGTAAGATTTTTTGATATCTTCGGGAGACGCCGTTCTATCTAATTCAAGTATTGAATAATAATCCATATAGATATTATACTAATTAACTTTTCAAAAGATTAATTATTTTATTGGAAGGACAAATAACATTCTCACCTACACCATATTCTGCAAGCATCCCTGTGACTCCAATTACTGAACCAATTACAAGACCATCTGTGCCAACGCACATTCCGCCGCTTACTCCTTGTATGATTTTTGCATCAACAAACATTATATTATTCCAAGCTGGAGATGGGGCGGCATCTCCTAGTGATTGATCTGTATTGCTTACTCTTCCAACCGTTACTGTGTCATGAAACATTTCTGGCGCGCCTATAACTGCAACAGTTTCACCCAATTCAACAGCGTCTGAGTTTGCTAAAACTACAGAAGGAATATTTGACCAATCTGATTCAATTTTTAAAATAGCCGCGTCTATATTAGGATCTGATTTGAAAACTGAACAATCCAATAATAATGAACCATCAAAAGTTACTTTTACGTCTCCACTGGACATTAATTCTTCAGGTGCAACATGTGAAGCAGTAACAACATAGCCATTTCCTATGTGAAAGCCGCTTCCTGACCAAGATTGTTTTCTTGTTTTTACAAATATAGTGCATGAGGCAGGCACAGATTGTGCAATCACTTCTTGTATTCTATCTGTTACTTTTTCTGACATTGTTAATTTTTCCAAGGATTAAAATTTTGTAATTTAGGCACTCCAATATTATACGATCCTTGTTGTACAATATGGTCACCTTCTGGTCCACCTAAATCATACATAAGTTTGATCATGTTCGTGAAATTTATTTGAAAATTTGGGTCTGGATTTTTTTTATACCAAGAAATTATCAATGCAATTATTCCAGAAATAGTTGGACAAGCCATAGATGTGCCATCAAGATTCACATATTGATTGTTTCCCCAAGTAGAATAAATTTTTACACCAGGTGCCGCAACATCAAGCTCAGGACCTCTCGAAGAAAAACGAGCCAATTTTCCATCATTTTCAACAGCTGCCACAGCAATTGATTCATCATATTTTGCTGGAAAGTTTACATCTTCTCCATCATTCCCACTAGCACAAACCACAATCTTGCCCTTTGCTGTTATATCTTTTATCAATGAATGTACTTTGCTTTGACCATAATCGGATTCTGTTCCAAGAGACATATTGATTATATCTACATCTAAGTCGTGTGCGATTTGTAAAGCGTTTGCAATGAAATCAAATGAACCAGTGCCATCATCATCAAGTGCCTTTATGGGAATAAGTTTACAGCTTGGCGCAACACCCATTACGCCAATATTTTGCCCACAATTAGCACCAACTATTCCAGCCACATGTGTGCCATGATATGAGCCATGATCCATAAAATCATTATTGCCAGTGGCATCATACCCATCTAAAAAATTCACTTGTAAATCTTTGTGAGGAAACCATCCTGTGTCTATTATTGCCACCTTTACATCTTCTCCTTTTGAATGTTGCCAAGCATAAGAAGCTTCAATAAAAGATAGCCCCCAATTCTGTTGCTCATTCAGAATAGAAACTTGATTTAAAATTTTATCTCTTAAATCTGGAATGAATTTAATTGGATTAGACATAATTAAATTTTATGAAAAAAAAGCTTTACAACCTATATCACTGTGTAAATCTCTGAATTAACTGTATTACCGAACCCATAAGTTCCGTTGGACTGAATTACCGCAGGGTATGCTGTGTAATATATTTGATCAGAAGCATTTATCAAATTACTCGAAAGGGTAGTTGATGAAGATATATTTTTCACTCCAGTCTCAACAAGTTTAAACCAATTAATTACCACGTATTGATTGAATGGGCTTATTGCATAATTGAAATTATATAGTGGAGTTTGAGGAGTATTTGCAAAAACATTCAAGTTAGTACTAACTCCATTATAGCTAGAAATTGATCCAACAATAGTCAAGCTGGAAAGAACAGGTGTGTAAAATGGATTTATTGTAATTGGATTTGATTGATATGTTGAACCTTCTGAAACTCCATTGCTTGGTGTTACAGTTGCATAAACCACATCTCTACCATCAAAAATTACACGACCAGCAACATCATTAGTTTGCTCAAACAATCTTCCATCGTAGTTCGGATAAGAATATAAGACCACAGATGATGAATATCCAAAAGTTGTGGATGCATAGCCTGTTGGAGAATTTGGGTTTATTCTCACGAAGTTATCAGTGGTTGCGTAACCAGGTGTATAAGGTGCTTTCAAAGTGTAAGCTGTTATTGCCAAGCCCAAATTATTGATTGTCGCAAACGTTACTGGATTAGTTGATAAAGGCACTGATACAGAAGCTTGCAGATTTGTCCCAGTGCCAATAAATCCTGACCCTCTATCAGAAATAACAACCCTCACTACATTAGTTGTGATGCCATTCGAATTTGTAGTAACAGAAAGAATAAATGGATTTTCAGATTGATTATAAAGTGATTTAACAGTAAATGTATTTATGCCCACTAAAGCTCCAGTTACACTTAAGTTTGCAGCAGTATTGAACGTTACATATTCAATGCCTGTTCTTTGCCGCCACCATTGTATAGTAGATCCATTTTCTGGCGCATTACTTTCGTCTTGATAGCTGTAAGTAAGAGACAAAGTGCTATCTATGTTCGGAGACAATGGCGACAATGTAGGTGATCCAGAAAGGAAAGGCTTTGCATAATAGAATGAGTCTAAATATGTATTGAGATTAGGCACACTTGTGTATGTGAAATTGAAACTTTGCAAAGTTAAATTATCAGCTGAATAACTTTCAATCTGTAAGCCAGCCCTAAATTGATTTGAAAATTGAATAAATACTGTCACATAATCTGATGTTTCTCTTATACTTGCAAAAGTAATAGTTCCATCATATGCACTAACTGTGTAAATACCTTTATAAATCTCTTGGTTTACTAAAACAACCACTTTTGCATCAGTGGGAATTCTGCCATTGCTTAAATAGTATGTTTTGTAATCGTATGTTATTGTTGGCTCGCCAATAATTGTCTCTCTTGACTCAACGTAATCAATTTGTGCAGTAAATGATTCATATAAGTAAACTCCATTCACAATTGTGTAAATATTTGTAATCAATAATATTCCACTTTCTGGCACTGTAGAATAGGCAGTGGGGCTTATAGGATTTCCGTCAGAATACAAATAGAATTTATCATTATTTGTCCAAGTGTACAACGTGGAATTGTTATCAACTATATAGTAGCTAGAATTATTCTCTTCATTGGTCACAGGAATTAGTTTTAAACCTGTAACACTAAATGCTGGAGTAATTCTGTAAGAAGTTTGCCTGTTTGGTAATGCACCGTTTCTGTTAAGCTGCACTTGCTCGTAATAAGAAGTGTCAGCAGATTCTGTTCTTCCTACAATTGGTGTGATGTCCACTAAAGCACTATTTGTGAAAGAACCAAGAGCTAATGTTTCAAAAAGTTGCCCAGATATATCTTGAGGATATGTAAGGTAAGTTTGTGTTGCAGGGATTACACTTACATGATAAAGTTGTTTCACATATGGAAGAATTCTGGTGTTAGAACTATAATCTTCCACCATATCTATTAAATATTCTATTGCTAAAACTTTTTGATTCAAATTATATCTTGAATTGTTAATTAAGCTAATGTAATTACTAAACTCTACACGATCTGCAGACCATCTGAACATTACATTTGCTGATGAATTACCAGGCTCAACAAATGATGTGTAAATATAACTTATGAATTTAGGTTCATCAAAATCATATTTTCTTTCCCAATAAGATGAAAGTAAATTTAGGCTGTCTTCTTCAAAAAGAACATTTTTTAATTCATCTTCAGGATAAGATAGATATTTAAAAACTTTAGAGTTTGTCTGCTCTATCATCTTTCTGAGGTAATTTTCATTTCCAGATTGTGTTGGCTCAATTACTAAAACTTGCGTACCTGTTCCAGAATAAGCCACTTTAAGTGATGCATTAACAGATTCAGGAGTAGCTTGAGAATCATCATTTCCATCAGTGGTTACAATTATTAAAGGCTTAAAACTGAGTGCATATTGATTTGTTACTAAATCTAAAGCATTAGTTGAGCTTGACCAAATATTTATATCATCGGACAAATCTGAAATACTTACATCAAAATCCCAGTCTTTGCTTAGCAACAAGTATAAAGGTGTAAGCAAAGATGTTACTGTGCAAGTTCCATTCGTCGAATCGAAAGTGAAATTTGTTGTGCATGAGCCATCCGAAAGAACCACAATGCTGTAACTATAATTATCTTCCACCCAAACAAAATTATTAGTGTTATCTCCATAGTAAACATTATAAGTGGTGAATGATAATAAACTAAGATTTAAACTTAAATACAAATCAAAATCACTCTTGTACTGCTCCTTTACAGATTGTAAATTTATAAAGTTAGTATCAATTTGGCTTAAATTATTTTTATAGAATCCAGAAACAATAGCTGGGAATTGTAATCGAGCATTAAAAAGCATAGCATCATACAATTTAGATAATCTTCCAGTATTTGAAACATAACTAATAGATTCAGAAATCAAACTTGAGTTATTTGAGTAACCTTCAAATGATACTGATGAGGAAGTTAAACAACTTGAAGATGAAGAAGCATTTGCTGTTGAATAAAACAATAAATCATTGATTTTATTGTTAAATCCATATATTGCTGTAAGCAATTTGCTAGTGCCAAAACCATTCGACAAGCGTGTATATAAAGTGTCAGAGTTTATTCCAGTTGGCACTAAGGCATTAATTACTGCAGTTCTTACATAAGAAGTGGATACTCCAGATTGTGTGACAATAGCTGTATCATTGATTTCAAAAGATTTAGAAGTGTCAAATACAACATTGCACAAAATACCAACATTTGAATAAAGATATCCTGTACTTGAAATTGAAGCCCCCAAATATGTTCCTGACGCAAAACCTATTGAATAAGATGTGTTATAGAATCCCACTGGTTCTATTACTTCAGTGGGTGTAGCAGGGGTAGTTAAATTTATTCTAAAGAAAAAGTCTTTATTTAATAATGTGCCACCAGATGTAGATGCTGATCCTTGTGTGTATGGATTATTCAAATTAGATAATCCCCATGTTACTTGTGAAGCGTAAGTGGCATTATCTGTTACTATTCCTAGACTATAAGACATGGTTGATATACATGACACATTTGAAAATGCAAATCCATACATGCCTGGATAACTGCTTGAATTCAATTCTATTGATGATGAAGATTGTGTTGTAGCTGTTCCGTTAGAAATGTAAGCTTTTAATGTTGTTATACCAGTTAAATCTCCTGGATTAAAGTATGCAAAAGCCTTTGATACATAGCCGTCAGAAACAGGCGTAAATGTTTGAATTGGCAAATCGCTTAAAGGAGAGCCATATGTCGCACTTGTTTCTATTTGCACTTGTGGATCATTATAATCTTCTACTGTTGACCATGTGTCACCATCATCATTGGAAACCCAAAGCCCTAAGTTCGTGGCAGCAACAAGTATACCGTTTCCGCTTGAATCGTTGAAATATTTTAAATCGCTTACTGACAAATCCTGATTATCAAACTTTGAAACTCTTGACCAATCTCCGCATTTTGATACAGATTTAAAAACACCCACTTCAGTGCCAACAAAATATGTGGAATTAGAAGTATCAGTAGATTTTGGAATTATAACAAAACACGAGTGTCCAACTGTTTCATTTGAACTGAATTTGTTTTGCGGATAAAAAGTTAAACCGTTTGGATCACCAACATCACATTGTCTCCAGTTTATAACAACATACACACCATTTGATGTTGCCACAGCAAGCCAAGTTGATCTCCCACCTGAAGGAACTTCTAAAATTTTGTAAACTTTAACAGGTATACCAAGCGCACTTGGATTCAATCTATTTATGTTTCTAAGAATATTATTGCCGAACATTTCGCGACCTACAAGTAAAGTGTGATTTGCACCTCTGCTTGAAGGTGGAGGTGACCCTGGAGCGGCGTCAGTGGTAAAAGCCCAAACACTGTAATCCGTTGCTAAATAAATTGCAGGATGTTCAGTTCTATTTCCCTTATCATCATATCTGTAAAAAGTATTGTAATAAAGATCATAAATAGTATGACCTTCAAAATAATCACTTTGTAAGGTAGTTGTTTGCTCTTGGGTTTTTGTGGTTCTCAAAACAAAAGACATGCTATTGTCTTTTCCATAAGCTTCAAATCTTTTAGTTGTGTTCTTTGCTGAAGTATACCATGATCCCATGCTTACACTCAAATTTGGTTCAGTAAATAAAGGATCAAGTGTATATACACCGTCTTGTTGGTAAAAAAGCCCTTGATCAGTTCCTGCATATGTAAAGCTTATATTCGAGGAATTTGTAAGAGTTTTATCAGCAAAATTAATTACATTAGAATCTCCAACAGAGTCAAGTTTAACCCAAGATTTAGAGGCTCTAAAGTATTGCCAAATTCCTTTGTTAGTGGCAAACGTTGGGTTATTTCCATAAGAAAAATTAAGGATTAAATTTATTGTAGATGGAGAAGCTGCTACATCTGAAGAGCTAGGGTCAACACCAAATGTATATCCAACAAATGTAGCTGTTGGATCAAATTCTGACAAACTTTTCAGAGCAATAGTATTTTTTAACCCTCTATCTACACCTGATAAAGTTTCATTTGGCACAATTGGATAATCATACAAATCTGGATTAATATTTGTGAGAGCATTAGACAATGTGTAAACATTTGCATGACTAACAGAATCCATGTGATATGTGAGGTTTGATTTTGAAAGAAAAATTTTATCTTCAATTCCAAGAACATTATCATAAGGTCTAACAATAAAAACATTTGAGTTTACAGTGAGAGGCAGTGTTGTCGGTTTAGACTTTATGTAAACAATGAGCCCAGCAGTGGTGTCTACACTAACTTGTAAAATCTCAGTGTAAGATTGCAAAGTTGAACTATTAGTTGCAGGTCTCAATCCTGTAACTTTTAGGGATGTGATTTCCGAGTTCCATCTAGTATTGTTGATGTTTTTTAAAGGCAGAATATTAGAACCAGACGAAGAATAGTAAGTGGATGATATACTTGCAGAAGGCACTGAGTCAGCAATGCTTATGTTAAATACTTCACCGTGAGGAGTATCACCAGTATTGGAAATGTATTGTCCTTTATTTGTCAAAGAAACGGTGACAGAATCTTTCAAAGATTTAGGCAACGAATCCACAAACACAATCTCACCAGTTTCTGCATTATATCCGAAAGTATTATTTGTAGGTGTATTGTTAATTTTAGCTGTAACTAATGGAAAATTATTCCAAGGCTCCACATAAAAATTTGTGTAGTTAACTTCATATAATAAAGAAGAAGGATTTATTCCATCAGATTTGCTGTAAACAAAATATTGAGAATCATAATTACATGTAAAGTATCCTTGTGTCACTGCATTTTGTAAGAAAATCTTCTGTTCACCAATTACCACATATGGATTAGGCAGATCTTCACCATAATTTACTCCACCCCTATTGATCTCTAGACTTGTAATAACATTTGATTTAATTGTAAGATCTACAGTCAACCCAGAGCCTTGTGTATTATTGGCATAAACGCGCTGATTCGTGTAAGTGCCATCAGGAACGGTGACAATTGAAGTGGCAATACTTACTGATGTGATTTTACCTACATACTCTTCCAAGGTATAAGCATCGTACACTGATGCATTATCTGCTTGGGGTGCTGTTACATTGTTAATAAATCTTTCGTAAGAATTATTTGGTAAAACCAAATTGCCTGATGAGTCCAATGGTCCATATTCAAAAGCACTTGATTTTGATTTAAAAATTCCATTTTCAGTAAACACTACAAGTTGACCGTTTTCTGGATCTTCGACACTGTAATGTTGAATATTGGTAATAAGCCCATTATTTTCGTAATCCCAGTTGATTTGTGAAATAGTTGGATAAATGTTCGGAGTATTGTAATTCAATACCCTATAGATATATTTAGTTGTTGCAACAAAAAAGGATTGATAATATCTTGTTTCTGTTGTATTACTATTTGGTCCGCCAGATTTATCATTTGCAATTGACACAATCTGATCATTACTTTCTAAAGAAAGAATATTTGCAAACCATAAAGCATAATTAATTGCATTTAAATTTTCTGGATCAGATTCAAGTTGTATCCATTCTGTTTGAGATTGTGTGCCATTGGTAACATAAACTTTTGTATTAAAACTAGATTGTTTATAAAGAAGCTCTGAAGTTGATGACCATATATACACTCCATTCTGGCTCGGATCTGTTTGATTTTTAAGCAAAACTAAAGCAGAATTTACTAGACTATATCCATCAATAGAAGTGATAGCCTCTGTAATATCAATGTTTTCGGTAGAAGCACAACTTACAGTGGTTGTAGAAGTTCTGCTTAAAGTAAGAGGCTCATAAAAAGTAATTGTAACAGTTCTTGAGCTACCGCTAGAAGATGTAGTTGTAATTTTTTGTCCAGAATTTGAGAAGTATAAGCCATAACTGTCAGCCCACGCCACTGCAAAAATCTGATTAGATGAATCTTCTACACCAAGCCATTTAGAAAAATAAAATGTTGAATTGTCAGAATTATATGCTGTTGAGTTTGTTGTAAATTTAAGTCCTGTTCCAGATTGATACACAAACAATCCAGAATCACAAGCGGCATATAAAGCTCTGTAATTTTGATAATTCCTTTCAGTAAGACCTGAATCATATGTCGTAGTGATAGTGCCAACATTTACAGCCTCTGAAATTTTATTTATAGAACCTGTAGAAGCATTTGTTGTGTTTTTTGTTGGATTATCCCAAACTGGTTTCAATTTATTTTGGCTTCTTAAAATTGTTGCTGAATACAAACCATCTGTTGCCGCAATATAATAAATATAATTTACATCAAGCTTTGGTGTGAGAATTACTTCACCTACAGTGAACTGAAATACATTTACTGTAAAGATAAAATCATTTATTGTTACTATTGATCCTGAACTAGTAAAAGGTATGGTTATTTTAGAATATGTTATTCCAAAATTAGTGGAGAGATATAAAACATTTTTAAACTGATTTTTGTTCTTGCACAAAATCCAAAAAGCTTTTGGATTTAAATTTTCAGTAGTTGTGCCTGGTAATTGATATGTATTAAAATTACCAAAGTAGTTTTCTGAAAATTCATCTGCTACACCATTGTCTGTATTCCAAGGAAGTTTTACAATTGTTGAAAAATCAAGCGTAGATCTTTTTGATGCAAATAATCCATTGGGGGTAGATATAATTGTTTTTGGAGAAGTGGTAGAATCTGCTGAGGTTTCTTTTACATACCTTGTAGTTGTTGTATTTAAAATGTAATCAGAATGTTGAATTACACTTTCTATTTCAGGATAAAAATGAATGTGATCACCAGAATCTAATAATTTTTTTGTTGGTATTACTGTTGCTCTTTCGTCTAATCTATATAGACCTAAGTGATCTAATCGTGATATTCTAGCATTAGAAAGTGTGCCTCTTGTAAAGCTACTTGCATTTATTGAAGCAATTCTTGACGCAGAAAGCTTCCCAGTAACTTCAAAGCTTGGTACAGTAAATTTAACTACAACATCAGTTTCTCCATAATTCAAAATTGAAGGTAATATGGGTCCAATAAATTTAAGTCTTCCGCCACTATTATCCACTCCTTTTAATTGATAGATGCTATAAGTTTGAACATCTAACGCCTCAGTAGAAAGATATACTTTGATTTCGCTATAATTATTATCATTCCAGTTCCAAACATTAAAAACTTGAGTACCATCACTGGCAGTAGTTGTTGTACCATCTGTAAGATAATATATTTTTTCGAAACTTAAAGTGATATTTTGTAATGGAGGGGTTAAAGAACTTGTTATGTAAATATTTGGACCTGGAGCAAGCTGATACACAATCTGAAGAGATGAAGTAATTGGCACACTATTTTGCAAATAAATTATTGAACCAGAAATTTGATACTGGCTAGACATTAACAGATTACTATTCAAATACACTTGTGGAGTTGCATAATTATTTGAGTTAAACCCAGAAGGCAAAGTAAAAGTGAAAGTATTGCTGTTTTCTATTATAGGAACTATAATTGTTACATTTGTACTCAAATTAATTTTGCTTGGGTTATCACCTTCCCCAGAATGCACATGGTTGATCAAAGCTTGATTTAAAATTCTTTGTATATCCCCTTGAGCATTTTTTAATTCTCTTCTTCTTTCAGAATATGTAATTTGTGTTACGGCTACACTAGAATTCACTACTCCTGTAAAAACCTCTCCTATATAGATAGCTTGATTAGCTAAATCATAATCTTCATCTGGATATTCAGGGGCTACAATTTCACAAAGATATTCAGTGTTTGTGCAAACATTTTTTTGAGCCCAAACGTAGTAATGATTTACTTCTGTGAATCTGAAAAAGGTGGGATATTCAGTGGCAGCATGAAATACATCAACGATGCCTAATCCAGGCTTCACCACTATGCATTGTTTCCAATCAGCTTCTGTTACTGGATAATTAAGAGATTGATATTGTAAAGCCAAATATGAAAAACGATCAGTGCGATATGCATCTATAAGAGCTTGTCTTTGTTGCAAAACATAAGCATCAGATAAACAGCCCATCCAATGAATTGTCCAACCAGAAATAATTCCCTGACCTAAATAACTGTACATTCCAAAAATTTGATTTTCAGATGTAAATTGATTGTCTTTGTCATAACCTGGATATATGACATCACCACTCTCAAGGTATAAATAGTTATAGATCGGTGTTCGTTTTGACATTATGTTGCTATGAATGATTTAGTGTAAAGTTCTGAATTGAAGACGATATTATTTTCTACCCAACCTGTAACAAATAAACCTACAGTGAATGGTCCTGAATTAGCAAAACCAATTATTGGATTTTGTGCATTATATATTGTGGAAATTGTTCCATTGATGATTGTAAATGAAGATGTTCCAAAACTCCAGTTGTAACTTGATACAATTCCAATAGTTTTATTAACAAATTGATATGTTTTCGTCACTGCAATACCTGTTACAGGATCCAGATATTGTGCAATTTCAAATGAAGCCTGCGGTGGCATAAAATAAACATCATTAGGACCAAGGTCAAGCTGAACAGCAAATTCATCTAAGAAAGCTGGGTTATCAGTGGCAGTTTTTAGGATGACACCGAATTTAATTGTCGAAGATGGTGAAGGCAATGTGAAAATTTGGTTGGGTGTGATAACTGTGTAATTTGCAGGATTGCCATCATTTGGATCTGTTGTATACCCAAATACCAATTCGCCTCCATTAGTTACAAAGTTAGCTGTTAAAATACCGCGCCTTATTTTAGGTGTTGGATTTATAGTAGATTGTGTGGCTGTGTTATATGTTTTAGTTACAAATACAGATTTTCCAGCACCAGTATAGGTAAGAAGTGCACTTCTCACTTCTGGTGTAACATTGGCAGATGCAGAAACAAGTTCTATTTTAAATTGTATCCATCTACCTGACAAACTTGAAATGTTTGCTAATATTGATGTAACAGAGGCGCTATAATCGTTGCCATTATTAATTGTGCTTACCGTGTATGAGTTGGTATACAAGTTTGATTGAAGATTAGATAGTGTTGTGCCTGTTTTAACATATAGAGTGACAGAAGTGCCATGCTCACCACTGCTTGCTACTCCTGGAATAATTGCTAATAATTGCAATTGACCCCACGCAACTACGTCAGATGCATAATAAGGATCTGATTCAAATACTCCAGTGGATCTAACAATTCTTGAACCTGAATAAATGAAATTATTTGTCCCCGATTGTGGGACAAATTGTGTAACACCATTCATGGTAGTTGCAGGATTGATTTCTAATATTTTGCCTGAAGGCAATGCTTGATTGTTTGCTTGTTGTTGAATTTGATTATAAATAATATCAGTGGCAAGCTGGGAAGCACCACTTCTGTTACCAAAAACATCAGAAAATCGAGCATATACTTTAAATTGGTTTGAAGACAAATCTGTAGTATTTGCTTCTCTTAAAGAACCATCTGCAAAACCATAAACATCATATTCTGCGCCTGTTCTGTAATACCAGTTTATTGTTTTTGGTGCAACAAAGCTTGATAGCCCCACCACAGGAGAGGAAGAATTAAGCCCATTGTAGAGCGCAATTGTTCCAATGCCTGTTACAGCTAATCCAACTATTTCAAATGAGAATTGTCTTGGAATAGATGGCTCAAAGGTTTGAGTAAATGTGTTATTGTCTAAACTTAAATTTTGCCCATCAAATTTTATGTATTGAATGGAAGAATTATTAGGATACTGCAAAAAGAAATCAGTGGTGTAACTAGTTGAGATTGTATCAAAAACTATATATCCATTTGCGTTGTAAACAAATGCTGATGTATATCCATTTAAAAGAGGATCAAATTGTACATTGCTAAAAGATTGTGTTTTGTAGCTTGATTTATAATAAGAAAGGTTAAGATTTTGATTTTCTACGCTAACTAACAATCCCCTCTGGTCATCAGATGAGTAACCTGGTGAAGTAATCTGAGAAGCTGTGTAATTAGTTTCATTGAAAATATAAGCTGAAAAATCTGTTATCACTGAAATATATCCAGAGTCTTTAGTTGCAGTAAGTTGTTTTGCAACTGTTCCTGAAACTGGAACACCTGAATCTTCAAAATTACCAAGTTTATTTGAGCTGTAAGAAGCATATAAAATTTGAGAACCAGCAAACGCTACATAAAGTTTATTTGTTGTAGTTGAAAAGAAAGCAACATCAGGTCTGAGATAAGTTTGATACTGGAGCGTGAGGATAGAATTGTAGTAAATGTATATTTTACCAACAGATCTGTTTTGTTCAAAAGCACCAATAATTAATCCAAATGATGTGGAATAAATAAATGTAATTTCAGGTTCTGGAATTTGTGTAGACCACGACAAGTGAGATAATGTATTGTTATTAAGTTTATAGATTCTTTTTCTACTTTGCGCTGAAGATGTGTCTAACAAAGTAGAAACACCAATATATGAGTTTGTAGTTTGCGTAGATGAAGCTGTAGGAATATTAGCAACATTACCAATGGTTGTGATGGCATTATTATTGAAATTATAAATTACACCATTTGTGTCTGCCAATAAAATGCCCTCTGTTCCAACACAATATGTGGTAAAGATTGAATTAGAAAGGGTGTAGACATTTGTTATAGTAGTTTGATCATATGTATAAAGATCAGAATCAGAAATTAAAAGATAATTAAATACCCCATTGATTGCCACTGCAAAAATTGCTCGAATAGGATTACCTGTTTCGTATTGCACTGCTACAAATTGTTTGCCTAAATCACCAAAATCAAAATCTAAATTTTCTAAATATAACTGCGGATTGCCAGATAGTGTGATTGAAGTGGTACCACTAGATGGAAAATTTGGAGAAGTGGAAATTTCAATTGTTGACAAACCAATAAAGTCAGAAGCTGACACTAACACTGTTCCTTGATTTCCTTTAGCGTAATAATCCCCCAAGCTATTCAAGTTAATTTGATAAATATTTTGAGGAGAGTAAAAATCATATCTTACAATGTTTGGTGTCAAAGCATTTGCAATCATTGAATAATATGATGAATTTACTCCAACCACTTCGTATTGATTTTGACCTAAAGAGTCAATGAGAGTTTCGATTGCATACACCTGTGAATCATCTAATAAATTTTTCTTTATTGAGTGTGCAGATGTCGGAACTGCTAAAGATACATAAACATTTAAATTTGACTCATCTCCATAAATCACTTCTTCTGCTTGAGGTTGATTCAACTGATTATAAATTGCGTCTTCAGATGGCAAAACAATTCCTCGTTCTGTAATAACAGTAAAACCAACACCGTTGTATTCTGTGGAAGTAAAAACAACACCATCATCTGAATCTAAGAAAGTGGTAGTATATAAATTGTCAGCTACAGATTGTTTTAATTGCATTTGATTTCCAGAGCCAAAACTCGCACTTGGAGTGGGCTTGAAAACAAACCAATATTTTCCTTCAGAAAGCACTACTGGATCAGTGAAAGTAAATCTAACAGCAGATTGTGTTATTCCTGTTAAATCAACAATTGTTGTAATTCCTAGCGCAACTTGCGAAGGTGAATCAAAATAATCTTCATTTAATGTGAAATATCCTTTCGAATTTGTTGCAAAAGCATTAGCTGGAGCAAAACTTAAAGTTATTGAATATAAAGTTTGATTTCCAAAAACATTATAATCAAACGCAAAGTTTTTAGGTGCATAAAAAAAACTGGCTTCATTCACTGTAAATATTGTTGAAGATAATGCGGCAAATCTGTGCACTTTCATGCTCCCTAAATATCCCTCATTAATTGTTATTTTACCAGACGGTGGTTGTCTTTTCAAAGTGAGGTTAGCAGATGGAAAATTAGCTTCTGTAGAAATACCAGTGATAAAATTAGAATAAACATAACTGGTAAAATTATAATTGCCTTGTTCAATCATTTCAATTAATGATGGCTCATTATTATCAACATATATTGTTGAATTTGTGGCAAATATCACTGATGTGGTAAACAAACCTGTTGCTGAACTTATTCCACCCCTATAAAGATTTATTTTGGTAGTTCCGCCCACTGTTACAGATTTATTTAAAGTAAAATTTACTTGAGATGAAGCAATTCCATACGATGAAATTGATCTAAAAACATTATTATCAAATACATAAATCAGATTTGTATTTACACCAGTGATTGTAGCTGGAAAATAAATTGTTAAACTTGTATTTGAGGCAACTGCGGTGAACATTCATTCTATTTTTCTTGATCTAAACTGGTTTTGCCTAGATTAAGAACTTGTTGGTTCGCGCAATAAAAGCGTGAATGTATCATTTGTTGATGTGTTTATGATATTTGTAACTGGAGATCCAGTTTGGAATCCATTCTGAGTCATAAGCTGATAGTCTCCAGTGATGTTATAATAATTCAAACCTATTTCATAGTTTGGCGTGATATTAATTTCATATGCATAAACATTATATGTAGTTGTAACAAAAATAGTTGGTTTACCAGATGGAGCTACTCCGTATTCAGGATAACTTGACGTAATAGATGTGATCTCACCAGGGACAAGTGTTGCGCCAAAAACAACTAAATTCGTTGCACCCATGACTAACAGATAATTATTTGATGTTGCAGCAATTATTACGCCATCAACAAATGATTCAATATATTTTACATATCCATACACTGAACTTATTGTTACAGAATTCAATAATGTTGGTGAAGCAGAAGAGCCTAAAGCCGAGAAGCTGGTATTCCATGCATAATAACAATTTAGTAATCTATTTTGCGTTCCAACATAAAGATACACAAAATTTGAACTTGAAGATGTAACATTTACAATCGTATCAGTGGTTGCATTAATTAAACTCTTTAAAATAGAAATCTGAGATCCATCTGGATTCCAAGAAGTGAGAAGGCTATGACCAAACCCAAAAGATGTTTGGACATAAAGCTCAATTGTACCATCAGCGTATGCCACAGCGAAGTTTGCATAAGTTCTTAAACTAGCATATTCATAACTTAAATAGCCAGAATCAATTAGGACAGGGGCAACAGATGATGCCTTAGAAAGGTAAACATTGTAACTGCTTACGCCTTGAGTTCTTATAACAAATACGTTGCCTCCTGAATAAGAAAGAGCTACAGGTGCATAGTTTGAATCACCATAAAGTCTAGTAGGCTTGAAATAGCTTGTAGCACAAACATCAACAAAAGTATTTCCATAAATATTTTGTAGATAATTCTGAACATACTTAGGAACAATCGTTGGGTGTTGTCTAAAGAAATCGATTGAACCATCAGTTTTGAGTGTTAAAGCCCAGCCCCACTCATTGTTACTAGTTGGACCCCATTGGTTTTGGCTACTGATTTTTACAGGAACTTGACTCAGAGTTTGAACAATTTCCCCAGCAAATAGTGAAATTGTTATGTTTGAGCCAGCTGACCACACATAACTATAAAGTTCATTTGTAGAGAGAGGTTCATTTTGTGCAAACAGCCTAACAGATTGTGTAAATGTGGTTGTTAACTGTGTAAGAGGTATCGGACCCACTGATCCGCCTGAGACATAAACTAAACCAGATTGCATAGTCCAAACAAAATGTTGAGAGTTTTTAGAAATACGCTGTAATACTTGAGGTATTGTTACATATAAAGGAGCAGCGATAGATGTTTGAGCTAAACCAAATCCAGTAGCGTTCGAAGTCACGCTGACTCCAACTTGATAAATAATGTTAATTGGCTCAGCAATAGTTTCGATATTTGCTGTGGCTGTTGCACCTGAACCCACAACAGACGAAATTGTTATTGTTGGAGCGTTTGTATAACCAAAACCAGAATTGCTGACGATAATTTGTGTGATTTGGCTATACGCCATTGAAGAAATTCCTGCCGCTCCTGAGCCACCAGCTATTGGTGAAATAAATACTGTTGGGGCTTCAGTATAACCATTACCAGAATCAGTGATAACAATTGAATCCACTTTATTGGCGCTTACAATAACAGTACCAGTAGCATTTCGAGTATTTATTCCTGCTGGTGGAGGAGAAAACGTAACAGCTGCTCCAAGATTATAACCTGCTCCTTGATTAGTAATTAGGACTGATGAAACAATTCCAATCGCGTTAGTGACTGCGTAACCTGTTGCTGTAACGGAAGATGGGGTTACAGGAGGAGCAGAAAACGTTACAGTTGCTCCTGCTGTATATCCAATTCCTTGAGTATTCATTGTTACAGAGCCTACAAAGTATTGATCCTGAGGTATATAACTTTCAACAACACCAGATAATCTATCAACAGCGTAAATGTTATTAGATTGTGTAACATGATCAACCCCTCCTTGGGTAAATCTATGAAGAATATTAGGCACTGTTATATAGCCAATAGAAATAGAAGTTCCTATTTGATAATATGCATTGCTTCCCCAAGCAAAAACACCACTAGAAGAAAAACCTAAAGTTTGATTTGACCATATGCCACACGCCACTGTATGATACTGACCATTATCAATATTTGAAATTCTCAAATTACTAATGGGAATTGTTACGCCTTGATCTGTCAATGTAGTGATGGGCTTACTTGTTATTCCAGCTGCTCCATTACCAAACTCATACACTGATTGTATTCCTTGCCTGTTGTCATAGGTTACGTAAGCACCTCTATCATAAATAATACTAGCTAAAACAACATTAGAAGCTATAAGATAAGGAGCACTTGTGCTTGCAAACCCTGAAGTACCCAAACTATATGAATTATTTTCTCCAAAACCATATAGTTTGTTATCGGCAGTTATAAAGTAAGAAGAGTTACCTTGAGCAAAAATGTCTCTGACATATGTGTTATTTGTGTTGATGAGTTTGAAAGCATTTGTGGATATACCAGTAGAATCTATTTGATTATATGCATTATAACCAATACCATAAACATATCCATATGAATCAAGAGCTAAATTATGATGATAGCCTGATACAGTTTTAACAATGTTTCCAAGATTCATTGCAATCTTATCTGCCGAACCATTTGTTGGACCTAAAACAGGATAATTATATGAAAGTTCCCCGTAGTAATTGTAGCCCATACCAAAAACGTCCCCTGTTTTTGCATATCCTGTCACATAATAGGTTTGCATTGAGCCTAAAGCCACAACTTCTGCTAAAATTACCTTATCTGTGTTAAATGTTCCAAGATTTACGCTTGCCAACACTTGATTTTGTTGCGCAAAAAGAGTGGCTGTTATAGCAATTCCAGCTCCACTATTAAAAGTTACAGCAAAACCAATGCTCACTGGCAAACTTGTTCCAACAGAAAGTGCAAAATAGTTTTCTCGACCACTGTAAACAGGATAGAAAATTGCACTGTAAGATGGATAGGTGTAAACATTGATAGGCGTTGTTGCTACACCACTACCAGAAGAAATTATTCTAGCTGTAATTGGCTCTGATGTATTTACAGAAACAAAATTTGCCCCAAAATTAATACTTGTAGTGTTGCTACCTGTATATACTGTTGCTAAGCCTATAATTTCCGATGAAGAAGATTGACCATAAATTCTTATAGGAGTGGTTACATTGCTTGCTCTTACAAGAATAGTTTGAACACCTGTGGCTACATAAGAATTAAGCACAACAGTGCCAATCACTGTTGCCCCTAGACCTCCTATAGTATAATTAGGAGACAATGTTGCAATGTCATTCCATACATAAGCTGTCGAAAAACTTGAAATTAACAGTGGATTTAAGAACAAGCCACTTACTGAACTAGATATAGAATTAGGACCAGTGGCTGTTATAGTTACGTTTGTTATTGCAGAAGTAGAAAATCCAGTGGCATATCCAATAGATGATGCTGAGCCTGTGCTTGTGGTCAAGAAATTAATGTTTCTTGTGCTAACAAAGCCTGTACTTGATGTAATAAGAATTGTTGTTTGCAAACCAATATTAAGTGAAACATTTAGAATATATGATTGACCTATGCCATTTGCGAAAAGCCCATTTCCAACAATTGAAGTTGGGGAAATAGAAAACCCTGTAATCTTCCAAACGTCAGAAGAAAGTATTAAACCTTGAGTTGGAGAAGTGTTGAATCCAAATGGCGCACCTTTGATTGTAATAGCTAATCCTGCTGATGTTTGAATTGTAGTAGATATTGCAAAAGTGGTAGATAAAGTACCAGCAAGGACTGTTGAGAATGTAGGGAACACCATATTAACAAAAGAAGGTGAACTCACAATGTTTCTAACCGACACATTAGTAAGAGGTGTAGTATTAATTGTAAATGTAACGTTAGAAGTTTGTAAACCTAAAACTGGACTTGATAAGTCAGTGGTCGCTGTAGTCACAACAAACGGAGTGGCAGTAGAAATTCCAGTGGAAATTGATCCAGTAAATCTTCCTGTCAAATTGACTTGAGTGTTGGTAGTGACAGCATTTCCAATTGTTAATTGAGTAGTTGTGCTGAAAGAAGCTGGAGATATTACAGCGGATGGCTGTATACTTAATATAGCACTACTACTTGAGGTGTAATTCACTGTTAATACGCCAATTGGGGATTTTTGAACGCTGGATGTTACAAATACTTTTCTTGTGGATTCATTGCCAACAAAAGTATTTGTATTTACGCCTAATGACAAAACAAATGGAGATGCAACAACTGTAGCTATCCCAAATGTTGATCTGTAAGACGCAGCAATAGTCACGCTAGTGTTAGATGCTACAGCTGTGCCAACTGAGAATGAAGTAAAGATTCCAATATTACCCGCTGTAATTGTAGCAATTCCATTTGTTGGTGCTGCCAGCACTGAACTATTATTGCTAGATAATAAAATTGTTCTGTTTGTTTTAGGAACTGATGTCAATCTTATATTTGCAATTACAGAATCTTGAGAATATCCAACAAAAAGATTTGTATTGAATCCAAGAGTAGAAATTCCAATTGGCAAAATATTAGCTGTAACAGATTGGGAAATATCACCATCAGTTACAGTTAAGGTGACATTTGAGTTTACTGATGTAGATCCAATTCCCACAGCAACAGTTTGAACTTGATCGCTTGAACTAAAGAAGACAGAAGAAGGAACTGTTACATTACTATTTGTGCTTGAAATAAACAAGAATTTGCCTGAAGGTTCAATATTATATGGGTAAATAATTGTTAATATAAGACCATTTTGTTCTTCATAAATTGTGTTCGATGTAAGACCAAGAATAATTGTGTTTGCTGCTTGTCTTGTTGGAATTGATTTAACCAAACCTGTAACAAAATACGAATTGTCTAAAGCGTTAATGTCGTTTGGTGAAGTTATTACATAAGAGGTGCTTACACTTGCTGTATATGTATCAAAGTTACCTGTAACATCACTCCAGTAATCATTATCTAATCTAAAAACTTTAGTGCCAACATCTGGAAGATTTGTTGTACTTCTTCTATCTAAAATTGATTTTGTTGCGGCAAACAAACTATTGTTTATATTTCTAAGTGCTCTTACAGAGCTAGAATTAGCCATTACATAAGGTAAACTTAAACTATAATAATCAGTTGGTAATACATTAGTGCTGCTATTAAATGAGAATTTAATTTGTCTCCAAATAAATTGTGAAGATTCAGCATTAGAAGGTAAACCAAATATGTACAGAGTGTCACCATTGGCTGAAACAGTTTGTGGTTCGAATATGTAACCAAACTTAATAACTGGTTGTGCACTCACGGTTACAAAAAATCCTATTTCACTGTAAATTAAGTTAGAATCATTGTAAATGTATAAATTTTGTGAACTCTTTGCAAAATAAATATTGTAATTAGATGAAAGATCAATTTCAATAGTAGAATAGTTATTGTTTCCAAAAGCAATCTGTAGAGTGTTATTTAAAACTGTAAATGCTACTTTAAGTGTAGAATTAAAAGTTGAAATTTCAAAAGATTGTGTTCCAATAACTGCCTGGAAATCAAACAACACTAAATAGTCATTATTAGTAATACATCTGTTGAACCATGTGTTCTCTTTTGTAGTTTCATAAAAAGCTTGAGCATTAAATGTTGTGATGTCAACAGAACTATTGTTTGAATCTCCATAAGAAACGTTTGCAAAACCATTATCATTGATAATTTTCTTAAGTTGCCAGTTTGAAAGAATATCAAAATTAAAAGGTTTGAAAAGTAAAATGTTATCACGATAAGAATCAAAAATAAAACTGTTTAGATTTTTTGTTAACTTTCCAATATAAGGCTCTTCTTTTGTGCTAAAATAAAGATTAGTGCTTATACCATCATTATATTTTGCCAAATTAACAGGAATAATATTAGAAAAAGTATTGCTATTGACATTAAGTTTATGTCTCTCTGCGCTGAATATTCCGCTTGAATAACCAATTTCTACAATATCGCCTGATGAACTTGAAACAAAAAGTTTATTATCAAAAGATTTAATATCATAAATTGAACCAGATTTTGTATATAAAAGAATGTCATCAGATAAAACATATTCTAGCTGTGGTAAGAAAATATTTGTAGTTCCAGTTCCTGTAAACACAATCTGAGGAATAGTCCCAAAACCAACAGAACTTGTTGTGATACTTGCTGAGCTTAATACAAATCCTAAGAAACTATCGGTCGAACCTGTAGAAAAAGAAATTGATGTGGTTGATAAACTAGCGGTAAACGAAGTGGATGCTCCACCAATAAAAGATATACTAGGAGAAAGAGTGATTGGAAATTCTACATCTGGCTCACTCACTGTGATAGATTGTATTGAACCATATTGTGCCACTGAACTTGCTAAGGTTGTTAAACCATTAATTGAAACAATTGGGCTTGATGTATAACCAAAGCCTGGGCTTGTCAATGTAATAGATGGCACTCTATACAAGAATGTAGGAATTAAAACCGCGCCACCTGATGTAGTCAGTGTAATGTTAGATGTTGTAGCAATACCTGTTGAAGTGACAGTAACAGAATAAATCGAATCAAATTGTGTTATTGCTGTAGCGGTAGCTTGGCTTCCATTTCCAGAATTTCCTGTGATTGTTACAGCTGGGTACTGTGCAGTATATCCATAGCCTGCAGCAGTCAAAACTATCGACACAATCTGACCAAGTGAATTTGTTACTGCAACACCAGTGGCTTGTACTGATGATCCTCCTGTTGCTGGTGATGCAATTGTTACTGTGGCTCCAGACGAATACCCTTGACCACTTGCAATTAAAATAATTTGACCAATACTTCCTTGCATTACTGGCTGTAATCCAAGGTTTGTAATGGGTCCACCAACAGTAATTGTAGGCGCACTTGGTAAATTAGAACCAGAGCTGGCAACAATAACACTTGAAATACCATAACTATAGTTTGGTGATAATGTGGCTGGTATATAACTTGATGAGATTGTGTATGAAATTTGTGTACCTGACCAAAGCCCCGAATTCAATACATTAATTTTCTCCAGAGAAATAAATGGTGGTTGAATTACTTCCCAAGAAGTAGATCTCAAGCTATCAGTTGGAGTTCTAAAAATTCTTGGAATATTTAATGTTGTTGCGTAAACAAAACTTGTGTTGTCTTCTGGGTAAGAGTGAATTTCAAATTTAGAAATTGGCAAAGGTGTATCGCCCCAACTCAAAGTAGCGAATGGACCTGCCACCACACCATTTCTGTATGTGAATATAGAACCATTGTCAGTTCCAATTAAAACTTGTGTTCCCACTTTTATCAATGCGGTAACAGCTTTACATCCTGTAAAGCCAGAATATTGTAATTCAATCAGTTTGTTGTTGTCCCACACAAAAAGTGTAGCAGCATTTTGCTTAGATGCACCAATCAAAAGAACTGAGTTATTATTGTATTTCGTAACTTCAGTGACAGTGAAAAGAGTATTGTTTATAAGTTTTGATACAATGTTCCATGAATAAACATAAACTTGATCATTTATGATTGTAGAATTTGAATACAACACATTATTGCCAAAATCTTTAAACTGAAATTGGACAGATAGTGTGCCGTCTAAAATATTTTCAGGAAGATAAATGTTAGCATATTCATTATAGTCAATCCAATTGCCGAATTCTCCATCAGGTAGAATTCTATATCTAAAAGCTTTGACCTGAGATAATGTGTCTGTTGCAAACATCTGAGCAGTTAAGATTGTAGATGAAGAAATTGAAATCGGTTCAAATGTTTGTGAGTTGACAAACTGAACAGAACATCCTGGACCTTGTGTGTCAACAAGAGCAGATTCATAATAAAAACTTTCTACTTGATTTGTTTGTGCTACATTTCCTACAGAGTCTGCCACTTGCAAGCTATATCTATAATAACCTGAAAGAGGTTCTCCAGTGGAAATTCCATTTACATTCGATACATATGAAGGATATGCAGTAAAGGTTGATAAGCCATAAAAACTGTTTGTATTAAAACCAAACCAAGATCCATATATTAATTCATTGGATGGATTTCTTTGAACAATTCTTGCTATATATAAACCAGACCCAGCGTCTAATGCAGTGGATACACCAAGAGTTACAGATTTTGTTTGATCATTTAAAACAGAAACAATTCCTATAGTTGGTGCAACATTATCAATGAATATATCTGTACTATAACCAGATTGTGGTGATTTAAGATTTGCAAAATTAAGTGCATACACTGAAGAGTTTACAACTGCAGTGGACAAAGAACTCAAACTCACCGAATCATAGGTTGAAAATAGCTGATAAATTAAACTAGCATTTTTGAAAATTCTATATTCAGAACCGTAAGCTGGAAGAACAAAATCTGAATTATTTGATATTGCTGGTGCAAAATTACCAGCATAACTTGTTAAAATATTGTAAACTGCTGGAAAACTATTTGTTGTAATTCCTGAAATTTGAGAACTTGAAATTCCAAAATTCATAAATACAGTGTTATTAGAATTGCTTTTTTCTTGAATATTGTAAAGTTGTCCATTTTGCAATAATCCAACCCATTGTGTAATCTGATCAGTTTCCTGAATAATTTCTGTGGGAGAATTCGCCAATTTTATCTGTACTTGGTTGCTGGTGCTTTGGCTGGCAATTCCATTTACTGAACATGCAAGTTTAATATATTGTGGATATTTATAAGAAGATGATACTCCTGTGAAAAGAAGATTATTGTCCTCAATTACGACTGGGCAACTAATCACATTGCTAATCCATTCAGATGAGGTTTTATCTAGCATCCAAAGTGTATTTTCAAAAATATTTCCCTGGCTTACTAACACTGTAGGCTCAGATAAATTACTACCTGAAGGCAATGCAGATTGTTTAACCCATCTTTGGCTTTGAACTTGATATACACCATTTGTTGTTTTATCAACTTGACCAGCAACCAAAACATAATCACAAAAATCTAAATATATGCCGTCTATATAAGTTTGTCCATACAGACCTACTGGACTAGTTGATGCTGCTTTAACTGTAAAAGTAACATTTTCGTATTTAAATTGCTTTATAGAGTTATTAGAAAAGTATGTGTCTATCTGCGGAAATGCTGAAGTGGTAATTCCGTATGTATTTTGAGCAATAACATTTTTTCCATACTGAGAAGTATAGTCAGGGTTTTCACTTGATAACAATGAAAAATATGTTTTATCTTTTTGGTAACTTAGCCCATGATTATAAGTGCCTCTAAACACGGAGTAAGATACAGTGGCGTTGCCATTACCAATCAAAGATATAAATGGATAAAATCCAAAAGTAAGAGATTGTGTATCTAAAGGTTCTGTGAGAATATCATCAAGACTTAATGATAGTTCATTTAGATTTCCCCCACTTAGAGTAAAAAATGGTTTCAAATGAAAAGCATTATCAGAATTTGTCCTCTGCACACTAAATGAGAATGTATAGTCTGTGCTTAATGAGAAATTGTTAGCGATTGTGTAAAATCTTTTTTCTTCAGTTTCAGTGAGTAAACTTAAATAAACTGGTCCACCGATTGTTGTTGAATATTCTGAGAAATCAAAAATTATTCCATTTACAACACTTGAATTTGTCACATATTTTCTCAAATATGTTGGCTGATTGTAAAGTTGATTTAAAGATGAATTTTTAGCACTAGTATCAGTAAATCCAAAGATGAGTTTTCCAGTATTTGTAATTGAAGAAGAGGAAGAGATTGTCCCTTGCAAACTTGAATATCTATAGATTGTTCTTGGATCAAAAGTTACAGCAATATTATAATACAATCTCACTCTTGCATATCTAACATTTTCTTGATCAATATCACTAAAACTCAACAGCAAATCGCCTGTTGATGGATAAAAAGTATCAGTGGCAGTGAGTGATGAAACAAAAGTCCAATTGATAAAATCGTCCGAAACCTCCACTGAGTATTGGAAGGATGGTAAAGTAGATGGACACTCAGGTGGTGTTGCAATCTGAATTTTTAAACTTAAATCAGTGATTGTCCCAATCTTGCCAAAATCGTATAAGAAATTTAGACTATTAGATATAGAACTTGAAGGAGCAGATACAATAATTTGTGTTGGTTGCAAAGAATTAGTAGAAATTGAATTTACAAAAGGTTGACCAGGTAAAATTGTACTTAATCCTGCCGATGAAGTGATTGTAATAGGAACTAACCCTTTATTTTTGACAGATAAAGAACTTTGAACAATGAAAGCTGTGGAAATGCCATTTGTACTAATCCAAGCATTAAAAATATTTGTACTAGAAATATTTGATACAGTTTTAATGATTGTTGGTGGTGTTAATGTTCCACTATTGTTTGATTGAGAATAGAAAAATAAGTTGTTAGTTTTTGTTGTGGTAATTGAACAAGTTTGCCCAAGACCAACATTAAAAACATTTAAATCAAATCTGCTTGATCCAGTCCAGCTTAGAGAAGTGGTGTATTCATATAATGCGTTGTTTTGCGGTAAATATACTCCACTAGAGGTTTGGAGTAAATCATTAAAAACAAAATTTTCATAATTTAAATTGCTATCAAACGAATAAGCAGTTTTTAATACAGCAGAATTGGCACTTGAAACTCTAAAGCGAGAAATCAGCGTGGAATCCACTGAAAAAGTTGGCACTGAAGATTGTATTTCAATAGCAGATAAATTATTTATTCCATCATTTTCTTGATTATTAAAAAGCTGCACAGTAGATGTTGTCGTATTAACAACACCTGAGGCTGGAGAGTTAGAAATTGTAAACCAAGTATTAAGTTTTGCAGAGTCATTGAAATTGTAAATCGAATTTTCTACTTTACTACTATAATCTGTAATGATTTTATCATTAGGCATTACTGCAGCCGAAATTGCCCCCTGGCATAATCCATATTGCACTGATTCAAGAACGGTAGTGTATGTTGAGTTCTGTAAAAAGAATCTGAATTCACCGTAGGCATTTGCTAAATTAAAAGTATTAGAAGTGAAAAGTGTTTCTGATACCACAAAACTATCAGTGGAATTTTGAGGCTTGAATATGATTTTAGATTGTAAGATTTTATTTGCAGAATCTAAAAGTTCAATAAATGTAATGAAGCTTCCAGATTGTGTAATTTGACCAATTACATCTGGGTTTGTGATTGTGATCGTTTTATATAATGCAGAAGGGACATAGCTTGAATCACTAGACCATGTTGTATCATCAATTGAAATATAGATCACCAATGTGTTAAACTGTTCATCAAAAACCAATTGCTGTCTCAAATACTTAGTGGAGCCTGTGCTGTTTACAACATTAAATTCATAAAAAAAACTCTTCCCACTAACATAATTTAATGTGTTAGAGTAATTGTTAACATAACATTCAAAGAAATAAACATTATCAGAAGCTGTCAAAGTAAAAGCATTTGCTGTTATATATTTTTTATATGCAGAAGATGACCAATTAGTTGTTGTTAAAGTAGTAGAAAAAACCACTGGAAGTTTTTCTTGATTTAAATTTGATGCTTTTGGCGAAATAGAATTAAACAATTGAATATTTTCTTGTGAATAATTATTTCTATAAACATTATCAGTGGTTTTGAGAATTAATCCATCCCAAAAATAAGATGCAACTCCATAATCATCAATTTGATTAATTCCAGAATTGCTTGCCACGTCTGCTTCAAAATATAATGGAGAAGATGAATAATTTTGTTTAGATTTAGCTAAAGTTTGTGGAACTCCAGGGGACGAAATAAAACTTGAACATACAATGATTTCATCATACACATCAAGCCCCTCTGGATATGTGGCATTTGTGCCATCACTTAAATTGGCATTTATGCTGAAGTATACTTTTTTAGCGCCAGAAGAGCCTGAAAGAGCCCAGTTTTTAATCGAAATATTTCCTGTGCCACTGCTTTCAGTGAAAGTTACTGATTGGGAAGCAGGCAACGCAGTTTGTGTAAATGAGTAAGCGCTTAAGTCTACTTCATAATCAGTTTGCAGATTATAGGCTTGTGAAAACTTAGCTGGAATTAAGTAATAAACTTCATTAAACAAAGGATCGTTAGAGATTTGAATGAAATTTATAGAAGTGATTGTCGGCTCACTAGCTTGATTTTGTGGATTTGTGTTATAAACTGCGAGCTGAAAAACAATATTTGCTGTGTTATTTGCCGCATTATAAGTTTGATATTGATCAAGAATCAATGGATTGTTCTCGACATTTTTAACATTATTTGGATTTAACAAAATAACGTTTTTAATATATCTACTTAATAGGAGTCCTTTTGGGACAATTTGCAAATTCCACGACATTGATATAAAAATATTCCTAGTTGCTCAATCAATTACCTTGAAGATTTAGTATGAATGAATCTAATTCTGAATCATCCAAGGCAAAAAAACCATAGATTGTGTTTGGCTCTTCTGAGTGAAGTGTAAATATAATTTCTGGATTTTTTGGGCAACATATAATTTTTACATTTTTGTTGTTTGTTGAGATTGTATCTTTTGTTGTGAAATTTTGATTTTCAATATTAAAGTTGTCTTTTTCAGATATAATAACAAAGTTTATAATGTCAGTATAACTTTCAATATCAATTATAAATTTGAACATTATTTTTGATTCATTATCAAACACATAGCCATTAAATGAATCAAGGCTTGCGGTTGAAAAAAGTAAAGGTTTTTTCCAAACACTTGAAATTAAATATTTCCAAAGCGTTTGATAATTATTTGAAGCACTAAACATTACTTGATTTTCAGATTTTAATGCAAGAATAGATGGAGGCGGCATTGAACCAGAACCAGAATCTGTTATGCTACTGGTTGCACTTGAAGTAGTGGAAGATCCAGTATCTGAACTAGTGGTTGAGCTTGGAGGTGTGCTAGGGGATGTAACCGATGTCTCACTTGAACTAGAACTAGACGTGGTTGCGGAGCTTGAGCTGGAAGAACTACTTGGAGGCGAACTACTTGTGGATGAACCGCTTGTAGATGAACCGCTTGTAGATGAACCGCTTGTAGATGATCCACTTGTAGATGAGCCACTTGTAGATGAGCTACTTGGTGTAGAAAAAGTTGAAGACCCTGTAGAGCCAGACGTGCTTGAACTGCTAGTTGAAGACTTAGTTGATGAAGAGCTACTAGATTCACTTCCAATTCTATATGTAATGATTATGATCCCGTATGAGCTTAGCGTTGGAATTCCAGATGGTGGATAACTACCTTGCCCCCCTCCATAAAGTCCTCCATAAGATAATCCTTGAATTAGACCTGCTCCGCCTCCACCAGATCCTGCTTGTTCTCCAGCATATTTTCCAGCATTTGCGGTGTATTCCACACCTGGATTTCCAGGAAGTCTTTGTGTTTGAGTTGATGCTCCTCCCCCTGAAGCACCACCCCACCAAGTATTAAAGTTAACAGAATCTCCCCCGCTTTCACCATTTCCATTTTTGCCAGCTGCGCCACCCCCACCTAAGCCTGTGCCAGAATCTAAAGTTGCCCCTTTTCCTCCAAAATGTCTTTTGCCATTTGCTAAAGACATTAAATTGGGCGGACTTCCATAGTAGCCAGTATCTCCTCCAATACCACCTCCTGAACTTGCTGCTACCCAAAACTGATTAAGACCAGAACCTATGTCCCATGTAGCTATAAAGGATGTTGGAATTGCATAAGGATTTTCTCCTATTGTAAATGTAATTGATGCAAATGTAGGAAATTCAGGGAATATATTATTAAACTCAATCATGGAGTAGTCTCCACCATCGCCTCCAGCTGTAGAACTTGAAAAGCCTCCTGCACCTATACATTCAATTTTCAAATAATTAATTCCACTTGGTGGGATCCAGGTTGTATCTCCATATTTCAAAAATTCAACATAAGTATTGCTCATCGCTCTATATTGATTTTTAGCAAAAGCAACAAAATCTGGATGTTTATCTTGTGAATGAGATAACACACCATTTGCAAAATAACAACCATTGTTTTGTAATTCTAGTTTCACTACTTTTTTAGGTGGCAAAATTTCAATTGTATCAATTTTATGATTTTTATCAATGCATTTTAAAATTTTGTTTGTGTTAAGTTCAAGCGATTGTTTAAAACCAGAATCTAATGGGCTAAATACGCAATGTGATTCAGAACACTCTAATGTATTATTAGAAAAAGATAATTTATAAATTTGCTCAGAGTGAGATTCTGAAATTTTTGTAATTTTATATTTTGTAAAATTATTTGAACCATTTAGTCCTAATACGTAATCTCCAACTTTCAAGTTTTCAACATTAATAGTTTCATTTATTGATGTGTGTATTTTTGTTCCATAAACTACACATGAGCTACTAGATGAACTACTAGAAGAATCTGATTGCAAAGAAAAATATGCACTTAGCATATAATCAGCATTTACTCCAATTGTGTAAGTGTTTTGATAAATTTTGTTATCTGTAATATTGTTGAGTACCCAATATTCAAATGTGTAATTTCTAGAAATTCCGTCTGTTAAGTTTTTCCATAGTCCGCTTGATGCCGTAAATGAAGCATTAGTTGCATTATTAAAATTTCTTGTGAAAGGCGTAAGCCCAGAAGAATTTAAATTGTTATCTGCAGGACTATTGGTGATTAAAGCTTCTAATTCATCTAAGCTATTTTTATCAAACGCATTAACAGCAATATCATATTTTTTAGGCAGACCACCACAATAAATTGTAAATAGCTTAAAATCATATAACCTAAACTCATTCGGAAATACATTAGTTGATTTTTGCAATTGTATTTCAATTGTTTTTAAAGTAACTGGACTAGCTGCATTTTTTCTGAGATATTTATTGAAATCAAAGAAAGCTTGTAATCCATAGTTTGACCCAAAATTGATTATATTTGCGTCGTCCATACAAAAAACAAATTTATCTGGTTGATTTATTTCCACATAATAATATAGTACCTCTAAATAGTAAAGATTTTTATTAATAGTGGCGTTAGTTAAATCATCTAAAGAGACAAAAAATAATGAAATCCATTCATAATTTTTATATGAAAAATTGGAAAAATCATATTTAGCATTGATGCCTATAAAATTAGATCCATTATAGAAAAGTGTGTTTGAAGACGTGGCAAAACTTGTGCTTTGATAAGTGGTTGTTTCTGGAATTGAAAAATCACACAATAAACGACCTATATCATAAGTGTAGGTTGTATTGCTCCAGTTTGCGGTATAGTATGGCAATGAGCCAGTGTAAAACTGAAAACAACAATTTTGAGATGGAATACTAGATAATGTAGATGAACTAGAAGTGATGCTAGATTGTGGTGAAGTTGTTTGAGTTCCTCCGTTAATTTCTGTTTTCACATTCAAATAACCATTGTAAATGAACTTTGTAACTTCAACAAAAAATTGCCTGGTTCCATCAAATAAATTAATGTAATTAGAATTTTCTAATGTAAATTCAGCTAAATATACACTTCCTTCGTTTGTGTTATAAAGTTTATAGATAGGTACAACACGTTTATTATTTTTATTAGTGTAATATTCAGAATATACAGCAAGAGTGTAAACTGGGCTTGCCTGTTGAGGTGTTAAAGGAAAAGAAACTGCAGGATAAGTATCTATTTTCGAAGATATAATTTTGACATAAATTACTGCGCTATTTGGTTGTTCTGTGGAGTTTGCATTAGCAAGCGACAATATTTGAATGTCTTTATAAGAGTCAAACAAAGTGCTAAAGTTGTTGTTTTGAAAATCTCTATAAAATGTAATTGAAAAACTAGGGGCTTCTTTACTGTAAACTAAATCGCTTGATGCTGAAAGTTGTCTGTAGCTAGATGTATAAAATGACTCTTTTACTTCGTAAGAAAATTTATGAAATCCAGAAAAACCTATCACAAGATTTGTATTGGCTATTAAAGTAGCTTTTTCACAATCTATTTCTATTAAAGAATTTCCAAAATCACAATAGTATCTGTTTGATTTTAAAAGTTTAATTGAATCAAATTTCATTGATAAAATTTCAAAATTTTTGCTTTCTAAATTGAAATTAATAATATTTTGAGACACATCAAAAGTGATTGATATTTCACCAGATTGAATGGTATTTTCTGATAAAATTTTTGAATTAACAAACGAACACACAATCTGATCATTAATCAGAAGATTGACATCATTTTTGTTTGCTTGAAAATTAACTCTCATGTTTACATATTAGTTTGTGTATAGTTATTGTGCTATTACTTTTTAGATATATTAAAAAATTTTTATTATCTATATCTAATTGCAATTTTTGATTTTGTCCCACTACTTTTTGTTTAATTTTTGATTGAACAACAATTTCAGAATTACCACTAATTAAAATCGATGCATAAATTGTCGAAGGAGAAAACTCAATTATATGATTGCCTTTTTTCAAAACAATTTCATTTGAAAAATATTGAAAATCTTCTGATTCTAATAAAAAGTATTTTTCATCATTTATTGAAAAACTTTTATTTTGTTTTCTAGTTTCAATTCTTTCAAGAAAAATTCTTTGAAAACTTTTTATAAACAGTGGGTTCTTAACATAAAATCCATTCAAAATATAATCAGCATTCTCATAAATATCTATCATTTTCACTTTTCTTGGAGGCATTATTTTTATTGAAGTGATAGGCATGAAAGAATCATTTTCTAAAATTAAAACGTCTTGCTCCAAAGAATATGCTGGTAAAAAATCATTGCTAGTAAATATCATAGCATTTTCTGGTAAATAAATTTTTCCAGATTGTGTTGTTATTTCATAAACTACTTCATCCCCTATTTCAATTAAGCTTTCGACAGTGGTAAATAAAGCAGTGCTTTTAATTAATTCTTGATTTTTTAAATTATCAATATATTGTATTTTATCGAATGGATCTTTAGTAAAATTTTCCTCTTGTGTATTGTTTTGCAGCGATTTTACAGAAAAAGCACCAGCAGTGATAGCTGTCATAAAATTGATATATGTAATACTGTAGTTTTGTGTTAATGTTCTTGTGCTTATTATTTGTATCAGCATGTAATTTAGATTATTAAGATTTGTGTCTATATTTTTGAGTTTGAACACTACATTGTAATATCCAGAATTAAGATTATTCAAGATAGAGCAATCTTCTACACTTATCACTTCGTCTTCCACTGTTCTAAAAACAATTTTGAAGATTGTGTCAACGTTGGGATTATAAGATGGATCGGTATTTTGAATGGTCAAGCCAAAATAACTAAAGTCAGAAATATTATATACGCCTGAAAAAGTAAACCTAAGTGAGATACCTGTGCTTACATTTGAATTAATTATTGTGTTAGCAGTGGAAAATAAACTATTTGTAAGCACTAAGTTTGTGTAAGTAAAATTAAAATCTTGACTATCAGAATATTCGTAGTAAGAAAAGCTCACTGGGTATGTCTGAAAATATGCTGAATTATTTGTAGTGGAGCTTAAAGTTTGAGGTGTTGCACTACTTATTTGGCTTATTGAAGTAGAAGCTGAATTATTAATTTGTAAATCAATTGGAAATTTTACAGAAACATCATAATCACCAACAAGATTAAGAAATATTTTTCCATCAAATTGAGAAATAAAATCTGATTTTTTAATTGTTATCACTGATGTGTAAGCAGTGTAGTTTTGATTCTTTTCAATACATCTTAATGAATAATATACTGTAGAAACCGCGCCAAATATTTGTGTTTTAGCTAAATAAAAAATAGTTGAATAGTTTCCAGGAGTGTCTTGTGGCACAGGTTTATTTACAAGCACTTTAAGATAAAATATTTTAGAATTTGTGCCTCTGCCTGTTAAGTATCTTGTTTTTGATTCTTGATTAGAATCATCAGGGAATAAATCATCTGAGATTATGTTAGAAAGGATTTGATTTCCATTTTGTGATTGTCTTTTGTAAATGAAATTTGCATCATCATATACGGATATTGAATACTTCGGCAAATCATTAAACACTGATTGGGTTGAATATTGCGAGGCTTTAAAAACATTATTTTTTTTTGGATAAATGAAATTAACCACCACCACCACCTATAATGTTGCCTCCGCCTGTTGAGCCTCCTGATGTTCCTCCTGTTGTGCCACCGATAATTCCACCACCTGCGTTTCCTCCACCTGTTGAACCGCCACCTCCCGAAGAACTTGAGCCAGTAGAATTTCCTGAACCATCGGCAACGAATGTTCTAAAGAAAATAGTTCCATATTGACCAGTTAAATCTGTAACATAATAATATCCATTTTCTTTTATTTCTAATGAGACAGGTCTAGAAAATGCATTACTTAATGTATATTGATTAGAGCCATCTTGACCAACTTTTACCAATTTAGATCTAATTCCGCCTAATCTATCATTAAGCAATATCAAATATCCATCATCTTCAGAGTATGCTTTAACAGCATCAAAATTACTGAAAGTATATTGATTCACTAATGAACCAGAATTTCGATTATAAATGATTGCTTTTCCAGTGATGTTGTCTGTGGAAATACCTGGTTGTGCCACAAGCAATACATTTCCGCTTTCATCTGCGGCTCTATCTAATACAACAGTGGAGCCTCCAAGTTTTTCGTTAAAAGTAAAACTTGAAAGGCTAATCTTGTATCCCAGAACAAAGTTTTCGTTATACGCTCTAATTGCATTGTTTCCAACGGTAGAAATCACTAAAGCACCAGCTTCTGTGTAATCAACATGTAAAGGCTTAAATATGTTATCAAAGTAAATTGGAAAAACTTGTATTGGTATAGAATAAAAGTTTGAGTAATTAGGGAATTGATTTGTGCCTTGCCAATAACTCCAAAGTTCTGTTGATGTTTCTGTAGCTGTACCAAATGTCACTGGATCAACTACATTCACTACAACATTAGATGTGTAGTCTAGAATAGTTCCTAAGCCAAGAGCGCTGTTCGATGTAAACTCATCAAACTGAGAAGTGGTGTAAGTTAAAGTTTCATTTTCAGGTTGATTTCCATCACTTCTGCCTGTGGTTGGTAACAAAAATGGAGGATTAGTTGCAGGGTTTTGTATTTCAAATCTTGCATCATATGGATTCTCTGTAAGTAAAGCATCCATTGTTCTAGTAACAGTGACATAGAATGTTGCCGATTGATTATTAGAATTTACAGAAAACAGTCCAACATTATTTTGATCAAAATAAGCAGAATTTGTTAAAGAATAAGAAACACCATTTATAGAAACCGATAAAGATTGTAAGTAGTCAGCAGCAAATATTAAATATTGGCTAAAAGTGGCATAAAGCTGACGTGTATTTGTGTTATAAAAAACCCCTAAAATAGCAAAAGCGCGATCACATCTTGGAAGCTTAATATTCCCTTGAATAGCTCTTGTAGCCGCTCCAGTTGAATCCACTTCAATAACTCTATCATTGTCAGTGTCAGCAATGAAATATCCAGATTGTCCATTTGAATAGAAATGCTGTGGATTCAAAAGACCAGCATCTAGTTCTGCGAAAGCTTGATAAGGCGACAAGTAAAGATTGTTGTTGATGTCTACGAATCCTGTTGTGTCTGAAGAATCTGTTAGTTCTAGGTTGTTTGTGGATAAATAAATGTATTTGCCAATGTTAGCTGTGTCTTCTATCTCAATTTGATATGATTGATTGTTATCATTTGGCACTGGCACTATGCTGATGTTTGAACTTTCACCTTGTGTCCATTTCAATCTCGGATACAAACCTTGTGGTGCATTATTTACATTGGTATCGTAAATAATTCCAGTGGCTTTTCCATAAACACTATAATTCAAAGCTATACTGCTAATTACAGGGGCTGCAAGCTGATCCACACTTGCTGCATTAAGAATAAACACCAAGTCAATATATCGCCCAGTTTTATTAATGTTATAACTTCCACCTGAGATAGGATACAATGGATTCAAAGTATAAGAATCTAAATTCAATTGATCTAGTGTATCATCAACTCTGTAATAAAATTGTATACTTGATGTTCCTTTTGGTGAGTATGGAGTGGCAAATGAATAGATGACATTATCAAAAGTTGCATTACCTGCCACGCCAGAATCAAACCTAAATACAAATGTTCCTGTGCCTGCGTATCTGTTTGCGTTAAATGCAAAGATAGAATTTTGCAAACCATTCGCTTGTCTATACGCTAAAACTTTTGGATAATTTGTCTGCAAAAGTTGTGTGCTAAACTGCGGCAAATACCATCCAAGCTGATAACTATCATTGTTTGTCCATCCTGTTGATGTAGACCACTTAAACCCAAAACCAATTATCGAAGGATTTGGTTGCTCAGTGAATAATGTCAAATCCGCAAAATCATAAAACTGACTGGTTGTAGATCCATTCAGCCTTATAGTGTATATCTTTTCTGAGATTTTAATTGAGTTTCTGTTCGTATTGTTACTCAAACTAAAAGGTATTAATGTTCCACCTGAAAAGTTATCAGCGAAAATTAAATAACAACTTATTTGTCCTAAAGTTCTTTCAGTTGTCTCATTTAATGTTGCAATTGACACGGCGATTGTGTCTTGTATTGTGAGTGTTTTAGTGGAAAAAGTTACATATGAATATCTGTCTATGGAGTCCGATTGGAATTGTGTACCCTGAGCAATTTGTTCACCTACAAACCAACCTGCCGTAGCAGAACCAGCAACAGACGGTGTAGAAATGCCTAAATAAGATATTGGCTTGGTAAGAGTAATGCCACCGCTAGTTAATGATGTGTCTCCAATGCCAAAAGTAAAAGTGGTGATTCCGCCTATACTATTATTTGCAAAAGATGTTGCTAAACTATGCACCCTGTTATTTAAGCTATCAGCAACAAAAATTGTGCTGAACCCTTGCTGTGCATATACACCAGCGGGTCTTTGCATATAAATTGATAGTGATGAAATACCAAGAGAGCCAGATGTTCCAATATTATAACTATACACAAACTGCCCTGAAGTAGTGCCTACACCAACAACGCTTCTATAATTAATTATTCTGTTATTGTCAGTGTCAGTGATTAGCATGTCCAATCTGGATCCAATACCATTAATAGCTAAACCTTGTGGATGATCAAAACCAAAAATATTTGCAGTGTTTATTCCATAAGAAACAAAAGCTGTAGTTATTCTACCAGCACCATCTGTGAGAACGTTAAAAAGCCCATTTTGATTTCCATTGTATTTAAGTATAAAACTATCATTGTTGCTATATCCAGCTCCAGAAGAAGAAACACCAATAGATCTAATTACTCCATTGAAAGATGAATTAAAAGTAAATGAAGCACCAATACCAGTGACACTAGAAGACGCATTGTATGTGATTAAGCTAGTATTAAAAATTCCAAATCCACCACTATTTCCTCCAAGTATTTGATAAACAGAATACTTATTGTTTGTTTCTATACCACATAAAACTCTGTGATTGTTGTAATCAGAAACAAAAAGATAGTTGTTACCTCTGAATGATGTAGCAATTAAGCCTCTTGGATCATTCAATGATTGGTTTAATCCAAGAATTGTACTATCTGAATATTTATAAGTTCTTTGATAAACAGGAACCCCTCCGCTCCATGAATATTTTTGTATTTGATTATTGCCTGAGTCTGCAACATAAAATGTGTTCCCTAGCCCAAATACACCTTTTGGGTAATTGAAGCCAACGCCATTTCCACTTCCAGGAACTCCAGAAGCATTATTTGCGCCTACTTTTGCAATCACTGAAGAAAAATTACTATCTGTTACAATTATTCTATGATTGTATGTATCAGCGATATATAAATAGTTTTTGACATTATCAAACCACAATCCTAATGGTGAATTCAAATTCAAGTTAGAATCAAAATCTATTCTTCTGTTTCTATAAACACCAGTAGTTGAGAAAGAAGAAACAAATGAATCTTGGGCACTTGAAATATAGATTGTGTTTGCGGAGCCAGTTAAACCATATGGAATATTCAATGTCCCAGCAACAGGAGTGGTAGTAACGCCTGTCACTTCAATATTTGAAACAGTAGGGTTGGGTATTGAATCTTCTGCATAAAATAATGCTGTTTTAAAATCCTGCGTAGTGTCTACTTTTATAACATTTGATTGTCTTGCAAGCCCAGTGGTTCCATACACTCTGTGCAACTCTGTGTTTATCAATGCAGTGGTATTTGTGTAATCAACAAATTTATCCATTTGAGCATATGGCACATAAAATATTGAATTAATTTGCTCACCATCAATGTTAAAAAATCCAGATTGTTTTTTCAGAGCTAACACAATCTGAAGCCTGTTAACAATTCCATAATCAGATAAGCTATAATTTTGATCTGGATATTGCAAAGATGCTAACAATGCATCAATTTGTTCATGTGTTAAAGTTCCAATGTTTGTTAAAGTATTGTGATCTATTACAGGTAATCGATTTGCACTTAATGTTCCAGAGGTAACTCTGCTTAGATCTAAACCTTCAATATTATCTGCTGAAAGAAATCCTGTAACATGTTTAGATAAATCAATTGGCGATGGGTTATTTAAACCACCAATGTGCTTGTGATTTTTTACTAAACCTGTTAATGAACTGAATAATGATATTTCTTGTCTTCCATGTTCAACATCATTATAAGCGACAAGTGTAAATGATCCATCTGTATTCAAAGTTAACTCAGCTGCGCCTAAGCCTATGTAATTTGTTGGGTCATTAATTTGTGTAAGCGAAAAAGTAAAATTTACTGATTTATCAACAGGCGTGTTTACATTTTGAACTGCATAAAAATAATAAATAAAAGTTCCAGAAGTGGCACTTCCTGGTAAGATCAAATTCACATCTACAAAATCTGAAGTTTCTGCATATTTATAATTTACATGTCCCTTTCCATCACTTACTCTAATTGTTTTTTGTGATGGAACAGCGGACAAATTCCAAGAGGGGATTTGCTTTCCATTTTCATCAAATTTGGTTAAAACACCATTGCCGAAAATGTTATAAACATTATATAATTGATTTTCAATCGTTGTAAAACGATTTTTATCTAAATCTAAATCATTCCCAATTGTCATATTGGGAATGAAATAACCTAATTGGTAAATGGGTGTTTGATTCATACTTCTGGTTTATTTACTTCTGTGATTTTACCTAAGCCCCAGATTGTAACACCATAGGTAATTGCATTAGGAGATTGTGGCGTTATATAGTTTGTGTTCAACACTGGAATTTGAGATAATTCAGCAGCAAGAGAACCATAAGGTGCAATGTTATCAGTTTTGCTTGTAACTTGTGTGTGATATTTTATTGCTTCTGATAAACTACTAAAACGCATATATAGTTATTGGTGTTTTCACAAGGCAAATCCTTGAAATTAAATGTTTTGAATCGGGCTTTTAGATCCATTTATTTCTGCAATAATTAAATTTTCGTCTAGTTTGAATTTATATGTTATGTTAGAATATAAAAATTGCTCAGGAATTTCTGTGGATTCAAAACTAACATCATTAATTACTTCTACTTTAGGATTTTTTTGAAGTTCATTTTCAATACAAACCGTAAACCAACCCCATTCATTTAAAGGCTTTGTAACATAAGCACTTAAATTAATGGATTCATAAACAATGTTATAGTTGGCATTCATCCATTTTTTGACAAAATTTTCAGCTAATTTTCTATCTGGCAAATGGATTCCAGCAATAGTTGTTTGTGTGTCAGGATCGCTATCAGGATCATCGAACATTACTATTTTTTCATAACCTATATATTGGTTTGCATCTTCAATAGTCTGGAAAGGTGAAATAGCGTTTGGAAATACTTCTTGAACAAGTTGGAATTCTGTATCAATGTCTAAAAATCTAAATAACCCTCTGTAAAATAGGTTATCTGCATTAGAAGAAGATGTAAATGCGTTTTCAGCTGATAAATAACCATGAAGTTCATTAACATCATCTAGCATAATTTGCTTGATGCTTTTTTTTCTCAAGAAAAATGTGTCTTTATCTTTGGGCAAAGTTCGTGAGCTCATAACTATGCCATTGACATCTGTAGATATACCAAATCTGCCCCGATTATTTAATCCTTCCACACCACTTGTAAACCAATAGTACACAGGGACATCAAATCTTTTTCTGTCGTCTTTGTTAATATTTACTTGTATCAATAAATCACGACATTGTTTCAAAACTTTGAAATATGTGTTTTGAGCACTGTAAGGGGAGACAAAAAACTTTCCTAAGTTTGGAATTGGAAGAGCATCAGCTATTCGCGGAAGACCAGCTTCAGGGTTATTTTCTAAGTAATATGCAATTGTGTTTTCGTTTGTTACATCTCCTAGATCATATTTGAAGTGATTGTGGAGCTCCGAAAAATAAACCAAAGAGTTAATAATTTTTTTAAGTCTCATACCTGGAAAATGCATAGCCACTTTGGAGACAATTAATGTTTTATCTCTTTCAAAAAGCGAATCAATCAAATCATGAGCTTCAACAATAATTTCAGTTTTATCTAGGCTTTCATTAGCAGTAATCTTAAAAACCATCCCTTCGAAGTATGGGTATAAAGTATCATATCCAGCAGACACGCGAAGCACACATACATTATGTCTCATGAACTGCAAAATTTTTAATCCAGCTTCAGACTCGTTTAAATTTTGAAAAGTGATACTTAAAGTTGATTTTACATAGTTAGATGTGCCTTGCTCTAAACTTTTTGTAACAGAAACATTGCTTACAGTTTCCGTTAAGATTTGTGAAATATTAGACACGCCGTCTTTTGTCGTAAGATCATATTTAACATAATTTTCTAAAATATCTGGCTCAGGAATATCTATTGAAGGAGTGTATTTATTAAATACATCACCACCTAAAGTTTTAGGAAAAGTAATTTTTGTGGCATAAGTTCCTTTAGTGCTATCTTTATTTAAATCCTCAATTAAAACATCATATAAATTTTCAACTGGACCAGTTCTAATATCATGATAAACTGTTGCTCCGCCAATTTGTTGATTAGGGTTTGTGTTTTCAAATGTAAGCGCAGTGTTTTCTTTTAATGATTTAAGCACTTGTTCTTTTGTTGGTATTGATGATTTATTATCATACGGTGTATTAAATTGAGCAAAGTTTAAAGTATTAGCAAGCTTATCTGCGCCCAGAGCTGGAATATTTTGATCGTCATGGGGGTCAAAAAGTGGAGGACCATAGCAAAACGTGAAATTCATGTATTGAGCCTGAATGTTAACGTATGATTTTTCATCTAAATAGTGTTCGAAAGTTTTTGTTGCAAAAGCATTACCTGGTTCATTACTCAAAGGAATTGTTGGTTTTTTAATCACTTGCCATGAGGAAGGATCTTTTTCATTTCCAATATACAAATATTGACCAGAATAGAAAACATACAATTCATAATCATTTGGAGTTTTGTCTCCAGAGTTTTTGTTAGGAGATGTAATTCGTTTAAGATTATTTAATTCAACGGATTTATAATTTGCTGCCGCATTTATATTTTGCATATTTAAATTTGACAAGTTAAAAAATAATCTTGGAGAATCATTTGGGCTAATTTCTAAAGTATATAAAAACACCTTATCGTTAGAAACTAAATTATCACAATCTGCTTGTGTAGTAATAGGGGAGTTAGGTAAATACCCCCATGAAATAATCAAGCGAGATTCAGATAAAACAGCAGCGTTTGTTGAAGCTTGTGTTGGTGGATTATTGCTTAACACAACACTTGAAAATCTTATACTAAAACCTACTGGCTTGTTAATTGTAGTAGAAAAACCAACACTAACATCTTCAAGTTGCTTATCCAAGGTTGCATTGTTATAAATTAAATATTTTGCTTTGCTATTCCATGTGTAGTCATAAAACATTGGATATATTCTGGTCATTGATACCTGTGAATTAGAAGCATAAACTTGAATTTGTGCCGTATCAGTGAATGACCATGTTTGAGCATAAGGTTGTATATCTTTAGTATCAACAGTTGTTTTTGGTAAGAAGCCTAAATAGTTTTCAAAAGAAAAGTTTATGAGTTTATTACCATTTACTGCTCCTGGTAAATTATCTACCTGCCATATATTATATGTAGGCAAAGCTTCAATATTTTTGTTATCTTTTTTTGCCTTAACTGCATAAGATGTTTTTGTTGTTCCAGGAACAAATGGCGTTCCTAATTTATTAAAAGCTTGAGTGGTGACATTACTTACTGCATTAAAAAATTGATCTAAAATTTCAGGATTTCTAAATAAATAATCTAATGAAGTGTTGTTACCATCTGATATAATAGGTGCAGGAAATGGCTGAGTTGGACCGACAATTAAATCATAAAAAGGATGCGTTTCTCCTGGTAAAATAGTTCCTTCAACAAACGTAGAATAAGGAGCGCCAGAAATCTCTACATGCGGAGGCATTAATCCATTTGTAATAACATTAAGTTTTCGTGATTTAACCTTTTTAAGTTCAGTGTTCTTTACAAAAGATTCGCCTTGTTTTCCTCCTGGATTAGGAAAATAAGGATTATTAACATTTTCGGAAATATATCCTGCGGCAAAATTTGATCTAGATTTTATATCAAAATATCCCAACTCAACTAATATCTTTAATTGTTGTTTAGTATCAAGATTGTTGAGAAATTCAAAATTTTCTGGAGTATTTAAATTAATAGAAGTGCCAATTGCCATTTACTTTATTATTTTATACACTTGTTGTGTCCTCACCTAAGCAGATCCTATTTTTCTAAAGTCTGCTTCGATTGCAAATGATTTTTCAAAGACCACTTCCATTAAAAAGTCTGTCTCAAAAAATTGTATTCCAACATATTTTCCATCATAATCAATAAACCCCACTCTTTGTGAAGATTCCAAATTCTTAGAATATGGATTGTTAGAACCTTTAGGGTAGGTGAGTTTATAAATAGTAGAACGCTCGAAAGCATTGTTCAGAATGTCAATAAATTTTTGCTCGCTTGGGTTAGTTGTTTTATTTAGATTGCCTGCAATAAAAGCAACTGAGGGAACAAAAAAACCATACGCATCATAAATTGCTTTAAGCATGAATACTTTTGAAGCACAAACAAACGCAACATAAAACTCATTTCCAAATGTATATATATCATGTTTGCAAACAGTGATGTGCTCTATTACAGGAAAATCTGCCCAACTATTGACACTTGAATCCACTTTGCTCAAAAACGCTTTGAAATCAAAAAATAAGGTGGGATTGGATGGACCAGCAGTATTCAATGTTCTGGCATAAATTGCAGTGCCAAAATAAATGGTAACATTATTTCTTGTAATTGATTTGTTTCCATTTTGTTGATTGTATACATACAATATGACAGAATCGTTTTTATTGACAAATAAGCCAGGATATGTGGTTTGAACAGGACCAACATAGTTTGTGTTTTTAGTTAGATTCTTGAAATTATTTAATTCTGCATTAGAGTTTACATTATTAGGATCACCTTCAATTAAAGCGTAAGGTGGAAAAGCATTTGTAGTATTAAATTGATCTTCTGAGTAAATTAGATTTCCTATTGGGGTGACTCCCAAGGTGAAAGTTTTAAAATCTTTATAATCAAAAACCACAATCTGTGATTGTTGCATTTTAGCTTTGATGTATGCATCATCTGTGATTGGGTAAAATGTATCACCTTGCGCTGGTTGTAGGTTCATGTAACCAGGAAATGGACTTTCAGTAAGAATAGTTGTTGTTTTATCAAATACTGTTTTCTGACCTTCTAAGAATAAAGTTGAAGATTTTGATAACATTGGGTTTTCTAAATTCAATAACACTAAGTTTGTGTTTGCATTAAGGGTATAAACATAATTTTGATATAAAGAAAATCTGAAAAAACTTTCAGAAACAAGTTGTTTAATTGATGTGTCAGACGAAGAGCTTGGAAAATTGTAAACTGTGTTAATTAATCCGCTTAGTCTGTGTCTTTTTGTGTCAACAGTTCTTGTTTTATTCGCAATTCCAGTTCTGAAAAATATTTTGTAAGGCTGGATACCTCTAGCCCTTGTGGGAAATAAACTATCATTAATATTTCCTCTATAATTTAATTCCATTTGTTCAGGTAATTCGACTACCCATGTCGGACTGTAAATTGCTCCACTGATTGGCAAGCCTGAACCACTGGGACTAGGATCATATAGAATTGTCCCCGAAGAAGGCAAATCTAAATACAAAGCAAATGATGAGCAACCCCCGACATAGGACGAAGGTTGTATTGGCAAGTCTTCGTAGAAATTTAAAGGAGCAGTTTGTGGTAGTCGTCTTGTGTAATCAAAGTATTCTAATGTTTGCTGAGTAAGTGAAAGTTTATTTATTTTCAAAAAACCATTATTTTTATTATTTTTTATAAACAACTTCAACACAATCTTATTTTCAGAAAAAGGCAAAAAGAATGGTATTTCAATATCTTCAATTATAGATTTAGGTGCGATCTTTTGATAAGGTGATGAAGCAATTTTTAAAACTAAATTTGAAGTGATAGAATTAATCAAATCTATTTCAAATTTCATAAAAGTATTATCCAAATAAGAAATGTCATTGATTTCAAAATCTATTTCTAATTTCCAGTTTCCTGAATTAATTTTAGCTCTTGATGTTTCGTCAAACAATATTAAAAAATCTGCTCTACTGACTGTTGAATTAAAAAATTCTAAAAAGAATTCAGTGGATTTCCCTTCAGTTTCGCTATCTAAGGTAAAAAGCTGCGAATATCCACTTACTTCATTTAATACATTATTATAAAATCTATCAACCTTAACAGGTTTCCCATTATATAAATTAGTCACTGCTGTGTACGCTGAAGTATCAGGTGTATATGACCCATATGCCCCTTGATCATTTTGAGCTTCTAAAAATCCTCCATTTGAAAATGACTTTTGATAATAAATTGGCAATGTTAAAACAAAATCTGCTGCAATTGTAAATGAAACTAATGGCAAGTCCAAAGATGTATACTTTTTCAAATCATAATTAGCAAAAACATCATTTGGAGTAGAAAAAGCATAAATTGCACAATAAATGTCATATTCTGGATTTTGATCTATAACGAAATTTTTTAAATCTTGCTCAGATGGGTTAATAATTTGCGACACTTCAATTCTTTGCTCATTTGCAGATAAATTACCAGAAACCAAAACATTTGTAAAATCCCATGAAGAATTAAATTGATCAAGAATCAATTTTGAATCCTGTGTGCCAGAATCTATAATTTTGAAACTGTGATTTAATAGATAAGGGGATGTAAAATCTACTTTTTCCGCGCTTTTTCTTTCAGTAAATACTCTAAATATAAGCTTTGTATCAAACAAACCTGGCGTATCAAGAACTCTACCTTTTATAGCCGCGCTAAAAAACCCAGGTTGCTGAAACGTACTTGCAGTAAATCCAGCTGAATTTGAACATTTAAAAATTAAACAAGGTTCACTTTTAGTAAAAATTTCATACAAATTTGGCTTGTTAGTAAGATATGTTGTGTATGAAAAAGTATAAGGTTTAACATTTCTTAAAGCAACAGTTGCTTCCTGCGCCTGTAGAGTAGATGACCCTCTAGGTAGTGAACCATTGTATGCCTCTGAATTAGATGGAATTCCCAGCTCATCCAAATAACTATTTGTAAAAATTTCTGCTGTTGTTATTCCCAAACTTTCATAGTAAAATTGATTTTTGAAAACAAAATTTGCACCCTTTTCATAAGTGAGTATTTTTTTACTCCCAGGAATACGACTCACTTCAATTTGACCAGTGATACCCTTGTAGGTGGCAGAAGGAATTACAGCTAAAGTTTTTTTTCCAACCTGAACCACTGAATTTCCATAAAAAATCATCTGCTGCGTGAAAGGGGTTGGTCCTACAATGACAGCAAAATAAGGATGTAAAACTCCTGGTAGCACTGAATTACCAAATTCTCCAAAAGCAGGAAAAGATACAATTAATAAATGAAGATTTAACGAATGTGCAAATCCTGGAGAATTTGTTCTAAACTCTGGGTTAAATAATTTTACATGTATATTAGAGGTAAATCTATTACCTGGCGGCCAAGATTCAGCTCCTTTTGAAACTGTAGGAGATCCTGTAGCACCAATTGTTCCACCAATTACGCCTGTAACACTTTGATATCCAATCTCAGGATAAAAACTACCATTCACAAACATTGAATAGCCAATTGCATTACATGGTAATTGCTTCTCATCTAAATCATATCTAAAATTCACACGATCTGCAGTGAAAAACATTATTTTTTTCAATACAAAAATAATAAAAGAATCTTTGTATGTTGAAACAGCCCTAAAAATTATTTTTTTAAACTTCGGGAAGTTATCTCTATTTAAAATTTCACTAGCTGTTTTGAAATATTTTGTGGTAAATTTTACATTAGTATCATCCAACTGTTGAGCATATTCCAGATTGATTTCGGTTTCCGAATCTCTTTGCCTTGTGAGATAAATTTTGTCAGTGATTTTTGTCTCTTTTCCAGCGGAATCTACTCCATAAATTTCAATAATAGAATCATCTGCCTTGATGTTTGGATCAAATGCTGAAAGATCATAAGTAATTTGAATACAAGATAATGGTTTTACGGATTCACTTGCAGAAAACTCAAACTCAATCAGATTTTTATCAGAGGTGTAGTTGCACACTACATTATCGTCATTAGCCACAAGCACTCTATTGTTTAAATCTAGTGGTCTTGTGGCATTTATAATTGGCGAATATCTATTTCCAGTGTTAGTATTTTTTCCCAATAAAATTACAGGCGCATTTGCATCAGGATTTGTTTTTGGTGATACAAAATAATTGCGAAATGATCCTTTATCGATAATTAAATTTTTGAATCCAATTAATGGATTTATTCCACCAATGTTTGGCGGAACAGAAGGAACCCAAGTATAACTTCCTGTGCATGGTTTGACAGTAGGATTTACATATTGATCTGGCATAGTTTCATTTCAAAAAATTTTCAATAAATTTTGTTTGTTTACTTATCTTTTCTTGTAAATCATCCACTATGTCCTGTGTTGAATCAATAATTCTATTTTCTAATTTTTTTAAATCAAAATCAGAAATATATTTACTTTGTGACAAACTACCAATATTTTTTTCGAGCTCTTTAATTTGTTCTTCGTTCATTTTGTTAGATTTGTCTAACTGCTTATTTATGTGATTTGTGATGTTATTTATTTTTTCATTTACATCGTTTGATATTTTTTCAATTTTTTCTTCTTTAGGTTCGGTGAATTTTATTTCTTTGACCACTTTTTCTTGTTTTGCAATATAATAATCAACATCTTTGTAAATTTTTTTGTAAGATTGTGTTGTTGGTTTTTTAATCTTTATTAAATCGCCTGCAGTATATTTAAAATCAGGCATATGCTTTTCACAGTAAATATTATCTGATTCAAAAATATAATCATTTATACCCAAATCTTCAAATTCTAAGAAGGCTTCAGATTGTGTCATTTTCTTCCAAATGTAGATTTAAATCTTTCAAAAACAAGTTTTCTTTTTTCTGTTTCTATTTCTAATATAGCTTGAACAAAACTTTCTGACATTAGTTCTGCTTGCTCTTTAGAAGTGATTTTTTGTTTTGGCACTTGTGAAAGAAAAGCTGCCTGCCATTGTTTTATGATTTTTATAGCGTCATCATAGCCTAGTTTTAAGTTCCTAAGATCACTCACGTACTTTAAGTTTAAAGCATCATGTTTTTTCTTTATGTTTTGCGCTCTGCATAAACGAGCTAATACTTTTACATATCTTTGTTTGAAAGGTAATGTAATTTGAAACATTTTTAAAGTTTTGTTTGCAATTATTACTTCTGTTTGTGTTTTTGTTTCTTCATTTTTGATTGATTGAATCAAAGTTTCAGGATTAGCCTTTTCAAACTCACTTGTTTTAATTCCAGCTGCTGAAATAGCTGAATCATAACTTGTTTTTAATGTACTGGCTTCAGTTAAAATTACTTTCAATATATTTAATAATTCTTGCAGCCCAGATATATATTCAGTATTTTTTTGAATATAATCATCACTTGAAATAAATTTATTAAATTTTATTATTGATGAACATGGAGAAATCGCAGAGGGCACTTCAGAATCATCAAATGGAGTGCTTGTTTTAAATAACTCATAATTAGATTTCAGAGTTGAAGCTTGTGCTTTTTGTTTTTCCAATTTGCTTGATAGAGCTGTTAATTTATCAAACAAGATTTGTGCTTCATTATCTTTATTAGACTCAGACACCAATGGCTGTTGAGCAGAATTTGTTTGAGTGTTAAAATTAAAATCTCCTTGTGCAATTTTTTTAAATATTTTGCTCATTTTATTTACTACCTATATTTGGCTGATATGCCTCAGCAGGATTGTATGTATTAAGTGCAATGCCCACCTGTTCTCTTATTTTAGCAAAATTGATTGCTGATCCAATGTATTTTGAAATACATGTTTCATCTTTACAGTTATATAAATTTGCAATGTTTCTTTTAAAATCTTCTATATAGCTAATGTTAGTATCAACTTGTAAATTATAAATTTTGTTTTCTGCTAAATTTCTGTAAAACATGAAAGTTTCTAAAGCTTGTTCATTTTCTATTTTTAAATCAAAATCTGAAGAATGTTCACCATATAGTAAAGTTGATTCTTTTTCAATATTTGCAAAATCTTTGAGTGTATTTTGGTCTAATTTTCCAAAATTTTGCAAAATTAAAACTAATTTTGCGCTATTTGTCTCACCCCTTAACCTTAGAATTATATAAGAAGGAAACATAATTTTTTCTAACATTGCATTCAAATCTGAATCAATTTCAGTTAATGTTTTGCCTACGCTTAAAGATTTTTTTATGTAATTTATAAAGTCTTGTCCGTAATTTGGATCATAGTTTACAAAATTCTTTGTAGATGAAATAAAATTAATCATTGATTTTACAAACTCTAAAGTATTAGTGTTATTGAAAAATCTTATCGAACGATTAGATAAAAATGCTTGTAATCTTTCTGGAAATCCTATAGATTCATTTTGCAATTCTGGTGGTAATTGAGCTTCTGTGAAGTTTATAGATTTCAATGATTCAGCGAGTTGATTGAATAATTTTGATTGTTCAAACTTATCTTTTACCAATGTAGTATCTGTTTTTTCTTTACCAAAAAAATTATTAACTATTTGGTCAAATATTTCTTTAACGCCCAAAAAACCACCAACTGTTTTTACTGCTGTTCCTATATCTGCCATTAAAACTCCTTAACAATTAAATATGACACAACATTATTTGAAGGATTCACTGCCTTCAAAGCTTTTTTACCATTTTTAAAAACTACCTCTTCATATATATTTGTTTTGAAATGATCCCTTGCTTTCACGCAATAAAAATGTACAAATTTTTTATGCCGCTTTTCAGATTCAGATGCACTTGTAATAATTCGATTCATGAAATTCACCTTACTATAAATGATTATAAAGCAGAAATGGAATGTCCTTGTGGGGAAGGTACAATGAAAAGAATTTTTGATTCTTTTGCTACTAAGGAAGGACGAACCGCAAACCAAAAAAAACTTGGCGCAACAGAAAAAAGAATTGATTCAGGAAAATGGATGAAAGATGAAACACTTAAAAGAAAAAAAGATGCGCCACCTGATTCCAGAGAATCTGTGTCAAATGAATATTGGTTAGGCAATGAATTTAAAAATGGTGACAAAAAACTTTCTGATTTTTAATGTATAAGATTATTATGACAAACTCTAGCACAGAAAGAGAAACATTCATTGTCCAAAATATTACTTTGGGTTGGCATTCAGTGAGCGATATCGGCTTATTGTTTGCCCCTACAGAAGTGAAAGATCTTACATGGGAAGACGAAAATGTAATTAGAAGATCAAGAAACTTAAAAGATTCAATTAGAAATGGTATTTTAAGAAAACTTTCCCCAGAAGAATATGAAAAGACTATGGAAATGCAATATCAAAAGGAAAAAAAACAACTTTTGAGAGAGCAACAAAATAAGACAAAGCTTAATAAATTAAAAACTGATGATAAAGAATTTGATGTTGATACTATTGACCTTGAAAAAGGAAAAAGAAAAAATTCAGAATTAGACATCTCAGGTTCAGCAAGCCACCCTATGTCTTATGTCACTGCTTATGAAATTGCAAGTAGACTTTCTGATGAAAGAGGAGAAGTTTTGACTGCTGAGGAATTTGCAGAAATTGTAGAAAATGATCCAGGTATTGTACCAAAGCTTCTTTCTAGAACTAAAACTGCCGCCACAGAAAAAAATCACAATGTTTATTATGCTGTTCCTTCGAATGATACTTCAAATTCTGTTGGAGTGGTTCAAGCTAAAATGACCAACCTTAATAGAGATGCAAGAATTGATTCTGGAATAGACAGCGAAGAGGTAGCTATGAAAGCTGATTTATTGAGAGATGTAGTTGGTTACGATGATATTGTTGAGTCAAATAACTACGACATGGGCATCGATGAATCTGACGAAGATTTTGCAGAAGCTATTGTGCTAGATTCTGAAGAATAAATTAAAGGCATAATGTGTTTTTTCCATAAAAATATATTATGCCTAGTGCAGTGCCATTTCAACAAGGTTTAATAGGACAATACAATAATAGTCATGGTAACCCAGGAGTATATGTGTCTTGGGATCCTGACACAAACTTCCCATCTACCCAATCTTTAATTTTCAAAGGTGTAGCTAACAATGACTATAGATTTCCTCTCATTGTTTCTACATACACTAACAACTCTACACAAAATCTGGGTTTGCCAATTGCTTTAGGATCAGGCACAACATACATTTATTGCTTGAATCAATCAGGGTTAATTGCTTATAAAAAGGTGGGCAATACATTCACCACGCAAGCTTTTGCAAGCAATAGTTACTTAGGATCAGCCACTCCTGTTAATTTGAAAGTTGGAACAATTGGAACAAGCGAAGTGATAATGGTTGGGTTTGCGTCCAACTTGACAGTGTTCACTTTTGCGAACTCTACATTCACTAAACAAAACACTATTGAATATTCTGTGTTTGTTGGTGCAAGCACATCATTTTATCAAGATCTGGATTTTAGTTTTTATAAAGATAGATTATATTGCGGCTTTAGTGGTTCAGTTTTTGCAACTAATGTGAGTATGAGCGGAAACACAGTGGTGGCAGATGCTGGTTCTTCTGGTGTGATAATTAATTCTTCAAATGGACTAAATGCCGCTGTTAAAAAAATATCTAATTATGATGGTTCAAAAGTAGCTGTTGCAGATTATGATAATAATATTTCGGAATGGATTTATGATGGTAACATCAATCTTGGAAATACAACCTCACAGTGGTCTTTGAATTTTGCATTGACTCCATCAGATCAAGTTTGGTCAGCATTAATATACAATCACTTTGGTATTTTAGTTGCTTGCGATTCTTACAATAACACGGTGAATGTTGTGGCGTCAACATCTGTCACTGTTAATACCACTACTTATGGTTTTAATGGCGTTGGATATTCGGTTGAATCTGTTTCTAGTTCTACATCTACAGAGGGGCAAATTATAAACACTGTTGGGTCTACAGGGGTGAATTATCAACAGTTTGACACGCCTAATTCTGTGGTTGAGGATCAAGATTATAATATTATTGTAGGAGATGCCAACAACAGGCTCACTTATATTCCTACTGCTCTAGATTTTGTTGCAAGTGTAGCTGCGCCTTTGAATGAGTTTATAGATAACTCTGGTAATCCAGCAGACACTTATTACATAAAACAAACTAACTATGATTTTACATCTACATTATCAATTCAACCAATGATTGGTGATGAATTGCTTTTGAAATCTTCCGTTTTGTTTGAACTCAACGCATTGTTAAGAGTACCAGTTTACGATGAAGAGCCTTTATTTGGTTTCCAGCGAACTTCTGCCACTTTAGCATATGGCGATATGGTTACAGATCCTGCACCACAAGTAAGAATTACATGTTCAACAAATGGTGGTCAAAGATCCAGTATGTTTGTATTAAGCCCTTACACTGGATTTTATAATAGCTTAGACCAATCTTTGAGTGATCCATTTGACAATCCCTCAACACTAACAAATAACTATCCAAATGGATTATTTTATAGATTTACCAATGAAGGGAAATTTTATTTCTTTGATATTAATGGCGACCCAGTTAGTATTCAAGAATATGATACGCTGCTTGTCACTTATTATGTAAGAATGTTTACCAACACTCAAATAAACAACGCATTGTATTTAGCTCTTCAAGCTATTAATGCTCAACCAGGTTTAAATAAAATATACAATGTTGCAACAGTGCCTTTTTATTATGATGCAACATTGGTATCTGGTGCCACATATTATTTGCTACGGCAACTTGTTGTGGGGCTTAATCAAAGAGAGCGAAGATTGTTAGTAATGGATCCTGAGTCTGGATCATTTGATGCAGTGGCGAGTATTAAAGACACGGCAAAAATGTATCAAGAAGAATTCAACGAGCTTCTCAAAAAACTTCCAATTGCTGTGCGACCTGTTATGGGTACCGTCACAGTGCCAGAATACGCTTTCCCTGGTGGAAGATCAAGAATGTTCAGACAAATATGGAAAGGTGGAGCTTCTTAATTTTGCCTGTATAATTTATGATTATAAAACGCACTTCAATCACGATTGGTCCACCTATTTCTAAAAACAAAATGTATACACCATCTAAAAAATATGGGATGGTTAAATCAAAACATTATAGAAATTGGCTTGAACTAAATATTCCGCTGTTAAAAAATGGTCTAGATAAGCCTGATGGCTTTCCAATAGAAATAGAAATTAAAGTAGTGCAAGGAAGGGGTTTCACGAGAAAATCAGACATTGATAACATTAATAAGGCTATTTTAGATTGTTTAGTAAAAGCGGAAATTATTCCCGATGATAATGTGAATTATGTGATCAGAACTGAAGAGAGATTTTTTCCTATGTTCACTAATAAATCAGAAGCTATCACGATGATTTCTTATTTTGAGCCTGAAATTCAATAATCATTTTTAAATTAAAATGGGTTAAACCTGGTAGTCTTTGATGTATTCCTTTTCTAACTCACACAATCTGTCAATACTCACACAATCTGAATCATTCAAAAGCCATTTTTCGATTAAGTTATCTTTCTTTCTCCATTCTCTTCCATTAAAATATTCAAATCCAGAAAAATTACTTTTATACATTCCTTCTTTTTCAGCAATGCATCCTATGTAAACATAATTCATGTTGAGTGATTTAGCATATTCTATTTCTTGAATTTGTGAAAATTTTCCCAAACTTAATTTTGGATTTTCATAATCCCAACAAAATTGATAAGACACTAGATTATTTCCAAATGGTTGCACAATACAAAAGCCTATTAAGATTGTGTTTTGTTTGTAAAGTAAAAAATGAAAATCTTCTCGGCAAAAACTATGTTTGAAATCTTCTAATGAATCCTTAAAATCATCGAATCCTTTTGCGCAAATATATTTTTTATAAACTTCAAACACTTCTACAGTATCTATTTGCGAAACAATTTGCTTTTCTACATCAATATTATTTTTAAGTAATCTTCTATCTTTTTTGTCAAGTACAAAATCCTCCACTTTAATTCTAGAAGATCTTATTGGAGACCAAACAAATTCGCCCAATTTTTCACATCTTATTGAATGACTTGTAGATGAATTTATCCAAAAATTATCTGGAAACCATCCATTTTCTAATGCATAATTATATTCATTTTCTTCAAAAATTGCAGATACAAGTGTATGATTAAAATTGTAATTAGTTTGCTGAAAAAGAATATGATCAAAAAATATTTTCATTCCACTGTAAAGATTTTATTTAAAGGCTTATAATCAATTTTCGTTACATCTGACTTTAATCCTGTGTCGTTCCATAGGATTCTATTGTTTGGTGCTGCCGCAATATTGCCATTATCTAAAAACAAAATATGACAACATTTAGTGACACCAGGGTGATCTGCATACTCGGAATCATAAAAATCAACTGTTGTAAAATATGTAGCCCCATATTTTTCGCGTTTATCACCAGCAAAGTATGTGCATGTCAAATATTTTAAATAATCATAAGTAATGTTTGACAAATGAAAACTAAAAGTATCATAAGTGACAAGCTGATTTAATTCCATTTTTTCATAATCTTTTTTAAGAACTAAAGCATGCACTGGAAGTTTAGAAAACATTGCTCCATGCTCTGTCAAAACATGAAACTGTAACACTTGACCTCTTGTGCTCGACACTGCAAAAGCTTTGGCTTTTATCAACTCATCAGATTGTGTAAAGTTGGTAAGAAATTCTTTTTTAACAAAACATTCAAAATGTGGAATATTGCAATTCAAAGTCATATTAAAGTTATAAAAGAAAAAGTGAAAATTAATTTTTATTTAGAAGAATAAAGTTATGGGCACTATTCCTTATGTTGGCAAAAGAGTAACGATCGCAGAACTAAAAACTTATTTAGCAACTTTGAATTTCACTTCATTTAAACCGCAATTTGTTGTAGTACATCACACAGCCTCACCTAATCTTTCACAAAGACCAAATGGCTTCACAGATCAACATCTCATCAATTTGAAATATTATTATGAGCATGTTATGAATTGGAACGGTGCACCACATTTTTTTGTAGATGATAAAGGAATTATTCTTTTTCAAGCATTAAACAAACCTGGCGTACATGCCAAAAGCTATAATGCTAATGCTTGGGGTATAGAAATGCTAGGTGACTACGACACTGTTACAGATTTCACTTCACATAGAGCAAAAGAAATTTTTGAAATCACTCAAGAATTGTGTGGGTTTCTTTGCGATTATCTAAAGGTGCAACCACCTACACTTAAATTCCATAGAGATGACCCTTTGACAAATAAAACATGCCCTGGTAAACTTGTAGACAAAACAAAATTTGTAGATGCAGTAAATAAACAATATTTAATTTTTAGTGGGGAAGGTGCCGCGCCTTGGACTAATCCTGTTTTTGAAATAACATTGGGAGATAATGTTTTCATTTATGGTAAAACAAGAGTGGTAAATAGTAGAACTATTGTTCCTGCTAGAGAATTTATTAATAAATTACAACCCAAAAATTATGCTTTGACAAAAATGGGCAAAAACATTGTGTGGATGAATGGCTTGAAAGGTTATTCTGTGCCTGTAGCCGAGATAGATGAAAATGGCAGCGCTTGGATATTTTTGAGAGATGTTTGTGATAAAACTGGAGCCACTTTTGTTTTAATAAGAACAAGATAAATCTTGTAAAATAATATTATGAAGTTCAAAAGCGACACACAATCTGAAAAAGCACTTTCCAAAGAAGAATTCAACAACTATACCCAAATGAGAGCTGGTATTCTTAATCTGAAAGGAAAAAGATCAGATTTATTTGATATGATGAGAAAAACTGAAAAGCAAATGCAATCCCTACAGGCAGAATTTGCACAAAACCAAGAAGTGATTGAAAATGCTGAAACGCAATTTCAGGATTTCATTGATGATTTAGGTAAAAAATATCAATTGGGTGATGGTATATTCAATATCTCAGAAACAGAACCGCATATTATTAAGATTGTGTCGTGAGATTGGCACCGCCGCTGGGATTTGAACCCAGGTAAAAAAGTTTTGGAGACTCTTTAGAAACAACCTACTCTCAGCGGTGTATGGAGCACAATGCTGGAATCGAACCAGCGATAAAGGTTTTGCAGACCCTTGCTTTACCATTTAGCTAATCGTGCTTATGGGGGCAAATAAAAGAATCGAACTTTTATCAAAGGCTTATGATACCTCCGCTCTGCCATTGAGCTAATTTGCCGAAATTGGTATCCACGTTTGGATTCGAACCAAAAACCTCAATCTTGTAAGGATTTTGCTCTACCGTTGAGCTACGCGGATGTGGTATCCGAGTTTGGGCTTGAACCAAAAACCTCAACCTTATCAAGATTGGGCTCTACCATTGAGCTACTCGGATGCTTGGCTGAGGAACCACGATTCGAACGTGGACGAGCATTTCTGTCTCTAGGGCCAAAACCTAGCGTGTTACCAATTACACTATTCCTCAATAAAATGGTGTTGCCCGAAGGAATTGAACCTTCGCCTTTCCTCGCGATGGAATGCTCTACCAACTGAGCTAGAGACAACACAAAACTTGGAGGGGAATGTAGGATTCGAACCCACGGAACCTTTCAGCCCTACTGTTTTCAAGACAGCCGCACTAGACCACTATGCGAATTCCCCTTGTATGGAGGAAGGCACTGGAATTGAACCAGAGACCTTTCAGCCCGAAATGTTTAGCAAACATTCGCCAAAACCATTCAGCATTACCTTCCTCAAAATTGTGGTGGCTCCCCATAGAATTGAACTATGTCCTAAGCGTTTTCAGCACTTCGTGCACACCAGTTACACCTGAAAGCCACATAATCTGGAGCGATATGCCAGATTCGAACTGGCACCCTCTGCTTGGAAGGCAGTGATGCTAACCATTAACACCAATATCGCTCACTATTTAATTGTCAAAGAACATAAAAAAAATCCCTGAAGATTTTGCCTTCAGGGATTTTGGTTGAAATTTTTGCTAACAGCAGGTTTCTAGCCACTACCCCCTTGGGTTGACCAAATAAAACATCCCACCATACTGCCCTGCAAATTTAATTTCATTGTTAATTCCTTATTATGATTATACGACACAATCTCCTTTTTGTTCTATAAAATTAGGTTTTTTTGTTTTTTTTCTTGAAAATCAGATTGTGTGGTATAAATATTCACAACAACAAATCTTACCTCCTGTGCATGAAGGGTGTAGATGCTTCATTGAACAACTTCCTGGCGGAAACACAATCTGGCAATTTGATGAAAGAGCTTGCGAAACTTGTAAAGAATTGGCAAGAGAATATAATCGTAAACAAAATAATGTTGTTAACGAACCAGCACAAATTAATCCCCCTATTCCTGAGCCACCAGCGGTATTAGGCGAATTAGCTGAAGAACCTACAACTCAACCTGACGAGGTAGGTGTTCAGCCTATGAAATATATTTACACTCCAAAGAGATTTTATGATTTGTAATTGGTGGAGCTGACGGGTTTCGAACCCGCAAGACTTCTGATTGCAAATCAGACGCTTTCCCTAATAAGCTTCAGCCCCTAAACTGAGTCAGCAAGGTGAGATTTGAACTCACACGCTTCTGGGTCACAACCAAAAGGCTCTACCAATTGAGCTACTTGCTTATTTGATACCGAAGGTGGGATTTGAACCCACATGCCCTAAGGCACTAGTTTCTAAGACTAGCGTGTATGCATTCCACCACTTCGGCAAAATTTTGGTGGGGGCAGAAGGACTCGAACCTACGAACTCTCGCGAGGGGAGATTTACAGTCTCCAGCAATTGCCACTATGCGATGCCCCCAAATTGGTCTATGCGGCAGGATTTGAACCTGCGTACTCGTCCTCCCAAGGGACGCGAGGTAAGCCAAACTCCTCAACGCATAGATTTTATTAAATTGTCAATGTTCAAAAATAAAAAACCCCGAAAGATTTGAGTCCTTCGGGGTTCTGTAGCTTGTCAAATACGCAACGAGCCACTACCCCGATGAGGGTGCGTAGGCTGGATATGAATGGAGTAGCGAATTTGTCATTTTAGTTCCTTTTTTATATTACACAATCTTAGACGGTTTTTCCTTTAAAAAAGTTTCTTATTTTATTTTATTTTAAAAAATTTTTTTTATTAATGCTACTCATTGCTTCAATTGGTTTTTTCTTGATCAAACTACTTATTTGTTCATCATTTTTACTAATAGGAGGATGAGTGGCAATATTACTATTTCCAAATTGGGTAAAAGGAAGTTTGCTAATTTGAGAAATAGTATAAACGTGCACTTGAGTTTTTGCACTTCTTTCAACTTTTCTCAGAATCTTATTTAAGATTTTCCAATTAAAAGCTTTTTTGATAACAATGTCTTTAAATTGATTAGGAAAAATAATTTTTTCCCTGAATGTATAAACTTTGCTAACATTTATTTTGAAATTACCTTTAATGTCTTCTGTTATCCATTTTCTTGCAATGAACGCATCAGCATTTTTTTCGATTTTGCTCCATTCTTTTTCACCTCTAGTTATAAATGGGTACGAGAATCTTGCAAAAGCAATAAAATTGAGCTCATCTTCACTGATACCATACTTTTTCATCAATCTATTGCGATTGAACTTAGTCAAATTCAAAACCTTTGCTTGGAAAACATCTTCTGGTATTATTTCTGAATAAATATTTGTAAAGAAATTTGTGTACTTTTTCTTCAAAAAGAACAAATTTATCAAAAAAATAGTTCTAGACAGCATTGAGTTTTTTTTATCTTCTATTCGCTCCCTGAGTGTTGTTTTGCATTTAATCTCAGGTAATTTTGAATTTAAACCTGAGCCTTTTAGATACATTTTTTGTTGTTTACAATTGATTTCAGGCGAAATTGAATCAAAATATAAGCTTTGTAATACCAAGTTTTCTGATTCGGTGTCATTCTTTAGAGAGTTGGTAGCATCCAAATCTACTGTACCGTCGTGAACATCTATTACTTCTGGTGCACCACTTAAGTCAGATGATAAAAATACAACAACACCTCTGGTTTTTTCGGTTTCAGAATGTGTTATTTTATCACCATTAAAATCAGTTTTTTTAGCAATAGGTTTTATAGATTGTTTTTTTTCTTTGTCGGATTCAATCTTACTCATGTATTAATTATACACAATCTTATCTTACTTTGAAAAAAGAACTGTAATGATCACCTGTATACCACACTTCTCCTCTTTTGCCAATTACCACTCTTTGTGGTCCAGGAAAAGGAAAACCATTCATTTGATGAACAAACTCTCTGTAGTATTGTGTGTCTGGGCTTGCTGGAAGTCTTCGTTGAAAATTTGAAAAAAATGATCCGTCATTTTTATGATTTAGCTTTCTACCCAATCTGATTCTATCAATAGTAGAATTTACGTCCATTCTTCCTTGATAAATGAGTCTTCCAAAATCAATAACTCTTACATTTGGTAAAACATTAACTCTACCAGTCACTGAATTAATGTGAGGTCTCCCGAAAGTAGATTGTGCAAAAGAAGTGGTTGCCAGAGCAAAGATCGAAAGAGCTGATACAATTTTTGTAGATATGTTTTTATTCATTTTTTTCCTTATGATGTGTATTCAGGAAAAGTTCTATGATTTGAATCAATATAATTGTGTTCAATTAAAACTTTAATAATACACTGAAGTTTTGCTTCTTCAATTAAAAATTTTGATATTTTATCATCACAATCTCCATGATCTTCATTCAAAGATATGTGACAAGTATCGTCAATTATATTTTTAATTTTCTTGTAAGCACTCTTCATACTAATTTTTTTCTAAAATATAAATTTAAAACCCTTGCAGATTGTGTGAGAATATTTACGCCCTTTTCCTTGAATTGACGGCATTCTCATTAACATTATACATAAATTTAAAAAAAAACCTTAGTTCTAATTTAGTTTTTAATTAGTATTAATTATATATACTTTTCCTACACAGTAAAGGTCATTTTTTTTAAGGTTTTTTGGAAGTTTTTTGTAAAATAGTAATATGAACTTTGAAAAATTATTTAAAGCTGCATCTTTGATCAGAAATACTGAGCCTTTGTTATCTGAGGAATTGATAAAAATAGCACAAGAGCTATCTACTTCTGTAAATACTGGAACTGAACAAAATTTAAACCTCAACCCAAACATTAAGAATTTTGCAACACCATCCACTCAGACACCTGAAAAAAAAGTTCATAAAGTCACTTTTACAGTTGCAGTTCCACCAGAGTGGGGTGAGTTAGAAATAATGAACACTCTTTTGCCGACATTAAAGCAGATGGATGATTCAAATCAAGAATTAGAACTGAAGGGCTATCAATTTACACAATCTTAATATGAATGACAATACAAAAGAAACAAGAATCTCTTTTTCTAAAGATAAGATAGGCGAATATAAAAAAGGATCAAGTGGCATCACTGGTACAAGCGATAGTTCAATTGAACCTAAGGCTAAAATTACAGGTAATATAATAGGACCTGGTAGGGTTTCAGTTAACTCTTCATCATTATTTAACGAAAATCTAGAGAAGCTGGGTATTTCTTTAGGGATATTGCCAGAACAAACTGAAGAAACTGAAAATCAATTCATTGGACATATTTCATTAGAATGTGACGCTGAAGACACAGTTGATTTAGATGAAGTTCCAGATTGGAGCACAGATATGCTTGATGATCTATCAGAAGAAGAAGTGATTAAAAATTTGAATCAACATTTAGGTTACAGATCAGCAATGGTTAATTTAGCTTTAAGATTTGATGAAAATGGAAATAGATTACCCCAAAGAGTAATTGAGCCTGAAATAAATCCTTATAAAAAAAGAGAAAATATAGTAACAGAAAATATATTCGAGCCAGGACAACCATCTTCTAGTCATCCTATAGCAATGCCTTGGAAAAACCCCCTCATCACCGCCCCCCCTTCAGCAAAAGACTCATTTTGTCGTTCATGCGGAAGCAAATACTTAACTACTGATAACTTCTGTGGCGGCTGCGGTAATAAAAGAATTTGAAGGCTAATAGGTCATTTTTCTTTAAATAGATTGTGTGTGGTATTCCGTATTTTTAAAAACAGCTTTAAGAAAACACAATTTGAGGATGGATCTTCGTGTCTATCTTGGTGAAGAGCTGGAAGCGCAAAACCAATCAGAGATCGAATCAAAAATTAAATCTATTTTGTCTTCGGCAATAGTCAAGGGGTTAGATGTAATTGGAATTGTGTCCAGATTTGGAGTGCAACCTGGATACATAGCAAAAAAGCAAGCTGAACAATCTGGAATTGATCTTAAAGTAATTCCAGGACAAGATTACTTGAGCTCTGATGGTGTCAAAGCTGTATTTTACAATATTACACAAAATATCAAACCAGGCTTACCAATACAACAAGCTATTCAATTATGCAAGAAACAACAAGGTAAAGTTTTATTGTATGATTTATCAAAAAGCTTAGCCAGAGAAATATCAAATTGGCAAAGCACACCTTATGAACCAGATTTTGTTGAAATATACAATGCTCATTCTAAAGCGTTCAAAGATTTAGATATTGATTATCCAAGAGTAATTTCATCAGCAGCAAGATCGGGATCTGAGTTAGAAGATATCCCAGTGTATACAGAAATATCCAGAAAAACTTTAAATAGTTTTGGTTTAATTGGAGAAGATGAGGGCGCTGATTATGTGCCAAAATACTTAGAAAAAATAGAGGGGCAACCAAATGGCTAGATTATATTGTTCAAAAGAAGACGTAAAGAAATACTTACCACCTAACATTGTCGTTGAAGGAGACAATCCATCGCCTAGCTATAGGAATCCAACCCCAGAATCTGTATTTAATATTGATTTAGATTATTTTATTGAACAAGCTTCTGATGAAGTTGATGGCTCTTTGGCTACTCAATACGATGTTCCTTTGAAAAAAGTAAATTTTGATGGTGAAATAAATTATCCTAAGCCAATTTTGGAAATTGTCGCCATTTTAGCTGCATCTAGAATTTTTGAACAAAAATTACAAGGCGCTGATAGGCAAATGTCTGATGCAATAAAAGATCGTGTGAAATGGGCATACGAGCAACTTTACAAGTTGCAAAATGGTGAATTAAGGATTTATGGTAACAGAAATACAAGGGGGAGTAGATTTGTTAGATCACCTCTTCAAGGAGTACCTAGAAATCCTGCAGAGGGTGGCAGAAGCAAGGGTGGTTCATAATAAATGGTAGAAAAAATCTATGATACAATAAAGGCAATTTTGTACACTGATTTTCCTAAAAATTCCCAAGGATATCCAGAAATTTATGATCGAGTAATTGAGCAATGGTTTTTTGGAGACAGGCAAATTTTACCTTCCCCTCTAGGTGTTGTGCTAAGAAACACTTCAAGTAATTTAAAAGATATTGGCTTTGGTTTAAGAGAAATAGAATATACAATCGGGGTTACAATTTATTCTTCAAATGATGATAAAGAAACTTCTGAAAGAGTGGTTTTAGAAGCTGCCAGAGTAGCCCATAATATTTTGAAAAATCACAGAAGTATGTGGGTTTGTGATTTATGTCCATTTTGCGGAAAACTACCTTTGAGCCCAATTCACTACATTGACACAGGTGTAATAACAAATGTTGGTATCACAAGCGCAAGCTTACCAGCAGGTTTAACTACAGGATTTATCTTCAGCGTGTCAGGATCAGGTTTTAGTAATCCAAACGCCTACATAAGACTTTCTAAAGGAATATCAGGCAATGTTAATGTTGCGGAAATATTGTCTTCAGGCATTGGCATTTCAGCCACCACTTTTTCTAATCCATATTCTTCAGGTACATTAACTATTTCTGGAGGCTCTGGACATGTAGGTGCTGCGACAACAGTTTTAAATAGTTATGTTAATAACATTATCACAAACATAAACAATTTTTGGCTAGAAACACACGCCTCAGGAAGTCCACCTTACTATGATTGGGCAGGCGTGGCATATCAAGCAGTGCAAGCATTCATTTCTGATTGGGAGTCTGGCATCAAGCCATCAACAATTACATCTAATTCAAAATGGAATACCAACTTAAATTCTATTTCAACCAATAAGGCAGATTTGATGAGATTTTTACAAGATATACAAGTGGGCGACATAAAACCATCAAACGATGGAATGAGCGCGGCTTTTCTTCATTCTGCAGAATTTACCTTGAAGGCGAAGGAAATTATAAGTGTAGATCAATTTGGACCAAATAATGTTAACGTAAATGCAGTGTAATGACAACGATACAAAAATTCTTCACAAATATTGTTCACTCTAATGCAATCACTTATCAAGTGTTGGATGAAACAATTGGTGACATGAATAAAAATATTGGTGTAAGTGCTCATTTTTTTGAATCAGCTTCGGAAATAATAGGATCCACGGTAACAGAAAATTATGATTTGGCTTCTATTCTTGCACCGTATCAATCAGAGATACAATCTAACCAAACAGACTATTTGCTTCAAAGCCTGCAAAATGTCAAAATAGGATTAACAAACACTGAAAATTATCCTTCATTTAATTTATGTACACATATTTCAACCACAATCTTAAATTACAATTTTGGCTTTAGCAGTACTTTTTTGTCTGGAGAAATTTACTCATTTAGTGCAGTGGGTATAAATAAAACTTCTGTAATATCCATTCCTTATTCAAGTTTTGATTTATCTGGAAATCAATTTAATTCTCATCTCTTTGATGCTCCAATAGACTTTGCAGTATATGGCAATGATAATTTTAATATTTCTAGTGGGTATGTAAATTCTAATTTGATAAGATTTGATTATGCATGGTCTTATGCTCAGCCACAAACAAATTTACTCATAAAACTAAACTATATTAATTCTTCAATATCTAATTACAATCTAACTTTTTATTGGGGAAATAATGATTCAAGTTTTATTTCCACAAATTCAAACACCAACTCATCAATTAAATATGTTGGTACTCAAAATTTCATAAATAAATTAGGTATTTTAACAACATCTTCAATTCAAACAAATATCACTTCAATTTCAGGCAGAAAGAATTTTTGGTCAAATACTACCCCATATTCTATCGGGTTCACAACACAGTGTTTTGTTGAAAGTGATCCATATTTATGGGCTCCAGACAGAATAAATGAAACTCTAATTGATGGAGTATTTTCAGAACAAAGCCAGCCAACAAGATATTTTGCTTATGAAAATGTTAACTTCAATAATATATTAAGTTCAAATCAAAATTATGTGTATTTTTATGGAGATTTTATTACATCGGGTACAAAACAAAATACTTCAGCAAATGCAAGCTATGATTTGAAAAATCTTTTTGAATCAAATTTTGCTAGTTCTTTAAATATTAAAAGTTTAGAAAAATTATATAACAGAAATGTTCCAGCTAATATTTTTATTTTTGAAAAAAATCCTAAAAAAATAAATTTACAAAATGATTACAGCATTGTTTACAATACACAAATTGTGCCTTCAGCTTTTGTTAAAGTAATTCCAGATGAAAATTTGTGGATAGCTTTTGCTGAATATTTACCAGCAGCAAAGAATTATTCTTTAGCATTAAATGAATTGAAATCATTATATCTAAACACTTTAGATAATTTTATAGCTGATTTGTTTTTTGGAGTAAATTTCAATAATGTCGATGAATACTTTGCTGGCGAAAATTTAATAATTTCAAGGAACACCTTGAAAAATTTCACACAACCTTATGGAACCACTGACACTCCACCATTGAATTTTTCTGAATATGAAGAAAAATCCATTTATGAAGCGGTGCATATAGTCTCAAGTAAAGAGTTTTTGATTTTTGATCAGGGTAGATTAACCTTATATAACGATTATAATTTACCCTCCGACACTGCTTTCGAAATCTATAAACCAATTAGCTTAGTTTGCAATGGAATTGATCCTTACAGTCAAGGGCAAGGATTAGCACTGGATTACACATTAAATTTGAAATTCGGATACAACAATCAAAATTATTTAAATAAAATTTTATATTTGATGGCATCTAAATATCTGATCTCTGAAAGTGATTACAACAACAGGATTTTTAACAACCAAGATACTATTGGATATTATTATTTAGCAAATCCAGATTCTACGGATTACAGCGACTATAGTGTTTCAAGCATAAATGAATTCAGATTGTATGGATACTCTGGTCTTATTCCAAATTTAAAAGATGGATCTGTTGTCCCAATACTTACTAAATCTTTTTCACCTAAAGATTCTACAAAATATACCTACGAAGAGTTTATAGATTATTTAAGAAGTCAGGGCATAACTAATTCTGATGACATCAACGAAGCCATACAAGATTATCTTGATGCTGGAAATTCTTTTTACACTATTAATTTAGATAAGTTTTCAAACAACTTCAATGCGCTCACGAGTATTTCAATATGTGCTGCTAATTATGTTGTCAATCAACCTAAATATTGGAACGAAGGATTTGATGAAAAATTCTTAGAGCCAGCTCAAATTGATGATACAGGGTTTACTAATCTGACGGCAAATATTTTAAGTGGCATTGCTACAGCTTTTGTTGGTTCACCCCCATACACAATCTCAAATATTCCTGTAGGTTACAATTGTAGATTGAAATCTGTTACTGTAAATTCTTTTGGAAGCTCACAAATACCTGGAGGATACACTGCATGGTTTTTACCTCCAGATAATCAAAAATCAGACGAACAACCTGCTCAAATTGAATTTAGTATTTTATCAAGTGGTATTTTAGATCCAAGCTCAATAAAAATTCTAAATCCAGGAAGTAATTTTTACTTCGGTTTTAGTACTTTTCTGAATGTTGGGTTTACTTCTACAGGCATTGGAACATCTAGCGCTTCTATAACTTTGGTTATGGATAATGTTTCTGAGTTTTCAGCAACCGTAAATACAAGCAAAATTATAACAAGTTTCACACAAACTAAACCTCCAGCTATAGGCTACAATGCTGGTTTTAAATTCAACCCTAGAGCATTAGTTGGCTTAGGTTACACTTCTTTTGCTGACATTGATATAAAAATAAATAATGCCCCTACCATTGATTCATTCTTAATAGCCCCTTTGAATTTACAGCCAGGTGATTTAGAAAACATTAATAATTTTTCTACACCTAACACAAACTTGTCCAATCTAAACTATACAGCTGGTTCGCAAACTTATCTTTTATATGAAGATGAAATATTCAATTCAATTACTGTGCCATATTCTTTCGGCAACAAACAAATTAGTTTTGTTACAATAAGCTGTAAATTAATTGAATTGAATGGCAAAAATCCAAGTGGAGATATACAATTTAAAATTTATGCGCTAGAGGATAATATAAAAACTGAAGTGGCAAGTTCAGATAGAATATCTATAACTGAAATTAGTAGAAATAGTTATTCAGATCTAAACATTCCAATATATTTTAATTTTGCTAATACTTTAGTGTCACTCTCACAATCAGTATACTATGTTTCGATAAAACAAAATTTGACTAATTGTTTTTTAAGCATAAAAGGATCATTTACTGGGATTTCAACTTCTGATTATTCTATACTGTCATCAGATATTTACAATGACCCAAATTACTTTATTATAGCTGGTGGAATTTCCACAAATGGTTATGATTTAGATATTGCCAAAGCTCCAATAAATTTATCAAATATTTTTGGCTCTGATTTATTAATTAGTGATACGATTGGAGCCAATATTAACTTAAGAAAAAATAGTGAATATGAAGGCGCCAATAATTTGTCTTTAAAAATATCTACCACTTATAATTCTGAAACAGGAATAATTTTTAGTAATTTGGTTAATGTTGCATCTCTTTCAAGCACTTTTACTGGAGTGGCATTTACTTTCAATAGTACACTATATTCTGGAACAATTATTAACTCAGCAAGTTTAATATCAGCAAATCCTTTATTTATTAATCAAGCATTTGCGAGTAGATCTCTTTCACAATATGATGGTGTGCTTTTGGGCATGTCTACTTTGAGCCAGATTGGGCTGTCTAACACTTCTGTTAATTTCAATTTTGTGTTCAATAAACTTTTTAATCAAGTAAGTCCAGATATTTATGGAGCTTTCAATTACACAGATAAATCACAATTTGGTTTGGCAAAACCAAATAGATTGAGAGAGTCAGATCCTGTAAATGTGGTAGATGGTTACTGGTCATATAAATCAGATCTTGTAAATCAACCATTATCAATTTATCCAAGAGCATTTTTGAATAATACAAGTGTAATTGGTACGAGTTTACCTGTTTATCAGTATTTGGGATATTCTCATGATATTTATGTTAATATTGGATATAATTCAAATGGAATTTATAATCAAGAAACAATTACCTTAAATGCTTATCCAAAATGGAAAGTGACTTGGATGGATAGAACCACTTCTAATTATAAAAACTTTTCAATCTTCAATGTTATTCAGCAATCCTATGTGGATTCAATAAATTATTTACAGGGTTCTGCTAACACAATAATAGGAATTTCTACTGGAGTAAAATCGGGGATATTTGAAGGTACTTTTCAACCATCTGGGAACTTGGCATCAACCGTTCCAGTTTCAATCACTATAGGTACATCTGCTGGTGTCCAGCTATACATCAACAATAATTCTCAACCTTTGATTGATACATTTAGCACAATTTCAACAGGCATCATTGTTTCATCTTCAAGTTTAAGTGTTTCTGAAAGATCTTTGCCTGTGTATTTTAAGGTATATTATTTCTCTTTATCTACTTCCATGATTCAAGTGAATTGGAATGTAGGAGCAGGAAACACATTAATTAACTATAATTCAATATCATCTGGAATTACTCCAAATCCTGTGAGTTTAAATTCTGGCGCACCAATCGACAATATTGTATTTTTTAATGTTTCTAAAACACTAGAAGATGCAGAATCAGTGAATAGTGGATATCCACCAGGAGACTCTTTCGTTATTAGATCATCATGACAACTTCGATTATAACAAATTTATTAGGATCTATGTGTGAGCTTTTTTATAAATATAAAAAGTCATTAGAAATTGAAAATGCAAATATAAACACTTTGCGAAATTATGGATTTTCAACATCTTTTTCTCTCAATTATGGATTTGAGCTTTACCAGCCATTCGATTTAAACAACATTAAGATTCAACCAGGTGTGTTTACATATAATTCTGTGTATCAAGTTTTGCCAGACTTAAATAATGACACAACTATACAAGTACAAAATTTGATTTCTCTTCAAGACTTACCAGCATCTGGTTTAAGTACAATTAATTATGTAAACAAAACACTTCCTTTGAAAATATCTATTCAGCAAAATGGGGCTTCAATCGTAGGTATTGCTTCTAACTTTAAAACTTATGGAGTACCCTATGATTCAAATGAAGATTTAGATGCCAACATAATAAGAGATTTTGAATCTGATTTAATTAATGATCCAAATTTATCTATTTTAGTTTTGACTCGCTTGGAAGATGTCACAATTTCAGGAATTAATACTAGTTGGCAATCATTACCCACTTCATTGTATTCAATAAGCTTAAAAAGTTTCAGATATAACAATGGATATGGTCAATTTTATTCTTTGAACGCAAATGATGCATTTATTAAATTTAACACTCAAGTAGATTATACTATTTATAACAATTTATTTAATAGCACTTATATGAATGTTTATAATTGGGCAAACTTATTAAGTTGGAATCCAAATTTTATTAGTTGGTATAGTTTGAATAAATCAGAAGTTCCTTTTTTTGTTCAAGAATTTTTAAATGACTATTTTGGTGTAAGCTAGGCATAGACGCTACGAATTCATAAAAATATCATAAGTGGCAAATATAAACGATTCTTTTTTAGTTAATCTTTCACAATCTGTTGGGATTTCTTATGATCTCAAAAAGAATGTATTAGGCAGTACCACTAGTCCTAATTCAGCTTTATTTAACGTGTCTCAGATTGCATCTATATTAACTTATGGCAAACCAGTATTTGGTGTGTTTGAAGATGCAGATTCATTTGCAAATATGGATTTTGTAAATAATATTGAGCAAATTGAATTTCAGTTTAGCCAAGGAATAGTTTTTTATCAAAGAAATAAAATTGTTGTTCCTTCACAATCTATTCCAGTGAAAAATGATGTGGATTATCAAGGTACTAAACTTTTCAAATTTTATTTAGATTATAATGATTTTAATTTAGCATCTACAATTTTTTCTTGCACAATCACTGCAATTTCATCAAATATCATTACAGTAGATCAACTTCCAAGTGTAGGATATTTGAATAATTTCAAAACAATAAATATTAATAATTATCTTTTTGGTGTAGCTTCAATAAATTCAAATACAAACACAATTGTGTTGAATCAAGACGTGAGCGCTTATGCTTCCACTGGATTCAATGCTAATTTGATTTTTCAACCAGTAATTAAGTATATTACTACGTTTGCCGCTAATGGAACGCCACCTGACATAGAAGTTCCATCTTCAGGAATTATTTTAGCTTCAGCCACAGTAAATATTACTGGCACTTCCTCTCTTACATATAGTTGCCCACTTGGAGTAATTGCTTTATATGAATCTTATCCTGAATACAGTAATCCAGCAAGTTTTTTCCCTAATCAGCAAGCATACAATGCATTCTTAAATTCTGTCAATAATTCTGTTAAGGTATATAACACTTTACAAAAATACACAATCGAATCAAATCTAGTAAACAGTTTTATTACATACACAACAAATATTTCTTCTAACTCAGTGGGGTTTGATCAATATTGGAGAAATCAGCCTTTTAAGCCCACTGTCTTATTTCAATATGGATTAGGATTCAATGGCTTGCAAAAAACCGATTTTGATTCTAGGTTTAAAGATTTTTATTATTATTACAAAAATGTTGATTTGACTAGAACATTTGCGATTTTTAGAGGAGATATTTTTGGAGGCAATGCCTTAGTAGGACAAAGTTTAGGTACGTTCCCTGGAAGTACATCAGTGTTAAACTTAGTGGACTTTACAGGAAACTCAACAATTTATAATGGTACGCATGCTTATGGTTTATCAGCGGTCACTTCAGATGGAGAGTATGCACCTAAAGTTAATTCTGCTTCAAATTTTTATTTTGATAAAAAAGTAAATAATTATTTAAGTTACACTTCTCCGACAATATCTAATTTAATTTTCTTTCATGTTTACAAAAATATCAAAGAGCAAAATGGTTTCCAGCAACAGAGATTAACAGACCCATTTCAATTGAGCGGTTACACTTTAAATGACACTATTCTGCCTTCACTTAATTCTTCTTTTGGAATTTCATCTTCTAAATTTGCTTTCAAAATTAAAGATGCAGATGCAATTTCAGGAGCAATTGGTGGTTTAGCCTTTAATGCTTTTATATCAGATAATTCGGCTTTAACAGGAATTCAAAGCTGTTTAATCGTTAATGCTGGATCCAATTATATTTCTCCATATGCAATTATTTCAGGAAATGGATATGGAGCCGCGATATCATTATCTACATCAGCTGGGGGTGGCATTAGTTCGGCATTAGTTACATCTTTCGGTAGTGGATACACAGAGACGCCTACTATCACAATATTTGATGCACAAACAAGCTCTGGAGGTGCTGGAGCCCAGTTATTTCCGATTGTGTCACAGTTAAGTTGTGGAATTTATAGTGGCACAAATTACAATCCAATAGAACCAGAGATTTATCCTTTACAATCAATGCCAATTGCCTCAATATCTTCAGCTTACATAATGAATTTACCAGTGGATAATACTAATTTTGTTGGATTGCAATCTAACACAAATTATTGGGCAGTTTTTTCAATGAACACCCCTTACAGCCTTTCAGCAAGTCAAAAATTAAAATTTATCGATACCCAAGGATTTACAACATATTTTGCTACAACAAATGATTTTACGTCATTCAATACATCTATCACACAATCTCAAATAGCAAAACTTGGATTTTTAGATCAGGGTAGCACAGGAACCGTAACTTCATCAAGAGGGGTTTACCTTACAAATGATAAATCAGCTTATCCAGCTAGAGTTCAGATTTTTGTCCCATATTTGGACCTAAGTAGTATGAATTTTAACGATGCAGGGAATAATTTAACAGTATTAGGGCAAACATACTCATCTACTTCTCCGATTCAAAATTCAATGACAGTTTATGTTTTAGCTGAAAATTCAACCACTGGATATCAAACCACTTTATCTGGTTCAGTACCACAAGGCACAGAAAGAGGTGCAACTATTTTGCTCGGTAACGTAGATGATCTTTTTGATCAAGTAGTAGATGTTTTTATTGAGCCTGATTTAACGCTTGGAGTAAACTTTGTAGCAAATACATCAATAATTAATTGGACTATATATGATACCATTACCATAGACAGTGTACCATGATTTTTAACCTTTTCTCATATCCTAGTAATTTTGGTAAAGTAGAGCTTTATAAATGCGACTATTTCGGAAATGGTATTACAGTGGGCGTGTCTCAACCTTGGTTAGCCCAAAAAGATAGAAATAACACCCCTATTCCAAGAATAGCATTAGTGGATAAGTTTAGTGTTGATGTCAGCGTTGCGTCGCAAGATAATTTATCTTTCGGTGGCTTTAACCAACAATCACATTTTAGTTTTGAAAATAGACAAATTAGTATTGACGTAAATTTTCTATTTGCTAACAGTCTAATTGGATGCTTAGACCCAGCGATTGACTTGCTACTAAACGTTTCAGCTTGGGCTTTTCAAGGCACATCCACATCATATAAATTCACACACAATCCTGGAAATAGTCCACCTGTGAACGAGACTTTGATGTATCAAGCTTTGTTTAATCCTGAACCTCCAGCAAGTGCGCCAAAATTTTTGTACTTTCTGACGAATGGTTATAATGTTGTTGGGTTACAATCTTTTCCCACTGACCAAGAATGGCTCAATGGCTATTGGCTTGAAGTTTTTATTTATGGTTCTTCAACAGACCCAACATACCCAATCTTTAATGAGCCAATGTTCAGAATGGATACTTCGGAAGGTAGTTTTTATCCTTGTATGGTAGATTCAATAAATTTTACTATCCAAGAAGATTATATCAAATTAGGCTGCAAAATTGTTGCAATAAATTATGATGCATCAACAAGATTCAATTTTATTAACTCATCTCAAAGAAAATTTGAATTTCTCCCAATTATACCTTTACACAAATCAAGAATTAAAATTTCAGATTATGTAAATGATGTACAATCTGATTTTAATATTACAGACTTAAAAACGTTGGATCAATTAAGCGGATTATTTACTCAAAGTTTCATTCCCACGCCAATAAAAGAAATTTCAATTAACATTCAAAATAATCTTAATCCTTTTTATGGAAATAATTATGAAAAGATGCCACGAAGATTTGTTAAGGGTTATTATTCCCAAAGCAGAAAAGTTAATGGAAAAATGTCAGTGTTAGCGTTAAGATCTTCACAGCCAACATTTAATAAATATCCAGCCTTGACAGGTGCAAATAACAAAAGCTTGCAAATTTATTTTGGAAACCAAGTTTTAAATATACCTTACACGATATGGCAACCAACTAAAATAAATAATGATCAAGGTAGTTTTGTATCATTAGATTTTGATTGGTTTGCAATTACTAGAGTGAGAAATGGTCAACCAATTTTTGAAATGGAAGGAGAATATGATTAATGATTATTTTGAACAATGACTTGTATGAATTTGAAACCGAATGTAGTGTGGTGAAACTAGATAATGGATTATTAATTGTTGACTATCCAAAAGAAAACAATAAACATAAAATACATTTTCATGCAAAAGGACCAAGATTTGACATTATAAGTGAAGCCTTAGAGGAGGCAACTTTCATAAATCATATTACTGGAAAGCCTTTTGTAAGAACTTCAATTCTTTACAGAAATATTTTTCTTTCTGCAATAAATAATTTACAGTTTTCGGAAGAACTAAATTTGGATCCAATTATTATTAATCAAGTTGATATCAATAAATTAAATTACAACTTAATAAAGCTTGTTTGCAAGGAGTGGATTAAAACAGTGATATGATAATTAATCCTTCATCGCTTAAAAAGGTAGCAATTGCCATTCATAAAGATCCATACTTTTACACTCAAAATTTTTCTTATATTCCCTTTTTGAATGTTTTCAAGAATTTGATAAACAAAGATTTAGTAAAAGTTTACACACCATCATTAGATTTTTTTGATCAAGCTCAAAAAGGCTCTTTAAAACAAACAGCACATGATAACACAAATTATTATTTGGGGATGATTAACAGTGTAACTATTAATAAAATTGATTTGTTCCAACCAGTAAATACATTTACATATTCAGATTTTATTGCTCTTGCTAGAAGTGATAAGATTAAAACAGCTGGCAGTTTAACTACTAATGTACTAGTTCCTTATGTAGAGAATGACCAAAATTCTTATTTTCAGCAGTTATTGTGGAGATTGGCAGTATATCAATTTGTGCCTTTCTTTTTAAATGTTGATGTAAACCCAAAAAATTTAGGAGGTCCTTTATTTGTTGAAAAATTTGATATAAGTTTAGCAGAAGGAGGAGACGTTTCTGTGACTATAGATTTTGAAGGTGGCAGTCAAATTTTACCACCTAGTGAGTTGCCAAATTATGATATAAACAGTTATAGGCAAACTTACAGAACAGCAAAAAATTATGATTGTATTTTAAGCTTAAATGTAGCACAAAATTCTTCAGATATTAGCACTTCCACACAATCTTTACAATCTTATTTTGTTGCAGAAGGCATAAATATTCTATCAATGAATTTGAGTATTTCAAATTCTTTTACTCAAGTTTATACAGCCAATGATGGTGTAAATAAATTTTTATCAGATGGCATTAAGTTTTTATCTTATAAAAAACGTAAAGTAACTGGTAGTTTTAAGTTTATTTCATCTGAAAATCTTTCAATTTACTTCTCAGCTGGCAATCACAAACAATTTATACTTTATTTTGGGGGACCCTTTTATTTTCCTATGTCAAATGTTACTTTGCAATCATTTGATGTAAAAGTTGACGCTTCAAGTGCAAGTTTTGTACACGTTGTAGAGTTCATAGCATTATTACAGGCTTCAGATCCTGATAGTAAAGAGTATTATAATCAAAATGAATTCGATATAAATAGAGCTGGTTTATATGCCCCCGTAGAAGCCACAATATACACAGAGCCACAATGATTTTTTTTGTAGAGTATGATGGTAATCAATTTAAAGTAAAGTTGGACAATCTAACTGTTGAGAAAGTTTCAAAGATTGATTGTAATTCATTTGATCATTTTTCTGAAATAGAACTATTTTTTAAAATTTTGAATATAAAAATTTTTTATGATGATCAGATTGTGTTTGATGCTGAAAAACATGATTTTAAAAACTTACATTTCAGTGTTTGCAATCAAGTGGTTAAAACAATCAAAAGTAGTTTAAGTTTATCAGAAACAGAAGCAAAAAGTTTTGCTAATTCTTGTCTTGATTTCATTCAAAATAAAAATTCAAAAATACCCTATGAATTGATGCTAGCTTATCAAATCAATAATAAAACTCTGTCATACAATCTCACTGAGTTTTCAAACCTCGAAATGAAAAGTTATGAAAAAATACAAATTGCTTTGAAAATTTTAAATGAAACAAGTGAGAATTAAATAAATTAAGAAAGAAATATTATGACACCAGAAGAAGTGGCTGCAGTATATTTAAGGCAAGCTGAATTGCTTGAAAATTTTATTGAAAAAGTAAAAACTTCTGAGTTTTCGGAAGAGCAATACAAATTAATGCTTTTGATGATTTGTGAAAGATATTATGAGCTTCTACACAATCTAGCCACCTTTACACCATTGCTACAAGCATATAAAGTAAAATTTTACAATTTAGGCACAATTGAAAATAAAATGAATTTAGAAGAACCTCCTTTTGAAAAAGAATTCTTCAACAAAAACTTTTAAGATTCAGTTTTTTTGTTAATATCTTCTAATGCAATTAAAAAAAGAAACTGATCAAGTGACATAATTGAATCAGATAATTCTTCATCATCAGGAAATTCACTAGTTTCTTTTAATTCTTCATCAGATGGCTCTTCTTTGAATATATCAAAACTTGGATTTTCTTTTCTTAATTTTTTCAATCTGCTTATATGTTTGTCAATGGGATCAATGCTTGATTCAGACATTAATTCGTCAATATTTTTAGCACTGCTATACCTGAAAGAAACTTTAAATGGATCTGCCATATCTTTAATTTTATCTTTGACAGATTTCTTAATTGACGGATCAACATTTATCTCTAGCTTATCGAGATGTTGCATGTAAGAAATATCATTAAAGCCAGATGATTTATCAAATTTTTTTTTGATTTTTTTAATCACTTCTTTATGATCTTTTGATGCAATCTTCACTAATTTATCTTGCAAATTGTCTGCAATTTTATATGCTCCTATTTTTTCAGCACACTCTATTTCAAACAAATAAAGATCAAACATATCTTTATTTTCTCTTTAAAATGATCAATTACCTTGAAAGTCAATTTTCACTTGATTTGGATTTTCAAATGCTTTTAACACAATCTCATTATTCTGAATATTTAATCCAACAATATTTATTTGCATATTGGATGAATTATTTATTTTGGTGATTTTTGAGTCTTCAAAAAAACCATCTGTCAAAAGAAAAGCTTGATTATAAATTTTATTATTTTCAAAAATTGATTTACATAGCTCAAAAGATGTTCCTTCTTTCACTTTAATTTGCGCGGTTTTTTCATATCCCAGCCTAAGAAATGGAAGAAAATCGCGGTCTTTATTAAATTTGTTTCCAGTGTAAGCTAAATACTTGACACTTGAAAAAAAATAAATATCAAAATAATCATTGGGTCCACTTTCTAAATAAATCTCATTCACTTTGTTTAGAGTTTTAGAAATATTCGAAGCATTTGAGCCAGATATATCAATTAAAATCAATTTACTTTGCTTTGGACTAGAGCAACTAGAAATTAGGCTTGCTACACTCAAGCTCATCAAAATTTTTGAAAAGAATTCTTTCATCTATTAATTCTTTTACATTTTTTTCTGTTTCTATTAATTTCAAAAAGTAAAATAAACTAAAAACAAGAGGCAAGCACAAAGATGCAATTAGCCTTAAAATTGGAATGCTTTCGTTTCCATAATAAGTGGAAACTGCCAACAAAGAAAATAAACCTTCTATGATCATAAATACAATCATGAAAAAAATTGCTCTAAATTTTGATTTAGTTGTGGAAATATATGATGAAGCTAAAAAGACAGCTAAATATCCAACAAACATAGCAGCGGCAAAATATGGAAAGTAAATTGGGATATTTTTGAAATAACTTGGTTGTAAAATGTCTGTGGCAACAAATACACCTACACCTAAAAAAAATGCTATAGGGCTTGAAAAAAGTATTTTAGCTATTGTATTTTTTACTGAGAGTTTCCACTGCATCTTTCAAAATTAAAATTTGCTCATTCATGATTTTAACAGCCTTTCTCATATCAGCAAATTGCACATCTATTTCTTGTTTAATTTTCACTTCGAGCTCAGCTTCAATGATTGATTTGATTTTGTCATCAATTTTATATTGTTGTAAAGCTCTAGCTGCTTCCTCTTGGGCAACAGCTGCCATTGTCCATCTGTCTATTGGCATGTAATTATTTTATACAATATTCGTATAAAAACCTATGTGGGCAACTTTATTAACATTATCAACTTTTCCTGGATTTTTAGGATTTGGGCAAAATCCATCCCTGTTGGATTTAACAAAAAGATTTGGTAATCCTATGACTATCGAAGAGTCTGAAGATAAAACTTTTCAGGCGTTTACTTTTACTAGAGATTCATATTTGCTAACCGCACACACTGATAATGCAAGCAGAGTGCTAAGATTGCAGGTTTATGGCGTAAACAAGTCTGTCAAATACAAAGATATTAGCTTAACTTCAGATTTCAAAACTGTTATTCAAAAGTTGGGCAAACCAGAAAAGTATGTTTTTGGTAAGCGTCAAATCCATGTAGTTTTTGGTGATTGCGTAATCACAGTAAGTAAAGTGGGCAAAAAAAACTACTATCAAGTGGTGTGCATTACTGTAAATATGAAACAGGAAACAAAACAATCTGAGAAGAAATAAATAAACATGCCTGTATTTAAAAAAGCATCTGTTACACCAATTGTTCGAAGTGTTGTTAGTCAAGGAATTGAAGATTACAAACCCCAACAATCAAAACCAAAGTTAGAAAATAACATTAGCTCTTCAGCACAAGAATTAGTTAGTGCTTTGGAATCAGAAATACAAAAAATACAAGTTTATTTAGATTCAATTAAATACAATGATGAAGATTATGACTTAGCATTATCAGAAAGACATGCTTTTGAAAAATCATTAGCCATCGCAAAGAAAATCTTTGGCTTACAATAAACTCAATTTCAATTGTTTTGAATACAAACTTTTGCCATAAGAGTCAATCAATTTATATAATTCAGATTGTGTAATCCAATTATTTCTAAAAGCAATTTCATCAGGGCTTGCAATAATCATGCCTTGCCTATTTTGAATTGATGCAATATAATTACTTACTTCTAAAAGATTGTCAAATGTACCAGCGTCAAACCAAGTGCATCCGCGAGATAATTTTGATACAGCTAATTTATTTCTAATTAAATATTCATTATTAATAGATGTGATTTCTAACTCTCCTCTTTCAGATGGTTTCACATTTTTAGCAATTTCCACTACATCTTTATCATAGAAGTACAAACCAGTGACGGCGTAATTAGATTTTGGTTCTTTTGGCTTTTCTTCAATACTTAGAGGTTTATTATAATTATCAAACTCCACCACGCCATAATGTTCTGCTTCATTAACATGATAGGCGAATATTGTGGCGCATTTGCTCTGTACAGCCTTCTCGCACTCTTTCATAAGATTTCCCCCATAAAATATATTGTCGCCTAGAATCAATGCCACAGGCTCGCTGTTGATGAATTCTTCACCAATAAGAAAAGCTTGTGCTAAACCATCTGGAGATGGCTGTGTTTCGTAACAAATATTCATGCCCCATTGAGAGCCATCACCTAAAAGATTACGAAATAAATTTTGTTCATAAGGCGTGGTTATTATTAAAATATCACGAATGCCTGCTCTCATTAAAATTGAGAGTGGGTAATAAATCATTGGTTTATCATAGACAGGCAAAAGTTGTTTGCTTACAGATTGTGTAACTGGATAAAGCCTTGACCCTGTTCCACCAGCAAGGATAATTCCTTTTTTTATCATATCTAAATTGTACAGTTATGATTTATATCCACCGCCACTCTTCTTCCTCTTACAATAATGTGAAAAATTAAAGTAGATATTATTATTGAATGTTGCTACTTGCCTTTTAAAATCTTAGAAACAGATGGTTTCGACCACATTCTACACGACCAATATCTTGCTTTTGTTTTTGGTCCAGGATTATCACAATTGTGCCTTGCTCTAAAGTTTTTTCTGCGGTTTGGTTGATCCCTTTTGATAGACATATTTGGATCGCCAAAGTTTACCTTGATAACATTTCCTTTTTCATTTTTTACATAAACTGAAAATTTCTTAGGTCCACCTGGAGTTCTAAAAGGTTTATTAAGTTTTTTGCCTTGGTTTTTTTTCTTTGCAGCTGCTGTTTTGCAATTTCCGCCACATCCACAACCACAATCTGATTGATCTTTATCAACAAGATGTGCCACTAATTCTTCGAATGAATCAAAATCATGTGAATTTCCATTTTCTGTTAATTCATATTCTGCTTTACCGCTTGGAGGTACATGAATAAAAATTTCTAAACTTGAAGTTTTACCATCTTCAGCTTTTTCAAATCCCATTTTTTCAACTACTTCATGTAAAGGGTGATCCATGTGAGCGAGTTTTACAGCTGTGAAAAAAAGATTTTTTGCTTCTTTTCTCATGCCTAAATTTTGCAAATTTTTGGCAAGAGACACCAGATTGTGTGCAAGTTTATTCATTTTATTTCTCTGATATCATGTTAAAATGATCACTTATTTCTTTGCCAGCATCATTTCCTAATTGCCATAATGTATGTTCGTAGCTGAGTTTATCATGTGGATTTTCAAAATCATTTTCAAGTCCAGCTTGAAAACCATCAACAATAATTTCATTATTGTCAACATAAGAATTATCTTCCTCATCATACATTTCTTCAATTGTAGCTCCGCTTTCTGGAACATCAAAATCATCAAACTCCATTGCATATTTTTTAATCATTTCTTTTAGGGTGTTTGATTTTTTATCCATTCCTGCTTCCATTAGTTTAAAACAGCCATCTCCTTTCATTACTTGCCAATTCAAGAAGTTAGCGGCGGTTTCAGCCACTGCAAGCGCTTTTTTAGCCTGAGCATTATTTTCAAAACAAAATGCTTTTCCGTCCATTCTCAAGAATCCGTCCATTTCTTTGATTTTATTCTTGAAAGAGCCTTTGCCTTCTTTACCAGCATATTTATGAATTAAACTTTTTAAAGTTGATGAGGTTTTTTTAATTTCTTTTGACATTTCTTTTCCTGTTTCTAGTGCGTCATTCAAATCATCAGTATAGTAAGCTGTTTCTTCTTTACCACCTTTGAAGTTGACACGATATTCATTTTCGTTTTTTTTCAGAGCAACTCCTAGTTGCGATAATTCATTTTTAACTTGCTGAATAGTTAATTCTTTTTTGGCAGAAACAACTTTTCGCCTCAACGTATTAAACGCAATTGTAGTGTCTTGCGTATCTGGAATTATTTCTTCTGAAAAAGCTTTATTTTTGTATTTAGTATAGAATCGACCAACACCACTTAATTCTGGGCTGTATTCTAACTCCTTTAACTCACTTACAAAAGCTCCAAATTCAGGCGCTTCAGGCATTAATGTTAATTTGTATTTTCTGTTGCCTGACTTTAATTTAGCATCCATCAATCCTGTGTTATTTTCTAAATCAATCATCAATTCATTTATCCATGATTTTTTTGGATAAAATGAAAAAAATCTATCATCAGAGGGAAGCGGAAGAAACCTAAATGCTTGTTTTGTAGTTTTTCTTGTGCTAGATTCTTCATATCTATCACCAAAACTGTCCTCCCATCTACTAGCACTCTCATCATCTATGTAATTAGAAATAAAATTGTCTTTTTTAACTTGCATATCTGGTCTTTCAGCTCTTTCTTCTGCTTCTTCTTCAGATTCTTCATAAAAATCCATCAAATGTGCAATAAATGCTCCGTAAGCTTCATTGTAAAGATCATCTGGTACTTCTGGCTGATCAGGATCAAATGCTGCTACTTTGGTTCCTGCATATTTCTGAATAAGTAACTCAAAAGGGCTTGCTTGTGTTTTTTTGTCTTTACCTTTTTTATACATTTCGGCTTTTATAGTATCATCTTCAGGATTTTCTTCAGATTTATCAGCGAAAGAGACTAAATTATATGCAAAGGCAGTATCGCCTTCAATCATTTTTTTGGTAGCAAGTTTATTCAAAATTTCAGAAAAGCTCATAGTTTATCTTTAAAGAATTTTATTTAATCATCCTTTTTTTGTATTTAAATCTATATCAAGTTCTTCTCTTCTCAAACATAAAAAACCAGATTGTGTGTTGATAATTACTGTGCCACCAAAAGGACACTCTTCTATAATTTCAATTTCTTTACCAGGTAATATTCCTAACTCCATAAATCTTTTATCACATCTACAATCTGAAATTATAGCTGGTACATTTTTGTCTAAGTTTCTGAATGAAACTTTCATAATATTTTTTTACGAACAAACATTTTTTTTCCTTAAAATCGTATAATATAATTGTGAAAAAAGCATTTACTTTAATCGAACTTCTCGTAGTAATTGCCATTATCGCTATTCTGGCTGCCATTCTTTTCCCAGTTTTTGCACAAGCTAAAGCTGCCGCTAAGAAAGCTGCAGGTATTAGTAACCAAAAGCAGATTTCGCTTGGTATCACCATGTATGGTGCTGATAATGATGATTATTATCCTCGTAATGACGATTGTATCGCAAATTCCTCTTTGAATGGTAATTTGAATACAATCCCTTCTGGATCTACTGTTAATTGTGGTGTGTCTGCTGGTTTTGCTCACCGCGTTAATCACTTCTCTTGGCAGAAATGGACACAGCCTTATGTAAAAAACGTTCAGTTGTATTTCAATACCTCAAGAGGCAACGTCAATGCACCAACACCTAGTTGCCCTACTGGTAGCTGGTCTCAATGTGGACAAGTGACAGGAAGTTATCTTCTAAACACATCACTTACAGGACAGCTTAATACTTGGAATCGAGCTCCTGGCTCTGCTACTATGTTCAGGAACAGCTGGCTAGGTGGTAGCATGACAGCTATTCCTAACACAGCCGCCGCTGGTATCCTAATGGAAAGTGGAAATCTACAAATTGGTGTTGTTCCAATTGCTTACGGCACAGATGCTTCCTCTACATCTGTCACTGTATTTCCTCCAGCTGTTAGAGAATACTGGGCTTGGGAGCTTGGGCTTCAAGCGGCTAATTATTCAGGGCTAAGAAATGCTCAAGCTGATGAAAACCGAGCGGCTTTTCAAGGCGTGATTGTAGGTCATGCAGATGGCTCAGCTAAATATTACCAGCTTGGCAAGTTTCTTGCTAACACTCCCACTGCTATTGAATATGGCGTTAGTGTAAATCCAGCATTTGGAATGAATCTGAATAATGGAACACTTCGCGGTTTTACTGGTGGTACTGTTGGTTTGGGCGCAAATCCTAATTTAATGGTACAATACCCTCTTTGGGGTCTTGGTCAGTAAAAATTAATATTTAGAATCAATTGGCAAGAATGAATTTTCTTGCCAAATTTTGTTAAAATATTTCATCAAACACAATCTCATTTTCTTTCATATTTGTTAGATATGGTCTAAAAACATCATAGATATCATTGTTCAATTTAATTTTCTCCTAAGTAATCTATTAATTGTTTTTTATTAGAAAAAGTCATCACATTTTTTCCATCTTTACTAGCTGTGTAAATTTCTTTTCCAAATGGATTGAAAGATTTAGTCACCATTTGTTTTGTTCCATCTGGTAAAATTTTTTCTGCATTTTTTGGTTCAAAGTTTGACTTTAAAGCATTTGCAATTTGATTGATGTTTGCCTTTCTTTCGTTTTCTTTTTTGATAAATTTTTCAAATTCATTCATGATTGTATTTTACAATTTTTAGTTGACAAATTAGCACACAATCTACCTATAAAAAAACCCTGGATTTCTCCAGGGTTTTTCATATTTGCGTTAAACGCAAATTGTTAGCTAACGATGATCTTCGAAAGCGAGAAGTCGTTGATAACAGCGAATCCTAGCTCTTCGTATACAACCCATCCAAGTCGCAGTCGTCTTGTGTCGTCTGCAGGAAGGACTGTAATATCTTGTCTGATTGGCATAGCGCCAACAAACTGAGCAGGAGCCATTACAAACACACAGTTTTTCGGAACCATTGTTGACAAGTGAATGTCAGCTGTATAAAGGTGTCCGTACAAGCCTGTTTGAAGAATGTCTCGTTGTGTTGCCTGATCATAAACGTCAGGTCCCCAACCTCTGAAATCCTTATATCGTGCTGGAGGAACGACGATTTTCGCGCCGATCAACTCGTGCTCTTCAATAAGAGTGAGAGCAAGGTTTACTTGTTCAAGTTGAACAGTACCACTAACCGAGATTGTTTGGTCGCTAGGTGTACCAGCGTTGATGACCTTGAATACCTCGGTGTCCTCTTGTCTTTGAAGTGAGTCCTTTGCTCTGATTTGTGCTCGGTCAACGATGTAAAATCTTCGCGCTTTAACTTCAGAATATCGAATTACTGGGTTAGCAGCAATTTCGAATGTTGGAACCAAAAGCTCTTCAGCTTCGATTTCAGCAGTAGGTACAGAAGCTCTTTTGCCGATAACGTAAGACTTTGCAGTCACGTCTCTTTCGTACCGAGGAAGAACGCCTTGCGGAAGTTCATCAACGAGAAGAAGTTTTCGACCAATAGCTTGGTACATGAGTGAGTTTTTAATTGGTTCGACCATTGCTTGCGCAAGGGCTGTTTTACCCTCAGCAGTTTCAAGAGCCATTGCAACAATCTGTTCTCTTTGTTCGTTCATAGTTTTATTTAATGCCATTTTCTTTATTATCCCCCTAGATTAGAATAGTGTCCAGTACAGGAGACCTGCGCCTGAATCGTAGTAGTCCACACGACCAATTGGTTGACCCCATTCAGTTGCTGTGCTACCTGTGTTAGGAGCCCATTTAACTAAGAGTCCAGCATTGTATGTGCTTGCAGTTGCAGCTTGTGGGTTAGTTGGTGTAGTTGTAACAGCCGCGCTGTTTGTACCACCCCAAGTAACAAGGTCTCCAGGTGTTGGAGTCCAAGCCGCACCGCCATCTGCAGTAGCACTGCTGATTGTTAACAATGTGAATCGGTCTGTAATGAATTGCGATGATGGTGTTGTGTAAACGCTCACGCCTCTTGAAGCATAAGTAGGAATACCTGCTGTCAAGTTTGTGATCACATCCACTGATTCATCTTTGAATTCACTGATAGCTCTCTTAACACCAACATAGAAACCTGCTGTGTAAGATTGGAAAGCTGAACCGTTTACAAAGTTTGAACCAGCTGGGTCGTTGTTAATCATTGTTGGTGTTTCGCCATAAGGGTTAGTACCAAGTGCATCGTCAGCAGACACTCCGAGAACAGCGGCTCTCATAAGTTGTGTGTTTCTAACGGCTCTTCTAACAACGCTAGGGTTCTGTGTTACGTCGTTTGTATTGAACGCAACAATATCGCCTGCGAGAATTGGGTCTGTGCTAAGTTTATTATAGTTAGCTGCAACCACTGAGTTTAGTGCTCTAATTGCCATTTTATTATTTTCTCCTTTTAGTTTATATTTTCCTTTTTGTAAGTAAAATTACTTTCGTAATTATTCCTCCACCCCAGTAACTTTTGGTGTTGACCATCCAAGATTCCTTAAGGCATTTTGAATGTCTTGTGCACCGCTTAAATCTGCACTTGCTCCTCTAACTGACGGGTTGAAGGCAATCCCAGTAGAGGCTGTTCTTACCGAGCTAGAAGCTGCGGCATATTTTTCAGCGTTAGCTGCTGCGGAATTAAGCATAAGTTTTGTTTGTCGAATCATTGCTGTAACGGTTAATCCATCACTGAGCATTCCTTCTGCGAATCCATCAACCTCATTGATTGGTAAGATTCCTGCAGTGGCAAGTTTATTAGACATAGCGAAAGCTGTTTTTAGTCGTGCTTTGTAAAGCTCGGCTTCTTTTGCCATTTTGTCTTCTGCCTCGATTGTGAGATCATCTACTTTAAGAGTATCTTCGGCTTTGTTATGATCTTTGTCATCTTCTTCATCCTTTTCAGCATAAGAAGCGCCTTTCATCAACTTTCTAAGCATTGCTGCATATTCATCATGTGTAGAAGACAGTCTTTGACCTGCTTCTTCATTTTTATCATGAAGTTGATCTTCAGTTGTCGCCATTTTTTCTTTTTTATTAGAAGCGGCATCTGGATTTTTGATATTAGTGTTTTCAATAAATCCGTTAGATTCGTTAAAGACACCATCTTTACTGTAGTGAACTCTGTCATCACTAGCTGTTTTAATTGCCTTGAATAAATCAAGAGCTTCAGCGTAGGTAAGTTTTCCAAGGTCTTCTTCTTCAACTCCAGCTTTTCGAAGAGCAAACGCTAGTGCTTCTTCAGCAGCATCTGCATCAAATTCGCCTAAAGACGAGGAGTTTACTGTTCTCTTCATAGGTAGTTTTCGTTCTGTAGGAATTACAGGACCTTCCCCATCATAGAGATCTTTATTGCCTTGTGAAGGAATATCAAATGGATTGAAATTAAGTTCAAAATCATCAGCATCATTAGGTGTGCCGTCAAATTTGAATGTTTTCAATGATTCAGAAAGTCCTAAATCTGGTCTTAAACCATCTACTAAATTAGTAAAATTAGGAATTTCAATGTCTGCATATGTTACAGCGTCAATTTCTGGGTCTTTTAAACCACCTGACATAGTTTCATAAAAGCCTTCTTCGTTAAATTGTTCTGATGCATCGTGATCAAAACTGTCAGCTTTTACTACATGTTCTACATCATCTTCAGCGACAGCTGCAAGAATTGTTTTTCTGAGTGCTTTTCTAGCTTCAATTTCTTTATTCATGTTTTTTTCTCCTTTAGGGCTTTCTTTGTCTTCACCCATTGCATGATCCTTAAATTGTGCATCAGTATCACCCAGAACATTTTCAAGAGCTTTTTCAACCTCTCTTATTTTGTCTGCAGGGACTGTGATGTGGATCGTAGCGATTTCATCTTCACCTACTTCGTCTTCGTCAATTTGAGCATCTTCTTCGTGATCTTCATCATCCATTGAAAAATCAAAATCATCTTCTTCATCTTCATCTTCAATTTCAACATCATCACGATCTTCATCAGTGTATTCTTCTTCGAAGTTTTCGTCGTTTTCGGTCATTTTACCAATGAAATCTTCAGGCATTTCGTCTTCATCAATACCCATGACTTTAAGTAGTTTTGGCATGAACATATCTCTGATTGATGTTGCCACCGCATCAGCTTCTTTTTCATCCATAGCTATTTTTTTCATGAGATCTGACTTGCAATCTGCTAATTCATTTTTATCTGATGAAATTATCATTGCCTTTTTTATTCGATTTAATTGTTCGCTTTGACCGTCTATCATTTTTTTATCCTATTGTTTTATAGTCGATATTTAATCTTTCTATTAACCTTATCAATTCTCCTTTATTGCATCCAAACAATGCTTGCTTCAAGCATTCCTGGTTCATTTTCAAGTTTTTTAACACTAGCTACAGCCACTGTTCCACAGCTATAGCAGTATGTTGACTTAGAAATTTTTGAAGCTTTTCTAGAACCACAAGATGGACAAATCATTCCAACTGGTAGTTTTGAAGCGGCTTCTTTTACAAATCCTTCGTTTAGTGCTTCTGCGTAAACTTGTGCAGAAGTTTTGTAAGCTACTCTTGTCATAATTCTTCGATTCGAAGCTAAAGCAGGAGCTGCAGGAGCACCAGGCGCAGCAGGTGCAGCTGGCGCTGGTGGCGCTGGTGGCAACCCACCTAAACCAGCTTCTGCAGCACCAATCCCTCCCTCTGGAGCAGGAGGGGTAGCTGGTGCTTCTGGCATTTCCATGCCTTCTGGACCTTTCTCATCTGGAGGTGCAACTTCAACAATGAATTTATAAGTAAGTTGTGCTTGACATGAGTTACAATTTCCTGTTCCATTTGCAACATCAATGTCTTTGGAACCACATTGAGGACATATTGTCCCCCAAGGAGCTTTATTTCCTGGCTCAGGTGATTCGTTAATTCCTAGATCATCAAGACCCATTTCAGGAGATGTGCCTGTCAGTGAACCAACTCCTAAGTCAGCAGCTCCACCTGCCATTCCACCTAATGGATCTTCTGCAGGTGCAGCTGGAGCAGCTGGAGCACCTGCAGTGCCAGGTGCGCCTGGTAAACCAAGTCCTTGTGCTATTCTGACGAGATTTTGCAATCTTGAAATTCTATTCATTGATTTATATGAATCAGACATAACCATCATAGCTGGCTCAAAAATTTCACCAACTTCTTCCATGCCCATCCCCATTTCTGGTTCTTGTGACATCATAGATCTATCTGGATCAATGTAACTATCTGACACAATCTCATCCATAGGCATTTCTGGATTAAATGTTTTTGTTGCTCTTGTGCTAACTTTTCCGCAAACTGTTCCATCTTCATTAACACAAATATCTGTTAAAGCAAAAGTGTTTGGATCAACAGCATAGCCAGAATTTGAAAGCAAATCTACTGCAAAATCTCTAAACTTATCATTAAATGCCGCATCTTTCACATTGGCTCCAATGTCTTTCAATGTTGCATAAATTGTTGTAGAATGTGTGGTTTCATCAACAACCTTAATGGCTGATGTTTTAATTGATTTGCTCAAAACACCTCTTGCTGCTTCTTTGTATGAGCAGAATAATTTAGCAGCTAAAGCAATTTTTTCTGTAGGAATATTATTTTGATTTGCAACATCTGCAAGCCAACCAATTATGTTTTCATTAATATTTTTCTTAGATGCAGATCGTGTCAAACTTTTGGCTCTAGCCACTGCTCTATTTGGCAATCTGGCTTCTTCAATTCCAGAAGCCATATCGTCAGCAGACATGTTATTTACCGCACCAATCATCTCATCTGGAGTGGCATTCATTTCATCTCCTGCCAAAGATAAACCTGTGACTGCACCTTTCATTGCATCATTGTCAACCATTTCTTCATCTTCAAGAGCACCCTTCATTTCATCTTCTTTGTCCATAGATTCAGGCGACATTTTATCAAGAATTTCTGTGAGTTTTTCTACTGCTGTTTCAAAATTTTCTTTGATTACATTTAGTGCAGAGATGATTTCACCTTCAGTGGTTTCTTCAGATGCTGTATCAGCTACATCCTCTAATGCCTTTTGTTCCATAGGCACTTCTTCAGTTTCAGGAGTTAGGGCAGGATTTTCTACAGGTGGTACTTCATCCTTAAGTTGTAAGTCTGTTTGCGCAAACTTATTCATAATTAAATCATATTCTCTAGCCTCTTTTCCGAGTCTTGCAAGTTTGAGAATTTTTCCAAAGTTTTTGTCAGATGCAGATTTAGTTAAGAATCCAAGTACATTTTCTGGAGATTGTTTTGTTGCTAAACATGTTTTGACAACACCATCCATAACGTTGCACATAATTTCTTTTCCAGGTACAACCGAATGTCCAAAATCAGGATGAAGCATTTCTTCAAGTGGTACATGCCCAAGACCTTTTTTAGCTTGATTTGATAGCTCTGTGACTACACGAACTAATTTATGTGTTTGTTGACCACTTAACAACTCTTCCATAACGCTGTCTTCTACTTTATTATGTCTTCGCGCATCAATTCTTTCTTGCATAGTGTGACCACTATCTTTTCTGTGATCATTTTTAATTCCATCAACAATAAAAACATGTTCATCAGTTCTTGCACCTGAAACATATTCATCCATTACAATCAAAGTATCAATTTCTTGATTCTTTTGAGCAGTGCGGACTGTATTTGAAAAATCTTTAAGTAAATCAGCAGCGACCCTGTAGCCATCACCATTTTCCAGTTGGGCAAATTGAGTATCAGTTAAATTTGGTGTCCAAGTGGTAAGTTTGCCATTGTGATAGCCTTTAATACCTTTTTCTGTAGAAAGAACAACTCTGTTTCCTGTGTTGTCGTCTACTTTGATATCAACTGCGAGTGTCGCTGTATTTTGTTTTTTCAAATCCTGAGCAATTTTTTTGAAGTGATCCATAATTTTTTTGTCTCCAGTAGAAGCTGTTATTTTATCATTCTGAGGAACATTAAAAGTCACCTCATTATTTTTTAAGGGAATCCCACAGGCTTCCCTTAAATTGTCTATAGCTATAGCTAATTTTCCAATTTTATTCAAATTGTGTTTTTTGTGTTCAACAATTTCCTCAACATCTCCATTTGCAGATGCCCAAACAAAACGAGTATTGTTGTTGCTTGCGCTTACTCCACCCCCCAAAGGCATAACATATTGTTGTTGAGAAAAAGGAGCAATCATTTTGCCTACAGCTGGGGTTTGAAATTCTGCAGTTTGTGTTGGAAGAGCAGGCGCGGCTTCTTGTCCTACAGGCGCACCAGCTTCAGGTGCAGGTTGTGCGGGAGTTTGACCAGCAGGAATCTGAGGTGATGCTGGAACCATTGGCTGAGCATTTTTTTGCCCAGCTGTTTCAATTCCATCATCAATCATGTCTTGTAATGTATTTTGAAGCTCGCCCATTGCTTTTGTGAGTTTTGCAACGTGACCCAGATCAATATTATCTTTTCTTGAAAATAAATTTAATACAGCCACTTCAAGAAAGTTGAGTGCAAGATTTACTAAGTCTAGAATATTTAAGCTACTACTAGGATCAATTCCTAATCCTTGAAGAACTTTAACAACTGTGGCATTTTGAGCACCAGCGCCTGCAATTAATTGCCCACCAACTAAAGTACCAGCTGTTTGTGCAATTTTAATTATGCTGGCATTAAGATTTTGTAACTGTCTTAAAGCAGATTCCACTTCTCTCTGGCTACTTATGCCTTCATTTAATGAAGCCGCAACAACAATTGATGAATTAATTGATCTTGCAGTTTTAATAGCAGCTTCTGCTTTTTGCAACAATTCTTCTTGATCATAAAGTTCAATTATTTCACAAGATTCAAAAGCTCCGTCACCCACGCATGACAATTCAATAAATTTAATTCCGTAGTTGTACTCAAATGCTTTTTTTCCAGAAGGATGCATTTTGCCTTTGTACTTTTTTAAGCAATCGCAATAATCTCTTTCAGTGGTAGCTTTATTTCCGCAAATAGAACACACACCCTCGTCAACTGAGCATCCCATAGATACATCATGAATGTATCCTTGTCTTACTCCTCTAGCAATGTCTGGATATGCATCTTCATCAATGAAAAACACACAATAAACACATTTTTCTTCATCATCCCACTCTGCATAGACAACCATTCCTTTTGCTTCTTCAATGTTGTCATTTTTATGGTTTGTGTAAATAGGCACACCCTCGAAAGTTTTATATGCAGGCATTTTTTTACCTTGATAATTCACTTCTTTGGTCAGCTCTTCTTCACTGAAATAATCACCATTTGTATTACAAACATCAGCATCAATTGATCTGGCTCTTACCCAAAGCAAATTTGCCCCGTTTCTTTTTTTCATTTCTTTGATGATGTCAAAATCTTTATATTTTTCCAAAACCTCATCTGCATTTGCATAAAGAGACTGCAAACCAATTTTTGCAGCTTCTCTAATTGACGACGAGGTTTTTACCATAAAATTATTACCTAAAGCTGTTCTCTCATTTTTGTCTATAAGAGAACTAATTGAAATCATGCCACCGCTTATGCCTCTTTTAATCATGCTTAATTTATATTTCTTTTAAACTTTTCCTAATCCTTGTCGTATATTAATTTAATGAATAATTCTGTGCGATTAAAAGAAAATGATGGGAAATATTCCGTGATCAAAGAAGGTGGGAAGCGAGCACTTCGAGTTTTTAAAAGTAAGCAAGAAGCGCTGGATTACATCAAAACAAATAATCTTAATCTTGTTGAAGAAACAATGGACGTGATTGTTAATGTTCCTTTAATAGAAAAACCTTCTAGTGTTAATGCTGATTCTAACTTGGTTAACTCCAACACACAATCTGAAACCAACACTGGATCATTTCTTAGTAGAATTTTTAATTCTCTAAAAAATCTATTCAAATAAATTGATCACCAGGTTCACCTGAAAGACTGCCTAAAAGTTTTTGCATTGCTTGTTTTATTACCATAGCAACATCTTTTGGCTGTCTTTCAATTTCTTTATCTGTAAATCTTAAAACAGTCCATCCTTGTCTTGATAAGTTTGTGTCTCTGTGCTGGTCAGATTTTATTTTGTTTTCATTATTATGCCAAATCTCACCATCAGCTTCAATCGCTAATTTTATTTGTGGAAAAGCACCGTCTAAAATATATTCCTTTCCTGGACCTGCTTCATATTGAGCGTAGAATGCCAAAGGTGGTTGCATACTCATTATAAGTTTATAAAGTTTTTTCTCTAAACCTGTGTAACCAATAATGCTCTTGTTTTTTACTTTAGAAGCTTTTACTAATTTTACAGCCTCATAGTTTTCTGGTACACCAGCACCTTTCCAATTCCAAGGTTCTGCTGGCTCTAAGTCTACAGGTATTTCTTTAAAATAGCTTCTACCTGTTACTGCAAATCTTTCATTAAGTTCTCTGTCTATTTCACTCAAATAATTTCTTTCTTCCAATTTAGCTAAAGCAGTTCTATTATAACAGATTTCATTTACAAGATTTGAAGCAAATTTATATTGTTTATAAATAGTATCTGCTGTAGCAGGTGGCATAGGAGCTTCTGGAGCTGGAGCAGTAGCTGGAGCGCCACCAGTAATATCTCCCCCTGCTGGAGGCATCTCGCCCATTCCCAAGTCTCCGCCCTCAGCTCCAGGTGTAAGTGGTTGATTTAAAGGACCGCCACCAAATCCAGCTCCTGTCACCCCTCCGAAACCTATGTTCATATCTGTATCCATAACTTCAGGAGCATTTACAAAATTCATTCCTTGTTCGAAACGCAGTCTTTCTACTTCTTGATCCCAATTCAATCCAAATTCTTCGACTAAAGTTTCTGCAGAAACAACTCCATTTTGCTGTGCGGTAACCATCATTTGAAGCTGTCCAGTGTTATCTTTAAGTCTTAAAGGATCAAAAATAATCTTTGGATAAATGAGCTCTTCTTGACCAGCTTCCCCAGAAGCATAGAACCCGTTCCATTCTGCACAAGGCTTGAATATTTTTTGTTCTATAAAGTGTTGCATTTCTCTTCGCCAGCTTTCAAGCCTTTCGTTCATAGCAAGTAAGCCAACTTGAGCACTACCATAGTTTGGACCTTCTCCATTTAAAAGTCCTTTGTTTAACATTAAGCCATCAAGTATTTCTTGATCTAATTGCTCAAATTCAGCAGCTACATTCAATATTTGGCTTGATGCGCCAACAAATTCATATTTAAAAGCGTGAGGAACAACTAACGTAAGATTGGGGTCGTTAGCGACAGCTGAAAGCTGCTCTTGAACAGAATCTAAATCTGCTTGAGATGCAGGGCGATTATCATCACCAACCATTACAATTTTAGTGGGTATAATATGTCTTTCAGCTATAAGCCATTGTGCCTGTCTAAGTTTATCTTTGTAAGCCAAGGTGACCATTAATGGCTTAACCAATGATACACCATAGTCATTCCAGTATTCTGAGCCATGCTTGAAATGATGAATAGAAATTGGGTTTAAAGTGATTGGCTGTCTAGCCATTATTTTTGCTTTGACTTGATCAGGAATTTTATCATACACTTCTTTGGGATTTTTTTCCATTACAATCCTTACTTCCTGATCGTTAGGTAAGTAAGCATATACAGGCTCAGTGGTAATAAAGCCTGCTGTGATTTGAACAGAATCTGGATTTAATGTGACCATAGATTTCCAAGAAGCCCCTTTGTGCTCACATTCATTTCCAGTTTTTAAATCAATCATGCCACCGCCACAGTGGGGGCAATCAATTTCAGTGAATACAAAAGCATCTCCGTAGAGATAATAATCACCAGAAATCAATGGCAACATTTTTTGAAAATTTAATTTTTCAATTAGTTTTTCAAAATAATCTTTTACTACTCCCGATTTACATTCTAATTTCCAACCGTTGAAAGGAAAATTTTTATAAAAATCAATACCAGCGGCAACTTTTGGCTCATTTAATCGCCACCAGTTTGACCATAAATAAATTTCTTTTCTAGTATTAGGAATTTGAAAAGAAGAAGGAGTAAGAAAAGGGCTATAAAAATTAGGTTGTGTGGTAGTATTATTAAGCATACCCCCTGTAGACATTTGTCCCAATTTCTCGAATGATGGCATTGTGCCATAGCCTCTATTTGAAGCACCAATTGATTTTGCTAATCTAAGCTCTGCCCATTGTCTTCCAGATTCTTTCATGCTGGAATTTCCAGATTGTGTTTTTCCAACTACTTTTCTTGCTGCATCTGTCATTACAGAGGCTAATGTTGGCATTGAATTTATATTGTTAGACAAATTTTCACTCCTTTGCTTTTGTACATTAATTTTTATAAAATTAGTTCAGATTAACCTAGTTTGTGTTCCAATCAGTGGTTTTTGTAAAGTTGTCAGAATAAATGGGTAAATCCTTGTTTGCACCTACAAGACCATTTATTCCTTGCCCTGAAGATTTTAATTTTACAGGTTGTCTAATTTCATTTAAGAGTTTAGGATTTGTGATTTTATTTTGTCTCATCAAATCTAATTCGTTTTCTAAATTAAATGGAACAATTTCTTCTTCTTGAAAAACATCGGGCGAATTTGTAAAGTTTGCCTTTTCTGCAGATTGTATTTGAGATGCATATTCATCTAAATAATCTTTTGCAAGACGATACCAAGACATTTATTTCTCCACTGCAGCTCTAATTTGTTCTTCAAGAGTGTCTAGGTCATTTTCATCAAAAACATCTCTAATATCAGAAAGTATTTTTTCAATTGCATCGTCTGAAGCTACAATACTGTTTTTAGTGGGTGTTAAATCACGATAATCAGATGAATTTTCTTTTACATGTTGTTTTGCTAGTTGCTCTTCCCAAGGTTTCATAGTAATATCTTTAGTAAGTTTTTCATCTCTCAAAATTCTTAAATCTTGCGAATCTTCATCTGATTTAGGGAATTTAGTTCTTACGCCTTTATCTAAATTCATAAACTCAATTTCATCTTTATCGTAATCCATTTTATCAAAAAGATTCAAAGCTTGTTCTTGAGTAATTAAATTTTCATTAAGCCACTTAAGATAGTTACATCCCACAGTTCCATCTGGATGTAAACGAGCATCAATGCAATAATGCCTACAATTTGAAATCTCCATAGGAACAGGAAAACCTGTCTGATAAATGCCTTTTGGACACATTTGGAATCCTTCACCAATTTGTTGTTTAACTGTAGTGAAGGCTTTTCTGATGTTATCGCCTGGATTTTTTGAAGAAAATATTTTTCTAATGTCTTCTACAGCTTCATCAAGTTTACCAGCATTAACCTTTTTACAGGCTTGATTAGCTGCTTCTTTATGACTAGCACCATCAATGTATTTAGATAAAAAATTCAATAAATTTGATGCTTTAACTTGTAATTGAAAACTTGAATCTTTTTCAAAATTACTAACAGAATTTTCTAGTTCTACAGCTAAATTATCTGAATGATTGATGTTCTGTATCAGATTGTGTGCTTTTCTTAAGCCTTGATTTACAATTTCTTTTTTAATTTTAGTTAAAGAATCAATAGATGAAGAAATTGCAACTCTGTTATTTGAAAGAAAACTTTTTGAGGCAAAACCTTGGGGATGTGATTTGAAAAAGTATTTCACTAATAAATCATCATTATCAAAGTTATCAGAGCTTAAAGCTTGAGCCTCTTTTAACACTGCATTATCTGACATAGCAGCTTTCATTAATACAATTACATCATTTCCAGCTAATTTTTTCATATTCTCACTTCATCATGAAATCAAGAACTTGTTCGGACATATCTCTTTTAAGAAGTTCAGCTCTGATCTCTCTTATCATAGTTTTCACGCCAGAACGGTCTGCAACCTCTTTAGCAAAGGAAGTTTTTTTGGGATCTATTTTTGCAAGTGAATTTAGCCAGCAAATTGAAGTAATTAATTCTGGAGTGGATCTTTTTGAATAATCTTTTTTGACTCTTCCCCAATCTTCAGCAGTATTTGGAAGTGTAGATGCCTCCACTTCTTTTTTATTTTTTCTGTGTTTTTTCTTGTTGTATTCTTTAACAATACCAACTGCTTTGTCTATGGTTTTTTCATCCCAAATATTTTCTTTTTTCAAGTATCTAACAATTTCTTTTTTTTCCAAACCATGATCAAGAAGTTTTCCTATTTTACCCATGAGAACACGAAAAGGATTGCCACGAGATTTCTTTTTTTCTTTTTGCTTTTCTTGAGCAAATTTTTTAAAATTAAAACTATTACCACTCATTTTTTGTTTTTCTCCTGCTCGTTCTAATTCATGCAAATATGAAATTAATTCATCAATTTTTGAATTGGCATTTGGATATTTTTTTCCACTGATAGGATCTATTGTAGTAATTTCTCCATTAGCCTGCAAGCTCCCTTTGATTTCCATAAGCTTCATGCTTATTTGCGGGCTTTGAACATTACTGCACAAATTTTCAATTACATGAAATTTTGCATCATCTGGTGAGTTTTTAATTGCTTTAAGCTCTTCTATAGCTTGACTTAATGACACACCTTGCTGAGCAAACTTATTCATTCAATATCTAATCCCTCTGCCATTCTTACAAGAAGAGAACTGGATTCAAGGGATTTCATTGTTCTAGCTGCAATTGCTTCTTTATTTTCCCATTGCTCTCTTCGATCATTTGGGTCAACACCTTTTCGTTGAATTCCTGATTTTCTTTCAGAATTTGCTGTTTTGCTCATGTTTCTTATAGAATCTTGAGCTTCTGCATAAAAATCATCAACTGAATTAAAATTACCATGATGAATTGGCATTTCATTTGCAAGTCTGCTAACACCCAAGCCTCTGTATGGAAGAACATTTGATTTTCTTATTTGGCTCGATTGCTCTTGTTCCCAATTTCTATGTGCAATAGCTTTCTTTTCGGCAGCAGTTCTTCTGTCAAAAATAGCATTAGACTGTCTTTGAGATTCATCAAAAGCATCCTGCAGTTCATCAAATTCAGGTTCCCAAATTGAAAATCCATTATTCAAAAGACTTTCAGCATACTTATTGTTATCAAAACTGATTGATCTTATTTGCTCCGAACCAAACATCTCTGAATGTTCTCCGCTAAATCTTTGACCATATCCAGCTCTACGAATTCCACCAGGAAGATCTTCATATCTAGCAGGTTCTGGTTTTTCCCATTCTACTACTTTTCCTTGAGCTTCACGGAAACTTTTCAATCTATTTTCGTAAACAGATTTATTATTTACACTAGACGCCTCTTTTATAAGGCTTTCAAATTCATCTGCAATTCTGATTTCATTATTATCAAATAATGCATCAGAAATTGAAGTTGGCAATTTTTCTAGTTCAGAAGCCTTTCGAAATATCCCCATTTTTTAGTTCACCTTTTTTCCGTCAACATAATCAGCGGCAACATCTTTATAAAACTGTTTGTCTTGATAACCTAATGTTTCATTCCAATATCTGATAAATTCATTTTTTGATTCTGTTGAAAGCTTTGCTTCTTTAATTAAAGTTTTAATCAAAGAATTTTTTGTTTTTTCAGAGACTCTTGACATTTTAATTTCATTGATTTCTCTGTTTAATCTTTCTGTCTCAGGGGAAAGCACTGGTGTGCACATTGCTTTAACATATTCGTCAGGCATACCCAAAGATTTTGCAATTTTAGCAAATGATGCTCGTTGTGCCTTTGTGAATTTTGTTGGAGAAGTGAAAGCTAAAGTTGGGGCTTCAGATTCATCTGCTGGAAGCATTGCGTCTAATGATAAATCTCCAGGCACTCTAGGCTTCTTCTTCATTGGATCATTCATTGGATCGTTCATTGTGTTATCCATTGAGTCATCCATTGTGTTATCCATCATTTCTTTCTCATCAAAAAGATCATCCATTTGAGCCAATTTCAAAATATTGTTTCTTTGCGCAATTCTTTCAGAAACTTCATTTTTTTCTTCTATCGCAGCAGCGATTCTTTGTCTGTTTGCTTTTCTTGCTGCTAAGATTGTGTTGACGAGTTTAGTGTCACCAGCAGCTTTAGCTTTTTCAATTGCCTCAGCGCTTATTTGACTAGGATGTGTAAATGCAATTTTTTTCATAGCTTCTCTTTTGGTTTTTCTTGAGTTGGCAAAATCATTTTTTGACTCAGGATATTCAGGAGTGTAATCATCTGGATAATAATCTTTTAATTCTTTTGGACTAGAGTTGTCTTCTGGTAACATGTCTCTATAGTTTTCAAGAATTGAAAAATCTTTTTCAATTTCAGCTTTTGCTTCCTCTTCAGACATGCCTTGAGACATTAAATCTTCCATTGCTTTAGCCATAAGGAGATAAATTTTCATAAGAGCTGTTCTTTGCATTTTATTTCCTGAGTTAGCAGAAATAATATTTGCTTTTTGTAATTCAGCAATCGAGTTTTTGATTGATTCTTCATCACCTGGATTTCTTTCAAATTCAGATAAAACTTCAGCTTTAAAATTTTCTTTATTTTGATCATCCATTTGAGCTTCTTCTGCAATTTTATCTAAAGCTTCGATCAATTTAGGTCTGTATTGTGCTATTTTTTCTGGTGTAAGCGCTTTAGTGGTCTGTTCAACTGGAGCCATTTGCTCGTTAGCCATTCTTAAAAGTGCTTGCACTTCTTCTGATTGGTCACTAGCGAACTTATTATTTTTGATGTTTGCTTCAACAGTGCCCCAATCTATTCCTGAGAATGTAATTTTAGAACCCATGTCAACATTTATATTATTTGGAAAAACTCTATCTGCCATATTTTTTACTCCGATATTTAAAGTATTCTCTAAGAATTTCTTTTTACCTTTAATACCTTTATTTTATTATTATTATTAGGTAAACAAAAATCTCCTACCCTTATATCAAATTCTATTGGTAGATCTGAATGCCCTTCAACTACATATTTAGTGAGAGGATACTCAGCTCTGCATGGTTTTTCTTGATGTGCATCTAGTTTACCTATGTTTTTAATTTCAAAATTTTCATCAAGAAAAAAAAGACTTATTGGATAATCAACATTTTTATTCCAAAAACTATGATCATCCAAGTAATTAAATATAAACAAAGCACATTCGTTTTTGTCTAAAGGCGCCGAATGCATAAGTCCTTTGGCTAAAGTTTCGGGCGTTTGTGCTATGAATCTAATGTCTAAAAGCATATTTTTTAATTAAAAGAGCAAGAGCGTTACTTTCTCTACTATCTTCAGATTCTTCTGATAAACCAAGTTTTTCTTTGATTTGTTTTTCTGTTAATTCTTTATGTTTCTCTTCATCATATGGGCTACTGACTGCTTTATATTTATTTTTAGAAAAATCCCTGACTTTGAAAACTGGGTAAACTTTTTCGTGCACTTGTTTCATTATGTTAATTTTTTCTTCTGGAGTTAATTCAGCAAATTCTTTTCCTGTGTCTCTAACATATTTAAAAATTAATCCTGATTTAATCATGGGCGTAACATGTTGATAAATTCTGAAAACTGTTTCAGAAACATTATCTTTGCCATCTTTGGTATATTTTTCCTTTGTCAGCAATAATGCTCTTCTTTTAAGCTCTTCTTGCTTCTCTGGATCGGTTTCTATTTTATTTATAGCTTTATATAAAAAGTTGTATAGAATATCTATTTGAGCTGTTTTATTTTTTTTATCTTTAGTTCGTCGAACAGGAATATCTTCCCTTTCCTTCAAATTCATAACAACTTCAGATTGTATTGCTGCTTTGATTAATTCTTTTACTATTAATTGATTTTCTTCGAGCTCTGCTTTAATGTGTTTTGGAAGTTGGTAATAAGGTGAATTTATAATATCATCTACTAAATTATCTAAATCAAGTTGGTCAATGATTTCTCCACACATTCTTTGTAAATCTCTTAGAGTTTTTTCCCTATAAATATTTTTTGGTGTGTAACGTTTTCCAACATCCATATTTTCTTTGATAAAACTAACAAACTCATCAAAAAAATTATTAATATTTTCTTCTACACTAGCTAGTTCTTGAGCTGTTGAAGCATTTTCTAATTGTAGCAGATATTCGTCATAGTAATTTTTAAAACTTTTTGTATCTTTTTTGAAAGATTCTGGAATTTGTGGTTCAATTAAATATTGAATCAAAAACATATCTGGTGCAGCTAAAATTTCATCAATTTGTTTTTTCATCAATTTTAGTTTCTGTTCACCTGAAAGCTCATCTGTGACACTTAGTTGATTTGGATTTGCAATTTGCATCTCGCTACCTTCTACTCCACCAGTTTCAATTGATGTTCCTCTATCTCGTTTTGCAACTAGTGATGCAGTTCCAGTAATAGCATTTATAGATTTCAGAACATTTGCAGACTTATTCCCAAAAAGCTCTAACAAAATATATCTCCAAATATTTCTAGAAACTTTAGATCCTTTAAGCGGATTTTCAGTAAACATCAAGGTAATTAGTTCTGCCCCATGTTGTTTGCTTTGATCTTTCATATATTGAATTGTTGAATTGGCAATTTCGTAAAGTGAGGCAAAATTTTTGTTAATCACTTCGATAAATGGCTGCAAAACAGGGTCGCTTAAATTGTTATCATCAATTTTGTCAAGCAAAGATTGCCTCAAAACATTATTTTCTTCTCTGTTTAATCTTGCTTTACTAAACTCAAAATCAAGATCTTCATTGATGTTCATTATAAGCCTTTTAATGTCAGTCACTTCAGCAATTTTCAATAAAGACTCAAAAACATCTGAAGGTCTAGATGACTTTGCTTGTTTTTGAGCAATCTTTATGAATGCTTCTAAGATTTTTTTGTCTTGTGTAATTTTATCTAACATTATTCTCCTTTTTTACTTGCTAATCTTGCAAAGGAATTATAGTCAAATTTCTCAGAAGCTCTATTTTCCATTAAAGCATTTTTAGTAGATAAATAAGCGTCTCTTAAAGCAGTTCTACCTCTATCAGTAATTTTAACAGATCTGCCATGACCTGAAATTAAACCCTCTGCTTTTAAAGCTAACACTGTTTCACTATCAATTTCATTTGGCACTGAACAATATCTTTCATTAGAATCTGTAACAGCTGTGACAACAAAATCAGTATTTTTATCAATATTTTGTAATGCTTCTATTGTATTTAATGAATATTTTTTATTAACATTACTAGATGCTGTTTGCTGAAAAAGAATTGATTGCAGTTCAGAGAATTTGAATTCTGGCTGCATAGAATCTCCAAATAGAATTGAGAGTGATTCTTGCTGATGTATTGGTATAATTGGCTGAGGCATAATAATATTTTCTCCTTTAAAAGTGAATTACCTTCTCGGAATAAGATTGATAAATTCATTTGGACCTTTGTTTGAATCTCTCGCCTCTTCCCATGTAAAATATTCCAAACTTCCGTTCATTGAAGGCGAAGAAGCCAAATTTCCTGGATCAACGTAGGCAGGTCCTGGAACAGCATCTGGTCCATGCATTTCACCCTCAAGATTCAATGCTTCATCTTTGTCAGTTTTTAAATTTCTGTAATCAGGAATTCTCCATTTAAGTTCTTGATAAAATTTCCTATCAAATTCTTGAAAATCTTTTTCATTTCTCTGCCAAGTATAAAATCTAGCAGACAATGGCAATTCATCTAAAGCAACTAAGTTGTAGGGCCATGCAGCTAAACGAATCATTTCATTCTGAAATTTATCAGCCATTCTATATTGACCATTTTTTTCTAACAAATCAATTGCTTTTAAAATGGATTTCATCTCAGTACTCCTAAGCTAAAATATGGATTGTTACTAGTATCAGGATATTCATTCGTGACATTTCCACCCATTCCATCATTACCCCAAGGTGTTTGATTGTCTTTTCCATCAATACCTTTAAGATATTCATCCCAATGAATTCCTTTAAGAAAATCTGGATCAAGCCTATCTAAATTCTTGGGAGATTTTTTCAGTTTTTGTAGCTTTTGCTCTAGCGTTAAATTGTTTTTCTTCGACTCTTGCGTGACTGGAGACGGTAAATCATAATAAGACCCTTCATGATTATGAAAAGTTTGTGATTCATTTGGTGTATTAATCAACAATGTAGAATTTTGCATATTGTGATTTTCTGGAAAAGTAGGATTATTCAAGTTATCTATGTACTTATCTACGCCCTTTCCTAATTCATATTGAGGAGCAATACCTGTAAATGCTTCGGTGTATTGTGCATTAGCCATAGGGTCATTTTTATATTCTTCATATGAAATTATCTGATTATCATTTGCAGGTAACGATGTTCTTTCTCTTCTAAAAGAATCAGGAGAATTAAATTCATTTTTTAATCTGATCTCTAAAGGTGCCTCATCAGGATAAGTATAAGCTGCAAATTTAGAAAAATCCACTTTTGTATTTTTTCTGAAATCTTCTAACAAATCCTCAACTGTATGTAGTTTTTTTAGTACATTAGAATTATCTTTATATTTTGGTTTTGAAAGATTTTTTATATATTGTTCTTTATTTCTAATTTTCTTTTTTACAGAAAGCTCATTTCTTTCCTCAGGTGATAACAAATAACTGGGGATATCAGTTTCTAGATTATCATGAAAAGTTTCAAGCAATGTTTCTAAAGGTCTTTCATAATCACCAAGGACATCAGGCTTTCTATATCTGCCCATCAAATCATCTAATGATACGTCTCCACTGAAATTATTGATACCATAACCTGCATAACCACTTGGACCACCCCTAAATAAAGGTGAACCACCTGGTGAGAAAGGAGAATATTGTCCACCCACTCCTCCAAAATTTGCAAGCCTTTTACTCATCAAAATTATTTTCTCGAAAAATGTATCTTTTACCTTAAAGCTTTTCCAGTATAAGCCACCCTTGATCTAGGAAGAGATTTTACTACTGTAGATTGAGAATTACTTTCATAAATTGCAGCAGCCACAGCATCACACAAATCGTCTTTATAAGTAGACAAAGCTTCGATTATCTGTCTGCCATTTTTCCATTTTTTTTGCAAAAATGTAAATTGATCTTTTGCCTCTGGAATTTCGTTTATGTTCATAATATTACCTTTAGCATCTCTGACTTTCCCAGCAGACATTTTATAAAATTCTATTCTTTTATCTCGAAAAGTTTCGAGAAGATGCATATAGATTTTGTCTTTATATTCTTTATTAAATACCTTTAATACAACTGGCAAACCATGTGACTCTAATTTTTGCATAGTTTCTGGGCTTCCCCATTGATCAAAAGAAATTTGTTTGAATTTGAACTTTTGGTGAAGTTCTAAAATGTATTCTTCTACTTCTCTTATTGGTACAGGTTGTTTCATTTTTAGTGGCGCCCAAAACTGCATATGGTCAACAATGAATCTTTTTATTGGTCTTCCTTGTATATCTTGCTCTCCTGTCGGAATTGCATGAACAATCGCTATGGCATAATAGTCTGATCTGTTTGCTGGATCGACATGACAATAATAATCAATTAAACCAGGTTCTCTCTGTTCAGTTCTTGTTGTTTTAGATGAATTTTCAAATGCATAAGCTACATCTTCAGGACTTAAATATGGATCTTGAGAGTTGGTTCCAAATTCCGCACCATATTGCATATTAAACTCAACAGGATCTCTTCTTCTTTCGCCTTCAAGCCATAGTTTATCAACATTAGCATTAATATGCCAAGTTGGAAGTTTCAAAACTAATGTCATATCATCTTCCAATCTTGAATTATATAATGTAAATAGTTGCCCAAATGGACCCTTAGGGTTTGACAAGCAAATTATTTTGCCTTCTTTTCCAAATGTTGTCAAAGAGGGCTTCAAATCATTGTAAAGTTTTTTATCTACCCCAGAATTAGGATTATCACCTGCCATCGCCGCAAGCTCATCAAGAATAATACACCAACAGGTTTTACCAACAAGCCCAGAGGCTGAAGATGAACCGCATTTTAAAATTAAAGTGCCATCCAAGGGTGTTAAACCACGTTCTGTTCTTCGTGAATTTTCTTCTAAATCATTTTCAGTTAAAAACTTCATCTCCAAAGCATTATCTACACCAATATATTTTTGAAAAAATGGAGATGATACTGCGGCGTTTTTCATGGGAGTAAAAATTGAGTCTTTAGCTTGATCTTCGTTTTTAGCCACGTTAAGAATTACAATTTCTTGAAAGTCAGGTAAATTTAATTTCTTTTGTGGGTGCTTCATAGACAGCAACTTATGAAGTTCATATAAACCCATAGCCACAGTCATAAATGATTTACTTCCTCGTCGTCCAATTATTAAAACAAGTTCTTGAAATTTCTTTCTGAGTTTATTTTTTATCTGCATTTTAACTGCTTCATCTGGAATAGCATCAATTAAGTCCATTTCAGATTGAAAAAAATCTTCAGTTTCAGTTTCTATTATATCTCTGAGATTAGATTCAATATCTTTATCAGAAGCTTGCTTTATTTCATACTCTAATTTAGTTTGACGAGTTTTTAAAGGGCACCTGGAGCATTTTAAGCATCTTGAATTAAGTGGTGACAAAATAGATTGATAATTCTCCTCTCTTTCTATTGCTTCAACACATTTTTTTTCATTTTCAACTACATATTCCCAAACACAACCTGAGCAATCTTGCACATCGTCTTTTTTAGTATCATTGAATTCTAAATGCGTGTTACCCTCAGACCCAGCATAAAACAATTTTAATGCTAAAATCTGCCAAGGATACGGTCTTAAATTTAAATAGTAAGGGTGGGTGATGAATGTTTCAATGTCAACGATATTGTTTTTATTATATTTACTTTTATCTTTTGGCTCAGGTGGTGGAACTTCATACCTATTTGAGTACACAATCTCCTTTACTTCTTCGCCGTCTAATCCCGCCCAAAGCTGATCTAGCTTTGCTGCATCTCGGTGCATTTTTTCTTTATGTTCAATTGCCTGCTTATTTTTAAGATTTTTGCTCATGCCCTATCCAACATTTGTCTTAAATCACGCCCTTTTTCTCTGATTAATCTTTTATCTTCATCATTAACCATTTGATCATGCAATTCTAAAAGTACTTCAAAAACATTTGGCATTAGACCAGAACTATCATCTCTTTTTTCTTTTACAAGCATTAGCTGTCTTGTAAGTTTTTCGATCATAGCAGATCTTTTTAAAATTTCATCAGCAGTTTTTGCATTTATGCCCCTTACATCATTCAGTTCAACCATGAGAGCAGTGAGAACTAATTCAAACTCACGATATTTCCATCTCGAAAGTTCTTCTTCTCTGCCTTCATAATCTAATAATCCTGGGGTTTCAATTTTATTGAAATCGCAGTGATATTTTACATGTTGTTTTACTTGAGCCCAGTTAAGTTTTGCAGAATAATGATCTTCAAAAAACTTTATTGTTGTATTTACTTTTTTGCCACAATCTAAATACACATGCTCTAATAAAGTTCTGTGAGGCGAATTACAAATTGCGCATTTTGGTGCATACATTTGTGGGTAGTCAATTCCTGATGTATTTAGCTTAAAAGGCTTTAAAGGTTTAGCATCAGATTTTAAAGTACTGAACAAAACTATAGAAGAATTTTCAATATCATCAACATTATGAGCAACAGAATCATCTAAAATAATGTTATCTATGATTGGAGTAATTGCTTGGGTATCGTTTTGTGACATAATAAATTTATACATTAAATCGTGAGCAGAAAACCCAGTGGTCTTTAGCCGCTGGGATGAATGCTCATTATAAATATATTACACAATTTTTTTGAAAAATTATCAAAAAAAAGGTAGTTGCATAAAATATCTTGTATATTATATTATAGATGAAAACTATACACAAATCATATAAATATAGGATACATCCAACAAAGAATCAAGAAATGCTTCTTGCGAAGCATTTTGGGTGTATGAGATTTGTGTTTAATAGATTTCTAAACGAACGACAAGAAGAATATCTTAATAATGGAAATTCATTAAATTATTATGATAATGCTTCTTCTTTAACAGAATTAAAAAAAAATTTAGTTTGGTTGAAAGAAGTTAATTCACAATCACTACAATCTGCTTTAAAAAACTTAGACATTGCATACAATAGGTTTTTCAGAAAACTAGCAAAGTTCCCAAGATATAAGAAAAAGAATGGTAAACAATCGTTTCATGTTCCTCAGTCTTTAGCCATCGAAGATGGAAAATTGTCTATTCCCAAGTTTAAAAAAGGCATAGAAATCGTAATTCATCGACCAATAAAAGGAAGGATTCTTAATGGAACAATAACTAAAACAACAACAGGAAAATATTATATTTCGATAACTTGTGAAGTAGAACATCCAGAATTAGAGAAAACAAATTCATCTGTAGGAATTGATACAGGATTGAAAGATTTAGCGATTCTTAGTAATGGAACTAAATACAAAAATATTAAGTGTTTAAGGAAATCATTAAGCAAACTAAAATACGAACAAAGGCAACTTTCAAAAAAAATGAAAGGAAGTGGTCAGAAAGAAAGACAAAGAAAAATAGTAGCTACAATCCATGAAAAAGTAGCAAACAGAAGGAAAGACAATTTACATAAAGTATCCACAGATATAATCAAAAATCACGATGTTATTTGCGTAGAAGACTTGGCTGTAAAAAACATGATGAAAAATCATAAATTAGCATTATCTATTTCAGATGTTGGATTAGGAATATTTTACGATATGCTTTCATATAAAGCATCTTGGAATGATAAAACTATTGTTAAAATAGACAGATTCTTTCCAAGCAGTAAAATGTGTAATAGTTGCCATTGGATAAATCAAGAATTGACCTTGAAAGACAGAGAATGGATTTGTGTGTCTTGTGGAACAACACACGACAGAGATGTAAATGCAAGTAAAAATATTCTCATCCAAGGTTTAAACAATCTATCTGGGTTAGGAACTAATTCGGATATAAAACAAAAACAAGTGGAGTCGTCTGCAGTAGCAGAGGCTGTGAAACTTGAAGCCCAAGGGTCTTTAGCCCTTGGGTAGTTCACACAGGCTAATTAAAAATCAGCCTATATAAAAGAAAAATTAAAGACCTAAATCTTTTTTAATTTGTGAATATGGAGAATTATGCTCGTATGCAAGTATTACATATTCGTCAGGAAAACCAAATGCGCCATAATTTGATTTTGCAAATTTATCACTCGTTGAATCAACAGGCTTGATAGATGCTTCTACTTTTTTGCCATTGTGTGAAATTTGGAATTTACCACTTGCAACTTTAGTAACTGTACATTTTTGAGCAATTTTTCTTGCCCTACACACGTTTTCTGCAAGTTCTGAAATTATGGAAGGTTGCATAAATGCATGCAAAGTTTGCAATTGCACTGGATTTTCATAAGCTACATCAGCAATTTTTTGAAAAGTCTCAAGCTCCTTTCTAGAAACTTTAAGCAGAGGGCTTTCGCCTTGTGTCATAAGTTTCACAAACTTTCTTGGACCATGTGCTTGCAAAACTCTTTCAAACTTATGCGAAATGTCTGAGTATTTTTTGGGAACTCCATTGGCTGCCTCAACATTCATTTCCACTTCTTGCTCAGAGGCAACTTTAGTGTTAGTGATTTTTAAAGCTTCTTTAACCAAAGATTCCTTGTAGCCCTCTGCAATCAGAATTTCTTCAATCTCAGAGTTGGTGAAAGCTTTTCTTTCAAGTAATGGTAACATTCTAGACTGAATGGTACGGAATTGGATTTTGTCGTTTGTTTTGTTTGAGTTGTTCCAGTTGTAAAAAATTTCGAAATCTGCAGAATTCATAATGACCCTTAATACATAGTAATTTCTGGGATTACTTTTTATAACTCTTTTTCCATATTTTTTCTTAAAATTTCCAAAGCCTTATGAAGTTTTTTGTTAAATGCTGGTTGAGAAATTTTCAACACAACCGCACATTCAGATTGTGTTAGATTCTTGAAGTAAAATAAGTCAATAATATGTTTAGTTTTTTCTGGTAGGCTATTGATTGCTTTTTCTAACACTGGATTGCCATCAAAATAACCAAGAAATTCCTCTTGATCGTAGTGCTCATGCTCATTAAGTGTGACAATGTTAATTTTATCTATATATTTTGATTTTACTTTTGAAACTAAGTATGGCTGAAGCCTTGTATCTAAATAATAAGAAAAATAACACTTATCTTTTTCATATTTCATACATAAGTCTTTGAAAATGAAAATACATTCTGAAAATAAATCATCCTTTTCAACGGTTTTATATTTTGAGTGTACTTTATTCACGCACACATTAATTATTGGCTTGTAGAAGTCAAAAAGCTCCCACAGTGCGTCTGTGTTGTTTTCTTTAACTTTAGCTACTAAAGAATCTATATGTAAATAGTCATTTTGATACATTTTGTTTAAATTTGAAAAAAAGTTTTATCATTTCTAATTTCGGGTTTGAACCTAATCTTACATTTTTTAAACATTCTTCAAATAAACTTAATACAAAATTTTCTGAATTTGGTTTTAATAAAATTAATTTTTCTCTTATTTTACTGAATCTAAATTCATTTGTAATTGATGTAGAGCTGTACGCTTGTTTGTGCAAGTAGAAGTTTTTAGATTGTGTTTGTATTAGTTCAATATAATCTTTTGAAGTTTCTCTTATTCTATTAAAATAATCTTCAAAATTCTTTTCATTAATATATCTAATCTGCGATAAGCATTTTGTGCTTCCACACCACAAATCATCTGTAAATCTCCATATATCAAAATATGAATCAAAAACTAATTGGTAAATTTTTTGATCATCAAAAGAATATAAATCGTTTATTAAGCATAAGTCAAACCACTCATAATTTTGTTTTGATCCGTTATATTTTAAGTTTCCTTTTTTACTTGGCAAAGAATTTGGCTGAGTAATATTTGGAAAAATTTCTTTCAATGTTTGAAAATCTGTAGTTGGTATTGGATCAAATGTTTTGATAGTGGATATTTGCTTTATGCGCTTAATGTAATCTAACCTCAAATCAACATTTTTGTCCATGAAACACAAAATGAAGTTATTGAAATTAATTGACTCAATAGTTTCTTTATCTGGATCAAAAAATACATAGTAATCCACATTTCCAAAAAGTGAAAACGGATTAATTTTCTCTGGGTTAATTTCAATCTTTTTACCTTCTGTCAACTCGTAAAGCTTCTCAAGAATAAAAAAAGATTCTCCTTCTAAAATATAGTTGGACATAGTAATATTAATGTGCTACCGTGAGTGAGTTTACAAATGTAGAAACTTTCACTCATTTCTATAAAATCAAGATTTACCCAAGATGATTGTAGAGATTCTAAGCAATCCAAGAAGTATTTTGAGTTGTAAGCCGAAGTAGCATCACCTGTGCATTCTTCGGTTGCCACGTTTTCTTTAGCGGCTAGATTATTTTCTTTCGATTCTAAATTAAGCTTTCCATCTTTAATGTTGAAATTAACAGATGATTCATTGAATACACCATTGAAAAACTTCAGAGTTTTAGATAACTCATAAACTGATGCTTTAATTTTTGCATTAGAATCTTTTTTAATCCATTCCCTAACTTGGTCGGGAAATGTTGAATTACTTTGTTCAACGAAAAATGTGAGCTTACATTTGTCAGATTCAAACAAAACAGAGCGTTTATCGAACGAGCATTTATTGAATAATTGCTCGTGAAAAACATTTTTCAAAATAGCAGGGGCTTTTTTGGGCAAAAATATCTCCATTGCCGAGCTTGATGTAATTGGCAAACTAGATGAGTAAAATGAAGGACCATTTGTGCTTTTGATGTTGAATGCGTTTATGTCAATCTCACAATGAATTGCCGATAAAGGATGGTCTTGAAAATTATTTGAGCAAAACTTAGAAGCAAAATTAAGTTTTGAAATAATTTCATGCGGATTTTCTGAACTGAAATTGACACTATATTCAGATTTAATATTGTTTTCTATGGAAGTGTCTGACACTTGCAGAGCTATTTTTGATTTCTTATCAGAACTTGAGATTAAACATGATTTCTTTTCTTCATCAAAAGCCAATAATACACAATCTGAGGATACATGTTTAACGAATTCTAAAATTGTTGCTGTTTTAACAGTGAACATAGCATTTTCAGAGCATTCAATAAAATCTATACATTCTTCATAATAAGTGAAATAGCCCTTAGCTGATAAAATTAGCTTGTCATTTTCAAATATGAATTGTGTCAATGATTCAGCAGTTTTTTTTTCACAAGCATCAAAGCATCGTGAAAGTGCTGATTCCAATAAATTCTTGTATAATTTCGCCTTCATGTAAGTTAATATACGAAGCTATACCAATATTAATTTGAGAAAATGAAGTCAAATATATTTGGTAAGATTCCGCGCTTTTTTTACGAATTCGCATCAAAGCATTATCAACAGTTTTTGGTTTGACATCAAGTGCTTTTGCAATGTCTTTATAAGAAGAATTATAGGCATATTGTGTAAATATTGACATTTCTAATTTAGTAAGTTTGTCTGAAATAAGCCCTAAATTAGTTTCAAATTCTTCTTGAATTATATAATTTTCTAACAAATCAGAATTTTGATCTGGAATATAATCTGCATAAGTTTGAATCCCATCTTCTTCATTTAAAGAAACAGGGGCACTTAATGATACAGCTTCATTTTGAAGTTTGAATTTTTGTGTGTTTGCATGAGACATTGCAGTGATTAAATGCCTCTTGCAACACAAACTCAAACTGAAGTTTTTAAAAGTCATGCCCATTGAATCATCAAAATCTTTCACTGCTTTCCAAACCCCAATTCTACACTCTTGGATTACATCGTTTTCATCACTGCCGACGATGTAATATTTGTGGGCTAATTTTTTAATATCGGGGTCAAGGATTGTTAATATTTGATCAAAAGACCTTTGGTCACCATTTTTAGCTTTTACTACAAGAGCGTGAAGAATTAGATCCGTTTCAACCATCTATGTAATTTTACAAATAAATTTGCAGAATTACATTTTTTCTATTGCTTTTAATACGTTTATTTTAGAAATAAGTTTTATATTTTGCAAAATTTTAAAATCTTTTAATATTTCTGTCACACAATCTGCAATAATTAAAAGCTTTTTGCCTTCAAATTCACACTTTGCTGGATCACTCACTCTGTTTAAAATTTGTTCAGCTATAAAATCAGCATACTTATTCATTAAACTTCCTGGGTCAATTGAATTATTAAAAATTTCTTCCAATAGAATTAAACTTTGATTTTTATTTTTGTTACAAATGAATTTTGTAAGATTGAAAAAATTGCTTTCACTTGAAGTGCCGACGATCTGAGCCACAGCATCTTCATCATTGAGAACAGAGCAACATTGCTCTAACAAATTGATTGCAGATCTTGCAGAGCCATCAGCACAACTTGAAATTAGCTTAAGGCACTCTTGATTATAGCTGAAATTCTCTCCTTTACATATATTTTCTAAAATTTTTATTAGAGATTTTTCATTCAACTTAATAAATGGAACAAGTTGACATCTTGATCTGATTGCAGGAAGAACTTTATTAACTTCTGTAGTGCAGAAAAAAAACTTAACATGCTTAGGCGGCTCTTCTACAGTTTTTAACAATGCATTTTGAGATTGTGTAGTAAGCATGTGGCATTCATCAAATGTGATAAATTTGTATTTGCTTTGCACAGGCATTGTATTGATAATATCTGAGATTATGTTCCTGATATCATCTACACCATTATTGACGGCACAATTTACCTCAATGTAGTCTGGATGAGTACCATTTATAGCCAAATTTTTTTCTTTATCATCTAAAAATTCAGCCATACACAGCCTGGAAGTTGAAGTCTTACCTGTTCCTGGAGAACCAAAAAACATGTATGCATGATGTGTGAGAGAATCTTTTGTAAAACCTTTATTAAATTTAGATTGTATTAAATTCTCAAAAGTATTTGGTCTATATTTATTATATAAGCTCATTCATCTTCCTCTAATGCAAATACAATGGTTTCATCACCAAGTAAAGAAGGCAAGTGATTGTTTGCTCTCCATGTAAAACTTTCTCCCAGATCTTCAAGAGTTTTTAAAAATCTTGAGTATTGATGAACATCTTTTCTTCTTAATTTTCCATCCATAAGTGGATGACAAGAATATAAAGCTTCTAACAAAATCCATTCAAGCTGTGAACCTAAAGCTTGTTGATAGGCATCAAATGCAAAAGCAATACAGTATACTTTTGGTTCGTCGCCTTTACTAGAGGTGTGTTTTACCCATTCATTTTTTAGCCCTAGCACTTCGTATTGAAAATCATCATTTACATCACCACCCTTAAAAGCAAAAAATATTTTTTCTAAATCAACATACCCAATAACATTTACATACGCTCCACGCAGTTTTTTGGCTAATTCTTTCAGCTCTTTAGATTCTGTGTAGTGGATAGTCTTAGGCATTTGCTTCTCCTGAGCCATATCTGATCATTTTTTTAGGATCTTCAACAGCACCTAAAATGTCTCTTTCTGCATCAATATTCCTGTGTATGGCACTTTGTTCAGAAAATTTCTCAGGATATCGCTCTTGCAATTTCTTGATGTTAATTTCCTTGATTGTGTTTTCGAGATCTTTTGGTTCGCGATTAAGTAGCTTAGATAAAGCATCTACTGCAATTGCTTCGTACCATTCACAATCTCCAAGTTCCTCAGCAATATTAATTAAATCTAAATTTTTTCCGTAAAATATGTGCTTTTTAAGTGCATCTACAATTTCTCCTGCTTCAGTGCTGAGACCCATAAAAGCATGTAAAAGTCGAATGATTTCTGGATTACCTACGCGCTTCAGAATTTCTTCATATTGTTCTGTTGTAGGTTCGGTTCTTAGTGCTAATTCAATGTAATTATCCATCAATTTATTTTACGATTATTATCGTTTGATTGATAGATTTTTTTTCTATTTCTTGAATTTCTTTTACGTCTTCTATTTTTTTTAGGAGGTTGAGTATTTTTTAAAATGTCATCTGCTGAAATTTCAAAAGATGACTGAGGAACCATCAATCTTAATGGTTCCTCTCTTTGTCTTAGCAAAATACAAAGATCAATGAGTTGCTTGCTGGTGAGTGGAGAGTTAATTCTTACAATTTTTCTGATATCTTCTTCTTGAAGAATTGTTTTGAAAACTTCATTATTTTCAATATCTTGAAGTAATAGAACTAAAGATTGCTTGAATTTTGGATTTTCATTATCTCCTAAATCCTGTTTTACTTCTGCATCTAATATTTTTACCACTCTTTCAACATATTCATTATTCATAATTCCTCTTACGCTTCACAGCTAACACAGTTTAATAAATTTCTCGCCAATTCTTGACTTGGATTAGTCCCTCTTTGGTAATACAATGTTTTTATTCCTGATTCCCAAGCAAAAATCATTAATTCATTAACATCTTTGAGAGAAGTGTCAGGATGAATCATTAAGTTTAAGCTTTGACTTTGATCAATATACTTTTGTCTAGCCGCCGCTTGGATTACAATTTCTTTTTGTGAAATTTCTCCAAAAGTCTTGAATACCATTTTTTCATTTTCAGTTAAGAAATCAAGATGTTGAACAGAACCACCATGCACCATAATAGTTTTCCAAGTTGCTGAATCATCTTTGTCATACTTCGCAAGCACTTCTTTAAGGAAAGGATTCTTGTATGTAAATTTTCCTTTAGCTAAGTCTTTAACAAAATAGTTTGAATTAAGTGGCTCAATGCTTGGAGACACTTGCCCTAATATGAAAGAAGATGAAGTGGTAGGCGCAACTGCAACTAATGTGGAGTTTCGCATACCGTAGCCCTTAAGAACAGCTGGTTCTCCATATAGTTCTGCCATTTTCTTAGAAGCTAAAATAGTTTTTTCTTCGATCAACTTCCAAATTTGAGTGTTTTTAATTTTTGCTTCTGTGGATTCAAATGCAATCATCTTGGATTGTAAATATGAATGCCAACCCAAACCACCAAGTCCTAAAGCTCTATGATTTTTTGCAAAATTGTGAGCTTTTTTCATGAAAGGTAAATCTTTTGTTTTTTCTATGTACTCTTCCATAATAGCATCAAGGAAATAAGTGAGAATTTCTACAGCATCTGTATCCTTCCATTTCTCAAAGTTTAGCAAATTCATAGATGAAAGATCACACACAAAAGAGTTCTCAACATCAGATGGTAAGCAAATTTCAGAACAGAGATTAGACGCATGAATTTTCATACCTTTGTCTCTATACCAAAGAGGTGCGTTTTTGTTCACTGTATCAGTCCAAAAGATATATGGATAGCCAGTTTCAAAGCGTTTTTTAATAACTCTAGCCCAAAGTTTTCTTTTGTCTTTATCTCCATCTTTCATGGCTTTCATCCATTCATCAGTGATGGTGACTCCAATGCTCATGTCTTGAATTGCGTTTCCATTTTCTCTAATTTCTAAAAATTCAAGAATATCTGGACCTTCAATTGGATAATAAGCCGCAAACGAACCTCTTCTAACATTAGATTGACTTACAATTCTTGTTGTCGTATCATACATTTGCATGAAATGCACTGATCCAAATGATTTACCTCCAGCAGAAATATCACTTCCACGACCCCTCAAAGCTCCAAAATAAGCAGAAGTGCCAGCGCCATGTTTTGTCATCATTCCAGTTTCTCCATTACAATAAAGAATGTCGTCCATAGAGTCATCAATGTATTGACCATTGCAACTGATTGGTAAACCTCTGGACTCTCCATAATTACTCCAAACTGGAGAAGCCAAAGAATAAAAACCCCTAGCTAAGTAATCTTCAAATTTTTCTTTGAAATCTTCAATTTTATAAAGATATTTACTGGCAGTCTCAACAATAGCTTTGATACGATCTTCAGGTTCTACGCCCTCTCTTAAATACCCTCTGGCAAGAAACGTGCGGGAATCTTCATTAAGCCATTCAATATTCTTCATTAAAAAAGCTCCTCTGAGTCATAGCTCTTGTTTCCTTTAGAGTAATTTACTGGACGAGCATAGAAAAAGTCTGTGTTGGTATTACCGAGCACATCTTCGTTAAACCATTCTGTCTCCGCTAAAATCTCTTTATTTATGTCTTCAAAAACTTCTTTGAACCCAATAGCAGCTAGTGATTGATTCAATCTGTCCTTGACAAATTCTTTCAAATGATTGGTAGATAGTTTTTCACCAGAATAATCACCTAAAATCCAATCAATAATTTTAGCTTCGCACTCGAAAGCCTCAACAGTTTCTGACAAGATTTTTTGTTCAAACTCCTGGTCAAATAATTCAGGATACTCATTTCTAACTGTATTGATGAGCTTAATACCTACCAAAGCATGTACAGTCTCTTCTTTGGCAGTATATGCCACTTGCTGTGCAGTATCTTTCAAAACATTTTTGTGTCTGTTAAACCAATTGATAACATAAAATTGAGAAAACAATGAAACATTTTCTACAAAAAGAGTAAAAAGCACTAATGCATAAAGATATTGTTTTTTAGAATTTTCATAATATCTATGTGTGTACTTTCGTAAATATTTAACTCTGCCCTTGATGATGTCAAGCTTGAGATTTTCTTCAAACACATCATCTAAATTTAATACATTTAAGAGTTTTTCGTAAGCAATGTTGTGAATTACTTCCACATGACTCATTACCACTCCCAAATCATTAATGCTTGGGTGTGGAAAATTATCTCCAACTTTTGACCAAAACTTTTTAACAGCTACTTCAATTTGTGCAATAGCTGAAAGAGTATTTTTGATCACTTCTCTTTCTTCATCATTGAATGTGATTTTATAATCATGCAAGTCGCTTTGAAAATTGAATTCTTTGGCTGTCCAGTGTCCTTCTTCCATAACGTCGATAAATCCCTGTGTCCAAGGATATAGATTAGGTTTTCTTGATAATTGTTCTTCAAATAGCATTTTATTTTCTCACTTTTGCTCCAAAATGAATATTAACAGTATCACGAATCAGGTCTATTTTTTTCATTTTATATACTATATATACTCATTAAATTGAGCTTAAATTATGTAATTATTAAAAGTTCCGCACATTTTACAAGCGTCCCAATTTATGGTTTCATGTTCATGTTCACAAACTTCGCAGAACAAAAAAGCTGCTGGCGTAAATTGCTTTATGAGCCTGCAGCAAGTTTGTTCATTTATAAGAGCCCTGCGGTTTTTTTTGATAAAAACCAGAAGTCTCTTTCTTATCTTATTTTCTCGAAAAGGGACAAAAGCGCCTATCATTTTTACCCTTTTTTCAATTAATTTTTGCACATTTTCGCGATCTAAAACAGGCAAATTTTCCTCTGTTTTTTCCTCTGTTTTTCCTGCAAAAAAATCAGGAAAATTTCGTAAAACTCGTAAAACTATAGGGTGTATTTTATTGGTATCCCGAAGATTCTTGTGCATACACCTTTTGTTTTTTTATTATTCACGATTGCTTCATATTCTGCTTGCCTGCAAACCAAAACTGCACCGTTTGTTCTACTTTCCACTTCGTTAGCAGCAAGTATAAACGCTTTCATAGCAATCACCAAAGCATTAGGACCGACAGACTCGACTTTAACGTATTCATTTTTTCGCAATACGTGCAATATTGCTCTTGATAATGCCACAGGGTCTGTCGGTTTTTTGCTAGGTTTTTCAGGGTCATAGACACCACCTCTAACTCTTAATGTAAAAGCGTCATCGGCAAAGATAAATTTTTCATTAACTTCACTGTTGTTTTCAATCAAAATTTCTTTTTCATTGTTCGTATCCATAAATGCTTATAGTCTCCTTCAAGTTTTCCATTGCATGATCCCACTCGTCTTTTGTACATTTATATTTATCTGCTTTATATACTAAATTAGTGTCACCATTCAATATTTGATCAATAATGCTTTTTTGAACTTCATCCAAATCAAGTAACATTAATTTATTTATCAAACTGTCTTTGGATTCAGTTAATTCGTAGACATCTAGCTCTTCATTATTATCTTCTAAATAAACGGACGAAACTTTAGGTGCAATAGTCGAAATATCTGGATAAAGCTCATTGAACTTATTGAAAAGCAAAGAAGTGTGTTTAGAAATAAAATGAGCTTTTAATAACTGTGTAATTTTTGTGCGATCATTGTTTGATTTAGCAATTTTGAAATTTGTGCATAGCGGGCAAGTAGTTGACAACTCCAAATCAATACCCATTTCATCTAAACATTCCCACAATAAATTTGAGTGACATGTGATTAAATGTGTGGAAATTGGATTGACCCAATCTTTACAAATTGGACATTGTTTAGTTAGATTTCTTTTGGCTGCTTGGTCAGATTTGACTAGGTTAATATAATTGTGATAAAGTGAGCCAATGAAATAATTTTTAAATTCTCCGCTACCCTCATAACGAGATTTAGCTCTTTCACCTCTTGGCTTCCAACCAAGCAAGACTGTTGCAAAAACCCTAAGGTAATCTGCAACAAAATCTTCTTGTGAATCAAATAAGTATTTATATTTATCATACCACTCATGATAAAAATCTAAAGGGTTGTAAAGAGCAACAATACTCTTGTAGGCAAGTTCTATCTCATTAGAATTGCCTTTGCTAACTATGTCTTGGTAACTGATTACCGCTTCTTCGAGTCTATTTTGATATTCTGAATTTAATAAGTCTCCTCTCATATATTCCTTATTACGCAAATCCTTTTGCGCAAAAAACAGTTCTTTGGTCTACTAGAGGAGACGAACTAAATATATATACGTATGAGAAATAAAAAAAGTTACTCAGAAATTTTAAAATCTACAATTTGTAAATAAAATTGTGAACCAAAACCGCGAGTTTCTTTACCAAAAGTAAAAAGCAGATCAATATATTCTTCTACATAGTTGTCATTGTAATCTGAAGCCCTATGCCATAATAGCCCTGAAAGTTTTTTGTACTTGAATCTATCATGTTGTAATATGAATTTCAAATGTTTACCATTGGATAAATGTTTTTGCTCTAAGACCTTAACTTTATTTAACCAAAACACTGGCTCTGTGTGACCAGAACCAAAAGGAGCGAGTCCCTGTAAAGACTCAAAAGTTGTATCATTAACCTCACCAGCTGCTATAAATGAATCTGCAAAGAAGATTCTATTGCCAGGAGCAAAGTCTGGATTTAGTTCTGTGAGTACTTCACAAACAGAGTCTCTAAACGCCTCAAGATTTTTTTCAGGAACTTCCATTCCAGCAGCAAAGGCGTGTCCACCAACTATTGGGTTACCATCAAGTTTTTTTGAATAATAATCCAAAACTTTTTTATGTTTCAAAATATTCAAAATATTCACTGATTTAGTGGAACGGCAAGACCCTTTTGCTTTACCTTCATCATTTAATGCAAGTACAATCGCAGGTCTATGATATTTTTCTGCTAATTTGCCAGATACTAGCCCTATCAACCCTGGATGCCAAGATTTTGCCCAACATACAATTGCAGACATTTCATATAGTTTTTCTTCTTCAACCATATCTAAGGCTTCTTGAACCATGTGCTCTTGTTTGGATTGTCTTCGTTTATTTGCTGTGTCAAGTTGGTTTGCTAAAAACTTTGCTCTTTGTGGGCTTTTCTCTAACATTAACTCTACAGCAATCATTGGATCAGATAATCTACCTATAGCATTCATTCTAGGACCAATTTGGAATCCAATAGTTGTTGTATCAACATTTTTAGCTCCAGCAATTTTTAAAATTTCTTGAATACCCATTTTTTTAGAGTTAGATAGTACTTGGCATCCTTTGTGAACTAAAACTCTGTTTTCATCAGTCATTGGCGCAACGTCTGCGACAGTTCCTAGTGCAACAAATTCAATTGTTTCAGAAACAATTTTATTCAAATCAAAATTTAATGCTCTACCAAGTGCTAACATTAATTTAAATGCTACAGTGGCTCCACACAGCCCAGAAAAGCCATATTCAGAATCCAATCTAGCTGGATTAACTACAGCCACACAGTCTGGAATTTTACCGTCTTCGCTTGGAGAGTGATGGTCTGTAACAATTACATCTATGCCTTGTTCTTTGGCATAATCTGCAGTGTCAAAAGCGACAATTCCACAGTCCACGCTCATAAGAAGTGTGCATTTTTCTTTAATACATTCATCAACAGAGTGCCTTTTAATGTCATAGCCATCATCAAATCTATTTGGTACTTTATAAATAAAATTTGCACCAAACATTTCAAAACATGTAACGACAATAGAAGTGGATGTGATCCCATCAACATCATAGTCGCCCCAAACATAAATCTTTTCTTTTTCTTCAATTGCTTTTTTTAATCGCGCAACAGCTTTATCACAATCTGGCAAATTTTTAGGGTTTCTAATTAATTTTGCTGGCTTTTCAATAAATTCAAGTGCTTTTTCTTTAGAATCAATTCCTCTACTTGCTAAAATGTTAGCAATAGGCTTAGGTACTTCGCACTCTTCTGCTAAAGTGGATGCGAGTTCTCTACTAAATGATTTTAAAATCCATTCTGCTTTTTTCATAGTTTTATATACACCTCTTCATCTGAATTAATTATCTCATTGAAGATTATTTCAAGTGTTTCTTGATCTAAATCATCAGGATCTAAATTTTCAGGCATATCAATAACATTGGCGAAAATATTGTTTGCCCTTGCTTTGAAAATTGTTTTATTTGTTGCTGTCTTACCAGCTTCGTCACCATCAAGCATAATTAATATTTTGTTGGTGTATCTGTAAATTAGTTCGCATTGTCTTGATGTAAGCGAAGTGCCACATAAAGCCACTACATTTTTATACCCAAGCTGAGATAATCGCATAACATCAAAATATCCTTCAACTATCACACAGAACCCTAAGTCAAAAATATGTTTTTTAGCTTTGTCTAAGTTGTACAGGTGATTAGCTTTTGTATAAGGAGTGTTTATCCATTTAGAGGTTTTCCACTTCAAAAATTTATTCAAACCCACTAAATCAGATGTTTTTTGTTGATAGAAATCTTTAACGTCAGTGCTGTAATTATCAAGTTTTCTACCTGCAAAAGCAATGTGCTTTCCATACACGTCAAAAATTGGAACTACAATTCTACCATTAAGCAAATCAAAATTGAAACTTGAACATGAAGGACAAAATCCAATATTAAATTGCTCAACAGTAGTTGAATCAAAAAATCTATCCTCAAGATACTTTTTAGCACTTGAGGATAGATTTAGTTCTCTCTGGAATTGTTCAATCTGAGCTATCATTGAAATCTACTTCTTCAGTATATCCTATCAACTCGGAAGGTGTTTCAAAAACACTTTCTGTTTCAAGTTTTTCAAGCATTTCACTTACCATTTTGTCGTCAAACTTAATCTTTCGACAAATGTATTCAAATGCTGTTGCTGATTGGTCATTTCTTGTGCGTTTTGAAGGCGCTGGAATTTTCATCAAAAAGTTAATAAACTCTTTTGCTTCACCTGATTCAATAATTTCACCGTCTTCGGTAATATATTGATAACGCTTTTTGTTTTTAGCCCCCACTTCTTTGATTAACTCAACATTTCTTGCTTTTGCTCTCATTAAAAAGTCAATAACAGGATTTGAGTCCTCTTCTGTAAAGTAGATTGGAAAAATTACCTTTGTATTTGGAGCGGCATAACGAATTTTGTGCATTGTCAGCTCGGTTTTACCTCCAATAATTTGTTTATCAGCATTGTAAATGGCGCCAGCGGCTCCACCAATCTTTTTAAAAGTAAATCTATAGTGATCATAGAAGTATAATCCTTCACCACCTGTAGGTTTCTTCACAAAAGTATTTGGCATAGCTCCTGCGCCAATTCTGAATTGGTTAATCAAGATTACATTAGTATTGTACTCTCCAGTTAAGAAGGTGAGTTTTTTTGCAAGCTCACCAACAAGCACAGCATGTGCACCAATTTTCCGAGGATCATTAAAGCTTTTTTCCAAACTATCACTTGGAATTAATGCTGTTACAGAGTCAACAATAATTAATCCGTATAATCCAGACTCTACCATTGCACAAACAGTGTCACAGATAACTTCTCCAGAACCTAAGTTAGGAATCATTTCAAAAAGATTTGGATCTCTAGTAATGACACCAATTTGGTTAGCTCGCTTTTCGTAGAAAGAATTTTCTACGTTAAAGAAAGCCACTTTCATCCCCTTCTTTTGGGCTTGTGCCGCTGCCTTTAAAGCAACGTAAGTTTTTCCAGAACCACTTTCACCAATTAGTTCAATCAAGTTGCCCATGACGAACCCAGGCAAATCACCCATTTCACACTCAATCTCAGGGATTCCAAGAGGAATGTAATCTTTGTGTCTAGCGTCAAAATCCTCTCCCTTAACAATTTTGTCAAGGGAACCAATAGACTTAAGCTTTATTTCTAAAAGCTTTTGTCTTTCTTCTTTGCTAAGTGGTCCTTTTGCCATTACCAGTTTACATCCTCTAGATCAAAACTGTTATCTTCAGATTCAGACTGTGTAGAGGCAGTTTCAGATTGTGTAAAAGAGTGGCTTTCTTCAGACTTTTGCTCTTCTTCAGGATTATCTTCAATAGGAGGAGTGTGCTTGAAGATTCTTCGAATATCGTGACCGTACTCGAAATAGTCTCTCCATTCAGGCATTGATGGATCATTTTTTCGCTCCTCATTGTATTCATTCCTGAAAGCGTTCATTTCATCAGCAGACGGTTCTCTAACACTTCGGAGTAAGTTAATATGCTCTTCTGTCAATGGCATATCTTTAGGCACATCAAATACTTTATAATCTACATTGCCAAGCTTGGTAGCATCATAAATGGCTTGTATTCGCACTGGAGGGGCTACATCACCACCCAAGAAGCAGGAAATGTTTGGATCGTTTTCAGCTCTTCGTCCTTCTTCCCAATCAAAGAAAAAGTCAAACACTGATGGTCCTTTGACAAGAATCTTGTGTACCCAAGTACCATCTTCTTGTTCTTCTAAGCAGCGTTGAGCATATCGTCTTGATCCGATATATCCCATTGCTCTCCAAGGGCACTTAGTTTCATCATCATGACCAATACGAGTTGGAGATGCATTTTTATGAACATCAGGGAAAGGAACAGCTTCAGTTCCTTTTTGACCAGGGATTCGCTTTTTATTTTGTATCTCTGTAAAAAGTTGTGCCTCACCAACAAGACGGATCTTTCGAACCACCTTTGGAGTGTTTTTGACAGAGAGGTCTACGAGAATGTCCTTCAACTTAGGAAGGTCAGCATATTTGCTTTTGTTGTTTTGTCTTTCTTGTAATGACTTTGGTGTTACTCTTTTCATATTTTTCCTTTTGGACTTAATAAGTCAATTTAATTATCGTGAAAATTATTTAAAATTATCTCGAATGTTTTTGGTTTCTGTTACTTTTTTGTATGGGAGTCCAGATTTCCCCATCTTCTTCAATCACTTCCTCTTCTTCATTGTATGAAGTTTGATTTGAAATGACTAATTCGCCTTCTTGACCAAGTTTGAAATTTAATTTGGCTATAGATTGTTTTTCTTTTATAAGCAAATCAATTTGCTGAGCACAAAACATTATTGAGGAGTGTATTTTCTCCAAATAATTTTCTAATCTGCTCGCATGGACTTTTAGGTGAACAAAAGGCTGTACTACATAAGCGGCATTTGCTTTCTTTTCAACAGCAGTGCCTGTAAAAGCACCCTGTGCAAGTTCTTCCACATATTTCATGCCAGTTTCTGCAGTATCTCTCCAAGCTTTTGCAGCTGATAAGAGATTGCTTACTCTTAGCTTGTATGAAACAAGCCTAGCATAAGTGGAAGCGATATTTTCATATGTGAGAGCATGCGCACTTGGAACTGAAATATCCCAAGAGGATATTTCTTTATGAATTTCTTGATAATCAAGAGGGATCATTGTTTTAATGGTTTTCTCCCAAATTGTGACTTCATCAATCACTGCTTCTTTGGTTACACCATTTATTCTTTTTGAGATTTGAGAAGTAGCATCAAACTTTTCCCAATCTAAAAACTTATCTATAAAATTTGTATCTTCTATCATAGTTCATCCAACATTGAAAGTAAGTCTGAGCCATTTGAATTATTTTTTTGTGAAATATTTCTTATCTCAAGCAAACTCATTGTATTTAAATTTACGTTGATTGCAGTGGTTTTTTTCTTAGTTTTTGCTTTTGATTTGGAATATTCCAACCAAAAATCTAAAAAGTCCTCTTCATCTATATCTTTTTCATTAATTAAACAGTTTAAAGCGCCTCCTGCTGATAAAGCAACAAATAAAGATTTATTGCAACCAGACCTTTCAACGAAATCTGTTAAGCCTTTGTAAGGTTTATTTTCCACAATACTGCTACCACTATTGCCCACTCCTTTCAAAGATGTAATTGGAAGACAAATTTTTCCATCTTCAGATACAGTGGTAAATATGTCAGATTCATTAACATTTGGCTCTTGAATGACCAAGCCCAATCTTTCGCATTCTGTAAGATAAATATCAAGCTTGTCTGTGTCATCTTTGTCTGATTCAATACATGATGCCATCCATTCTGCAGGATAATAAGTTTTAAGATATGCAGTCCAATAAGCAACAATTGCGTACATACAAGCATGACTTTTATTGAATGCATATCCACCAAATTTAGACATTAATTGCAACACTTCTTTGATAACGTTGCCTGCAACGCCTCTTTCAGATGCTTTTTTAGCAAAGTTTTCACAAGCTTCATCAAATTGCTTACCAGATTTCTTAGCGATACCTTTTCTTAATTTATCTACTTCGATCCAATCTAAATTTGCCATTTCACGAGCCAAAAACATTGCTTGTTCCTGGTAAACCATAATTCCATAAGTAGGTGCAAGATGTTTTTCAACCATTGGATGACAGTATTTAACAGAGCTAGGATTGAATTTTCCTCTGGCATAATCTTGGATATAATCTAAGGGACCTGGACGATATAGAGCAGCCACTGCAATTAAATCATCCATGCTAGAAGCTTTTACTTCTTTCAGCACTTTTTGCATACCAGCACTTGCAAACTGAAAAATAGATACTGTGTTTCCTTTTGTAAAAACCGATTTGAAAACTTTTGCATCATCAAGCTCAATTTTCAGTAGATCAATTTCAACATCGTGTCTCTGTTTGATGAGTTTTTTAGCTAAAGAAATTTGTCTATATGTAGCAAGTCCAAGGTAGTCATATTTGATTGTTCCTGTTCTCTCAACATTTGACATATCGAAAGCTGTACACATAGTGCCTTTAGAATTTTCAACTGGCAAAACATGATGAATAGGTTTTTTTGACACAACTACAGCGGCGGCGTGTACACCTAAATTTGAAATTGTCCCATGCAGTTTTTCTGCATTTTCTGTTTCTTCCTTGAATCTACCAGCCCAATATGCAAAATCAGGGCTATCTTTAATAGCCTGTTTTATTGTCATATCAGGCTTATTAGGTATTGCACCTGAAACTTTCAGTGCCATTTGTGCCAAATTGTCACCATATTGTTTTTTGAACTTTTCTGATGTTTTTAATGTACCAAGAATTGATGCTTTAGCTTTATATGTACCCCATGTGCCAACAGCTTTAACATTATCTTCGCCAAATCTCAATTTAGCCCACTCAATCACTTCTTGTCTTTTTGAGTCATCAATGTCAGTATCAATGTCAGGCAGACCTGAAACTTTAGTGATAATTAATTCGCCTGTAGGAATTTCATTTGCAATACCAGCAACAAAAAATGTAATAAAGTTGGAAGAATTTTGTTTTAGTTTATGACCTTTCTTTGATGCACTCATCAACTTAATTAATGCTTTTTGGTTTTCTAAAATCCAAAGTTCTCTAGAAATTCTTGATTCATATTGATTATTTTCTGGGTTTTCAAGAAACACCTTACATTGTTCTTTTATCCAATTTTTAGCTTCAATTTCATCTATATTTTCATCAATATCATTGAAGGTTTCGAAGTCTATTTTGTATTGATTTCCTCTGCCAGGATTTAAAAATCGCTCAAACATTAAGCCGAATTTTATTGGATCAGCAGAAGACACACCTAAACAATAATTTAACAGTGATCCAACTCCTGAACCTCTCACTCCAAATAAAATGTTTTTCTCATTCATGTAATTGACCATTTCTTTTTGAATTAAGAAATAATCTGTTACACCCATATACCAAATAGTTTCAATTTCATATTTTAGTCTTTTTATATATTCGGGGTTTTTATCTAAACCTAGATTTTTTAGTCCAACAAATCCTTGATAAGCCAAATATGCTTCTTTGGATTCATGGTGTGGAAGTTTTGATTGCCAAAAATTTACAAATGATTTATTTTCTGTATCAATCTTTCCTTCTGGAAGCAAGTGGGGCAAATCTACTTCATAATAATCCTCTACCATCTCTTCAATGAGCTTAGTATTGGAAAGTGATTCTGGCACTTTTCCTCCGAAAATTCTATACATATCATCATAAGATTTTAACCAGAATTGGTGCGATCCATACGCTTCTTTCTTTCCTTGATTTTTAGAGCCTTTATCATCTCGCAAATCTTTCATTTGAATCAATACGTCATGCAGTTTCCAATCCATAGCTTCCACGTAGTGCACATCATTGGACGCCACAGTGCGAATATCTAAATCTTTGGCAATCTTAACCAGCGATGGAAGATTGTGTTTTTGTTCTTCAATACCATGATACTGAAGCTCAATAAAATAACGATCTCCAAACACTTCTTTATATTTTTTAGCTACCCTAAGCCCATCTTCGTAAGAACCTTTTAATAAAGCTTGATTTAATTCTGATGCAAGGCAACCTGACAAACAAATTAAACCCTCGCTGTATTTGGCAAGATAATCAAAATCAATTCTTGGAAAATAATAATAACAATCTGGATTTGAAGCCTCATAGCCTAGTTGTAGAATATTTTTATATCCTTCTTTATTTTGAGCAAGAATCGTAAGGTGAGATAATTTTTCTCTACCTTTTTTTGTTCCATCTGCAGCTAAATTGCTTTTATCATATCTATCTTTTGCTAAATAAAATTCACATCCTAATATGGGTTTAATATTGTTTTTATGAGCAGCATCAGCAAATTCAAAATGACCTGCCATTTTTCCGTGATCAGTGATAGCAATAGATGTAAAACCTTGTGCCTTTGCTCCTAAAATCAATTTTTCAGGCGTAGGGAGGGCATCTTGAACACTGTAATGAGTGTGGCAATGCAAATGCACGAAGTCTTTATTGTTACACATATATATCAATATACGGCAATTATTAATTAATTGAAGTGTTTTTTCCCAGCAAAAATTGATTATAATTTGCTGATAGATTCACACTTTTGTTTTGATACAAATAAGAACGTGGGCTGGGATTACCTTGAGGCAAGTTATATCTGTGAACAAAAAGATTTTTTAAGGCTCTTTGAATTGTAGAAATAGCTTGACCAGTATCTTCACTTATCAGCTCTAAAGCGTAAGGTTTTTTACTATCATATTGGCAGCCCACCAAACAAATTAAAAGATATTTTATATTTGTACTTGTCCATCCAACAATTATTTTATCAGATGTTGAAGAATTTTTTCTGGCAAAAAGATTCAAAACACTTATATCAAATGAATATTTTTTCGATTTATAAAAAAATGGCAGATTTTTTGAGCTTGTTAACACAATCTTATTTCCAGAAATTTTATAAAAAAGATTTGATTTTAGCTTTCTTTCAAAACAAGATTTTGAAAATCTCTTGTTGTATGGGAAGTCCAGATTGTGTAAGCCTGTAGAGTTCAAACTTCTAAGGTAAACCCAAATGAAATATTCAACATGTAAATTGTTTTTTAAAGCAAATTTACACAATTCTACATCAAACTTCATCATCAGAGTTCATCACCAGAGTTCATCACCACCCCGATAGTTGCTAAGCGTGATAACTCTCTTTCAGAGCCAGCTCTTAAAATATACCAATCTGCTTCTTGTTCGCTTACATTTGCTGCGTTCATGATTATTTCCTTACAAATTATGTGTTTCAAAGCTGCCACGCCATTTAAAACAACATTTACACAAATCATATTTGGAGGATTTTCCGTGTGATACTTAACTCGTTCTTGAATGATCTCCAAGGTTTGTGCATCAATTATTTTTTTTCCTAAAGCATCTTCAAGCTGTTCCATTTATAATCTCCTTCAGAGCATCATAATTTTGTTGCTCAATGTATTCATCCATTAATTTATACATGTCATCAGCTTTGTAAAAATCTGTTTTCATTGTTTTTTTTATTTTAATTGTAGCCTTTTGAATAAGTTTAGTCAATTTATTTTCTTCATTACTTGATTCCATAAGAGCTTTTTTAAACTTTTCATTTTTTGCTGTTAAAGAATCTATATTATCTAAATTCAATCCTTCGAAAGTAGCAATAATATTTACAGCTTGAAAAAAATTTACTTTCATCAACTCTGAAACCAAGGTAATTAAAGATCCTTCACGACCACAACCAAAACATTTGAATAAGCCTTTCTCTAAATGCACTCCAAATGAAGGACTTGTATCAGCATGATCATCAAAAGGGCATGAACACATAAGGTTCCCATTAGATGATTTATAAAATTCACATCCAAAATTTTCCTCCAACCATGCATCGGCATGAAACATCGTATTTAAATCATTATAATCAAAAATCAAAATTTTCCGTCCAATTTGAAAGATCTGTTTCTATATTTTCAAAATTATTATAAGTTTTTTTGGTGTTGGTGCTTTCATAATTTTTCACATCGGCATTGCTAATTAAATCTAATGCAGATTGCTCAGAATCAGTGAGTTCTTCCACCTTATTATATTCAGGTATCCATCTAGCATCAAAGGGCTTAAACCATGCATCTCGCATTTTTACAGGGTAGTACTTGCAAAGTTGATCTTCCTTGTTTGGCTCCATTCCTATAACATAAGTAGACAAGTGCATCAACCTTTGGTCACCAGAAGCGGCGTCTTGATAATATGCAGATGCTTTACCATCTTCTTTTCTTTTTCTATTTTCTTTAATTGAGTCTCTGTTGATTTGCTGAGCTGTCAAAATTGGAATACCATATCTTTTGGCTACCTTGAACAAGCCTTCGGCAGCATCCCCATTTTTTTCCCAGTGTTTTGCATTTTTGCTTGTAGATCGTGTTGTCATGTTGCCGATATAATCAGCTACGACTAGATCTGGTTTACCTTTAGTTGCAGTAATTTCTCTTATTTTTTGCTCAATAAATTCAGGGGTTGGGTCTTCAATGGCTTCCATGTACTCAAAATATTTTCCATTGTCAATCTCTTTGAAAGATTTTTCTAGTTTTTCTCTTTCACTTGGTGAGATAGAAATACTTTTAAGTCTACTATAATCAACTTGTGAAATCAATGATGCGTGTCTAAGCTTACACAGCCATGAAGACATTTCAAAAGAGAAGTAAAGAACATTTTTTTTACAAACTCTGTGTGCATGGTCTGCCCAGTTAAGCAACTGCACTGATTTACCTCCAGAGCTTGGAGCAAGAAGACAAACTAATTGTGATGGCATAAAACCAAAAGTCTTTTGGTCAATTTGAGATAAACCACAATTTATCCCTTTGAACAAGTCCATATTTGCTGCCCTGTTATCATATTCTTCAAAGAAGAAAGTGCTGGCTTCAGACATGTTGAATTCAACTTTATCTTTAGAGAACTCATCTTGCTCCTGAGTCATTGCATTAACATAATCTGTAATTAAAGCAATTGAGTCTTTAATTTGATCATTCTGGACATACTCTGCCATTTTATCAACCATTTCAGTTTGCAATTTGACACAATATCTATCTTTGATCAAATCAACTAAGTGTGGCAGTTCATCTTTTGAAGTTTCTTCATCAGCTATTTCTAACCACAAATTCAAAAACTTTGCCTGAGTTTGTGGCTTTACGCCTTTTCTTAGAAGTAAACTTTCTAAAACAGTTTCTGTAATTTTATATCCGCCCGAATCTTTTGAATATTCGTGGCATAATTTAAAAAGTTTCCCTGTTAAAGAAATATCAGCACCTGGTTCTTTTGTCAGGAAGTGATACTCTTGAAGAGCCTTTTCTATAGCTATATCTACTGCACCATCATAAGTTGTGATGCATTTTAAAATTTTGAATTCAAGTTCTCTTTGATTTATTTTCATTTGTTAGTGAAGCCTCTGGCAATTTAAAAGTAAAAGTTTCGCGTGTGAACTTATTCCACATAAAACCAAAAACTGGATTTTGATTACTAACTGTATCTATTGAGCAAATTGTAATTTTTCCAGCATTAAGCCTAGTTGTAATAAGTCTATCTAATTGCACTGCAAAAAACTTATTGTTTATGTCATATTGAAAGATTGAATCAAAGATTAAAAAATCTACATCAAGACAATCATTAAAAAAATCTTCATGTACTTTTCTGGCTTCAAACGATTGAAATCTATCTAAATAATCTGACCATTCAACAAATTTTGTGGTATGCCCATTGTTAATTGCAGACTGAGCAATCATTGAAAGTAAAAAAGTTTTTCCTGAAGATTTTGTCCCATCCAAAATTAAGTCTGACACAAAAACTACAGAGTCTTTGAACTTAACTTTCATGCCTTGCCCATTAATAATGCTGTCCAATGCCATGATATAATTGACAACAAATTGATAAATTGATTCACTTCTTTTTTTTGCCACACCTGTAAGTTTTCCTTTAGGTGAGTAGGTAACTGACCAATCAGTTTCCATAGTACAAAAATGGTATTTTTTAGGAATACCAGATGAGGTATACAATCTTCTCAACTTGTTTTTAAAATCTATCTTTTGTAAATCTGGATTGTCATAAATAGGACTGGTGTTCATAATTCTTCTTCTTCGATATTGTTCGTCGGTACATAATCCTTCAAGATCACTACATTTTTAGATTTTGAAGCATTTCTGGCTCTTTTACTTGCCCAATCTCTTAACTCTTCAATTTTCTCTTTCATGGTTATGTAAATAGGTACCGATTCTTTTAGTTCTTTAATAATATCTACGGAATTTATTGGTCTTTTGTTGTCAGAAAAACCTTCATACATTGCAGAAACAATCGCGGCTTCAATCTCAGCACCTGTAAAACCTTCAGAGTTGGAAACAAGCTTTTTTAAATCAAAATTTTCGATATTAAAATTTCTTTGTTCTAAATGAATTGACCAAATTTCTTTTCTTTCTTCATCATCTGGAAGGTCAACAAAAAAAATGTCATCAAATCTCCCTTTCCTTATTAATTCAGGCGGAATGTTTGCTACCACGTTTGCTGTAGCTACAACAAATACAGGAGACTTTTTTTCTTGCATCCATGTCAAAAAAGTTCCAAAAATTCTCGAAGACGTTCCTGAATCTCCTGTATTACCGATGTTAGAAAACGCTTTATCAATTTCGTCTACCCACATTATACATGGTGCAACAGACTCTGCTGTTTTGATCACACTACGAAGGTTCTCTTCTGAACTTCCTACAATTCCACTAAAAACCCTGCCTACGTCCAGCCTCAACAAAGGCAACTGCCAAAAAGATGCGATTGCTTTTGAAACTTGTGATTTACCTGCACCTTGAATTCCTATAATCATTAAGCCTTTGGGATTAGCTGGCAAACCATAATCAATTGCAACGTCAGAAAAAGCGTGTTTTCTTTTAACAAGCCAATTTTTCAAATTAGCTAAGCCACCCACTTTGCTTAGATCAAACTCTAATTCAATCCATTCTAAAATTCCAGATTGTTTTATTATGTCTTGTTTTTTAGACGCAATTTTTTTTGGGCAAAATTCATTTTCAGTTAAAATAAAATAAGTGCAAATCATTTCCACTTCTCTCAAAGAAAGCCCTTGAAAAGCTCTAGTTATATTTTCAATTTCATCATGGTTATATTCTGTTTTGAAAGTTTTTAATTCAGTTCTTTTTTTTACCTGATTAACAATTGAAAGAACTTTTTCATTGATAAGCTCTTTCTCAGGCAAAGGCCAATCCAATAAACATACTAACTTTTCAAATTCTATGGGGAGAAAATATTTTGCACCTGTGATAATTACACATTTTCTTTCAGTGTTGCATTTTTCTACTAAATTTTTTAAAGCTCTTATGGTAACTATTTCTACTTGACCAGGATGACCCTCAGGTGCTAAGAACTTGTAAAAATCATGTAACACTAATATACAAAAATCATCTTTTTCTACAATTAACTTTTGAAACCAATCTAAGATTTCTGTTTGATCTAAGTTTGGATCTATTTTGAATGAGTTTGAATTAGTAATGCCTCCAGATGAAATGTCCCAGTAAACAAACGACCAAGGCTTTGATCTGTTACAAGCAATTGATTGAATTGAATCATCAACTCTATGCTCCTCATGTGTAGTGATGTAAATTAAAGAACGATTTGATTTAATTTGATTTTCTAACTCTAATTTGTATTCATCTGATTTCAACATTTAGGGCACCAAGGTTCATTTTTGAAATAAAGGAATAATTCTGAAAAAGAATTTCCGTAATTCCAAAATAATACTTCTGAACTATAGGGCGCATTTTCTACTGTTGTACGCAACATATTTTTTAATTTATTTAAATCTTCTTTGTTTGTAGTCAAAGATTCTAATTTTTTAATAATTACATTTTCTAAACTTTTGCGATCAGCGTTTTTTTCTTGCATTAATTTTGTAGCTGCTAAGGCAATACCATATTTTTCAAAACAATAAAAAATATTTTTACCCACTTCTAAGCCATCTAAATCTTTGAGAGAAAGCTTATCTGCAAATTTGAAATTCAAAAAATTTATGTCCCATTCAGAAGCAAACGCAGCACATGAAGCAAGGCTAAAACCTTTGTATTTTTTGGAAAAGAAATCATAATTGTCAAAGCACCACTCTAAATATTGATCAAGTAAATCTTCTGTTACAGTATAATTTTTTGAAAGACCAGTACAAATGTTGTTAAACGTAATTGCTTCTAATCTTTTTGTAATTTTAAGAAATTCACCAGTTCTCATTAAATATTTTGTTCTGAACTTAGTTTTAGTAAACTCATATTTTATGAAATCTTCTTCCTCCAATGGAGTAAGATTATCATACCACTTATTTAAAATATTGATGATTTTTTCTTCAGTCTGTTTCATCTTGAGTGTTTACCTGTGATACTCCATCATTTTGATTAACAAAAATAATATGATCTGCATAATCTGCAAATACATCATGCATGTGAGTGGCAAAAAATATTTGACGATCTGTAGAGTCAATGTATCGTCTCATAAATTTTGCAACATTACTAATTTTTTCGTCAGAAGACATAGATCTAAAAGATTCATCCAAAAGCATTGGACCTGAATATTTTAGCCATTCCAGAGCGGCAAATCTTAAAGCAAAGGATGATGATTCACAAACGCCTCCGCCTCGTTCATCTTTTAATCCAGTGATAATTCGTGTAGATTCTAGATTAGATTCAATTCCCACTTCCATTTTAAAAGCAGCGGAATTCTTTTTTTCTTCATTTTTCAAAAATACTAAAGACCTATCATCTTCATAAATTGCCCTGAGAGCATGTGTGCCTGTGTTCTCAATAGATTTAATCGCACTCTCTCTTCTGTGTGCAACAAAACCCAAAAGTAAAAGATAAGCATCTTTTTTATTTTTGGCATCTAAAACATCTGCATCAATTTTTGTTTTTAAATTATTAGTTTGAACGACAATTCTGTCTTTCACTCCTTTTGCTAAAGAAACTTGATTTGATAAAGAATTGATTTTAGCATTTAATTTTTGCAAATTCGGACTCAATTTCATCTACCTCCAAACTCAACTTTTCACATAACTCTTTGAGATTTTTTTGATATTCTACGAGTTTGTCAGGGACTTCTGATAGCGTAATTCCAAATTTAGATTTCACTTCATCTTCTGCTTTTTTTCTTTTCTCTAGCATTTCTTCAATAGATTGTTTTTTTGCAGAAGCTTGCGCTTTTAAAGTAATGAGTTTTGTTTCTTTTTGTTTTAATTGTTCTGAATAATTCATAATACTCCACCTGTTTTTACTAAATCAATGGCATCAATAGCCTCTTTAACCACAGACTCAGTTGTGTTTGCTTTTTTAGCATAATCAATCAAATCATCCTTTAAATCACTTGATATTGGCGAAACCATTTCTATATCTGTGATTGCTTTGATGAAAAGTTCTGTGTTTTTATTTTCAGTTTTCTTTTGTAAATTTTTATTTACATCAAATACTACGTCATAAGGTAATGAATATTTCAAATACATTTCGCGTGTTTTCAATTCATTTGTGATGTAATCATATTGGCATAACATAACTGACACTTTATTTTTTTCATACTCTGAAGATATTTCGTGCCTACCTACTGGACCAGGATTCACAAATTTAATGCCATTTTTCTCAGCTTGCATTTTTTTGTGTATATGACCTGAAAACAGTAACTTTGTATTTTCACCAACTTGCAAATCATCAAAAAGAACGTGATCAAATTTAGCTGGAACAGTAACGATAGATGCATGTAAAAACATTATCTTCTCATCATAATCAAGCAACACGCCCTCTCTGAGTTTTTGATCTAAATCAGGTGTAAAATGCCAAAATCTTATTGATAAATCTGGAAGAAAATCTACACACTCAATTACTCCTGCCGATATTAGAGTATAAAGAGCTGATTTTTCTAAATTATTTGGATTATGTGCAATATCGTGATTTCCTATAACCACATACTTTTTGAATGACCATAATTCACCTTTATTGGAAGATAAAATTCTTAAAGCGCGATTTCGACACTCACCACCAACCTCCATTCGATTAAAAATGTCACCCAAAAATACACAAAAATCAACTTTTGCAGCTTGTGCAATTAATAAACATTCTTCTAGCTCCATTAAAGTAGCTTCCATGTAATTATCTAATCGATTCTGTGGTGTTTTAGAATCTAAATGATTATCGCCAATAACTAAAAATCTTGTGTTCATTTTAATACACTCCCGCAAACTTCACATTGAATATTTTCATCAATTAAAAATTGCTTAAACTCTTTCAAATTTTTTTCAGACTGTGTGATTTCATTTGCAATTTTTTTGTAGTCATCACTTAGTTTTTGACCGTGTTCTTTTATTTTTTCATGTAATATTTTACAGTCATTCAATGATTCAACTGTTTTTAAATTTTCTTTTTGATTATTGATTAAAACTATTTGATTTTCTGCTTTGGTGATAATGCTTTCTAAACTTAAAATGCAATTTTCATCAAAAGACTGATCATTTAAAAGATTAAATAATTGCAGACTCTGTAAATCACTAGACAAATCTAAGGCATCCTTTACAGATTTTGTAGCAGTCTCGATTTTTGTTATCAAATCTGTTAAAACTTTTAAATAACTTTTGTCAACTTCTAAATTAATTCCATCAATCAAATTTGTAAATTCATCTATTTTATTTTCAAGTTTATTTAAACTGTCAAACCTATCAGACAAATCATTTACTTTACTTTCATAATCTTGCACAAAACTGTAAGATTGTATTTCTTCAATTAAATTTTTATATTCTTTTTCATCATTTTTGGTTTGTTTTTCAATCGCTTTATATGAAGACATCAAATATTTAGCAGAATCCTCAAGCACTGAAACACCTGTAAGATTTGATAAACTTCTTGGCAAATCGCTAGGAGACAAATCAATTAAGAATAATTTTGAAAACTGATCAGAATAAGAGATTAAACCATTGAAATCATCTTTTGGAGGGTTGCCCAATAACTCTTTTATTTCATCGGGGATTTCTGAATCTATTTTTGTTTTTTTAATTTCCTTGCCATCAGGTTTAATAGCAATAATATCATTTTTAGACTCACCCTTCACCCTTGTTACTTTTAAGCCATCACTAAACTCAAGTGTTACTTCAGTTTCTTTTGCACCCCAATGAATTAAAGAATCTCTTTTTGGATAATTATAAAGAACAAAAGAAATAGCCCTTAAAATTGCGGACTTTCCAGAATCAGAAGTTCCAATCAATAAATTCAAACCTGGCTTACAGTGAATAACTTGATTTTTATAACTCTGAAAGTTCTTTAGTGTAATTGTTTTGATATATCTTTTCATAAAATTAAGTTTGAAAGCGTGGTGTCTTCAAAATGATATGGGAAAGATAAATTATTTGCAAATAAACAACCTACAATTACCCCATCAACTGGAGACCAACAATTACTATACGTTGAACAGTAACAATTTGGTTCTGAAATTTTGTTTAGCTTTTTGCACAATAAGCATTTCCAGTAAGTGTATCTTAGGTTTAAAGCACAGTAATTATAACTTAAATCTCCCGAACCAGATAACACAATCTTCTTTGTTTTTTGGTAAAACCTATAATTTTGATCTTTAAATGGATCAACTTGCATGTGTTCATAATCTTCTTCTGATATGAATAGCCCACCTGTATTTATATAATTTAGCTGAAAAACATTGCACGTCCAGCCATTTTCTGATTTTATTACTTGATTCAAGGGGAAATCTAACATATTGAGAAGATAATACTATGCCTGTAGTTAAAGTTGACAGAGATATTGTACTTGATAAAATATACGAATGCAGAGGCAAAATTGATTTCACTAACAAAGATGCACTTAAAGCCATCAGCGAGTTGGTGGATTTAATAGTTCATGCACAAGATGCTGAAAATCAAGCAGTTTACCCTAAAATTAAAATCGGACGATGAATTTTGTTGAATACTTAAATAAATTGGACCAAAATGGCATGTTTGCTAAAGCAGATAGATTAGAGAAGCAAATTTTTGCTGCAAATTTTAACTTAACTAAGAAAAAAATCACCCCTCAGCAACAGTTGAACAATAAACTTGATGCAATAAATACACAAGTGCTTGATTTAAAAGATAAAATGGATGATGCTGATTCACAAGGTGGTGAAACAAAATTAGTTCTCGACGGTAATCAAGTGGAATTCAAAGAAAAATGACAGCCAAAAGACTAGAAGAACTGAAAAAAAAATTCACTGAAGCCAAAGGTGACATAAATGATTTAGGTGAAATTTTGTGTGATTTATTTCAATCTAACTCAAATCACCTTAAAGATCTTAAAACACAAATTTCTGAAATAAAAAATAACCAAGAAATAATCTATGAAGATATCAATGACATCAAAAATCTCATGGACCCAGTTTACACAATCATTCAAAATGATGAAGAAACAGATCAAGATGAATAATAAACTTTAAAAGTTTGATCTGTTTCCAAATCTAACCAAGTGTCAGAATCTAATTGGTAAATATTAGCAGTAGATGTGAATGGACTCAAAAATACATCATCTTTATCGACTATAATATATGGAATTTCAGATCCTTGAACATTAAGCTCTTCACCATCCAAACTTGTTTCATCAGATTTAATAAAACCTGATACCCTTAAGCCATTTTCATTTAAAAGAGATAAATTGAAGGAATCAATCATATCTACTTCTTCGGCAATTGACAATAATCTGTTTATTGTATCTTCATTAGGTGCTTTTTTGTTCAAAATTTTTTCAGATACTTTATGTTTTGAATTATTGACTGTTTGTTTTGTTTTTTTCAATTGACTTTCATGAAAAAGATCTGTGAAATTTTTAATATTTACATTCATGCCTGATTCTAACAACTCATTAATTAAAGTGCAAAACTTTACCCAATGTAATGTTATAACATTGTTTTCGTCAATTGATGAGCTTGTCACCACGTCAACATTTACGTGGTTCATTAAGTCTATCACTGACTGTTTTATGCTTTCATTAAAATTTTCAGATTGTGTGAGTTTATTAATAATTTTTTCTGTTAAATAAGCATTTTTGTCAAACATTTTAATATTATACAAAATATTAGGATCATATTTGGAAATATCAGAAATTTACTTTATGCCTGTTCTACCTGCATCATATTATTCCAGCTACTATGTTGTAGAGCTAGACTTTTGGCAATTTTTTGAAAGATTGGGAATCCCAACATCATTTAATTCACTGGTAAAAATTTTAGCAAGTAATTTTGAAATTGAATTAAGTTCAGGTATGGATAAAAAACTCATGGTACAAGGAAAACCAGGTATTCTTGTTCAGAGCGTACCAAGCCCTACATACACATATACTATAACCGCTCCAATAATAATTGACGTGGCTGGAGGAAATCAAGGCTTTTTAAGATTTAATTGCTTAAACTATTTAGCATTAAACTTAGCTAACTGGCAATGGCAAAAACTTCATCATTATCCAAGCGACTCAGATTATAACACAGATTTTATTTCAGAGTATGTCATTCTTAAAAAATATACTGTAAACGCTTCTGAAAATGAAATAAAACAAACATTAATTATTGAATCTAACATCCCATTAACAAGAAATACCAATTCAGAATTTTGGATTGATTCTTATTTTTTTTCTTCAAGCGATTTTCCCGCACAATCTAATTTTTATTTAGGCAGATTGGGCAAAAATTATGATTCTCTTGTTGGTTTCAATATTGAAGAGCCTGGTGTGAGTTCTTATCAATTTAACTTAGCCTCATCTGGAATTTTTCTTGATGATTATAATTTTGATATTGAATTCGAATATGAAAAACACTTTCTTGTGAATGTAGGAAATCTTGTAACATTCAACATAAAAAATTATGCAATAACTCAAAGATTTGGTGTCACTGGTTTTGAGCAATTAACACTGCCTGCATATTTTTCACAATCTGAATATTCGTATTACAATACATTAATAAATTTATCGTTGATAAATTTAATTTTTTTGAGAACAGAATTACCAATGCTTTGTAAAAGTAAAAAATTTATTTTGACTGCAGAATCACTTATTAAAACAGATTTTGAATTCAATTTTGATGGAGCAGCATTCTATCCTGATTATAGTAATTTATTTATTTCAGATCTTGCTTAAAAATGTACAATTAAAAAGTGGACAAACACTTTGAACTTGAAGACGGAATAAAAATATTAGAATTTTTTATGCCAGGAAGACCCGCAACAAAAAAAACATCACAAAGAATTGTCAGAAGAAGAATTTTACCATCAGAAAGATATGAAAATTACGAAAAATCTTGCAAAGAAATTTTTGAAAGTGTTTGGAAAGACAAAGGCGAAGAACCAATTTCGTGTGGTGTTTCTGTAAAAATTACCATAACTACAAATACCTGGGTGATTGGTGACCAAGTAGGATATCAACAAGCAATCGGTGATATTTTGGAAAAGTATAAAATCGTTCGAAACGATATTTTAATACACTGGGCTGATTTTGGTAAACATATGATTACCGAGCCTGATAAAAACAATCCAGGTTGTAAAATTGAAATATTTAGATTCAGGCACCCCTTAGAGACTAGAACTAATTTTTTTGAAAGATTTTCCGAAAAAGACAAAGACCAAGTGTTGAAAAAAAAGGCGAAAAAAACCACAAACGCAAAAAAAACAAAACCTAAACGTAAAACAATTCGTAAAAAACTTTAATGAAAGAAATTTGGCTCTCGCCTTCCGACCTATCCTATTTTTGGTCAGACTCTAAAGTAGGATTCTATGATAAATATATTTTAAAAATTCAAAGACCAAAACTTGCATTTCCTTCTGTATTTACTACGATTGATCTTTGTATGCGACATGCATTTGATAAAGTGGAATGCACTGACATAGTTGAGGGCGCTCCTTCTGGACACATCACTCACGAAGACATCAATGTTCAAAGTAAATTATTTACGTTAGGTGATTTCAAAGTGGGTTTTAAGGGTAAAATTGATTGTCTCCTCGACACCAACAATGGCAAGCATTTTGTAGTTGATTATAAAACCACACACATTTCTCAGAAACTTGCTAGTATTTATTTCTTACAATTAATGGCATATGCTTTTTGTTTACAAAATCCCCTTCATGGTGAGCCAAAAGATATTGAGGGTTTAGGTCTAATTGTTTTTCAACCTGAAAATTTTAATTTTGTCAAAAATCAAGACAAAGGTGTTTTAGATGGACAATTAAAATGGGTGCCTATAAGCTATGATAAAGAAAAATTCAAGTATTGGATTCAAAATGATTTGAAATCAGTGTTACATTCTGAAAGAGATAACTTATTCAAATCTGGCACAGATTTATCATGGGAAAGATTTATTAGTTCTTACACGGTGGAGGAAATTGAAGAAGATAATATTAATTAAATATTATGCTTAAAATTGCCGAAATTGTTAAACAAAGTGTTAAAGAATATTATAGCGGTAACGTTAAACTTGCAGAAGAAATGTTAGATTTTGCCCTTCGTTTGGCAAAGAAAAAAAAGAAATCTACAGAGTATAAAGGTTCTTCTAAAAATGCACCCACTGACATGGCTTTATACAATAGGGTGAAAAGTGAAGCTAAAAAGAAATTTGATGTTTATCCAAGTGCTTATGCAAACGCTTGGCTTGTTAAAACCTACAAAGCAAGAGGCGGTGGTTACAGGAAAAAGGATTAAAAAAGTCTTTACTTCAGTAATTTAACAAGCAGTTCTGAGAGAAATTAGAATGAGTATTTTTAAAAAATCAGATTTAGATAAGTGGTTTAATGAAGAAAAGTGGGTTGATGTTTCAAGACCTAAGAAAGATGGTGGCTTTGAAGAATGTGGTAGGTCTAATGCTGATAAAGGAAAATACCCAGTATGTACCCCAGCATCTAAAGCTAGAACATTAGATGAAAAGGAAAGAAAAAATCGAATCAAAGCTAAAAGAAAAAACGAAAAGAAAAAACGAAAAGGCAAAAGCCCGCACATGACTAATTACACTCCAACACAAGGAGGTAAATCAAATCCAAAGACTGCAAGCAAAAATCTTGTTGAAAATCTTGTAAAATCAAAAGGTATCAAAATAGAAACTACTTTTTTAAATTGTTTAAGAATGTATGACGAATACTTTTTTGATCTGAAAGGTAGTTGGGATTTTGACGATCTTCTTACTCCTAAAATGATAGAAAAACTGTTGCCAAGGGAAGTGTTAAATCTTCCTGTAATAATTGATGGTAAGCATGTTGTAATTGATATTCCTGATACAGGGGTGGAAGTTTTTAATATGATTCCAGAACATTTAATTGATACAACAATGAGGTGAAAAATGAAACCAGCTTTACTAGATTCTATTTATAATAAACTTAATTCTGAAGACCAATCTTCAGGACTTCAAAACAACGCTAAAGCTTATGCTAAAAAAGTATTAATGCAATATTTACAAATTTTAGATAAGGCTGATGTTACTAATCTTAAAGAAAAAGTAAAAGTACAAACCAAGTTTCCTGACGGATATGTTTTGAATTCAGTTTATCCTGCAGGATATCACATTATTACTTTGATTCTTGAATCTCCAGAATTTGAAGATTTTATCAAACCCCTTGATGAAAAGTTTTTAGAAAATTGTGATTGCAGTAATAAAGAAGAAATTCTTATGTATCTGAAAAACGCAATTATTGACGTGGCTGATGAATCCACTGATCAAAAAGATTGGATGAAAGCAATTGATGGTTTCAATTCTTGCGACGACATCCCTGAAGATCAAGATTTTGATGACGAAGATTGATTTTTTTCGTATATTAATTTGTGTTAAAAAAAACTAATTTATTATCTTTTGATGATGTTTGGCTTGAGCCACGCTATTCAGAAATTGAAAGCAGATCAAATCCAGACTTATCAAGTGCCTTATCGCCTTTTGTCACTCTTAAACATCCTGTAATTGCCACAAACATGGCATCTGTAGTTGGTGAAAAAATGGCACATACGTTAGATAAAAGTGGATCAATAGCATTTTATCATCGGTTTCTTTCCAGAGATGATTTAATTCACTTGACCACATCTTTTCCAGCTAAAATGAAGTATTTTCCTTTTTCTATTGGAGTGAAAGAAGAAGATCTTAATGTTGCAAAAGACATTTTTTATATGCTTGGAAATGATGCAATTATTTTAGTGGATATAGCTCATGGGCATTCCAAAAAAATGGGAGATTTTGTTTCTAAAGTTAAAAAAATTGGCTTCAATACTGTCGTTGCTGGAAATGTAGCCACACAAGAGGGCTATAAGTTTTTAGTTGATCATGGAGCAGATTCTGTCAGAGTTGGTGTGGCTGGAGGAAAAGCTTGCACAACCAAATATGTTACTGGTCATCATATTCCAACTTTACAATCTGTTTATGAGGTTGCTTCGTGTAAAACCACAGCATCAATTATTGCAGATGGTGGTATTTCTACTTCTGGTGATGCAGCGAAAGCATTAGCAGCTGGAGCAGATTTTGTTTGTCTTGGTAGCGTGTTAGCACCTACCTCTGATTCCCCTTCTGAGTTAGTTCATGATCCTGATGGAAGCTCCTACAAACTTTATTATGGCATGTCTTCAAAGACAGCTATGGATAAGTTTTTTGGAGTTAGAAAATCTCATGTTGCACCAGAAGGTAAAGCAATTAGATTGCCTTATGCTGGCGAAACTTCAGACATTCTCAAAGATTTCTTGGCAGGAATTAAGTCTGCTTTAACCTATTCTGGAGTAAATAATTTAGAAGATTTCAGAAAGTATGCAATTTTGAGACATAACTAACGTATATTATAATAGGAGGTGAAACATGAGTTATTTTAAGGATTTCAAACTGAATCTAATGGTTCAAAAGATTCTTATTTTTGTTGGCACAGCTTTTCTTACTGCTTTCAGTAATCAATGGCTAAGCGCACATGATCTCAAAGCTGCAGTTGATGCAGGTTTGGCTGTGTTGCCACAAGCTGTACTATATGCTCTTGGTTTTGATCAGTTGACATTCAACTTTTTCAAGCAACCAGAAGTTAAAGCAATGGTTTCAGCAATGCAAACAAAGAAGGAAAATTAACATCGTTGTCATAAACTTGTATCAGTATGGCTATTTCTGATACAAGTTTTTTTAGTTCTTATCAAGCCATAATTGGCACATCTTATGCCAAAGGTTTTGAAGAAGTGTATAGCCCTACATCTACACTTATCACATACATTGCCTCTAGACAACTATTCTTAGCAAGTATGTCCACCACTGAAGTGGCTAATGGTGTGAGTGTGGTTAATGCGCATTTAAGCAATGAAAATACATACTCTACAGGTGCGTTAAACATTGCAAAAACAGTAAATCAAACTCTGAATAATTTTTTCAATAACACATATTCATCTGCTCTTCGAGACTGGTTTAATGCTCTAAGTATTTCTCGCAACGTGGCTTGGCAAAATTCATTCAAAGAATCTTGGTATCAAGCAAATGCTCAAGAACTAGTTCAGCAAATTGGTTTTGCATCCTGGAATGGAACAAGTTTAATTTATTATCCAGCTACCTCGCCAATTACTAATAAACAAAATGTTGCAAGCATTTCTACAATTTCAGGCAATAATGTTACTGTTTCTGGATTTTCACCTATAACTAATTTTGCCATGAATGGAGACATTATTGTAGCTTCACCTGTAAGCGGATTACCTAGCTCTTCAGCTATATCCCTCTCTACAACAGTGGTCGGAGTTTTGAATACAAATACTATAATTCTTTCTGGTCCAATTAGTACAACTTCATCAACATTATATGCTTTTAGACCAATTAAAAATGCAGAATATTTCGAATTTAGATTTGGCACTGCTTCAATAACAGGACTTTCATGCACCAATTTATTTTCTAATTTAGGGATCACTGTTTATTTATCTACAGGTGTAACCACAGTAGTGAATTTAAGCACCACAAACGCCACTGGAAGGGCAAACATCGGCATTTTTAACAACTCCACTTATAGAGCACTTGGTATTACCTCAATGGGAATTACTTCTGGATCAATCGCAGCACTTGGTACAGTAAAAGCTCTTGAAGTGTGGGTGAAATCCACAAATTAATTTTAGCTATATAAATCAGCATATTCTGGTAAATTTATATCATCTAACAATTGTGCGATTTTTAAGTTATTAATGATTTCAAAAGATTTCTTTTCTTTTTTACTCTTTTTCTTTGAATCTGGATTTTCTTTATAAAATTGTTTCCAAGCAGTACCATAAGCGATTTCATACATTTTTTCTTCACTCATTTTTTTCTTACTTTTTTTCATTTTGTCAACTATTGCATCTGCAACTTCATCTACTCTGTGTGGCACTCCTTTTCTAGGCATTTCGATTCTCCTGGTTTTTGTTTCTGAAAAAAAATTGATTTTTCCTTATTTTTAATTAAGGTAATATTATCACTAGGCTTGTATAAAATATTGATGCTAGATTATTGTCTGTTTTTTATTTTACTACAGAACGAGATTGAATCTTATAGGTTTTATGGCAATTATTTTGATCTACATGCAAAAAATAATCTTTTACTTTTGAATAAAAATATTAAAGAATCCGACAATCCAAATTTAGTAATGATTTATAAAGAATCAAATCAATTCATTGAAAATTATTGGAAAACAGTATTGTCAGATTGTGTGAAATGGTTGATAATTGTGCCTCAAGATCAAACCAGTGCAATCGTAACTTATAAAGAACTAAGAGCATTAGGTGAAGCAGTATTGATTCTCGATAAAGAGCCAATAATTATTATTAAAAATTTGAAAGATAATTTCAAATCATTTTACAGACAAGAAATTCTACTACCAATACTAGAACCAAATATTGATGACTTTATAAATGTAAAATTAAAAAAACAACCTCTTGATGATGTATGTGTGGCTACTGGTGACAGAGAAAAAATTCTTTTGAAATGCTTCACTTCCACAGCTCCTTATATTTACTTTGGTGAACCAATCTCTGAATACAATCTATCGAAACTGAAATGTTTTTTCAATGCAAAAATAAAAATTATTGAATGTGTAAATCAAAAATATCACACAACAGGTTTTTTTGTAGATCGTGAATATTTTGAATCCACTTATATTTATTCAGTGGAAAAAATTGCTTCTATCAAAAACGTGCTTAAATTTAAAGAACATCACATTAAAGCCCCCGTATATTAATTATGTTTGATAATTTTATAGATCCTTTTATCTGTGTAGACGTAGATCAAAAATCCACAATGAATAGCTTATTAAAAGATTTTGATACACAATATCCAAATAGAATTGTAAGATTAAAAATTAATGGAGAATTTTCGCCTTTTTTCTATGTGGGTGCTGGCAAATTTATTTATAAAAAATTAAAAACCAAAAAAACAAAAAATGTTTTTTTCGAATACATTATTAAAGCTGATGATCCAGTGATAAGCCATTTAGATGATCACATGGTTTATCTTTTGAAATATTTAAATATTGACATTTCTGAATTCAAATTGCTGTCAAATATTAAAGTTATGAATGAAGAAATACCAGGAATCTTTTTCTCAAATTCTACGTATAGTATAATTGATCAGCGCTTGATTCACAAAGCTGATGATATTATTGCTTTTTTAACAAAAAATATAGGAATGAAGATTGTGTTGGATTTGACTAATGAAAATCAATCTGGTATCATTGTTTTAGAATCACCACGCGATATTTTAGGGTAAAAAATGATAAAAGTAAACTCAAGACAAAATGAAAGCATTGACTCTCTACTTCGTAGATTCAACACAGCCGTCGTACAGGATGGCGTTCTCAAAGAATTAAAAGATAGATCAAGATATGAAAAACCTTCTGTAAAAAAACGAAGAAAAGCTATTGAAAGGAAAAAAGAACTGAAAAATCCTGTAAAATAACTTTATGAAGTTTAAACTTGATTCAGTTTCAAACCAAGCACAAGTCGCATCAAATTATGCACAGCAAACTCCCTCTCAACCTCTACCAGGTCAAAAACCACACATCAATGTAATTTTTTGCATTCCTGGTAGAGAATTCACTGCTAATTTTCTACAAAGTTGGACAAATCTTTGCAATGCCATGTATCAAAATGGGATCTCATTTGCATTAAGTAATGCTTACAGCCCTGTAGTTTATTACGCACGTTCAGCTTGCTTGAGGGCACATGTATTGAGAGGGAGAAATCAAAAACCATTCGATGGTCAATTTACTTATGATTACATTATGTGGATTGATTCTGACATCGTATTTTCTCCTGAAGATTTTTTCAAACTTCTTCAAAGAATGCAAAAAAACCCACAAATGCAAATGCTTTCTGGCGTTTATTTAATGGCAGATGGTCACCACACCACTTGCGTGGATGAATGGGATGAAGATTACTTCCAAAACAATGGCAGTTTTCAATTCCTTACTCTTGAACAAATGGATAAAAAATCAAAACTTCCAGAAGTTCAAAAGAATGATGGAGTGTTTGAGTGTGTTTACATTGGTTTTGGCTGGCTTATGGTCAGATCTGGAGTGCATGAATCTTTTGAATATCCATTCTTCAAACCGCAATTCCATGAACTTAAAGGTGGGCAAATTTATGACTTTTCTTCCGAAGATGCAAGCTTCTTCCTTGAATTAAGAGAAAAAGGAATTAAATGTTATGTTGATCCAAGTGTGAGAGTGGGACATGAAAAAATGATAGTCTTGAAATAAAATTTATTTCATAAAAGAATTAAAAATAGGGCTTTGCCCTATTTTTTTTTAAGTAATAAGTATGAGCATAGTTGAATTATTTCTTACGTTGCAAAATCAACTTAGAATTTACCATTGGCAAACAGAAAGTTATGCAGAACATAAGGCATTAGGCAACGCTTATGAAACATTAGATGATTTGATTGATTCATTTATGGAAATTCATATCGGCAAATATAAAAGACCAGTGGCAAGTGATAAATTTAACATAACTTTGTTCAATTATGCAGATAATTTTAAAGACAACATTGATGCTTATATTGAAGTGCTTGAAGACAAAATTCCACAAGCTCTTAATGAGAAAGATACAGATCTTTTAAACATCAGAGATGAAATGCTTGGCGCACTTAATCAATTAAAATATCTTCTCACTCTTAAATAATTGTAAAGCCCAACATAAACTTTAAACATTTGTTTTTTTTAAATGTTTTTTCAGTTTATATTGGGCTTTATGCTACAGCAGGTTGTCCTGGTTGAGCAACTGGCTGTCCAGGTTGGGCAATCGGCTTAGTTAATAATTGTTTTCTCAAATATGCCCCCACTTCATTAGGATTCTCAATTTTATTATTAGCAACCATTCCTTTAAATTGATCATTGATCATTTTTTTATTTTTAATGTTTACTAATTGATTAGCAACATTCAAATCATTAGGAGATAGTTGAGATTGTGTGATAGATCCTTGAAGATTTTTGGCATCACTAGCTGAAAAGAAAAAAACAGAAGTACAGTAAGCACCATTTATTATTAAATCTATAGCTTTCATAAAAGCACCAACTCCTGCAGAAATTCCTTCTGTGGCTACCATAACAGCGGGTATAAAAGAAGCTGATTGAATAAAAGATGAAAGTGCTCCAAATACCTGACACCAAAATTTAGCACCTCTAGCTTGACCAGTGCGCATCATATTAATTACGTCAACTAATTGTGCTAAACCCAAACCCAGATTTATTACAATACCTCCAAACACTTTTATCGGTTTAATATAATCTTTTAAAAATGGAAATGCTAATGTAATTTCTTCAAGGAATTTCCCCAACTTACTTACTTCTTTCTCTGATACAACCATAGTAGCATTTGTTGTTTTTTTTAAAACTTCCGCGCCATCAGCAATAATGACTCCTTGGGGGTTTCTTTGTGTCAGATTTTTAGCAATAGTATTCATTAATGTGTTAGGCTGTCTCCAATTACTTATAAATTTATAGGCATCTTCGAAATTTTTTCCTGCTAAAGCTTTTTTTAATTTTTCCACGTAAAATTGTACTTGTCCATTTGGAACATTATTAGAAAGCATTTTGTCTTGCAATTCTTCAATTAATTTTGCTACACTTGGTATAAGATTTTCATATCCGCCCATTGCTTTTAAAGTTTTTTGAAAGTTATTGAGTTCTTTTTTTACAGTTTTTAACTGTAACAAAAAAAATCCATTTAGGCTATCTACGTTTTTCAAATTTAAATTTTCTACAATTTTGTTAAAAAGTTGTGGGTGGTTTTTTTCTATTGTTTGAAAGGCAAATGCTGCTTCTTTGAATAGTTGTTTCTTTTTTGTCGGGTCTTTTTGTTGATTTGCAAGACTATATAAATAATAAAATCTACGTTCCATAAAAAGCTCATCCCACCATTTATTTGCAACAAATTGCATTCCAGTTAAACCAATATAAGCTGCTGAAGGTGCAACTTTCGACAAAGATTCCCCTAAACCACCTTTTTTTTCAGATGAATCTTGCTTTCTATTTACATTAGTACCTGGTCCTCGAAAAGCTAAACTGTTGTCTGTTTGTTCTACTTTAGTTCTTTCCACATTAGTACCTGGTCCTTGAAAAGCTAAACTGTTGTCTGTAGCTTGACTTTCCTTCACCATCCCCAACACAATCTGATCAATTTTTGATGCGAGTTTAGGATTTTTAATGTCTAAGCTATTTGCATAATCAATCAAGCTGAAAATATTTTCATTTGCCTTCATGCAAGGAACACAACCACTCATACAATCTAATTACACAATCTCACTTCAAATTCCTTCAAGGTAATATAAGTTGTCATCAAGAAAAAAAGAATGTGGTAAAATTAGACATTCCAAAAGAATTACCTAAAAACAAATTACAAAAAGTAGGGATTTCTAAAAAAACAAATGAGGAACATTTGAAACTTTGGCAAAGCTACGCCAAAAATAATAATAAAGCAGTGGAAGCTTTAAACAAAAGAAAAAATTTAAAAGAGATCAACACTATTTTTTCTGAAGTGAGAGATCAAAAAATGGCTGAATCTTTTGCATATGGAGGTTTTTTAAATCACAAAATATTTTTTAATCATTTGAATGGAGATGGAAAACCCACCTCAGAATTCAATGCTTTAATTAAAGCTGATTATGATAATTTTTCAAACTACATTAATGACTTAAAAGCCACAGCATTAGCATCACGTGGCTGGGCATTTGTTGGTTATTGCTACGACCACGAAATGATTATTAATGTAATCGGTGATACACAAAACACATTCCCTATGTGGAATTGTGAATTAATTGCAGCAATAGACATGTATGAACATGCTTATTTCCCAGATTTTGGAACAGACCGCGAAGGGTACATTGATGCAATTTTAGAAATTATGGACTGGAACCAAGTGGTAAAAAATATTAGGAATTAAAAATGAAAAATCTGCTTGTTAAAATTGCCTCAATCGCTACAGAACTTGATTATGCTGGGCTCACTAAAGAGGCTAAACAAATGCACAGCGTTTTTATAAAAATTGCAAAATATGCACAAAGCCCTCTAAGAGTTCATGCGTTCAAAGCTGAACTTGCTGAGGCTCAAAAAGAATTTCTCAAAGCAGAAAATGCATATTTTAGAGAAATGGAAAAAATGGAAAATCAAGAGTATTTTGACAGATTTTTATTTTCAGATAAACGCTTTGAGATTGCACCAAATCGAGTAATGGCTGGAACATTATTAGCTAAAAAAAACCGAGCTGAAAGAAGATTAAATTACGTGTTAGAGCGTTTGAAAAATGAAGGGCTAGAGCAAATATTTGAACCAATACATGCTGAGCAGCCAAAAGTATCCCTTGAGAAAGCAGAAATATTTGAATACCTTGCAAGAAATTTTTTAGAAGAAGAAGAACGCTTAAACGATAATAATTCACAAACTGAAATGGAAAAGTATCAACAAATTGAAAATGCAAACTTAATTTCAAGAAAACAACAGGAAGAAGAACAACGAGAAAATCAGAGAAAAATAGATGAAAAACTCAAGATAACTCAAGAACAAAGAGATGCTCAAGAAAAATACTATGCTAATATTGACCCAGATGAACTAGAAAGAATGAATGAAGAAAGTCGAAAATATTTTAAAGCACAAGAAGCAGCTGAAAAAGCTGAAAAAGAAAGGCAAGAATATCTTGAAAGAGAAAGAAATAGACCTTACGAACCTGTTCGATAAACTAATCCATTTCCATACACAATCTGAGAGCCATTTCTTCAGCTTTGGTATTGTAAGTGTCCCAGTCTGGAATTTCTCTTCCTTCGCAGCATTCTACAAACAAATCAACAAGATGTTTTGGGTATCCTAAAAGTTCTCCCCACTCCCTGGATGTATTTGGCTTATTAAATATGGCTTTGTACTTATCAAAATCTTTTCTCTCACAAACCACTACAGTATAAGTGTCCAAATACAATAATTCATTACCTCTATAGCAACAAGAAGTGATGTAATCAGAATTTACATCTGTCCAATTTTCATGCCATAAAGCCGCAGGTTTATAACCCAAAGCTACAGCAGCTAAATCTGGCGAATCTCCATTAACAAAACCATGTGTAGATGAAACATATGACAAAGATGGATATCTATTTCTTAGATATTTATTATTGTAAAATTCATGTATTTGTTCATTTAATTTTTCAATCATCATTTTATATACGAAAAAACATACACGAATTTGCTGAATTCATTCGAAGGAAATAATGTGAAATTTATTTAATATCAGATTGTGTGGTACAGATTTTGTCAAACAGTGATAAATCAAGCGGTAAAATTGCCTGATGGAAGCGTGGTAATTCCAAGAATTGTGGCAGAAAATAAAGACAATGATTTTTATTTAAAAAAACTCACTGGGGGTCTTGGGTATGCTAATCTGAAGCCACCTCTAAAACCTTCAACTACACAAACAAATTCTCCCACACCTGCCTTGTCTGCAACTCGTTCGACGCCACCAGCAATGCCCCCACGAACAAATCCTGCACCAACCAATAATTTTAACCCACAACAAACAAATCAGAAAACATTGCCACAAAGAGGTGTAAATGAAACTGAAGACCCAAACAAATATAAATTAGAAACGTATTTATATTCGTATAAAGTAAAGATAAATAATGGTATAGTAAAACTTACAGGGATAGATGGAAAAGAATTTCAATCGCAAGTATTTTGGATGCCAGGAACTAACCCCATGCAAATTTTAAGAGATATGAAAGAAAATTTTAACAGATATTTAATTCCACAACCACCTCAAAAACCTGCACAGAAACCTGATCAACCACCTCAAGAACCTGTAAATAAATCTATTGAAAAACAAACAGAAGATTTTGGATAACCATTACCATTTGAAACAGAACAATCAGATGTTGGAATATAAATTTAGTTTCTAATTCTTGGAATTCCATTTTCAATTATTTCATTGATAAATATTTCTGCTCTATCTCTATCTTTTTCTAATTTAAACCAAAACACATAATCTGTGCCATCTTCTTTTCCGCCAAACCATTCTGAATTTAAATAATGATCATACACAACATGTCTACCTAGCCAAAGTAAAATTGTGTTCAATTTTAAATTGATTCTCTTGGACTTCATAATTGCATTTTCTCTAGAAAAATTTGACTTATCAAATGTCACAGTGAATTCTTTCATATATTTTAAATACGAGGTATATAACTTAAAAATTTTTAATACTAGATTGTGTGGTATAAGTATAGCTCAGTAACACAATACTTTGATAATTTTGATTCAGTGGCAAATAATATATATGCCATGATTACAAATCCAGCTTTTTTAGAGATCTCTGAAAAAGAATCAATTATGAGAGAAGAATTACAAAATGCCACTGATACTTCTACTGTTGCTTATGAAAAAAAACTTCTTTTATGGGGTGATATTTATCAAAAGATTCAAACTTTATTTTTAGATTGTGTGTTAGAGTCAAAAGCCTTAGATTTAAAAATACCCGTATTTATTTATTTTGATAAAAATAAAAAACAACACGCAAAAGCCACTATTGACAAAGAAATTGGCATTAATGCTGCATCGGACAAAAATAAAGATTTAATTTATATTAAATCTAACATGGCTCATGAAATTACCCATGTTATTAGTAAACAAAAAAGCAAAACAGATTGGTGGAGAAATGAAAAACTTTTAGATAGAACAGATAAAAAACATCAAAGCCAACTTTCTAGAGAAGATCAGCAGAAATTTCCCTATTATTATCAATCACCTGAAGAAGCAAGGGCTAATTTACAAGGCTTAATTCAGAAACACAACAATATCCTAAATGTAGAGTTCGTAGAAAATTATTCGAAGCTTCACAATCAATCTGTCAGAAAATCTGTGCATGATGTCATTGAATATTGTATTAATGATATAGTTTTAAAACATAGACAATATTTGCCAAATTATACTCATAGAGATTATTTTGGAAAAGAATATCTGCTTTTCCTTAAAAAAGGATTATACGATTATATCTTCAATCAAAAAGGAACTAAACCAATAATTATAATGCCTGAACCTGTCAAAAAAATTATTTCAGATGCATATAAAATTTTTGAAAAAGAAAGATATTCTATAGGCGAATTGGAAGCCTATAGAAATCTTTTGTCCGCATTGGAATCAGAAAAAAATAAAATTAATCCAGAAACAAAAAGATCTAATGCTATATATTTACAAGAATACGTAGATTATGTTGAGAGGAAAATTCATAAATTGGCTTATGTAAGAAATGTATCTTTTAATTTGAAAAAATACGGTGAAAAACAAAATTTACTGATATCACTTCCAGATTATGTGTATGATTTGCTTTCTGATATTTCAAATTCAGGAGGTAGGGCACTTGTTGTTGGAGGAGCTGTAAGAGATGCCATTTTAGGTAAATCACCAAAGGATATTGATTTTGAAGTGTATGGGCTTAATTATGATGAATTGAATCAGATTTTGTCTAAGTATGGTAAAGCAGATCTTGTTGGACAATCATTTGGAGTGATTAAATTTGTTGGCAAAGATGGTATGGATTTTGATTTTTCATTACCCAGACTTGATTCTAAAGCAGGAGTGGGGCATAAAGATTTTAATGTAGAGGTGAGGTCAGATCTTACACCTGAAGAGGCTGCTGCTAGAAGAGATTTTACAATTAATGCTATTTCATATGATCCTATCACGCATGAAATAGTGGATCCATATAACGGTAGACAAGATCTTACTAATAAAATATTAAGACATACATCTGATGCTTTTGCTGAAGATCCATTGAGAGTTTTAAGAGGCATGCAATTTGCATCTAGATTTGGTTTTGATATTGCACCTGAAACAGCTGAATTAGCACAATCTATAAGAGAAGAATTCCAGCATCTCCCTAAAGAGAGAATTTATGAAGAATTTAAAAAACTTGTAACAAAAGGTATTGAACCAGGAAAGGCATTAGATTTTCTTTATACCACTGGTTGGTCTGCTAATTTCCCTGAAATACATGATCTGAAAGATACCCCACAAGATTCGGAGTGGCACCCTGAGGGCAGCGTGGACGTTCATACTGCACATGTTATGAATGAAGCAGCTAGAATTGCTGACAGAGAAAATCTTTCTCCTGAACAAAGAGAAGTGTTAATTTATGCGGCTCTTGCACATGATTTTGCAAAACCTGAAACGACAGCTGTAACTAATAAAAAAGGAAAAGATAGAATTACATCTCATGGTCATGAAGAAAAAGGCGGACCTAAAGCTAGAGCGTTTTTAGAATCAATAGGGGCTCCCAAGAAAGTGATAGATCAAGTGGTACCTTTGGTAGAATACCATCTTGCACACATTCATCACTCAAACACTTCCAAACAAGATTCTTTTGTGAAAAATTTAGCAGAAAAAATTTATCCTTCAAATCTTAAAATGCTTTCTTATTTAATTGAGGCAGATCATTCAGGTAGACCACCTTTAGAAAAAAAACTACCAGATGAAGCAAAAACAATGATTGAAAAAGCAAATGAGCTCGGTGTATTTGAAGATAAAGCACAAGATCTTTTACAAGGTAGAGATATTATGGTTTACACGAAAAAAGGTGGTCCAATAATCGGGCAAATTTTGAAAGAACATAGAAAAATGATTTTGGATCATGATCCAAGAATGAAAAACAGAGAAACAGCATTAGAATGGTTGCAAAATAGAATGCAAAGAGAAGTGGCGTTTATTAATGGCTATGATGTTGTTGAAAACACTAATCTGAAAGGAAGAGATATCAAAGATATGTTAGATGAAGCCTGGAAAGCACAGCTGAATGGAGAGTTTAACGATAAAGCTGAAGCCCTTCAGTGGATGAAAAAAAACTTAACAAAATTTAACACAATCTAAAATGTTTTGTTGACACATTTCCAGTAAAATATATACTGTGAAACCAAATTTTGTAATTTCTTTGCTTGCATGTGCCGCCGTTGTCACGTATATTAAAAGCAACAATAAAAAACAAAAAAAAGAAATGTCAACTCAAGATTACATTGATAAAGCCAATCTTTTATCTGATTCATTAGAGCGAAAAATTTTAGAGAAACAATATGAAAATAATACCATCAATAACCACATCAAATTTCGAAATAACAGAAATACAATTAAATGAAGTAGAAAATAATTCAAGCTTGAGAGAATTTGGGCTTTTTTTAACTGGCATGCATGTCAAAGATGATCGTATGAAGTTAATGCAAAGATTAAAAGATCTGGGAGATTGTGTAATTCCGCTTGTGCATATTAGAATTGATTCCACTCCTGAAGAATTGGATTTTTGCTTAAATAATTTTAGCACAGAATGGTTCAATTTGCATGGAATTCACCAAGATGTTTTTGTGACAAGTGATATATATAGCTACAGGCATTATATATTAGCTGAAAATTCTAGAGTATTGACAAGATTGCAGCTTGAACATTTCGCAGGAATTTGTTTAGATTTATCACACTACAGAGAAGATCTTCTCAATAGAAGAAATCATTTTCATGAATTAAAAGAATCTTTGAATATGTATCCAATTTATTGTAACCACATTTCTTCAGTGAGAAAAGATAGAAAAAATTGGTACTCAGAACACATTGGTAATTACGAATCTGATTTTGATTATTTAAAAGCTGCTCCTAAAGAATATTGGGGCACATCGTGTTCATGCATGGAGCTTGAAAATTCTATGAAAAAACAAGGTGAATTTATAGACTACATTCGTTCAATTGTATAAAAATATTATGTATATCCCTAAACATTTTTCATATAACTTTCACGAAATTCACAAAATTATTAAAGTAGTAAGTGGAGTTAATTACAGTGTAGATCAAATTAAAATCATTCCTTCTTTGTCTCATTCAGGTAGCTATGCTGTGGATTTTGTATGCTCTCATTCATCCACAACGACCATAATTAAATTAGAGGAGTTTTTAGAATGCCAAGGGTTATCTAGGTCATATTCAAATGTGAAGGCAATTTATAATAAACCTTGGTGGAATCCCATTGGAAGAAAAATTGTAGGTTTTTCTCTCGATGCAAAAATTGATTTTAACTAGTTTATAGATATTTAAAATGATGTATGATTTCTAAATTTACATCGGAAATCCTTGCGCTTTCAGATTGTGTTTGGTTTCATCAGATATATTTTCGTTGCTCTGTATATACTCCCAATTCACTTTATCCTGAAATTCTCTTATAAAATCTTCAGATAATTTTTGGAAATAAGAAATTTTCCCCCAACTCAACTTATCTTTAAATTCTCTTATAAAATCTTCAGATAATTTTTGATATCCAGAAATTCTATCCCAACTCAACTTATCTTTAAATTCTCTTATAAAATCTTCAGATAATTTTTGATATCCAGAAATTCTATCCCAAGATCTTGTTTCTTCTATCTTATTTTGAAATTCTCTTATAAAATCTACAGATAATGTTTGATATTCAGATACTGCCCTCCAATTCACCTTATCTTGAAATTCTCTTATAAAATCTTCAGATAATCCTCGCATGTGGCAGATCTCATTTAAATTGTCTTCAGCAGCTCCTATTTCGTATAAAAATTCAGCCATTTCCACTGAAATATTAACACTCAAATTAAAAGTATAAGCTCGCCCGTCGATAAAAATAACCTCTTCATCATCTTCATCATCATCTTCATCTTCATCATCTTCATCATCATAAAAATTAGGAATGGGTTCAAAGTTTTCAATGTCTAACAAATTAATTCTATTTTGATATTCTTCTACAAGTTCAAATTGATTTGTTTCTAATGCATTTATTAAAATTTCTAACTCACAAGCAATATTATCACTGTGTTTTGAAAAGCAGTATTTTTTAATTTCTTGATGTGCAATTTCAATATTTTTATAATATGTATTTTCATATTGTTTGTTAGAAAATAACATTTTTTTTTGTTTTGGAGGCAAACTAACACCAGTATTTAAATATTGAGGAATTAATAATTTGCCTATATCATCTCTTGATAATAAATATTCTAATTGTTTATTAGTTAATAGGTGACCTCTTCCAATATATTTTGATTTTTCATCGTTTGTTAAGTTTTTAAACCATACTAAATTGTCTTTTTTTGTGCCTAATTTTTTAGTCTCTTCAATTTCTTCTTGTGTTCTAGGTTTATTAACAAATTGAGAAGTTTTTACGCCTTTGCTTTCCAAATAGTCAAAATATGCTTGCCAATCTGTACCAAACTCAGCTATTGTGCCAGTACGGTTATTAATATCAGTGAGCTTGACAACACCATTTTTCTGCCTATCTATCATTACCCTTGATAATGGATCATCAGATTGCCTAGTTCCATCTTGCACATAATAAAATGTGGATTGATTGCTGGATCTATATGAATCATACATGCGATTACCAGGTCTAGAAATACACCAACTTGTACCAGCTCCATATTTGATTGTATCACTTACATCATTACATGGATAAACAGATATTTTACCTGGAACAAATTCTATTTCATTTTTTTGTAATTCTTTTTGTTCCTTTTTTAATTTTTCTTGTTGCTTCAACCAAAAATAATTTGTATGTAATTCATCTATTTTTTCTGAAAAATCTATAAAATTATTGAATGAATTATCATTAAAATTAACTTTATCTTCTATTATTCCAATATTTTGTATTTTGTTGGATTTGTCAAGATCCAAAAGCTTGCGATAAATTTCATTTAGATTGTCTTCAATTTCGCCTTTTTGTCTAAAATAATTAATGACATTTTTAATTATATGTTCTTTGCCAGCTATAATTAATCTGCAATATCTATACCACACAATCTTAAATTAAAAATGTTTTATTTGATAACCTTTTGTTTGCAGATTGTGTTTGATTTCATCAGAAAGGTTTTCATTTCGCAATAAATAATGCAATTTTACACGATCTTGAAATTCTCTTATAAAATCTTCAGATAATTTTTGATCTTGAGAAATTTCTGCCCAATATACCTTATTTTGAAACTCTCTTATAAAATCTTCAGATAATGTTTGATATCTACAAATAAAATGCCAAACTACCTTATCTTGAAATTCTCTTATAAAATCTTCAGATAATTTTTGATATACAGAAATTGTTCCCCATTTTACCTTATCTTGAAATTCTCTTATAAAATCTTCAGATAATGTTTGATATTCAGAAATATAATACCAATCCACCTTATCTTTAAATTCTCTTATAAAATCTTCAGATAATTTTTGATGTTGAGAAATAAAAACCCAATTAAAACGATCAGCAAAATCTCTTATAAAATCTTCAGATAATGTTTGGAAAGCTGAAATATGATACCAATTTAAATCATCAGCGTGTCTTCGGAGTAAAATTTCAGGGATATTTTCTTTTGTGCTCGCTGCTTTTTTCCAATTTATATAATTTTCAAATTCAAACAAAAATTCATCAGATACATTATGATAACTTACTTTATCCCAGTGTATATAATATTTGAGAGCTCTCAAATATTCCTCAGCGATATTGGCACCGTATTTACGTGAATATGTTTCCCAATCAATTTTATCTTTATGCCTTAAAAGAAATTCAATTGAAAGTTTCTGTCCATATTTTCTATTTTCATGGTAATCTGAAAGTTTTTCCCAATCTAATTTATTTTGAAATTCATCCATAAATTCTTCAGATAAATTTTGATATTGTGTAATTTCAGACCATGATCTGCTTTGTTCTATCTTATCTTGAAATTTTCTTATAAAATCTTCAGATAATATTTGTCTGCTTGAAATTTCTTGCCAATCTACGCGATCTTTAAATTCTTCAATAAAATTTTCTGACAATTTTTGAAAATATGAAATATTTCGCCAATCAACAAGATCTGAATATTTTCTTATAAAATCTTCAGATAGTTTTTGATAGTGAGATATACGCTTAATGTCTAAAAAGTTGATGTATTTGATTATAAAGTCTTCTGATAATTTTTCTAAATACATGTCTTGCCATTTCACATAACTAGGGTCCAAGCCTTTTGATAATAAATATTCAATTACAGGCTGAGCTGCCCTCGCATTTTTGAATGCTTCAATACCTTTTTCTTCAATAATTGAATCAATCAATTCAAGATCTTTATTTTGTAAAGCATAATTTTTTAATTCATATGTATTATTAAAATAATATTTCTTAATTGCTTCAATTGCAATTGCTCTTCTTCTTTTATAGGTTTTTTGAATTTGTGGATTAATTTCAAATAGAATTTTTTGTTGATTTAAAGGTAAATTTAAGCCTGTGTTAACATAATCATTAATTAATTCTAATGCAATCTTTTTTGTGTCAACAGATTCTAAATTTATAATTGATGAAAGCTGTTCATCTGTTAAACGATGACCTCTTCCAATATATTTGAATTTATAATCTAAACTTAAATTTTCAAACCATTCTAAATCATTATTTCTTTGACCTAATATTCGAAATTCTTCTCTTTCCTCATTTGTCAAAGGTTTATTGACAAACTGAGCAGTGTTTACGCCATTGTTTTCTAAATAATCTAAATAAGCATCTACATTTGTGCCAAATTCAGCTATAGCGCCAGTGTCATTATCTGTGTCAGTTAATGTAATTTCATCGCCATCTTGTACATCTAACATTACCCTTGATAATGGATCACTAGAATCTCTTGTTCCATCTTGAATGTAATAAAATGTGGACGCACTTTGATTTCTGTAACTATCATACATGTTATTACCAGGCTGTGAAACACACCAACTTGTACCAGCGCCATATTTGATTGTATCATTTACATTTTTGCATGGATAAACAGATATTTTGCCTGGAATGAATTCTGTTTTTTCTTCTTTCTGTATTTTTTTTTGTTCTTTTGTTTTTTCATTTCGTAAATGTTCAGAAAATAAACGATCCACTTTTTCTGAAAAGTCAAGAAATTTGGTGAATTCTTGATTATTAAAAAAAATACTTTTTTTTCTTCTTTCAATAATTGGCAATTTTTGTGATTTATCTAAAACATTTAGTTTCTGTGAGATTTCATTTAGATTTACTTCAGACTCCCCTTGTTCTCTAAAATAATTAATAACATTTTTAATTATATGTTCTTTTCCAGCTATAATTAATCTGCAATATCTATACCACACAATCTATATTTAAATTTTGCGCGGTGCTCTTCCTTTTAATCAATACAGTTTGTCAGGCCACTGTTCATCATTTTTAGGTAAAAAGTCAAGAGAGCTCATATCCAACAAATCATCTATTGTATCTTTGAATTTGTCCACTAAATCATAAGCATGATCCAAAATTATTTGCCTACCCATATCTAAAGTAATTCTAAATTCTTTAATTAAAGCTTTTGTCTCATCCCTAACAGTGTCAAGAAGCATTTTTATTTCCATGCCCAAATCTTGTTTTTGTTCAAAATTTTCATTAGCATTTAATTTATTAAAGTTTTTCAACTCAGTGAAAATATCATTAACAAGATCCATGATAATGTCAACACCATGATAGTAATTTTTGTCTAAATCTTTACGACCGCCAAGCACACTAATCAAAATACCATTCAAGGCATTTAAACCTTCCCAATCTTGAAAAGTTGGAGTGACACTATCAATACTTTTTTCAATTTCAGGCATGTCATCATCCATAGCCAACCTTAAAAGCATAGAATCTAAATGTTTTGCTTCCTTAGTGAAACCCTTCATATCAAGCTCTGTGGCAACAGAAGCAATTCGTTTTAGCAGATTGTGTTTGTTCATTTTTTTCTCCTTTAAATGTGAAAATTGATTTACGTTAGAAAAAGCGCACCTTTTCGGGGGAAGCTTAATCGTAAAATTAGCCTCCCTCCTAATCATTCTGGTTCTGAGTCAAACTTAGAATGTTGAATATATTCCAAATGATCTATAAATGCTTCTTCCAACCATGCCCAATTAAGATCTGGGCTATTTTTGATCATGTTGTTTAAATTTTCATCTTTTAAAGACCAGCAAAATTCAGCAAAATTTTTCACGTCTAAGCCGCCACCTTCAAGTGCGTATTCTAATTCTTTAGTGTGTGCGCTTTTAACATACTCCCAAACTTTTTTTGTTGGAACAATAGTTCTTTCTTCTTCACGAAACTCTCTTCTCCATTCTTTATCCCAATATTCTTCAGGATTAATATCCGCCACTCTAATTAACACATTATCCAAGGTCTTTGCTTCCTTTGTGAAACCTTTTACGTCGAGTTCTGTAGCAATTGAAGCTATTTTGTTTAATAGATTGTGTTTGTTCATAGTATAGTATTATAGAATGAGAAAAAATCTTCCTTCTCAATCTTTTATCCATAATACTTTGCTGCCAGATGGAGGAACAAATTTAAATCCTAAATGATCCGCACCCACACAATCGTCCAAATAAAGATATGTGGTGGTGGTTGACCCATCAAAACTTTTATTGTAAATCTTTATGCTTGAAAAATTAAATGTGACACCCTCATCAAATGATTCAAGCTCCCAAACCACATAACGATAATCAGCCACAATCTGATAAATTCTCTTCACAATTCTTAAAGAATTATTTTTATCTATTTCTAATTTTCCCTGCCACTCAATACCACCAATCCAGTCTTTGAGAGAAGGTGATACAAAACCTACCTGATCTGCAAGTGTCATTAAATGTTGCCCCATCCCTAGCACAGGGTACTTTACACCATTTATATATCTTTTCATGTAATCTTCGCCCACAGATAATTCTAAAGAATAACGAGCCACTGTATATTCATTTCTTTGCAGATTGTGTGCCCAAATCTTTTTACCATCAGCCACAATTCTTTGTAAGCCAATCTGATCTCGCGATAACTTTAACTCTGACTTTATCACAGATTCATTTTTGAACCATTTAAAACTGCCCGAATATTTTGTAAAAAACCCCTTGTATTCATTCTCCCCCTCTAATCTAAAACTCATAGCATTGGTTGTGCGCATCATAGGGAGAATTTCATTTAATGCCTTTCTACATTGTGTGTCATCTAAAGTAGATTGTGTGAAAAGGGAAAAAGCTAATAAAGGTAAATACATATTTTATTCCAATCTTTTTTAATTACTCCGAACGGGATTCGAACCCGTGATCTTCGCCGTGAAAGAGCGATGTCCTAAACCGCTAGACGATCGGAGCTTGGGTGCGGGGGAGGGATTTGAACCCACGACCTTCTGGTTATGAGCCAGACAAGCTACCTCTGCTCCACCCCGCATTATTATTATACGATAAAAAATATGATTTGTTCAAAAATTAGTAAATTTTTATAGGAAATCCTTGTGCTTGCAGATTGCGTTTGGTTTCATCGGAAATATTCTCGTTCCACCGTATATAATACCAATCCACCTTATCTTTAAATTCTCTTATAAAATCTTCAGATAATTTTTGATATCTGGAAATTTTCTCCCAATCCACCTTATCTTTAAATTCTCTTATAAAATCTTCAGATAATTCCTGTGTGTAAGAAATTGTTCCCCATTTTACCTTATCTTGAAATTCTCTTATAAAATCTTCAGATAATGTTTGATATTGAGAAATTATCCACCAGTACACCTTATCTTGAAATTCTCTGATAAAATCTTCAGATAATCTTGGATAAGTAGAAATATCAAGCCAATCCACTTTATCTTTATATTCTCTTATAAAATCTTCAGATAAATTACGAATCTGAGAAACACTAGACCAATTAAACTGATTTAAACTTACACCTTTAGTTAATAAAAAATCAAAATCTTCAATATTTTTCACAACAATATTTGTTGATTTCAATGGATTTTCATAAAGAGCCCTTTCATCAGCATCTAGAAATTCGCGAGCTACTTCGTCGTCATCCAATAAATTTTTTCTAATTTGATCTATTACTATTTTTCTACTTCTTATGTATGTTGTTCTCCATCCTTGATTGCTTTCAAATAAAATGAATTTTTGAATTGCTGGTAAAGATCTTCCTGTTTTTAAATAATGTTTTATCAATGTATTTTTTACATCATTGCTATGAACAGATTGAAGATTAATAATAGACTCCAATTGTTTTGTCGTTAATAAATGACCACGACCAATGTATTTGAATTTATATTCTAATGGTAATTTTTCAAATTTCTCCAAATCATTTATTTCTTTACCAATCAACTTATTTTCTTCTATCTCTTCTTGTGTCAAAGGTTTATTAACAAATTGAGAAATATCTACACCACTTTTTTCCAAATACTCGAAATACTTTTTCCAATCTGTACCAAATTCAGCTATTGTACCAGTGGTATTATTTATATCAGTGAGTTTGACAACACCATTTGCTTGTATATCCACCATTACTCTAGATAAAGGATCATCAGATTGTCTAGTGTTATCTTGTACATAATAAAATGTAGATTGATAGTCGGATCTATATGAATCATAATTTCCATTACCAGGTTGAGAAATACACCAATCTGTACCAACCCCATATTTGATCGCATCATTTACACTATTACATGGATAAACAGATGTTTTACCTGGAACAAATTCTATTTTTTCTTCTCTTAATTTCTTTTGTTCTTTTGTTTTTTGTCTTAATTTATATTCTCCATATAATCCATCCACTATTTCTTGAAATTCTAAAAAATCTTCATACAATCTATCACCAAAAAATACACCATCTTTTCTAGGTTCTATTCTCGCTGGTAATAAATTATTCTTATCTAAGGTATTCAGATTGTGTTGGAGATTATCTAAGTCAACTTGTCCAATCCCTTGTTCTCTAAAATAACCAATGATCTTTTTAATTATATGTTCTTTGCCAGCTATAATTAATCTGCAATATCTATACCACACAATCTTAAATTACTAAATTTATATTCGAAATCCTTGTGCTCTTAGATTACGGGGAAATGCATAAAACAGTGTTTCTGGAATTATTTTTTAATCAAAAATTTATCAAATGTGATCCCTTTAAAAGACAGATTGTGTATGTAAAGAAATTTAACCACGATAAGAAATTTAAATATTTAATCATTAAATATGACCCTAAGCGAGAAACAAAAGTTTTGTATTGTATCAAGGCTTCTAGTAAACAAAGATTTGTATATATAGCTAGAAAAAGAAAAATCGTGTATACCATTATTAATTATACGAAAATTTACCCCTATATGTATATATATCTATACACCCTTTTTAAAACACCCCCCCTAAATTTAAACACCCCCCCTATGATCCGAGAATAAAAAAAATAAACTAAAAAATTGTGATTCTCAGATTGTGATTCTCAGATTGTGGTTTTTAGATTGTGATTTTTAGATTGTGGTTTTTAGATTGTGGTTTTTAGATTGTGATTCTCAGATTGTGGTTTTTAGATTGTGTAGTGTCGGTGTAAACGAGGGGCCTAGAAAAAAGAAGGGGGGGTCAGATTGTGTGAGAAAAACCTCCCCCCCCTCCCTATATATAGGCTACGACACAATCTGAAAATAAAAAAAGGTGCCCCTTTCGCTATCTATAGCAAAATAAAAACCCCACCCCACAATCTGTATATACATTATAATTCAGATTGTGTTAAACCTGGAAAAAATGGAATAGGGGAATTTATCCCCTATTCTGTCTAGAATTTGTTAAAACTGGAAAAAATGGAATAGGGGAATTTATCCCCTAAATTGTCTAGAAGGTTGCTACCTTTTCTATCGGCAACTTCCTTACAACGGAATTATAAAAAGTGCCAAGGCTACCGCCTTCGGTTGCTACGGTAAGCAATTCTGAAATGTTTTCAGGATTCAAAACGGTAGAATATACGCTATCACCTGATTTCATTTTGAACTTCAGGTTATTGCCTTTCAGTTCAAGTCGTTCGACGAAAGAAGCTTCAGGGAGGATGGTTACCTTGCCTTTGCTTTTTTTGATTTTATGGTTCTTAACCATATCTATTATAATCAGAAAATGTTAAACCTGGAAAATTTTTTTCCCCTCCAAAGGCTCCGCCGCCAAAAAATTTTTTAATTTTTTGCAACTATATTATAATCAGGTTTTGTTAAACCTGGAAAATTTGTCATAGATTTTTGCAAACTAGATATAATTGCCATAGTTTTTTTCTATGGCAATTATTATAATCAGGAAATGTTAAACCTGGAAAAAATAAGCCTCATCCAATAGAGCATAAAGTTTAAGCTCTTGATTATAGAAAAGCAAATTCTCAATATCTTTTGCCATGTACGCCTCGGAACGCTTGATTACCCGCCCAAATACTTTGTTATTTCTATCATCAGTCAGTATTTCAACTGACCAACGGAGTTGTTCAACAATGTGCTCTTTTGGAGTTTCGTCTAATAGAGCACTAATGTGCAAAAGAAGGTGGCTCGATGCTTCTTTACGGCAGTATTCCCAGAATAGTTCCAATGCCATGTTTTCGGGCATTTTTAACACGATAACGTCCTTATCGTTGGAAGTGGCTTCGGTAGACAATTGGAAGTCCCAATCATAGTCTTTTGCAGTAACGAGAGTAGTGTCAGAGGTTCCAAACCTGACTCCTAGATTGGTTGCGTGAATGTGTATCACATCTATTATAATCAGAAAATGTTAAACCTGGAAAAAATATTTTTTGAAAAAAAATTTGTAAATAATTATTATAATCAGAAAATGTTAAACCTGGAAAAAACGGGCTGCCACCCTCTTGGAGGGGGAGGGACTTAATCCTTCCCCTACAAACAACTAAAGGCATCTATCACCTTTTTTTCTTGCTTTGTTGGCTTTCTATAATAACTTACTTGCCATTCTTTGTTCCCCCAATCCCGCCAAATTTCTGCAACGGGTGGTCTGTTTTCAAGCAAAGCCCACTCCGCACAGGTGTATGTAGTTGCCCCATCCCGCCTTACACGGTAAACAACAATACTTCCATGCATTTTACGGGGATAGTTAAGTTCTTGTTTGATGCACTCTCTTAGCGTCATTTCTTCTCCTCTTCCTCTTTACTTAACTCCATTAAAGCTGTTGCAACCCCCCAAGCAAAGTCTACAAGCGCTGGTCGGCTTAATTCGTTATTCCAAGGAGAATTATTTGCAAGCAACCCCGTGAGGCATTGTCCAGCAATCATCAGCTTCAATTCTTTGTCGCTCATATCTATTATAATCAGATTGTGTTAAACCTGGAAAAAACAATCTGCCTCCCCTTTGGAGGGGGTTAGTATGCTTGGGCATAAATATACATATTGTCAAAATTGCCGTTATATTCCCAATCTACTCTTCGGCAACCACAGAAACATCTGTGACCCATACCATCCCAACCACAATCTTCATCACAAGTTTCACCGTCAAAAGAGAATTCACTTGAACTTTCTAGTTTCTCTTTAATTAGTTGCTTAAACTTCAATTTATTAGCAGAATTTATTGCATTTTCCAAAGTAAAATCTTGTCCAAGAACTTTACCATTTTCAAGTAAAAAGATAATTGCTTTTTGTTGCAAATTAGCTTGATATTCTTGCTGTTTAGCCAACATTTCTTGTTTTTCTTTTTCCTTGATTATGCCTTCGTAGTTGCTTTTTATTCTTTGCAGAGTATCAACTTCTCTTGTATAAACGATTGGAGCATAGAATCCATTCAAGTATTTACTTTGGGCTTTAGTCAGATTGCAAATAGATTCAATAGCTTTGATATGATTTTGAAGTTCTTGAGATTTCTCTTTATGCAACGCCGAATTTTCTGAGTCGATGATTTTACATTCCGCTTCAACTTCTTGCCAGTTTGCTTCTGCAAAGTTCTTTTCCAATTGAAGCTTCTTTAGTTTTTGCGACTGCTTGTATTGAATCATATCTATTATAATCAGATTGTGTTAAACCTGGAAAACACGATCTGCCGCCCCTTTGGAGGGGAAATCAGCGTAACTTAAGCCATTGTTTATGAATGGCGTCCACTTGTTCATCTGTGAGTCTTTTGTCACGAAAGCCACTAATAGACGCATAAATTAAACAACCATCATAGCGAGCGGCTACATCGTTGCCATAATTTTTTATAAACACCATAATATCTTCGTCTCTTATTCTTTCAGTGAGAACAGGCTTTTCGAGCCAATTCAAGGCATCCTCAAACTTAACCACGTCACTATACAACTTTCTACCAGTGTATATGTGTCGGTGAAAGAATCCATCTACTAAGGTAAAACCATTAGTTGCCATTCGCTCAATCAACTTTTTAATTTCTCTTGGTGTCATATCTATTATAATTCGAAAATGTTAAACCTGGAAAACACGATCTGCCGCCCCCTTGGAGGGGGATTTAATTTTTGTTTCTCTTCAATTCCTCAAGAACCATATCATAGCCTTCATGATATGCTTTTTGCTGTTCATCTGTCCATCTTGGGTCAAGTTGTCTATGCCATTCATAAGAAGCATGAGACTCTCCAAAGTATCGGCATTTTTCAATTGATGTATTACCCTGACCATTGTAGAATCTTTGTTCAAACACGTTGCTCATATCTATTATAATCAGATTGTGTTAAACCTGGAAAACACGATCTGCCTCCCCTTTGGAGGGGTTAAACATCACTAAATTCTCTGAAAGAACCTAGAGCTTGTCTATTTTCGAAATACAATTGCACTCCATACTTTAGATTTTTGAAACCTAAGTATTCAAAATCATTAAAATGCTCGCCTACTAAACCTATTTCAAAAGTTCTTCTTTTTCTATGTATTTTGAATTGAGCAAAACACCCTGAAGCATAAATATCAGTTTCATCGAGCATTACATCCGTTGAATATTCGCCTGTGAAATCAGCATACTTATTGAAGCACTTTTCATCATGTTCCCAGTTAACTTCAACAATAAACAACTCATCACCTGAAGAAACTCTCACTTTAATATCTGTAAACTTTCCATAGTTTGCAGGCTTTATAACAGTTCCCCAAGTTGCTAAAACTTTTACGCGAAGCTCTTTCTCAAAATCTTTCAGTGTCATATTTATTATAATCAGATTGTGTTAAACCTGGAAAAAGCGGGCGGCGAAGCCTTTGGAGGGGTTAAGTTTCAGAGTGTTACTCAAATCTGAGAGAATATCGTAATTCAAGCTCTCCAGCGATTCGGGGCTTGAGCTCAAATATTCCTAAATCTTCATCAAAACACTCTTGTATCCAAAATGCTTCTTTTTCTTGCACCCTCTCAATAGCTTTTTTTAAGCTACTGAATTTTTCTTCAACAATAAAAGTAAGATTACCAAGGTCTTGAATATAATTAATTGTATATTTTTTCCTAGACTTTATTGTTTCTTTCTTTGTTTTTTCTATCACTTTCAATATCTATTATAATCAGATTGTGTTAAACCTGGAAAAAGCGGGCGGCGAAGCCTTTGGAGGGGGAACAGCTCCCCTCAATCGAGGGGAGCTGGGGAAGTGGCGATTTAGCGATTGCTGTTTTGCTTCCAAATCTTAGCAAGAACGATGAAAATCCCAATGGCTGCTAATGCTTCAAGAACAACCACTATGTTTTTTAGTAACTCCATATCTATTATAATCAGGAAATGTTAAACCTGGAAAAAACGGGCTGCCACCCTCTTGGAGGGGGATTGCTCAGCCTCCCCAAGAGGACTCGAACCTCCGACCTACTGCTTAGAAGGCAGTTGCTCTATCCACTGAGCTATGGAGAGGCTGAACTGTAGTATTATACATCAAGTTTCAACATCTAGAGTGCCAAATGCCCAATTATCATCAGAAATTTCTATGTCGGGCAGAATTAATTGAGAACCGTCATCAAAAGATATAGAGTCATCTTTGTATTCATTTGGGTCAATCATTAAAATGCACCTCTCATTACGTTGCGAGCTTCAGCTCGATTTTGGCGACGCTCGGATTTTCGATTTTGTCTTCCATGAGCACCGAATCCTGAGTAAGACATATGTCCAGTGGGCTGGAAGACATCTATTTCAACAATTGATGTTTTGCCATTCATTGTTATTCGTTTTTTGATTGAAGCCTTTTTATTGCTCATATTTATTATAATCAGATTGTGTTAAACCTGGAAAAAATGGTCTGCCGCCCCCTTGGAGGGGAATTACTTTCCTAATTTTGACCAGTAAGGGTCGTAAGCAAAAGCAACATCATACCAAGTGAGACCGTCGTTTAAGTTTTTGAAAGTAGAAATATAGTGTTCTTTTTCATACTTTTTGACTATTGGGATAGTCTGGGCATTTTTTGGACAATAAAGGTCACTTTGCCAGTTGGAGATTTCCACACCAGCGTTTTTGAGTTCTTCATAGATGCTAGTCATTTTTTGTGACTTTTCTCCACACTCTGTCAATTGTAAATCCAACTGCGGGACACACAATTGAAGCGGTCATGGCGAACTTCAGCCAATAAAGTGAGGCTTCCGTATACTTGGGGAGACACACTATTGCAAAGACCAACGGAACAAATCCTCCGAGGAGAGATAGTACAACCAACGATTCTTTTGTATCACTGCTCATATCTATTATAATCAGATTGTGTTAAACCTGGAAAAAACGATCTGCCGCCCCTTTGGAGGGGGATTAATAATCCTCTCCAAAGGACTCGTACTCGGCTCTAGTGCCCATTGGTCGCTTGTGACCGCAGGAGTCTCTGTAGCCATTGATGGCACATTTAGTGCACATCACACCAGCGTACACGCCATATGAGAATTGGAAGTCAATAGACTTGCTGGGCTTGTTGCAATTTGGGCAAACGCCCTTTTGAAGCACTTCGTTGAGATATTCGTAAGGTAACATCACATCTATTATAATCAGATTGTGTTAAACCTGGAAAAAGCGGGCAGCGAAACTCTTGGAGGGGGTTTTCACTCCTTCCCCTCCAAGTATTCCACTAGAGCAGGAAAAGCTCTTTGTGGCTCTCTAACGTCATAAGTTGCATTATCACCACCATAACCTGCTACAATATATCCTAAATCCCAAGTTCGGATTACTGCCAAGTCAATGGCTTGGTCTAAAGCGTTCTCAAGGAACTCAATCCGTTTCAATGCCTCTTCTAATGTCATGTTATTCATTATCTATTTCTTTGATTAATGCATTCAACCAGTTTTGCTTAATGTATTCCACCAGTTCTGGCTTTTTCGTGAAATCACATTCCTCATCCTTAATGCAGGAACCAATCGCTCCGTTCAGAGCGTTCTCAAGGAACTCAATCCGCTCCAACGCTTTTTCTAAGGTCATTTCTTCTCCTCCAGACCCATACCCGTCAGCCAACACCCTAGCATTCCCCGATATAGAAGAATTCCAAAGCACCACAGCATCCCCATACACTACGGCATCTTTGCCAACCCAAGCAGTTTCATATACCTTTGCAGTATTTTGCACCCATCCACCACCGTTTGGGTGCTGATGCCAAGTATCAGCCGTAGCACCTGGAAAGATTTGTTGCAGTTGTTCTAATGTCATATCTATTATAATCAGATTGTGTTAAACCTGGAAAAAGCGGGCGGCGGGGCTCTTGGAGGGGGAATAGCCTCTTTCTAGAAACTATTCCCAAAGCACTTAATAGATGTCGTCACTCCATTTGACAGGAGCTACTGGTTTCAAGGGGCAATTCCGTTCCCCTCAAGGTGCAGAGTCGTCACCTTGTAGAACTTTCGTTCTTACATTCATTATAATCAGGTTTTGTTAAACCTGGAAAATTTTAGATAGGGGATTTTATTCCCCTATCATTCAGAAAGAATCTGACTTTGTTATAGGCAAGGGTCGAAGCCTTGTATTGTAAAAGGTGCCGATTGAGCCACCTTCTCTGGCAACAGCGAGCAATTCTCGCTTCATGGTATCAGTGATGGTAGTGCTGTAAACACTTGCACCAGATTTCATCTTGAACTTGAGAACATCACCCTCAAGAACAAGTTGCTCAAGGAAGGATTCTTCAGGGAAGATTGAGATGAAGTTTCTACCTACTTCGAAGGTTTCTTTGATTTTATGGTTCTTACCCATATCTATTATAATCAGGAAATGTTAAACCTGGAAAAAATTTTCTGCCTCCCCTTTGGAGGGGGAATCAATTGCCATCTTACTAGATGGCAATTGATTGGCATTGAACTGTAACTGGCATACTACTCAAAACAGTCTTGGTTTCATTTTCAACAAATGGGCTTTTCACCTTCATTCGCTTTGTGCCACGAGGAAGAAAGCCTGTATTAATGGAGACAAAAATCTCATGGCTTGTTCTGACTCTCTGCTTGCCAATTGATGTTGACCACTTAGAGGTTTTTGTGTATTTTCTGATGATGGAGTTGTTCGCACCATAGAAGTAAATTTCTGTGGTCGCTTCTCCTGCTTCAAGATATTCCTCGATTAACGTGAGGTGGTCAGTGAGGAGTTTTCGATTTGTGATTGCTGATTGATATAGGGCTGATTTTGGCATCTTTTTTTCCTTGATGTTACCTTGTAGGTACATCTATTATAATCAGATTATGTTAAACCTGGAAAAAACGGGCTGACTCCCTCTTGGAGGGGGAATTGGTGGAGCAGTGGGATTTGAACCCGCACTTAAACCTAAAAGGTGATTTTCCAAATATTCTTAACAATGCAACATGCCCAATTTTTATTTTTAATTAAAATGAAACTTCAAGGTTATTCTCCTTGGCAAGTCTTTTCATTTCTTTAATTGCTGTTTCCTTCAGAATGTCTTCATAAAGTTTTATTTTTATTTCTTGATTTTCACACTCTGCTAATTTTTCTTGTAGGTATTGGATTTTTTCTGCCAAAGACAATTTTTCATGCTCTAAACGGGTTTTAGCTACTTCCAAAGCCTCGTCTACTGTGTCAAAAATATCATCTTCTATACATCTTCCGTACTCTGTGTGAGAATGCCCATAATAACTAACAGTTTCACCTACTTGTATTTGTGGAAGTCTTCTTAGCTTTCCCGCTCTGCCATCAAGGTAACTGTGAACTGGTCGCTGAATGATGTTAAATCCGAAAACATGAAAAACTAGGTTTTTTTCGCTCATATCTATTATAATCAGATTGTGTTAAACCTGGAAAAAACGGGCTGCCGCCCCTTTGGAGGGGGAATCTGCTCAGAAAGGTAAATCCAAGCATAGTAGTTCAATCTGAGGAGCCAGTCGCTTCTGGTCATCATCGCTCATGATTGACTGAATAGTTTCCAGAATTTTTGAATTTGACATTGGTGGGTGCATTTTTACCATTGACATTCCTGATGAAGAAAAGTCAGCCACCAACTCATCATTGTCCCCATATACCTGAATAAAGTATTCGCTTAAGGGGGCATCAAAACCGATAACCATGCTTCTTCCATCTTTTGTTTGTGCTGAGTGTCTGCTCATACCTATTATAACTCGAAAATGTTAAACCTGGAAAACACGATCTGCCTGCCCTTTGGAGGGGGAATCTTAAAAACATGCGGGGGTGGGTAATTAGCCCACCTCCCTAGCAGATTGATTTAACGATGTACTTGCCTCATCGGAACATGATTGTTCAACCACGTATTTCGGGTTACGTGAGTCCCTATAGGGCGTCCCCTAAACTTTTTACATTATTCTGTAAGAGATATAAGATTAAAAATCGCCTCGGTGGGAGCATACCCCTTATACACGGATGCCAAGTTAAAAACCCAGAAAGCCTTTCACTTTCATTTGTTTCCCGCTTCACCACTTTCTTTATGACGTGTGGCTCGTCTTACCCAATTACCCAGCGTTTTTTAGAGTTCACTGTTGGGTCAGCTCCTCTTTCCGATACTTAATTCGGGCGATTCTTATTCTCTTTTCAATGTTCTTACATCTATTATAATCAGGAAATGTTAAACCTGGAAAAAACAATCTGCCTCCCTTTTGGAGGGGAAAGCTAAAAGAACATTCAGCAATACTTGTCTGAATATTCTTCACACATTACTACTGTTGAATTATTATACTCGTTTGAATATATTGAATTATTATACTCGCTTGAATATCTTGAGATTAGTACATACTCTCTCTCAGTAAAAACAGATTCAACATCATAAAATGCACCGCCGCCACCATCATCTATTATGCACTCTCTGCTTTTGTCTTCAATCTTTTGTAGTTGTTCAATTAGTTCTTGTACTGTCATATCTATTATAATCAGATTGTGTTAAACCTGGAAAACACAATCTGCCTCCCCTTTGGAGGGGAATTACACTTCCATTGCAAGATTGTGTAATTCTTGTTGAAGACCATAGTCCTCACTAAAACAATCTGAACACAATGTTGCCAGTACCACCTCGCGGTTATTTATATCATACTCAAATGGGTCATAAATCATTGAAACACTAGAGTTTTGCTTGTAGCATTTTTCGCAAGTATGATGCCATGTATTTTTAGGCGGTGGAATCAACTCAGAAACAAATGCAATGAAACTTTCTTCGTCACCAGTTACAAAGTGATACCAGTCTTCCCAGTCAAGGTTACGCACTACACGGAATTCATCACCTACGGTAATTGTTGAAACCAAGCAATCCCTGCTCAATTCCATAAGAATCATGCCATCGACACTTTTATAATGGTGGCTTTTGGAATTATCATCTTCATCAACCCCGTAAGAACCGCCCTCACAACTATAATCATAGAGTGCGGAGAAAGCTGAATCTAAATCCTCGTAAAGATGGCTCATATATCTATTATACCTTCAGAATTCATAATTCTATGATTTTATCCTGTATTCTCTTAGCAAACCAATATTGAATTTGAACGCTTGTATTAAGTGAGGCGTCCCTGAAAGTTCCAGTTGCAAAATTACTCCACCCGATCAATTCAAGCTCCAATAGATCTGCCAAATTTTTCCAAAAGAAATATGCTTCATCTTCCATATATCTATTATAATCAGATTATGTTAAACCTGGAAAACACAATCTGCCTCCCCTTTGGAGGGGGAAGCTAAAAGAACACTCAGCAATACTTGTATGAATATCTTATGTTGATTTCTACATATTGTGCATCATAAACAGATTTAATTTCACCTAATGCCCCGCCGTCTCCGTCATCAACTAAGCAAATTTTGCTTTTATCACCAATCTTTTGTAGTTGTTCAATTAGTTCTTGTACTGTCATAGTCATATCTATTATAATCAGATTGTGTTAAACCTGGAAAACACAATCTGCCTCCCCTTTGGGGGATTACACTGGCATTCCAGTGATGAAAGCACCAGTGTATTTAACAGTGGATAATGAAAGCTTTTTAGCTCCTCCACTTGATGGGGCATACCAAACATCTTGGACATAATCTGGGAGTTTGTCATTTGCCTTAAGAAAGTCAAAAGTTTCCTTGCGCTCGTCATAGGTAATTTCACTTTTGCGGAACTTATATGGGTTATCTACTGGCGTATAGTAGAGATAAATATCACCCACGTCAAATTTGTTTTTAATTTCATGAAGTTCGCTCATATATCTATTATAATCAGATTGTGTTAAACCTGGAAAACACAATCTGCCTCCCCTTTGGAGGGGAAAGCTAAAAGAACACTCAGCAATACTTGTCTGAATATTTTATCTGATTTCTACAACACACTCCCACTCACCAATCCATGTAATTTCATTCACTAATGTACCCTCTGGGTCATTAAGCATGCAAATTTTGCTTTTGTCTTCAATCTCTTGCAACTTTTCTATCAGTTCTTGTACTGTCATATCTATTATAATCAGATTGTGTTAAACCTGGAAAACACAATCTGCCTCCCCTTTGGAGGGGGATTTATTAGTGAATCATTTAATCACTAATATGTTTTTCGTAGAGTTCTTTCCAATCCTCGAAAACATAGTACTTACCGTGAATTCTCACACCTTGTGCCACGTTGTAATGAAAAAAAAGTAGTTCAGTTAGTTCGGAATTGTATTTAGTTCTCTTAAAAATCCATTCTATCAGGGCGAACGGGTCTTCACAGTTGAAGCTATCGTCTTCCAATGACAAATCAATCCTATCATAGTCATCTGATATGACTACATCTGTTAAAGTGCCTACTTCTTCGTAGAGCTTATGATAGCGGATTGTATAATCTCTTACTGTTACGTCAAGAATATTTCCCATATCTATTATAATCAGATTGTGTTAAACCTGGAAAAAATGGTCTGCCGCCCCTTTGGAGGGGGAATGCTCTGTGGGGCGTTTTGAAGCCCTAGTGGAGCATAATGCTGATATTTGAATGAAGGTTTGAGCGAGTGCCTGAGCAAGCCATACACTTTGAACACGTGGTAACTCTGCCCATTTCTTTGCTTGCTGGACACCAAGCAAGTTTTATATCGCTTACTTGCTTTACTTGGTTATCAGTTTGCACAAAATAGACACGATAGCCTTTCGCGGTTGACTGCACAACGTCAAGAATTGAATCACAACTTGCCATGCAATATTCTGCGTAACGTGAATCACAGCGTTTCCATTGGTGCGTATAGCCAGTAGATTTGCAATGTGCACAAAGTTTATCCCAAATGTGAATCGGAACCGCGGCCGGGTCGCCATAAGCACCCAAACGAATATTCAACCCTGATAATTTTACTGCCAGTTCATCAAGGTCAACCAATTCATAAGTATTGGCTAAATATGACTTATAAACTTGGCTTAATGCCATTGTATTGACATAGCACGTTCTCGACCACTTTCTGAGTGCATCATCGCCAAGATATTTTGGTCTATGAATACAATCACCGCAGATACTGTCATCTTGACCAGTTCTCAAAGCGTCTACGGGATGAATTCCATCTCTGATAATCCAAACTTGTGGCATTTCGCCAGTTTTTGAATTTTGAGACTTGGAGTTGAAACCAGTCATAATTGCAATGATTGGCTTGCCGTCTATTTCGCTTGGTCCTTGATAAAGAATCATATCTATTATAATCAGATTGTGTTAAACCTGGAAAAAACGATCTGCCGCCCTCTTGGAGGGGGATTGGTGGGTGCACTGGGACTCGAACCCAGAACTTACTCGTTAAAAGCGAGTTACTCTAGCCATTGAGTTATGCACCCCAACCTATTATACGATAAAAATGTTAATATGAATTTATTTTTCTTATCATTTGTATTAAGTCTTCATCAGTGAATGTTTTTAGCTCATGAGTGCTAACAGAAAACCAGCAACCTTCATCCCATGCCAAAGCCTCAGGCTCTTCATTATCAATGCCCCAGTAAATTAATTTTGCAATAGGATTTGAAACCACGGTATACTCGTTTTCCTCGATTTCACCATCCTCATATTCAAAAGGCACAGTCACATAACGACATTCAATTGTAATATCTTTGTATGTGCAAGTAGACAAGGGTATTGTGGTATTTTGCAACAAAGCATCTAACTTAGATTCTATTCTGTTAAGTGAATCTTTGATTTGATTGATTTGAATGATAGACAGACTTTCCATATCTATTATAATCAGATTGTGTTAAACCTGGAAAAAACGGGCTGATTCCCCTTTGGAGGGGGGATGAGCAATTGTTAGAAAGAAAGTATTCTTGCATCACTGTAAGCGTTACCACCCTGCCTCCAGTCTAAGGCGTTAGAAAGCAACAAGTCAGCTTCTGAAGTGTCTATACCAAAATGTTCGCATAGTCCATACAAGTTTGTTTCAAGTTCTTCTACTGAGCCAAGAAAGTTCTGGTCAGCAATGATGAACCCATCAGAAGTGATACTTATTCCACCAATGGTTGGCTTGACCGCTCGACTATCTTGAGGAATTCTTGCAAGGCACTCAAATATAGCACAGAGTTTTGGTGAGCCCAAAAATCCTGGGTCATCATTGTAAATTTTTAACAATTCCATATCTATTATAATCAGATTGTGTTAAAGCTGGAAAAAACGATCTGGCTCCCCCTTGGAGGGGGAAACTCAATAACCAGAGTGAAGTGGGTCTCCTTCCCAATCATAATCTGATTCATCGTAGTCATCATCATCATTTTCATCTTGCTCAATGAAAGTAATTTTTGCTTTCACAAGTTTTCCATTATTATAGTAGGCTTCTACATTGTATGAGCCATCGCCATACCCTGTGCGAGATACAAAGCCGAAACCAAATTCACTTAATTTGCCATATTCCTGTTTGTAAATTGGACTTACCATGAAACCACTCAAAGTGGCATCGCAACACTCTCTGTAGAAACTTCCACTTGCTTCGAAATCGCTTTCATCTTCCCAAATGCTCGCATCAAAGATGCCAAATTGACCACTGTCTACCGCAACTTGGAAGTTTTGCATTTCAGCTTTGTGAAGCAAGAGGGTGTTAGTATGGCAGTATTCTACCGAAACCACGCATCCGTCATCTAGGGCAACCTTTGCATCCCAAAGACCAGGGTGGCAAGGTTGGTTGAACTTTGAGTAATTGCCATCTTCCTGTGTGCTGTAGCAAGGGTCTGAAAGATGAGCGAGTTCGCCAAGTTGGAAAGTGTAATAATGTTCCATATCTATTATAATCAGATTGTGTTAAACCTGGAAAAAACGGGCTGCCTCCCCTTTGGAGGGGTTAGCGGATTAAAGTTTTACTGGTCGAATACTCAAAAGTGCAAATAGTGTTTTATCAATTTTGGTATGCATTCTTGAATCAAAAAACCCATTTGTGATTATAATACCAAGTGTTTGCCCATCAACAATCCATTTGAAAACACCTTTCCCATCATCTATCTTGTGAAGAGTCTCGTTAATCCAAACGTGCGTAGCTTCTGACAAGTCTACTGCCACTTCTTCTTCTTCTGTCTCTACATAATCTACTTCACAGTGTTCATTATCTAATAACCAAGAATCTTTGTCCCATAGCTCATGAAGTTCTACTTTTTCTTCGGCTTCTTCTTCTGAATTTGCTTGAACTGATACCCATTGGAAATATCTACTTGTGTTATAAACTAATACTTTATATGTTTTCATATCTATTATACTCTCAGATTGTTAAACCTGGAAAACACAATCTGCCTCCCCTTTGGAGGGGGAAACTGAATGACTTTGGTTAAATTTTCAATCAGAAAAATCTTCATCTTCTTCATCTTCTTCAGCAGAAACAAGCTCAAATTCTGTAAGCTCAAATTCTGTAAGCTCACCTTCAGCGTTAAAGTATTTTACTAAATTATAAGTGCTGATATCATGAGGAGTGCCAGTTACAAAACCAGCGTTATCAATTACTCCGCAACCTTGTTCACTGAGAGTGAGGTTAGTAGCTTTGCCAAAGAAGTTATCAGGATTATCCACTTCTTTTACATCATCCCAGATTGTACTATCAAAGATGCCAAACTGACCAGAAAATACCCAAGCAAAATACCATACATTGCTAGAGCGTGATGCGTCAGGCGATTGACCTCGTAAAACAACAAGTTCGCCACGCTCGTTTTTTTGCACAGTGATTTCCCAATCTCCACTCACGCAAGGCGTGTACAAGTGTGTACCTGCTCCATTGTTGTAATCGTCTTCGGTTGTGTAGCAAGGGTCTGCAAGGTGAGCGGTGTTTCCTAGTTTGATTGTAAATGTTTCCTTCACATCTATTATAATCAGATTGTGTTAAAGCTGGAAAAAACGGGCTGCCTCCCCTTTGGAGGGGATTACATGGTTGCCAGCCAATCACCCATTACATTGTAGTAATGTTTATCTAACCTTACAGTATAGATTTCATACTTACCAGCCCATACACTAACAACCACTAAATCTTTATCAGTTAGTTGTTTAATTCTATCATTTTTCATTCGGCATTTGTCGCCTAGTTTGAATTTTTTCATTTTGTTATCAATTGGTTATAGTGCTTCAACACTTGAGTACCTAGCCAAACATCGTATTCAGCAGTGTGTACTTTTTCTTCGTCAATTTCTACGCCAAAGTATGAGGCAATTTTGCTAAGTGCTAAGGATTGCTCCATAGGTATCAGACCTAGCATTTTAAGGTTATTGCCAATAGAAGTAAGCTCAATTGGATTTTTCATAACAACCGTCTCCCATGTTTTTGGTGAGATTGTAAATTTAGTGATGAGTTGAATGTCTCTGCTTACACCATTGCCAAAAGGTAAAAGTTTACCAAAATCATTTTTAGCATCTTTGAGCCAATCATAAATAAATTGTTTTGATTCTTTGTAAGGCATAGCTTTCAAATCGTGTTCTGGAATGTTAATGCCATTCACTCCCAAAGCCTCAGCTTGAACATAGTATGAGGAACGACCATCAATAGGGTCTGGTTTTAATTTCATATCAATTGTTCTTACAATTTCATAATCCTTTATAATACACATAGTAAGCGTGAGTAAGTCATAATCTAATGAAATTCCCCCTGATTCTGTGTCAATTCCTAATAATGTCATATCTATTATAATCAGATTATGTTAAACCTGGAAAAAACGGGCTGCCGCCCCTTTGGAGGGGGAATGAATAAATTTCATATTCAGAACTAAATTGTTATTACGAATCCAGATTTATCTTTTCTTGCCATTCCTTTGGCTTTTAAGCCCACAATAACGTTAAAAGGGTCTAGGAAGCGTAGATCTGATTTATCGCCGTCAATGACGGCATAACCCATGAATGTTTCTGGTAGTTTATTGAATACTGCGGCTACGTTACCGCCATGTTTCAATACCTCTAGACATTTATCCCAATTGTTTTCACTCTTACTAAAAGTGAGATGATAATTGCTAGGCATTTTACCTTCAAGATATCGCATCATTCTGGCTTGTATTTTAGTATAATCATACCATTGAACGTTACTAAATTCAGCCATAAGGTCATTCGCTACACCTTCCCACCCTATGTCAGATGTCCCATTAAGCCTAACGCATGGGACTAAACCTTGTTTTTCAGCTTTCTTTACAAGTGCCTTCACGTCAGCCCGCAGAGCTTGTAAAAAACCTGGTCGGTCATTGAATAACCATTGTGTTTTTCTTATTCGTGCGTCTTTAACATTTTGAAAGCTACCATGACCGCTAGTGTACAAACAAGCCTCAGTGCAACCCACTGAGCGTGAAGGACAGACTTCAAACCCTGATTGCTTCGCAGGTGCGAGATAGAGAATCCCAGTAAGGTAACCATATTTCGTGCCTTTTGTTGTTTTTGCGTCAGAATTAACTCCTAATAGTTTCATATCTATTATAATCAGATTATGTTAAACCTGGAAAAAACGGGCTGGCTCCCCTTTGGAGGGGGAAAGATTATTCTTTAACCACTATTGCATGAAGTATCATGTCACAACCATCATCATCAATAGGCGGAACACCATTATCTGATGCCCAATCCATATCAACTATCATGTATTGATTTTCATCAAAAGGCAAATTGGTTTCTTGGTTAATCTCAGCATTTATGCTGATAAAAACATAGTTTGGCAGTGACTTGTAGAAATCTGGGTGATCCCTTGTTATGAGTTTCATTTGCTATCTACCCTTTCAGAACGCATCTTAGCCCCCAAAGCAAATCTCCAGCCATTTCCCCAGTTTTTCCATGCTACCCATTTCAATGAATAAATGTCTGAGCATTTTTCATAAGGATTATCGTTTTCACAGTACCCTTGTTCATATGCAAGTCTGCCATCCTTGTGAATTTTTTCAGCAACAGTGCGTTCATTTTTATTGGTCAATGTTCTTTTTATTAAAGGCTCTTTCATGGTTGTGTTCCTTGTTATTAGTCGTATCTGCTGTCAACTATCTCCCAGTCAAGGATTTCAGTTTCAAAAATGTCAGCATTATCAAAACCACTAGCAATGAAGTTGTAATCCATGTTTGCTAACACTTGAGCGATGTCCTCACCTTCTGAACAACGAATGACGAGACGAGTTGTTACGTTTACATATACATTTCTGTCCATATCTATTATAATCAGGAAATGTTAAACCTGGAAAACACAGTCTGCCTCCCCTTTGGAGGGGGTTATACTTAATCTTCATCTAGTTGAAATATGATGAATTCCATTTTTGAAACTGGTAAAAGTACAGACACAGCATATTTACCAGGAGTTTTTTCAAGAACATTTTCAAAAGTTTCCAATTCATCGTTAGTACCAAAGTGTTGAAAAATTTCTTTCCTGCTCATGTTACTCATAGGCATTACGCCATTTTCGTCTTCGATTGCAATGTCAAATGACCAACCTTCTAACCAACCTTCTAGGAACTCTTCCAAACTTTTGTAAAACCAAACGTTTTTTGTTTTAACTATCATACAATCTAATATAAACACAATCTGTTAAATCTGGAAAAAACGGGCTGGCTCCCCTTTGGAGGGGGTTATTCCCATGCAAAAATACTTAATAAACCAATTTCGCAAATTTGAATCAAAGAGAATAATTCTTCTTCGCTAAGATTAAATAATTCTTCGTAATCAATATCTTCGTGATTATCCAAACTTGACACCATTCTTTTCGGCTAGTTGCTTACCTGTAAAGCAACCTTCTGGGTTAAGAAGTACATACTCTTGGTCAGGGTACTTTGCATACTCAAGCACTTTTAATAGCTTATAAACTGAATCATTGTTCATATGCAAATCTGACTTGAGAACGCCAGAAAAGAAAGATTGTAATTCTTCAGGTGTAAGTACTACTTCAATGTTTTGAAGGTTAAGGGTAATCTTTTCCATATCTATTATAATCAGATTATGTTAAACCTGGAAAAAAACGGGCTGAGATTGTTATGAGGGGATTGCTCTCTGTTCACAGTTTGTGCTATATTTACCACCGTGGTGAATATAGCTATTTTAGTGAACACTTCGTTTCATTGAGTTTGAAATTTATTCCCAGCGGGTCACTTGTACCAAGCCATATCTTTCAACAATTTTAGTTAAAATATCTTGCATAGCTGTTTTGTTGTAATCATTCCAGTATTCAATTTGGAATCCAGTTGGCATTGTCCAGACCTTGGTTTTGTGTACACTGCTGTGAACTTCAATGTAAACAGCTTCTCCTATAACTTTCCCAAAAACTGTTATCCAGTAAGGCATGCCTGACCAGTAAGGCATGTCTGATATGTGGATTGGAAATTTTTCGCTGTTATTCTTTTCTTCCTGAATCATATCTATTATAATCAGATTGTGTTAAACCTGGAAAACACAATCTGACTCCCCTTTGGAGGGGAATTAAAGATGCAATCCTCCAGCCTTGAGCCTAACAATCATATCAGAATAAGATATGTCTTCAACAAAAGGTTTAATGTCAAAGATATTGTGGTCGTCTTCAAGCCACGAAGGTATCTGTCCATTTACACATTTTAGAAAATCTTCAAAATAATTTCTTTTTTCAAAGATAATATCAATAAAAGTTGTATCAAAAATTTCTTTTTTATCAATAATCAAAAAATCCAAAGTACCTGTGTCAAACCAACACATAAGTAATGATGTTAAATCGTGACTCATATCTATTATAATCAGATTGTGTTAAACCTGGAAAACACAATCTGACTCCCCTTTGGAGGGGGAGAATTAAACATGGTCTTGCAAAATTTTTTCTTTAATCAAAAATTCTTTGATTTGTGTCTCTGTGGGCTTTTCATAGAAAGGAACACCAAGATTGATACAATCGTCGCCATCGTACAGCTCATAATAAGTATCATCTCCATCATCTACACAATCTACTTCAATATTGATTCCATGAATCATGTGATTTTCTAAATGTTGCCTCAAATTTCACCACTACAACTAGAAATATCATTTATCAATGAATCTTGAACTCCTTCATTTGACAGTTCTTCATCATCAACTTCAGATTCAATTTCTGAGATTTTAATTGCAAAAGTAAGTTCAGCAATGTTTAATTCGATTTTTTTTCTGACTTCCGAAGTCTTGAGTTCAGACAAAATACTAGAAAAAGCTGTGCGGATTGAGGTTAAATCTTCGATATACTCCTTGTTGTTGATATCCATATCTATTATAATCAGATTATGTTAAACCTGGAAAAAACGATCTGCCTCCCCTTTGGAGGGGGTCACTTGTAAAACTGCATGAGCAGTAACTCTAAGGCATCAATATCTGGCTTTTTATCTTTTATTGAACTTGGCAAATCCTCAAACATAGTCTTCAAATCTTGAATACCTTTTTCAATACCTAACTCATGTTCTTTGACAAAATCTAAAGTGATGTCGTCAGTGGACATCAACTTGATTGTCATCAGCTTATCATGTAAAGATTGTGAGTAGTCTTTTATTACAGGCTCAAATGTTCCTGTATTAAGAAGCTGGTCAGCCTGTGCTAATACTCTATAAGCGGCAACAATTGATTTAGGTATTCTTTTCAATGTGTTAGCCTCAGCTGGTTGCTTAAAGTTTCTCAAGTATCTTTTTAGTTGTGCCTCAGCATAACCAATGTGAGCCAATAAAATCTTTCTTCCATCAAAAGCATAGTTAGGAATTATTCTGAGCAATTCAGAATCACCATCTTTTTTATACAATGGTGATTTAATTACTTCATACATTGTAGGATTGCCTGAGGTAAGATGCTTAACAAAGTTTCTTAGCTCCCAAGATTCGGTATCTTCGCCATTGGAAGAAGTGGTTTTAGTTCTATCGGTGGCAAATGGTGAAATCACTTCTCTGAGAGAGAGTTTGTAAATGTATCTGGTGTCTTCGTCAGATTGTGGTGTTGACAAACCATGCATTTTAGAACCAACAGTAGCTGTGTAAATGATTTCCATATCTATTATAATCAGATTGTGTTAAACCTGGAAAATTGGTGAGATTGTGTGGATGTGGAGCTGGATAAGAGATTCAAACTCTTGACCTACCGCTTACAAGGCGGTTGCTCTATCGCTGAGCTAATCCAGCTTATGGCTGACACCATAGGATTCGAACCTATAACCCCTTCGTTAACAGCGAAAAGCTCTACCGTTGAGCTAGGTGTCAGTATGTTGGCGACCCATGAGGGCATTGAACCCTCCATCTCCGCCGTGACAGGGCGGCGACTCCACCAGTTGTCCTATGAGCCACTCTTTAATTATACACAATCTAAATTGAATCTTCCTTGTATTATAAAAATAATATGTTAAACCTGGAAAAAACAGTCTGCCTCCCCTTTGGAGGGGGATTATTCAAATTCCGTAACCACATACCCAATCTCACTATGAAGTACTGAAAACTTCCCAATCCACAAATCAAGAATCTTTTCAATTATTTCCAAATCAGATAGTTCAAACTCGTAATCATCAAAAGAAAAGATTTTATTTATGCCATAAGATTCTGGATTCTCAATACCCCAGCACTGCAAAAACTCATGAGCATCGTCGTAGGTGGTGGCGGTTTTAATCTTTAACAGCATCTTCCACCTCAACGACATCAATTTTTTCAAGTATAATACATTTCCAAGTTCCACCATTCCAAAGTTGGAACACTCCATCGAACTTGCCACTTTCTACTTTCTCCACTGCCTCCTCTTCGGATTCTGATTCCACTTCGATGTATTTTTCTATATAACCCCACCCTGTAACTCTTACTTTGTGTTTCATATCTATTATAATCTCGAAATGTTAAACCTGGAAAAAACAGTCTGCCTCCCCTTTGGAGGGGGATTGAAACTATCCTTTCACTTCATCAAAGTACATCTCTAATGCTTGGTCGCAACCTGTTTGAATAACCTCATCAATTTCATCATATCTATCACTTAAACATTTTTCTATCTCTTCAGGTGTTAGATGATCAATTCCAAGTAAATCAGCAACAACCTCGTCACCTATCTCAACAATGAATTTCATTTCTCCACCTCCACACAATCAATATCGTCAAGCTGAATGTAGTTCCAAACACCATCATTCCAAAGCTCTGCTTTTTCTACTTTATCCACTGCTTCATCCTCGGTTTCCGCATTCACTTCTATGTATTGCTCAACATAAGCCCAACCAGTAACTCTTACTTTGTGTTTCAATTATCCTCCTCAACATAATTTAATTCAGGTGTTTGAGAAGTAATACCATTGTATTCCCATACACCGTCATTCCAAAGCTCGTTATCGTAAACAATATCTTCAGCATCACTCTCTGAATCAGCTTCTACTACCAAAGTTTGCGACATATAAGCCATTGTACTAAGAACCACTCTATATTTTTGTTTCATACCTATTATAATCTCGAAATGTTAAACCTGGAAAAAACAGTCTGCCTCCCCTTTGGAGGGGGATTTGGCTTTATCTGGTCACCACAATCTTTACGTTTTCAATTTTGCTTTTCTTTAACCAACTCTGCATAGCTTTTTGCCCTTGCTGGATGCTTGGGTATTCAATTTGATAGCTATGCCCATTATGAGTAAATCTTAACACACATGGTCTGGAATTTGGATTAGGCATCTTCACCAACCTCATTTAACTCTTTCAATTCACCTTCAGTGAACATATAATTAGGTTCATCTGAGGATACACAAGAAATTGTATCCAGAACTAATGTCCACCGAGAAGCACAATCACTCAAAAATTCGTCACATTCTTTAACTGTAGCAAACCTTAAGCTGTTGGTACTATAACCATTCAAATCAGCTTTCAAAAATGGAGCAAATGATTTTGGAGTATCCAAGGAAGTGTCGGCATTAATTTTTTCAATTTCTTCTCTAGTTTTGTAATCTAACATATCTATTATAATCGAAATATGTTAAATCTGGAAAATTTGGTCGGCGGAGCCCTTGGAGGGGGATAAGGTTCCCCCCCCCCCCCCCGTGAGGGAACGAGTGTTTCATGACCTCCGTTATCTTTGAGGCGATGTAAGCTCTCCTTACATACCATAGCTCGTTATAGGTCTGGGGCAGGTTCAACCCATACCTGCCCCTTCGAGTCTTATGCCACAAACACGTGGTTTGTGAGCTTGTCACAGGTCACAGACAGGTCTTCTGTCTTCAACCCGAACTTTTCTGCTGAGATGCGAATTGCACCATCCTTCTCAACAGTGTAGGTGTTGACATAGCGTTTAGGGTCACTGACGGGGAAGATTTCTACTCCACCCTTGTCAGAGGCGACGACGGCAACCTTTTGACCAGGCTGATAACCGATGTGGCGAGTACCAGCGACAGGGACTCTGACTCGCTTTCGTGAGCCAGTTCGGGAAGTGAAGTCTACTGCGATTTTGTTAAGTGTGTGGTTAAACATTTTTCTCCTTTAATCTTACATTTATTATAATCGGGAAATGTTAAACCTGGAAAAAATGCTCTGCCACCCCTTTGGAGGGGGATTAGCCCTCCAGAACCCAACTCCAATAGCGTGAATCAGATTGTTTTTGCTTTTTGTCCCAAAAAATACATCTGGAGATGTATGGTGACGTTCTGAGTGCCTTGCTACGATGAATCCAATCCTGCTCATGGCTTTGATAAATTTCAATATCTTTTTTACTACCAAACTTTAATATTGGAATTTCATATAGTCTTAACATATGAACATCAAGACATACCACTTCAGCTTGTGTTGGGAAGCACATTTCTAAAGTGAAACTTACTTTTGCAATACCAATCCCATTACACTTTTTAACTAAGCGATTACGAAAATCAATCCAACTCTCGTTTTTTTGCTTGTGAAAATCTTTGGTATTAGCGAAAAAATCTTGGGCAAAATTCCAAATGAATTCAGTGCGTTTGTTGTGCATACCGCATTTAGATTCAAACAACTTCTCAGACAGAATCTGCTTGCTACCAATCCACTCATCAAAGTTTTTGATTGCATTGTATCCTCTCAAGTTTCCTTGCCAAGTTGTATGGATAGAGGTGTAGGCGAAAAGCCAACGCTTGAAAATCTCCTCATCTGTTTTGGGTTGAATAGATTTCCAATACTTAGTGTAGTGCTTAATTTCTTGTGAGCTGATATTGTTGAAAACTGTGTCAAGTGCCATATCTATTATAATCAGATTATGTTAAACCTGGAAAATATGGTCTGCCTCCCCTTTGGAGGGGGATTATGCAGTGTTCTCTGTTTTGACAATTGGCGATTCAGTTGCGGAATTTGTTCCTAGAATGTAATCTACAGCCTTTTGTGCCTTGTTTGCACAGCTTATAATCATTTCAGGGTTATTTTTGAAGGCTTTCATCCAACCTTGAATGTATGCAGTAGAGTTCTCAAGGGTGTTGTCAATACCTGCGTAATTGCACAGAAATGCAGATGTGAACTCAGCAATAAGCTCTTCCTCAGAATATTGCTCTGAAGCAAAGGCGTCAAAGTTTGCAATACCTTTACGATTTAAGCGGTTAGCGTGTCCTGTGCTGTGTGCGTATTCATGAAATAATGTTGCATAAAAATGCTCAGTAGTGTTAAACTTTGCTTTGTCTGGCATCATCACAGTATCTTGAGTTGGAGAATAACAAGCCAAAGAATAGTTAAACAATGTCTTGGGTTTGTCAGAGTATTTAGTGATAATCTCCTCAGCTTCAATAACTTCAGATTTTCGCAACTCTTCAAGTTTGGCTAGTTCTTCCTTTGAAAACTTGATTCCTTCAGTTTGCTCAATATTAAAAACATTGAAGTATTTAAGGATTGGAATATTTTTTTTCTTGCCGTCTTGTTCTTTAGAAAGGATATTCCAGAACACAATCTGACGAGACTTTTCGCCTTTCTTGACATCACCGCCAAGTTCTTTCACTTGATTGTAAGTTAGCCAACGTTCATCAGCATACCCACTAGCTGAGAGAATGAAAAAGTTGATACCTGAATATCTGCGGTTGGTAGAACCATTGCGAGGTGCGGAGTTCTTCCAAGGCTTTCTCCAAGGGATATGACCTTGCTCCATTAGGGACATCATTTGATTAAAAACTGCTTCGTGTGCTTTTGATTTCATATCTATTATAATCAGGAAATGTTAAACCTGGAAAAAACGGGCTGTCTCCCCTTTGGAGGGGGATTAAGCAGTGTTGATTGTAATCTTATTTTCTTTGACAAGCCACTCAAGGTAGTCTTTCAAGCGATGTTCCATCACGTCTTTTATATCAACTATTTTTGATACAATATCATAGCCATCTAAATGCTCATAGGCTTCCCAAACGTACTCTTTTGCAATTTCAGCAATTTGTTCTTCATCCACGTTTTGATCGTTCCACGATTTGAGAAACTCCTTCTCATCGTAAAGCACATCCGATGATGCAAATTTGATGAGCATGGCATCAAAATCTTCTTGTTGTTTAGGGTTTAGTTCTATCATACCTATTATAACTCGAAAATGTTAAACCTGGAAAATTAGTTCGGCGCCGCCCTTGGAGGGGGAAACAAGGTATTCCCCCTCCTCACACACAATCTGGAAATTTATTTATTTGGCATTTCAAGTTCAACTACATGAATCGTGGTTTGTGCGTCGTATACTTGTTCTCCTTCGAAAACTAAAAAGTTTCTGTTCTCAAGTTTTCCTAATTCAAGTTCGTAGATATCAGTTTCAAAATCCAAGAAAAGAACATTGGGGTGGTAGTCATCATAGTATTCCTGAAGAGTATCATAACCATCAATTTCATTCCATCTATCGGGGTTAATGGGTTTGATGTCGTAGAATTTCACGCACTCACGAATGTCGAAAAACGTGTTGATTTGTTTTGGTGTTGTTATCATCTTACATTATAAACACAATCTGTTAAATCTGGAAAATTACTGATATCTTATATTTGGTTCGTGCAACCCTTAATGATTCTTTACAGGCTAGATCATAATCATTCCCATCTCCAGTAGTTCCGATATCCCAGCCTCGTTTTTGCATTTCAATAAGCCATAGATCTTTGATGCCCTTTTGATGATGAGGCGTGGGACTAAAATATCCTTGAGCCATCAAATCTTTAATGGCTCTTTTAGTAAGTGTCATTGCCTCCATCAGATTGTGTCCTCCTCTGGTAGATATGACATTACCACATGAAGAGGAATTGAATATCTTAGTGCCAACATCAAACCTATTTCTACACGAGTACCCCATCCTAAATCTTTTACTGTCAATTCATCTGCTGGTATGTTTTTCTTCTTTGCAGTATATTTTGTAATATATTCGAAACACGTATTGAGAGGAATATTTTTGAAAGCTTTGTGATAATCATACCAGAAAAGATTCCAGGGTATTTCATCAATAGGAATTTCATCTCCATGCTTCCAACCGAGTTTTCTTAATTCATTGCGAGCATAATTGTGGGACAAATAAAAATCCTTTTTTATATCTTCAAAAGAGACTCCTTCGAAAACATTATTTTCAGGAATTATTTTCGAAAACTCCTCAAATGCTTCATCTACATCTTTAGAAACCAAATTGAGTCCTATCAGTTCTGTCATCAGATTGTGTCCTCCTCTGGTAGATATGACATTACCAGATGAAAAGGAATTGAATCTCTTAGTGCAAACATCAAACCTACTCCTGCAAAAGTAGCCCTATCTAAATCTTTTACTCTTAATTCATCCAAGGGCTTGTTTTCCTCCTCTGCAAGATATTCCAGACACGTATTGAGAGGAATATTTTCGAATGCTTTGCTATAGTCATCGAATAATTTCCCAGCAATTCTATGAAATTCATCAATAGGGATTTCATCTCCAGGTTTACATCCAAGTTTGCTCAATTTATTCCAATAATAATTATGCTGGCAGTAAAAATCCTTTTTTTTATCTTCAAGAGATAATCCGTGTTCAACAAAAGCTTTCCAAAAAGGTTGTTTCGTCCACTCCTCAAATGCTTCATCTACATCTTTAGAAATAAAATCAATCATCAGTTTACCACATCCAGTTTGAGTCTTTTTACTTCAGCCCAGAGGTCATCCATGTCATATTCTTCCATGTCTTCCAAATCAAGCATGAAATTTGCATTGAGTGAACCATTGTGCCACATATAATATTCAACATCTGAACCCTCACAAATCAATTCGATTTTCGCATCGGGGAACTCTTCTGCCAATGCGGTGAGTTCAAAATAAAGAGGTTCAGAATCTGTATCTGCGGCGTACCACAAAATGCTGGAACCGTTTTCATCCACAGTCCACTCTGAAATGGGTAATTCATGAAACCGATTGTGGAATTGTCTCACTTTTGAAAAGTCAAGTACTAGTGTGTTGCCATTATAATCCTCATTTTTGAGGAAGGCTTCAATTTCTAGGAGTTTTGATTTGTCTGCTGAAATTTTGATGTCGTTTACTGTTGTCATGGTTATTATAATTGGGGATTGTTAAATCTGGAAAAAATCGGGCGAATTAATTGTTAGTGCTCTGTCATTGGTATTTCCAATATTTGTGGGTTTTCCAACATTGGAAATAGTGGGTATTTTGGAAATATTATTTCAATCTTCCAGCCACCACTTTGTTTTTGCTTTCCACTCGGTGATTGTTTTGTACCAACCAGAGTAGTTGTCACTCTTCCATCCACCTTTTGTACGATAAATGTTGTGTACTCCAATCCAACTGTTGTTTAACAAATACCCAATCTGAAGGACATTTGGCTCAAAATCTGAATTATGTGGTACAATTGCTGAAAGTTTTTTTGTTTTGATTTTCATGGTTATAGCTCGATTTTTAGTGTCTGACCGCAAGCCAAACAAGTGTTTTCTAAGACTGGAGTTTCGCAATCACATGGTTCGCAAAAACTCCATTCATTGATGTTTTCTTTATTAGCGAAATCACAGACGGCAGGTGTTCCACCGTCTTGATAATGTTGATATGCTTCTTCAAGCAGATTGTGTTGTTTCATGTCTATTATAATTGGAAATTGTTAAATCTGGAAAAAATCGGGCGAATTACCACTGAATATAAACATCTTCACCGAAGTTAGCACCGTTGTCCATGAAAAAATCTGACAAAGGATGGTCGCCTCGCTCGATAATGTGAAGAAAATCGGGACTACATCCTGAATCATTCCTAGAATCCCAAAGTATCTCTCCTCCATTATGTTGTTCTAATGGTTTAGAGTTAACATGGTTATACCAAAGAACAGCGAAGTTGCCGTATCCTGATTTCTCAGATATTCCAGAGTGAAATTCTTTTGGAATTTCACTAATGTCAAAGACTTTGAATTCTTTCATGGTTATTATAATTGGGAATTGTTAAATCTGGAAAAAATCGGGCGAAATTCGAAATCCTAAAAACACAATCTGATCTAGTTGTGATAAGCCAATATTATTGGCTTATCAGTTTTGTGTTTATAATAGGTTCTTCAACATCTGGGTCTTCGCTGTAAATCCTATATCTTAACATTTTGTTCAATGAATCATACTCGAAAACCCCAATGAGCAAACCATCCATTTCCATTTGAATACATGGATAATCAGGGTCATCGTTCATGGTGGCTTTGATTAAGCCACCATCTGTGTTAAGTTCAAGACTGTTCATTTTCACCCTCGATTTCTGTGGTCAACCCATCCTTGAAGATTGAATGCCAACCTTGATTACCATCATGGCTCCACATCTCAAACGTACAATTTGGAAACTCTCTCGAAAGTTGAAGGATAGGTTCATCAGGTGATTGCCAAGCAGTTTCAACCTCGAATTCCACAAGATTATCAGTTCTTTGAACAATAAATGTATTGGCAGGGTCTGGGTCTACCCTTACATTTTCAAAGTTCTCGCCAACTTGTGTAAAATCAATTACACAATCTTCAGAATTGAGAATTGCAAGAATGACACCGATTTCCTGATTGTCACCTCTAATTTCTACTGTATTTGTTATCCAATTAGCCATTTAATTCCTCGATTTTTGTATTCACTTCAAGCACTTCGCATCCCTCATCAGATGGTCTAGCCATTTCTTTTTCGTAGGAAACATCAAAGCCTAGATTGGGATGAAGTTCCAATGGTCTAGCCATACCATCCGTTGCAATAAAGTAGTAGGGAATGTCATTTACATCCACTCCCAACTCCATTTTCTCAGGGATATCCAAAATCACTTCTAAAATCACTTTAATTTTCTTCATTTTCTTCATTGTCTTTGTCCTCATCTTTTACCTTGGGTCTATGTTCTTCAAAAATTCTAATTATTGTAGAGTTTGTGGTTTCATCATAACTAATCTCTTCGCATTTTGGTATTCTATGTGAAATGATTTTGTTTGTATAATCTTTTGCATTATTTAATGTTCCTCCCAATAATTTTTTATCTGCATAGAAATAAAATACAGAATGAAGTTGCTCACCCCAACCCAGAGGGTTTTTTTTTATTGTATGTGAACTTGCAATTAGTGTTTCATCTGATGCTTCCACCACCAATTCAAAGTATATCTTGATTGTTCGCTTCATTGTCTCCTTCAAAGTCTAACACAAAATATGGGTGTTGGTCATCAACCACGTCAATATCTTTTTCATTAGCAATTTTGAGTTTTGCCTTGAAAGGGAACCAATCATCCTCAAGAGTTCCGTACAAAATGAGGTCACAGCTAAGTTGGTCGTCGTTTAGTTTAGAGAGTGCCTCTTGGAGGTCACGGAAAGTTTTAATTGTCATCGTCTATTATAATCAGATTTTGTTAAACCTGGAAAAAATGGGTGGCTAACCCTTGCTAGGGTTAGCGGATTGAAATTTTAACTGGTTTAATGCCCAAAAATGTAAAGTTTTGTTCATCTATGTAGGTATGATGACCTTTATCCGAATTATAGATTTTAATGCCAAAAGCTTTGCCATTTTCAATAAAATCTTTCTCATTTTCAATCCATATTTTAACCACTGTCCCATCTATCTCGTGAAGAACCCCATTACTCCAGAAGTGCGTAGCTTCTGACAAAATACATTCTACAATTTCATCTTCTTCTGTTTCCTCTGCATCTAGAACATCACAGTGCATATCTCTGAATTCCCAAGAATCATCGTTCCACAGCTCATCATATTGTACTTTTTCTTCGGCTTCTATTTCTTTATGTGCCTGAACTAATACCGTTTGTTGATATCTAGTTGTCTTCATAACGCATACTTTATATGTTTTCATGTTTTTTTATTTCCTTTTCATTGTTAATAAACTTCAGAACCAATGGATGTTGATTGATCCTCCGCCATATTCTGCCAGCCCATCATCCAAGATTGCTGTAATGTCATCAGGAGTGTACTCATCAAAATTGCTAATTTTATCACTACATAGTTCAAGAAATTTCTTCTCAGCTAATTTTGCAATTTCATCGTTCTTGCCAGAAAAATTATAACATTCCTCTACTACACCATTTTTGATGGCAATAACACTTACAGTTTCCTCTTCATCTTCTTCAGATTCATCTTCATCCACTTCCTCTCCATCTACTAAAGTACAAAACTGCCAAACCTCACACCGATCTTCGATAATACCAAGGTCTTCAGCTTTGGAAATCACCTCTTTAACCCAATCTGGTCGGTTCTCTGGTTTTGTTGCCAATTCCATTGCCTCATCTAAGCTTGTGGCTTGAATTTCTACGTCGTATTGCAAGCACTCGAAATCTTGAATAAGTGTCAAACTGTAAGTTTTTCTTTTTCCCATATCTATCATAATCAGATTGTGTTAAACCTGGAAAAAATCGGGCGAAAAATTACGATCATCATTGTGTTGATTTAAGGCAGACTTAGCAAGTTTTTTGCTTTTGCCGCCTTCAACTCTGCGTCTCAACCTCAAATTTGTAATTGAATTATTCATTTTATTGCCATCAATGTGAATAATGCGATGTGGCGGTTCTACTTTAATTTTATGATGTTGCTCGAAAATGTAACGATGAAGATAGATTAGTTCACCTCTCATTGTAAACACCTTGAATCCTTTAGCGTGAATACAAACTTTTCTCCATCTGCCTTCTACAAAAATTACTTCGTCAAGTGTCATAGCTGATTCTCCAACCACCAAGTCCATGCGGAATATTCGCTTACATCTTCATTTAGTTCGATTTTTAATTTGTTCAATTTATTTTCCAATGATTTTCGTTTTTTGTTAATAACTGATAGTGACAGCTCACCATCATGTGAGATTCTTTCACCACTCATTCTGTCGTAAATATCACAAATGTCACGCATAATTTCATCTCTTGTTCTTGTCATTTGTCCTCTATTGTTTCTGTTACCCAATGATAGCCTTGATATTGCCGTTCAAAATCTACCCTTGTCATCTCTATCTCATGCCCATCAGGGTCTGCACCCCAAACCATTTCATCATCACAGGCTAACCAGTAGCTTCTGGTAAAATACTGCCCACCTGTGACACAATCTCGGCAGTCTGGGTGACCCTCGATTTTCTTTAACATTTCAATTGTTGTTAGCATATCTATTATAATCAGATTGTGTTAAATCTGGAAAAACACAATCTGACAGCCACATGTCGGGGAATATTAGCTGAACACGATTGCATTCGATCCTTCGTAAAACCAATGGTAAATACCACCAGGTTTAATTTCCCATAAATTCTCATCAGAGTCTTCAACTAAGCAAATTCTGCTTTTATCTTCAACTTCTTGTAACTTTTCAATTAATTCTTGTACTGTCATATCTATTATAATCAGATTGTGTTAAACCTGGAAAACACAATCTAAGAAACTACTTCAATCTGCTCATTAGCAATTAAAATAAAATCCACGCCACCCACCTCATTGATAGATTCTATATATCTATTACCATTTCGATTTTTAATCTCTCGATTTTTCACTTCTTGGATTGCTTCTTCTTCTGATTTGGCATCCACCTCTACTAAATGTGTTATGGGAGTCCAACCATTTATTTTTACTTGGTATTTTTTTATATCGTTGAGCACTTCTACTTCAAAGTCCATGTCATCAACTTGAATAACTTCCCAGTCACTTTTGGAATTATACCATTTTTCCACCGCTTCATCTTCTGATTCAGCATCCACTTCTATAGTATTTGCCACGTATGCATTTCCTGTCACTGTTATTCTGTATCTCATCATTTAATATACGAAAAATCGGGCGAATTTTCGCCCGATATGATTAAGCATTCATTAAAATCTGCAATCTATTCTTGAAATAATCAATCTGGCTATCATCCATCATGAAAGAACAATTTTCTAATTGATGCTTGAGAGAACCATGACAATCCCATGTGCGATTACAATTATGATTCATCTCAAGTTCCCAAGCTTTATCAAAAGCTTTTGAATAAAGCTTTTCCACACAATCTTCTTTAGATGCATTTTGTGTTACAAAAACAAATCTGTGCTTATGAAGTGTGTCATAATAACTGAGGTCAAGCCATCCCATTGTATGAACCTCGATTTTCAAGCGTTCACCTCTGTTGTCATCCGTAAGAACATAATGAACAAAATCTTGAATAGTCTTGACTACATAATCACTGTCATTGATAATTTTCTCCATGTAATATTTTTCAACATCATCTACCTCGAAATTTGCATTCACATATCCAAGAATCTTAGAATCACCATCCATGATTTCACACTCGAATGTGTAATCATCATGAACACTAATTCTGTATTTGTATCCTTCCAGATTGTGTGTTTGGTTTTCAATCAGATATGGAAGACAAGAAATCTTCTCCAAATGATTACGAATTTCTGTTAAACTGGGACATGATTCAGTTTTGGGGTCGTATTTGCTCAAAGTAACAAGATATTTCATCATTTAATATACACACAATCTGTTAAACCTGGAAAATCCAAGCGCACCCCTCATAATCAGACATCATCTCAGATCGTGTGGTATCAATTTCATCGCCGCGAGGACCAGTACCCCACACTTGATCTCCAACACATGCCAAATTAAATTTCAAAGAAGCAAAAGAACCCACCAATAACACACAATCTGAGAAGTCATTTTTAGCCTCGATTTTCTCAAGCATTTTCTCAGTGGTCATTTTGCTACTCCCACTCCTCTCACAATCTTAGCCCCACCCTTCAAAGCATCTTTAAGCACTCCTTCTACATCATTCAAAAAATAATAATCTTTAACAAAACCTTGTTCTCTCATTTGCTCAAAAGACATAGGTATAAGAATCACCTCTTTTTCGCCGCCTTCCATTGTTAATAATGGATACAAATCAGAAAATAATAGCAATGACCAGATAGTTCCATTTGTGAAATGGATTTCGTCGCCTGTGTAAGGCACCCCCTCTTCATATTGAAATTCTTCAGATTCATCAGGTCTAGATATTTTTTCTAATGCCTTCTCACAAGCCTTTTCAAATTCATCTTCTTTGTCAATTTCATCTTCATCAGATTCATCATTTAATATATCTTTGGATACATAGTCATACTCAAGAAAGATTGTGTCTCCAAGGTTCCAGCCAAGCAATTTCATTTCTTCAATCCATCGCTCTTTATTTCGCTCGATTTCCTCTTCGCTATAGTCTGTAGTACTACCGAAATAGTTAGCACTATAAAGTGTTTCAATGTAACTTCTATTAAAGATTATTTCTGTCATTATTTCTTGCTCCTTGAACCAGAATCACTCACAACAAGAAGGAAGAGTGATATCACCACTAACCATGCAAAACCTGTGAGGGTGAATAAGGTAAAAGCAATTGGAGAAAAGACTACATCCCAACTAATATTTACCCCGCATAATTTCATTATCATCATAATGATTGTTGATAATATAATTATGCCTGTTGCTAATTTTAATATTTTCACAATCAATATATTCGAAATTTGTTAAAGCTGGAAAAACCGCGCTTTTTACACAATCTTCTTTGGTCTGCCCCTTTTCCTGGTACCCGAAAATTCAATTGCAGCTTTTGGCTTCCTAACCTTCTTCCCTTTGATCTCCATCTTCTTATTGACCTTCGGCTTGTTTAATTTCTCTAATACCTTTTCTTTCAAATCTGGATTAATCTGAACATAAGCTTTGGCAAATAAACACTCAAGATATCCATTGTCTTGATATACCATACTTTGCGCTAACTCTAAAATATTTTTGAAAGGCTTTCTAGCAATCTGATTTGCTAAATCTAAAAGGTCTTTTGCATTAGGGGAATCAATGTCTCTAACACAACATCCCACTACAGTTTGGGGAAAAAACTTTTCAGATCGTGTGTCAAATAAACACATCAATCCATTATCATTTTCTTTGAAAATAATTTTCATACACAATCTTCTACGTATCTAATTTACTCGAAATTTCATCCAAAACACAATCTGATCAATAAACTTCAAACACCATCTGACCAGCTTCCTCTAGCTCTGCATAACTATTGATCACAATGCCTTCCCTATCTCTCATATCAATTTCAGCCTCGATTTCCTCAATCTCATTTTCAATGCTTTCATTTTTCTCCTCAATAGTTTCTTTGTCTGTGGTGAGATTGTGTATGTTTTTTTGCAAACTAGTAATTTCTCTCAAATGATTTGAGGATGCTTCACTCAATTCTCTAATTTGATTAATGCTGTGATCAATATTTCTTTTTAGAAATAAATTTTCATCTTTTTTGTTCATTAACAATCTATTCAATTCTTTATTCGATAAATTTTTCATTCTCATAAATAGAAAAAGCCTCGAAATCCGAGGCTTTTATATACTAATCAATAAACACACAGCACCACTTTATTTGGTTTAAACCAGGCTAAAGCTTAACACCTGGCACTGACACAGAGTGTATGACGTTTTGTTGAGTCTTCAAGGAGGAACAAATATTACAACCGATGATCCTTGTTAAGAGCTCTCCTCTTACTCTATTCTCAACTTATTTCGAGCTGAGCTCGAAAATCTTCTATCTTCGGTGGTAGGACTTGTACCAGGGTGCAATTACGTTGTTATTTCAAACGGGGTCTGCACTGTTTCTTTACTCTTATTACTTCCTAACCATTACTGGGAAGAGATGTTTCCGAAGCTCATTGCTGAACGATTCGAGATAGAACGTTTTGTTGAGTGTTCAAGGAGGAACAAATATTACAACCGATGATCCTTGTTAAGAGTTCTCCTCTTACTCTATTCTCAACTTATTTCGAGCTGAGCTCGAAAATCTTATCGGAAGATGGTGCGAGAAATCTCTCGACCACGCAAGTGCTTGTTGTAAGCACCGCCAAGGCTTTCGCCACGCTTCAATGTCGAACGAAGACTTGACAATCCCTTCAAAGTGGGCTTATACTTATACACAGTCTTAGGATTTTTTGTCATGACCACTTCAACAGTGTTGTCTTCATTAATATTGATTGTCTTAATGAAACTTGATGTAGGAAGACCACCATTCTTAGCATTAGATGCCTTCGAAGGTACAGATTGATTTCGATTGCTCGAAAACCGACCCTTGCTGTCTCGCACAATGCTAGTAGTAGATGTAGTAGAGGAAGTTGCCTTCTTCTTATTGCTGCTCTTTACCACTGCACTTGGACTTGCGAATCTACCGCGAGAATCGCGAGCGTAGACCATAGTTTGACGATTGGTGGCAGTTGCGCCACTGTTAGTTTGTTTTGTTTTACTACTCATAGTGTTTTCTTTACTTTGATTATATTTGGTTTTTGTTAAACCTGGAAAAAACCAGATTTTGTTCTTCACTTTAATATACGAAATTTGAAAGCAAATTGTTTCATTCTTTCTTCAATAAGTCTGGTCTGCTCGAAATTCTTGCAGAACTTGATTGCACCACTGATTCTTTTTTCTTTTTTCGAATTTTTTTCTCGAATTTCTTCTCTTCGATTTTCTCTAAACAATCTTTTGGAATGTTTACAAATACTGAAGAACCAACCACTGATACACAATCTGATCCAGAATCAATAAAAGTGTTGCGCATGATCACACCCTTAGATACTCGAAAACCATTGCCCTCGAAATCCTTCACAACTTTGTATGATTCAACATCAGCCATGACTATTATAATCAGATTGTGTTAAACCTGGAAAAAACCTACTTTCCAGATTGTGTGATTAGCCTCAAATTCGCTCGAAAAATTTTCCTCTTCTGCTCACGAACCTCAAATGCCTTCGCAAACAATTCCATAAAGAAATTTAAATTTTCTGAATCAACAATCTTTGAAACACAATCTGAATTTCCATTGAGATAATCTAGCTCCTCATGCTTTACAAATAACATGTGATCACCAGGTAACAAAAAAGTCACACCCTCTTCCCAAATCTCAAAAGAGTGATTAAAATCTATACTGTCAATAGCCTCGAAATCGTTCATAATAAAAAAGGGGGTAATCAACCCCCCTTCCAACTTTCAACGTGGCGATTAACTCACATTGATTTTATTGTATATGACACGCAAGGTTCTGCCCCTCACTTCCCCACCCGCAGATGGTGTCTGTTCTATTAGACCTGTGTCTTAAAAGCAACGACCTAAACCTAAGGCAGTTACTAGCTCCTTCTACAACTTGGTAGATGATGCGGAGAAGGTAAACTTATTCTTCCTACACTTCTTTCTTGCAGTGCACATTTACTCGTAGCAAAGTTCAGAAGAGTGAAAAAGCTTAACCTCCATATTATTATACGATACACAATCTCGAAAAGTTTCAGATTTTTTTTTATTTTTGCCCGCCCGCGAATGCGGGCATTTCCTCGAAAAATTTGCCCGCCCGTTAATGCGGGCATTTGCTCGAAAAAAAATTTGCTCGAAAACTAAACACACAATCTGATTCAGATCGTAAATACACAATCTGATTTTAGTTTTTAACCGCACGTCTGTGGAGCCATGACCCCCAGTATTACTCAGATTGTGTATCGGCTTCATATAGTAATTCAGATTGTGTGAGGGGTGAGTGTGCAGGAGCAACGATAAAAACACAATCTAACACAATCTAATTCCCACTTTTTATCCATAAATTTACCACAATCTAACACAATCTAATTCCCACTTTTTATCCATAAATTTACCACAATCTAACACAATCTAATTCCCACTTTTTATCCATAAATTTACCACAATCTAACACAATCTGATTCCCACTTTTTTTCACAATATCCCACATAAATCATAAGACAAATAATCAAAAAAAATCTTTTGTAATTTATATCTTATCAAAGTTACATTACTTAATCTTCTTACTTGATAATAAATAGAATTTCGAACAGAATGGATATCAACTATATCCACATGGTTCTGCAAATCCATTTGGATTTTTTCACCATTCCTTATATTCACACAGTCTGTATTAATCATTTTAACATCTCATCCCACAACTTAAACCTTACCTTAGAAACATGATTCCTCACTTGAAGATTAATTTGATCCCACACATACCATCTTGGTGAATTAGTAAGATGATAATGTAGATTATCATGATTTTTCAAATCCACACGATCTGTATTAATCATCTGAACACCCAAACACCTGAAGCTTTACCAGCCTCCAAACCTTACAAGACACATGATAATATATTTGATTCCACACTTTATTCCTCATCTCAAAAACAACTTCATGCTTTATTTCAAGACTGTCCACTCTCACACAATCTGTGTTAATCATCTAAACACCTTGATCCAAGCTTTATCGCGCACATTATAAATTACCACATTAGGAATTGCCCAAAGCACTGTATTGTTCAAAGCCTGACACCACATTTCATTGGACAAATAATGATCCACAAACCAAATCTGATCTTGAACCTTAATCTCCACACAATTTGTTTTAATCATCTAAACACCTCAAACCACAACTGACGCCTTGGAAAACACACTCCTTTACAATTCTTGTCCCACACCTGATAAGCCTGATTAGAAACATGAATGTGCACAAGACAAATGTGATGTTGAACCTTAATCTCCACACAATCTATTTTAATCATCTAAACACCTTAATGCACAACTCACGCACAGAAAAATATAATACTTTTTGAGACATCTCATACCACACCTCAAGATACATCTCATTAGATATATGTTTATACTTCTGACTTTTTACCTGATATTCATCATCATTTATCTGCACACAATCTGTATTAATCATCATACACCTTATTATAAATATATACACTCACCTGATAATATATCTGACTCGTAAGCTTACTACAGACATTAAGTCTCACACGATACTCAAGCCCTAATATAAAGTTAGCCCATACATACTTTTGCGTTTGATGTCTAAAATCCAAGTGCTTCTGCTTCATCTTATTCCTTACACAATCTGTATTAATCATTTATCACCTTATTCCATACCTGCAACTTTACCTTAAACGGCAAACCAATCTGTTTTACCGCATGATCCACATGAGCCCATACCTTCCACTCCAGCTGATACCGCGTATTGTTGCTCACTTGATCCAGCGCGTGATGGCTCAATTCCACACAATCTGTATTAATCATTTGAACACCTCAAGCCACACCTTATTCCATATCTGTCTCTTTACCTTGAAAAGCACATAATTCAAAAACTCATAAAACGATTGGGTTGTCACTAGATCCCACATATGATCAATCATTGGATTTTTACTATTATATATCTTCACACAATCTGTATTAATCATACCACACCTTATATCGTACCTGTCTGATCACCTTCTCCCACACCTGATCGCACATCCTAACATTTACCTGTTGCCACACTTCACTACTAAATTCATTTTTCACATGATTCTTTAGCTGATCCCACACCCAAATTTCCACTTTCACAAAATCTGTATTAATCATACTACACCTCAAACCATACCTGTTTTCTAACCTTCCTACTAATTTGATGCCAAGCCTGATACTTCATCTTATTCCTCACTTGATCCCAAACCTTATCCCACGCCTGATACCACACCTGATCCCTCACTTGAATCGAAACCTCATAATACAATTCAACATAATCTGTATTAACACAATCTGTATTAATCCACACATGATCCCTCACTTGATTCTGCACCTCATTATACACTTTCACACAATCTGTATTAATCATACCACACCTCATACCATACCTGTTTTCTCACCTTCCTACTAATTTGATGCCAAGGCTGATACCTTATCTTATTCCTCACTTGCCACCACGCCTGAAGTCCATGAGCCCACGCCTGATCCCTCACTTGATTCGAAACCTCATTATACAATTCCACACAATCTGTATTAATCATACCACACCTGAAGTTTTACTTTAAGTAGAACCTGATTCTGATACGTGACAACATATGTTTTCTGTTGCCACAACTCAGCCAACCATTCCTTACCTCTCAGCTTACGGAACACCTGAGCATGTACCTTCCACCACACCTGATTCTGCACCTCATTAAACACTTGATTTTCCACTTTCACACAATCTGTATTAATCATTTGCACACCTTCCACCACATATACCAAACTTTGCACTCCAGCTGATCCCTCACATCATGCCGCACCACATATTCCACATGAGACATCACTTGCCACCTCGCCTGAAAATTCACCTCAAACCCCAACTGATTCCCCACTGGATTCCCCACTTTCACACAATCTGTATTAATCATACCACACCTTTTGCCACGTGTTAAGCCATGCCTGACTGATCACCTTCTCCCACACTTCAAGTTGCACAATACTGTTAATTTCATTTTGAGCCTGAGTTTTTGCCGCTCCGAGTAAGCCCACATAATCTGTATTAATCATGCCACACCTGATTGTTCACCTTCTTCATACAATCCATACATCACTTTATCCAACACTTGAATTTGCACCTGAATATACATGTGCTTCCACACATGATCACAAACCATAGGAACCAACTGATTCCACACCTGAAACCACGCCCTGTGTCTCATCTGCTGTCTTACCTGCATATGTGGATGATTTTTCACTTCCACACAATCTGTATTAATCATTTATCACCTTATTCCAAACCATATCAGTCAACTGATACAACACCTGATGCCACACCTGATACACAAGCAGACTAATCACCTCACCACTTACCTGATCATTTACCTGGTTCCTCACCTGATTCCTCGCCAGATACCACACCTTCAACCACGCATGATCCCTCACCTCACCCCACATTTGATTTTTCACTTCCACAAAATCTGTATTAATCATTTATCACCTTATCCCACGCCTGATACCACCCCTGATCCCACACCTTAGACCACACGTTCAAGAACACCTGAGCCCTCACCTTATGATCTACCTGATTCTGCACCTGAGTAAACAGTTGATTTCGAACCTGAGTCCACACTGGACGCACCATCTCCACACAATCTGTATTAATCATACCACACCTCAAACAAAAACCTTAAGCCTCACTTTAAGCCTCACTTCACTACATACCTGAAATATCAGCCCATAGCACACCTTTTCCCACATATGATACCACATCGTCTCCAACACTTTATGTTCCACTTCCACACAATCTGTATTAATCATACCACACCACCTTTTGCCACATCATCCAATACACCTGATCCCACACCTGACTCATCACCTCAAAGCGAACCTGAGATGCCACTCTTTTCACCTGATGTGTCACCTTATAATTCACCTGAGTCCATACATGATTAATCTCACATACCTTCACGCAATCTGTATTAATCATTTAACGTTAGATACACAACCCGATCCCACACCTGATACACAACCCATTCCCGCACCCCACTACACACCTTATGCCACACCTTCCACTCCACCTTATGACATGCCTGTTTACTCACCTGCCAATATACCTGATTCTGCACCTGAGTCCACACTGGATGTTTCACTTCCACACAATCTGTATTAATCATGCCACACCTGATACTTCACCTTGAATCTTACCCAAAACTGCACCTGATCCCACACCTTGTATCTTACCTGAAGCCACACCTTATACTCTACCTCATCACGCACCTTCCACTCCACCTGATCACTCACTTGATTCCACAATTGATTTAGTTCAAATACCTTCACACAATCTGTATTAATCATCTGAACACCTTAATCCACACCCTATCCCGAACCCCATTAGACACCTTGTGCCACACCTGTTGCTCCACTTGATACCACACCTGATCCCTAAACTGCCAACAACCATGATTCTCCACTTTCACACAATCTGTATTAATCATACCACACCTTTTGCCGTATTTTATAACACACCTCCCAGTCCTTATAATACAACTGATCATGCAACTCAGACAAAATCTGATTATACACTTGATACTCTACCTGATCTTCTAAATGCTCAAACACCTGATTCCACACCTGACAGCTCACCTGCTCACCCACCTGATTCCTCACCCTCACATAATCTATATTAATCATACCACACTTCGCACTCCACCTTTTCAAACACCTGATGGAAAAAAATTTGACTCCACACTGGATGTTCACTTACCTCAAGCCACACCCGATCTCTCACCTCAAACCACACCTTAAATCGTACCTGAATCCACCCCCTATAATTCACTTCCACACAATCTGTATTAATCATTTGAACAACCGATCCCGCACCCTCCCCTCTACCTGATGCCACCGACCATTATACCTCACCTGATTCCATACCTGTCTGATCACCAACTCCCACAACTTATCACTTACCTGATATCTAATCACTTTTACTTCAAACAATCTGTATTAATCAAACCACACCTTATGCCTCACCTCAATCTTCACCCCAGCCCCCACTTCATACCAGAGATTATGCAGCACATGATATTTCACTGAATACCTTACCTGATAAGTTGTTAGTTCATCCCACGCTTGTATTAGGTTAAATACCTTCACACAATCTGTATTAACCATAACACCCTAATCCACACCTTAAATCGTACCTGAATCCACACCTGATCCCTCACTTGATGCCACACGTCAGACAGCACATGATTTGCCTCTGGATAGTTCACTTGATCCCGCACCTGATCACTCACCTGATTCAGCACCCTCACCTTCACACAATCTGTATTAACCATAACAACACCCTAATCCACACCTTAAATCGTACCTGAATCCACACCTTATCCCTCACTTGATACCACACGTCAGACAGCACATGCTTATCCACTGGATCACTCACTTGAAAAGTCAGCTCATCCCACACCTGTTTCATATCAAATACCTTCACACAATCTATATTAATCATTTGAACATCCTCTTATAAATTTTACCTCTGTGTTTATGGCAGAAATATTTCCTCACTTGATCATTCACACGAAACCAGACATTTTCATTTACATGGGAAGAAATGAAATCTTTTATTTTTATGTAATCCTTGTCATTCAATTCTACATTATGTATATTAATCATACCACTACATTCTACGAAATTTGTCTTGGAAACATTATAAAAAGAAAATGTTAAAACTGGAAAAAATCGGGCAAAATTGATGAGGAAAAATCGGGCGAAAATCAGAAAAAAATAGAAAGAGAAAATGATATGATTTTTTCAGAGATGAAAAATGATTTGACAAAAAATCTCATTAATTTTTCATAGAGTAGAAAAAATTGAAAAAAATCATATATATCTTGTGTAATTTTTTTTTTATCATTTGAGGTGGTGGAAGGTGAAAAAAATGCATAATGAATATGTGATTTTTTAATTGTATCTTAATTGTATTAGGGATATAGAGATCGTGTTTCAGATTGTGTGTTCATATAGGAATTCATAGAGTAAAAAATGAACAGAAAGGCATATAAATTAGTGTGTGTGAAGCCTTGTTTTTGGTCAGGTGTGGGGTACAAAAAGGGTGATGAAAAGGTGTTTTATTCTGCATTAAAGAGGGATCATTTTTTGTCGCGGAGTCCAGTGGGATGTTTCATAAAAAAGGAATCTTTGAAGTGATTCATCATTTGAATATCTGCTCTGTTATCTGCTTCCATCCTTTATTGTAAATATTACAGCATAAATAATATTCTGCTTGATATTGGGGTTTGTAATGCGCTTGATACATCATCTCCCAGTGCATTTTATGATCGAAATTATAATAAATCTTAAAACACAATTGATCTTCACGTTTCACTTTCACACAATCTGTATTAATCATACCACACCTGATAATTCACCTGATACCACACCTGATACCACACCTCACCCACAACTTGATCCAACACATGATGCCACACCTCCATCTCCACCTGATCACTCACCTGATCCAACGCCTGATCTTCAATCTCAAATATCTCTATACAATCTGTATTAATCATAGAACACCTCACACCACACCTGATCTCTCACATGATGCCTCACCTTATATCTCACCTGATACCTCACCTCCATCTCCACCTGATCACTCACCTGATCCAACGCCTGATCTTCAATCTCAAATATCTCTATACAATCTGTATTAATCATCTGAACACCTTTTTCAACACCTTATAATTCAATTTAAACACCTTATCATATACCTGATTTAACACCTTCCACTCCACCTTATCCTCTACCTGATACCTCACCTTGTATCTCACCTGACCCAGCACCTTATTCCACACCTGCTCTTTCACACAATCTGTATTAATCATACCACACCTGAAGTCGTACCTGTTTGATCACCTTCTCCCACACCTTATACTCCACCTGATTACTCACCTGCCAATATACCTGAATAAACCCCTTCAACGCCTGATCTTTCACCTGATCCCGCATCTGCTGTCTCACCTGATCCTGCACCTTATCACACTCACTCACTTTCACACAATCTGTATTAATCATGCCACACCTGATACTTCACCTTGAATCTTACCCAAAACAAACGATCCCACACCTTATTCCACACCTGATCCCATACATGCTCACACACCTGTTTCCTCACCTGACCCCACTTCTGATCCAGCGCCTTATTCCACACCTGATCTTTCACACAATCTGTATTAATCATACCACACCTGATCAATTACCTTGTGTGTCACCTGATATCTTACCTGAGCCCACGTTAGTTTCCTCACTTGTCTAAACACCTGAATCTCCACCTGATTTGCCTCAACCTGAACCTGAGACACTACATACCAAAACTGATAATTATTATCACATACATCCACACAATCTGTATTAATCATGCCACACCTGATTCTGTATTTTACAACACACCTTCCATACCTGAATCCATACCTGATCCCACACCTGAATCTCCACCTGATACTCCACCTGACCCCACGCCTGATTCAACACCTTATTCCACACCTGATTCCACACCTGATCTTTCACACAATCTGTATTTATCATTTGAACACCTTCCACCACACCCTATTCCACACCTCAATCTTCACCTGATCCCGCACCTTATACCACAACTCAAACCACACATGATCCTGCACCTGATTCCACACATGATTCTGCACTTTTTTCCACGCCTGATCCCGCTCCCTCACTTCCACACAATCTGTATTAATCATCTAAACACCTTATCCCGCACCTGAGCATACACCTTCCATCGCACCTTATCCCACACCTGATAATCTACCTTTTCATACACCTGAGTCTGCACCTGATACTGTACATGATTCCTCATTTGATTCCGCACCAGATTCTTCGCTACCACACAATCTGTATTAATCATTAGAACACCTGATTCCACACCTGATCCAACACCTGATCCTCTACATCCCACGCAACCTGGTACCACACCTGATGCCACAAATGATAAACTATTGTAACCCTTGCCTGTTCCCTCACCTCACCCCACACTGGATGTTTCACTTCCACACAATCTGTATTAATCATTAGAACACATTATCTCTTACTTCATACCAATACCGACATTCCACAAGAGCCGACACCGCAAACCACACCCTAACCTCCACCCTATCGCGCACATGAGTCAACACATGTTTCATTTTAGTCAAATTTGAATCATCTTCCACTTCCACACAATCTGTATTTATCATTTGAACACCTGAACCCACACCTGAAACCTCACCTCAATCTTCACCTGATCCCGCACCTTATACCACAACTCAAACCACACATGATCCTGCACCTGATTCCACACCTTATCTTGCTCCCTCACCTTTACACAATCTGTATTAATCATAGAACACCTCACACACCACCTGATCTCTCACATGATGCCTCACCTTATATCTCACCTGACCCCTCACCTTATCAGACACCTCCTCCCTCACCTGATACCTCACCTGATACCTCGCCTGATTACACACCTGAAGCTCCACCTGATCCCACACCTGATCTTCCACACAATCTGTATTAATCATCTGAACACCTTAAACAACACCTTCACTCTTACGTAGCACCACCTCCCCCTCACCTTATCACACACCTGAACCCTCACCTGATACCTCACCTGATACCTCACCTGATTACACACCTGAAGCTCCACCTGATCCCACACCTGATCTTCCACACAATCTGTATTAATCATACCACACCTGAATCCTCACCTGATTCCACACCTGACCCAGCACCTTATTCCACACATTCCACTCCACCTGATCCTCTACCTCACACCACACCTGATGCCGTACCTGATGTCTCACCTCAGAGTGAACCTGAGATGCCACTCTCTTCACCTGATGTGTCACCTTATAATTCACCTGAGTCCATACATGATTAATCTCACATACCTCCACACAATCTGTATTAATCATTTGAACACCTTCACTTTTACCTGATGCCGTACCTGATGTCTCACCTGATTCCACACAACCACACAATCTGTATTAATCATTTGAGCGCCTTTTGATCTCGCGATCTACAATCCTACCCAGCAGATTCTTCTGTGCAAAAAGTCTATTTTTCGTTTGAGCTTTCACCAGATAAAGTATATTCCAGTGCACTTGTTGTTCCAAATTGTGATAAATCTTAAAACACATTTGATTTTCACGTTTCACTTTCACAATATCTGTTTTAATCATTTGAGCACCTTCCACCACACCTGATCCCACACCTTATCTTGCTCCCTCACCTTGACACAATCTGTATTAATCATACCACACCTCACACACCACTTGATCTCTCACATGATACCTCACCTTGTATTTCACCTGACCTCTCACCTTAACCCCCAACTGCTGAGACGCCTGATACCTCACATGATACCACACATGATTACACACCTGAAGCTCCACCTGATCCCACACCTGATCTTCCACACAATCTGTATTAATCATTTTAACACCTGCCACACACCCTTATACACCTCCCACCACACCTGATTACACACCTTATACTCCAACTGATCCAACACTAGAATGCTCACCCGATACCACCACTCCTGATCATACACCTTCCACTCCACCTGATCATACATTTGATTTTTTATCTTCACACAATCTGTATTAATCATCTAAACACCTTAATCCACAACACCTGATACAACACCTCATCCCACAACTGAATCTCCACTTGCCAATTCACCTGCTCACTCACCCAATCATACACCTCAAACCACACCTGATTTTCTACATGCTCCCACACCTGCTTCTTTACCTTCACACAATCTGTATTAATCATAGAACACCTGGTCATACACCTGACCCCCCACCTGATCCCACACATGAATCTGCACCAATATCCTTACCTGATCATACACCTGATCTTCTACATGCCACCACACCCAATCACGCATATTCGAAAACACCTGATCTTCTGCATGCCACCACACCTGCTTATTTACCACATAATCTGTATTAATCATAGAACACCTCAAACCACACCTTATAAAACACCTGATCCCTTACTTGATCACTTACCTCAAGCCACACCTTCCACCACACCTCATCCCACACCTGACCCCACTTCTGAAGCTCCACCTGATACTCCACCTGATACTCCACCTGATCTTCCACACAATCTGTATTAATCATCTGAGCACCTCAAACCACACCTGCTCCCACACCTGATACTCCACCTGATCCCGCACCTTATCCCACACCTGACCCCACACCTGACCCCGCACTTGATTCCTCACATGAAGCTCCACCTGATCACTCACCCAATCACCACTCACCCAATCATACACACAATCTGTATTAATCATTCGAACACCTCAAGCCACACCTTCCACCACAAATAATCCCACACCTGACCCCACACCTGAAGTTCCACCTGATTCCACACCTGATCAAACCCCTGATTCTTCACATGGCTTTCAACTTCCACACAATCTGTATTAATCATTTGAACACCTTCACTTTTACCTGATGCCGTACCTGATGTCTTTCCTGAGCAAACAGCTTATCCCACAACTGAATCTCCACTTGCCAATTCACCTGCTCACTCACCCAATCATACACCTTCCACAACACCTGACTTTCTACATACTCCCACACCTGCTTCTTCACCACACAATCTGTATTAATCATTTGAACACCTCAAAGCGCGAGTACCAAAACAAACGATCCCACACCTGATCTTCTACCTGCTCCCACACCTGATACTCCACATTCCACCCCACCTGCTCACACACCTGCTCATACACCTGCTCAGTCGCCTGATTCTTTTTCTCCCTCACCTCCACACAATCTGTATTAATCATTATAGACCTTAAACCACACTTTTTTACATACCTTGCACCACACCTGCTCCCACACCTGATACTCCACATGATTACTCACCTGACAATACACCTGCTCATACACCTGCTCATACACCTGATCGCACTCCTGAATCTTTTTCTCCCTCACCTTCACACAATCTGTATTTATCATTTGAAAACCTCAAACCACACCTGCCACCACATTTCCCGAAACAAAGGACCATGCACCTGATCTTCTACCTGACCCATCACTTGATAACACACCTGACCCCTCACCTTATCCTTTTTCTCCCACACCTTAACACAATCTGTATTAATCAATCGAACACCTTCCACCACACCTGATCATGCATCTTCCACTCCACCTGAGTCAGCACGTTATGGCACACCTTCCACTGCACCTGAGAGAACAGCTGATCTCGCACTTGAGTCCACACTGGATGTTCCACTTTCACACAATCTGTATTAATCAATCGAACACCTGACAACTTACCTCACCTGATACCTTACATTTTACCATATCCCAAACTTCAATCTCCAATTCATACTGTACTTGATTAATTGCATGATGCTGTATAGGATTCACTTTTTCATTTACTTCCGCACAATCTGTGTTGATCATTTTTAATATAAATAATAATTGTTAAATCTGGAAAAAATCGGGCAAAAATTGAAAAATAAAGAGGACAATATTTGAATTGTCCTCTTCGGTGTTTTTGGAAAAGATGTGAGTGTGTTGTTTTTAGATTTTAATCAAGTACTCTAGCCATTTCTTTGGTGTTAACTTGATAGCTCACTTCATAAGAGCCAGCAGGGAGATAGAAATGGGCATGTTCAGGGTGTGTGACCTTGAAGCTTCTATCGCATTCAAGGAGCAATCCTTTACATGTGAATCCCACTTCATTTCGCACAACTTTTCCAGTGTTTTCATTTTGCCAAGTAGTAACGTGTGCATCTACAAAATGTCTTGAGCCAGGGGTGTCACCAGGAGCAAGTTTTTGCCCTGCTTTAGTGCATCCCACTTTCGAGAAGTTTTCGATTCGGGTGATGTAAACATCCCCTTGTCTCACGCACTGCCCCACTTCAATTTTGTCAATGATGCGACAATCGTTGCTAGATTTAGTGGCGAATTGTTGAATTTCAGAAAGGTTATTCTGAGCTTTGGTTTTTTTAATGGTTTTTGTCATTTTTTTTATCCTTGTTATTTATTATACATATTAGCTTTGCGAAATGATATTTGATTCTTTCACACCTGAAATGATTTCATGTGCTTGCTTACAGGTTTTGATGTTCACACCCAATCTTTCTTTGATTGTGGTTACATTACCAATTGGCATGTAGTAAACACGATTTGTGGAGCCATCAGTTCCGATCAAATACACATCATCAAATTTAGTTTTTACGAGCATTCTTGGCATAGATTCTTGTTTGTTATAATCAACAACAGTAAAATCCTGGTCAATAATTTGACAATTTGCTTCTTGGAAATATCTTTCGAATCCAAATTGTGTCATAAAAATTCTTCTAACTTCAGCGTTTGTTTGAGAATCAATTTCTTCAACTGTAATTGTGTCTGGTGCCTCTACCACGTGGGCAGGAACGCTATGGCTTTCGATGCAGTAGATTGAGAATTCATCTCTGTATTTGACAGCTGGTCCTGCGGTGTTGTGAAGTCTACCTAGTTCATCCACGTGCACTTCATCAGGTTTGTCTGACAAATATGCCACTTCTTTTTCAGCACACCACCATCCAAGATGGTTAGCGAGTTCAAAAAATGCATGCATTGGCTTTAAGAAGTCAAATTTGAACCATTCGTCCCAGAATTCGTAGTAAGCCAGATTGTGTGCTTCATGGTTGCCATAAAGAACATCAGTTTCCAGTTCTTTTCTGTATGCAAGCATGTTTTTAGACTTCAAAAGATTTTGGCAATGTGAAAGCATTCCAAGCTTGATGTCTTCGCTCCAATCCACACCATGTGCAGATTTCAAATCGAATTGTTCAGAATACATTTGATAGGTCATATCAAAGATACGCATGAAGTCATTATCAAGATTGATTGTATCTTTCTGATAATTTTTTGGATCAAAACTGTTGAGCATTCTGCAAATCACTCGTCCATTGAGCATATCCATCGGATTGCCAAAATGGAAGAAGTACTTTGGAGCTTCAAGATCTTTCTGCTCATAAATTTTGTTGATAATTGGCTTTACAACTGAAAGGTCAGCTCTGCCAGTGGATCGTCCGATGTTTGTCCACTTATCTCTGAATCGTGGAAAACTGTCTATTTGTTCTTGTGTTAATTGTTCAACCATGTTAATTATAATCCTGTTTTGTTAAACCTGGAAAAAATGTATTACACACTAATTCTATAAAAGATTCAATCTATAATACAATTTTATTTACGATAACTATTCAAGAATAGTTACATTTTTTTTGATTTTTGGTAATCCAAAAAATCTAAAATAGTTAAGTAAAAGAATGCAAAAGGCAAAATTACCAACATGCACACAATCTGAATCAGTGAGAAGAATTTATTGAAAAACTTCATGATTAAATTTTCTGCATGTTGGTAACTAAGTCATTCAAACATTAATTTTTGATGAAATTTTGATTGGCTTTTTGTGCCTCTCAGTGTTTTGTGTTGCGTGAATTGAATTTACATATTCAAACATTTTTGTCAAAGCCATAGTGTTTGGAGAATAATGAAATTCAATCATTGGATAATTTTCCAAACAATAATTTTTGTTTTGATTCCAAACTTGTAATCTTTTGTCTTTCAAATCATCCAACTCTGACAAGGCAGTGGTTATTTTAGGAAAATGAAATGAAATGTTTTTTATGTTCGTCAAAAGATGATAAAATTTATTCATCATAGGCTTAGTAAAGTAAAACATTGCCTTGAGCTTTTCGCATTTTACATCATTGAATTTGTTCATTATATCAGTATCAAATGTTTGCATTAGAGTTCTTGCACTACTCAAGAATGATGTTCTTAAATTAACTTGACTAATTGCATGTTGAACATAACTATCAACAAAATCGTCTGTTTTAATGAATTTTACAATCATCCTTTCCATGTAATCATGCAGACTAATAAAATTTTTAGGTAATTTTTGACCAGCTTTTACTCCGTAAATTTTGAAAACTTTATTATCCACATCACGAATCAAATTCAAACAATTTTTAAGATCATAAAACCTCGCTCGGCTACTGTTATTAAAATTGCTCATGACAGGCACAAATTTTTCAATCTCAACATAAATCATTTCTTCATCACTGTCTGGTATATCTACAGAGTCCCAGCAAGTAGAGTATGGAAATGTTGTTGTGGAATTCCATTCAAGAATCTTTCCAGCAACAGCTTTTTTACTTTTATTTTTAGTAGGAATTGCTAATACCGTTGAAAGCTTGACATAATTTGATCCAATCAATTCGTCACTTTTTAGTAAATCATTTGTGTCTGAGATTGAACCTTTTATGTAAATGATACTTGTGTAAAGGTTTGTCTTGTTGAGTTTATCACGTGCGGCTAGAAGCCTTGCTCTAGTTTGTGACGCTGGAAAACCTCCATCATTCAAAATAAAAGCCACACTGTCTCCAGCGGAGTATCGAACAGTTACATTTTTCTTCCATTTTTTGTAGTATGTATCAAAGAAACAATATTGAAAACTAGACGGTAACTGCGTTGATAGAGTTTTACCTTTCCAAGATATTTTTTTACCAATCGTTTGTTGAGCGAAAAAAGACATATTATGATATTCTATGATTGCGCCCCAAGGTGTTTTGCAATCATCAATTTGCTTCAGGAAATGTGCTGTAAGTGTCTCTCTTATTTTTTGAAGATATGTATTAATTGTATCTACAGTTAAACTATTCATTTCAAGAGATTCTCTTGAAGCGGAGTGACTTACTTCTCCAAGCCCTACTTTAATGACAACAGACAAACCTTTCAACCAATCACAATCAATTTTATCAAAATTTGTAACTGGATAAAGAATATTACCCATTTTAACTGAAATTGAAGTTTCAGAATATCTTTTTGAAAAGATTTGACAAATACTAGAAGAATATTCATTTTTGTATGTTGAAAATTGAGACATAAAATCAGGTTGGACACCAATAAATTCAGGTGTAACATCCCACCACATGAAAAACTTTTCTGCTTCAATTTTGAAATAATTGATGTCATTTTTATTAACAGAAATAGATATTAACAATCCGCTTTCACTGTCATTTTTTTCTTCATGAATTTTTGCAATTGTACCAATTTGTGATTCATCAATGAAAGCTTCATAGATTTTTTTTGTTCCATTATGGAATGAAGTAATGGTAAATGAATCAGAATAAGCGAAGCCAGATTTGCTTCCAATACCAAGATTACCAATGTATTCATTGCTTTCTCTTTTAGTGGATTCTCCATAACTAGAATAAATTTCAAAAATTTCTTCTTCGCTCAAACCTGCGCCATAGTCTCTTACAGAAAATGTAGGTTCGAAGTACGTAGGCAATGTGATTGAAATTGGTCTAGATGCAAAGTTATTTTTTATGTTTGCATCAATTGCATTTGTAGAGTACTCTCTAATAACTGCAAGAATTTTGTTTGAGTAAATGTAATTTCTCATTATGTCGAACAAATGAGCAAGATTCTCAGTTTTAACTGAGAACTTTCGTTGTGCAAATGAGGAATTCATGTCGATTACAAAGTCATCTTTTTTTTGAATCATATCCAGTATAATCGGGTAATGTTAAACCTGGAAAAACCATGTGATCATACAACTTATACCCCACTTCATGCCAAACTGTATCAACCGCATCAAATCTCACCTCATCACATACCCAGTACGACAACTGACACTCCACCTGATTTTCCACTTGACACCAAATCTGATCCTCAACCTTCACACCCACACAATCTGTATTAATCATACGAACACCTTAAACCACACTGGGTTTTTCACCTGCTTACTCACATTATACCACACCTCCACATGATGCCGCGTATCCCACTCCACCTGATAACTCACCTGACGCCAAATCTGATCCTCAACCTTCACATCCACACAATCTGTATTAATCATACGAACACCTTAAACCACACTGGGTTTTTCACCTGATTACTCACATTATACCACACCTTATATTCCACATGATGCCACACCTCCCACTCCACCTGATCACTCACCTGATCCAACGCCTGATCTTCAATCTCAAATATCTCAACACAATCTGTATTAATCATCTGAACACCTTGAGCCACACCTGGTTCATCACTTGATCCCTCGCCTGAGCATACAAAGGATGCTCCACTTGATACCACACTTGATGCTCCACCTGATCACTCACCTGATCCCACACCTGATTTTCAATCTCATACATCTCCACACAATCTGTATTAATCATTTATCACCTCATCCCACGCCTTATCCCACGCCAGATACCACACCTGATACCACACCTGATACCACACCTGATCCCACACCTTCCACCACACCTGCTCCCACACCTGATACTCCACCTGATCACTCACCTGATCACTCACCTGATCCCAACCCTGATCTTCAATCTCAAATATCTCCACACAATCTGTATTAATCATCTGAGCACCTCATAATATACCTGATCTTTCACCTTCAGTTTCACCTTAGGATGAGTCTTTGTATGAAACAATACCTGATTCTGCACCTGACTCCTCGCCACAGCATACACTTTATCTGTCACCTTCCACCATAACTCAATATTATCATACATCTCCACACAATCTGTATTAATCATTCGAACATTTTCCTCCACGCCTTCACTCTTACGTAGCACCACATCTCCCACCACACCTTATCCCGCAACTTATACCACACATGATTACTCACCTGATCTCTTGCCTGATGCCTCACCTTACCCTCTACCCGATTTAGATTCTCAAATATCTCCACACAATCTGTATTAATCATCTGAACACCTTAAACCACACCTGACTATGCACCAGATTCGAACTCACCTGATCACTCAACTGAGTTATCACCTGATTTCGATTCTCAAATATCTCCACACAATCTGTATTAATCATCTGAACACCTTATGCCATACCTGAAGATACACCTTAAACCACACCTGGTTCCTCACCTGCCACCTTAGATTATTCCTCGTCTGATGCCACAATTCAAAGGACACATTCTCAAAAAATACTTTATGATTTACTCCAACACAATCTGTATTAATCATCTATCACCTGATCCCACACCTGAGATTCCACTTTCTTAAATTGATGTTTCACCTTCAAACAATCTGTATTAATCATCGAACACCTGACCCTTTACCCGATATTTCACAGGATGCCACACCTTATCATACACCTGATCCTCCACTTGATACCACACCTGATCCCTCACGTGATGATACACCTGATGCCACATCTGATACAGCACCTGATCCCACACCTGATAACTCACCTGATCCAACACCTGATTCTTCACCTGATTCTTCACTACCATACAATCTGTATTAATCATTTGAGCACCTTAAGCCACACCTGACACACAACTTGATCACACACCTTATCCCACACCTTTAGATACACCTGACCCCTCACCTGATTCCTCGCCAGATACCACACCTTCCACAACACCTTATCCACCACCTGATTTTTCACCCGATCTCTAATCTCAAATATCTCCACACAATCTATATCAATCATTTATCACCTTATTCCTCATTAGATACCACACCTTATCCCACACCTGATAATCTACCTTTTCATACACCTGAGTCTGCACATGATACTGTACATGATTCCTCATTTGATTCTTCACCTGATTCTTCACTTCCACACAATCTGTATTAATCATCTGAACACCTTCACTCTTACCTTACCCTTTACCTGATCCCTCGCCCAATCATACACCTTCCACAACACCTTATCCACCACCTTAATCCTCACCTCAAATATCACCTGCTCCCCCACTCGATCTTTAATGTTAAATATCTCCACACAATCTGTATTAATCATCTGAACACCTCACGACACATATACACTCTTACCCTCGACCACCCCTGTTCCCAAACCTGATAATAGACCAGTTCCATAACCTGATCATACGCCTTACTTTCAATCTCAAATATCTCCACACAATCTGTATTAATCATTTGAACACCTTCCACCGCATTTCCCAAAACAAACGATCCCACACCTGATAGTCCAACTGGAGCTTCACATGAATCCTTAGGAGATTATACACCTGATTCTGCACCTGATCTTCAACCTTCACCTTTAAACAATCTGTATTAATCATTTGAAAATCCGATCACTCAAGTGATTCCCCTCACCTGACCACCACACCTTTGCCCACACCTGATACTCTACCTGATGCCACACCTCATTCCTCACCTCATTCCCCACCTGATTTCTCACCTGATCACATACCTGTTTTCTCTCCTGATATCTAATCGCTTTTATCTCCACACAATCTGTATTAATCAAACCACACCTTAAGCCTCACCTCGTACCTTATGAGGGAATACAAATAACCCCACACCTGATCCCTCACTTGAATCGAAACCTCATACTCCACCTTATCCCACACCTGATCTTTAATCTCATACATCTCCACACAATCTGTATTAATCAAACCACACCTTAAGCCACACCTGTTTTCTCTCGTAGAAATACATTTCATCCATCGTTTGATTTCTCACCTGCGAATACACCTGCTTCCACACCTCACTTGACACCTGAGTCGAAATTTGATATTCCACATGATCCAATATATGACCCCAATCTTTTATCTCCACACAATCTGTATTAATCAAACCACACCTTAAACCACACCTCCCACCTTAAGTAGAAATACATCTCTTTCTTCATTCGATTCCTCAGATGAAGATACACCTGCTTCCACACCTCATTTGATACCTGAATCGAAGTTTGATATTCCACGTGATCCTCTATATGACCCCAATCTTTTATCTCCACACAATCTGTATTAATCATCTAAACACCTTAACCCACACCTGATCCCTCCCCAGATACCACACCTGATTCAGCACCTGATACCGCACGTGATTCAACACCTGATACCGCACGTGATTCAACACCTGATTCCTTAGCTGATTATGTGCCTGTTTTTTTACTTCCACACAATCTGTATTAATCATACCACACCTTAAGCCACACCTCACTTAATACCTGATCCTCTACCTCGTGGCGAATCTGATACCACACTAGAGTCATCACCCGATCCATCACCTGCTGATGGCTCACCTGCTTGCTCACCTGATATTCTTCCTCATATATTTTCACACAATCTGTATTAATCATTTTATTTATTGTAATTTACGGACAAAATTACAGGCAAAAATGTGATAATGTGAAAAATTTGATCAAGTACAACATTTATAAAAAAGCCAGCAGGTGTGTTAAAAGAAGTTTTAAATTCTTCAATGGTTTTAAAATCACCTCTTAATTTTCTAAACCAAAATAGAGGCATATACGAGTCAATGATAAAATGGGTTATAAAAATCCACAAACAGGCAATCCAGTTAAGCCAGAAAAAACAAGCGGTGTAAATTAAGCAATGCAAAAATCTAATTTTCCAATTGGAAGATTTTTGTATTCCCATTGATGAAGGTTGGAGAATCCAATCTCCAATAAAATGTGCTATCATTAAGTTTTCAAAAAATGTCATTTTTATTATAATCAGATTGTGTTAAATCTGGAAAAAATCGGGCAAATTATTGAATTAAGATTGTGTGATTGGTGGGCTCAGTAGGGATTGAACCTACACTCCTTCGGTTATGAGCCGAGCGCTTTACCATTAAGCTATAAGCCCTGATTGGTCGGGGCAGAGGGACTTGAACCCTCACAGTATTGCTACCGACAGATTTTCGTAGCACTATGGTTTTCACCACCAAGATTTTTCTTGTTTGTACTCTGGACTATACCTTGCGATTTTTTTATTTCCTTTATCGCCCAGCCGTCTAGTCTCTACACCTTCCTATTTCTAGGCTTGGCTCGGTATTAGCATTTCAAAGCCTTCACCGAGTTTGACTGGTTCTACTCGCACTAAAAGGGTCATGCAAGCACTCAAATTTACTTCAAGTCTGTTGTGTCTACCGATTTCACCACACCCCGATATTTAATTTTCAATTACAATCTATTATACGCTAAATTAAAAACAAAAATCATAATATTCATCTCTTTTACCAATAGATAAACCAAATGCATTTTGAATTAAATTGTATCTGTTAGTTTCTTCGTTGAAGAACACTTTAAGCCATCTTTGCTTTTTTTCACACCATCTATAAGTGTAAGTGCATCCATTTGGATTAGGTTTGAAATCATATTTTTGACATTCACTCATGCCATTTCCATCTATACGAAAGGCAAAATCTTGCTGTATCTCAACATAAAGTTTTTTATTCAATTCGAATACTTTTGTGACAGTGCAAGCGTGTCTATCTGTGTAGCAAAGAAGGGTTGCGCCCATTCCCACTTGGGGTGCTGGCATACCTTTGGTAGCCACAGTTTTGATGTAATTTACTAAACTTCCGAATTCTTTCATATCTATAATAATCAGGTTATGTTAAAGCTGGAAAAAATCGGGCAGATTTTGCCCGATTTCATTTTCAATACTGAATTTGCTCATACACTGATTTGATAAATTGGTGGAAAAACTTACCAGCAGATTGTCCTGATTCAACAGATTTCTGGAATTGACTGAATTGCCACAGTGGGACATGAATGAAATCCATTGATTCACCAGTTCCAAGCACCACCGATAATACACGATCTAGTTCTTCATTCACTCCCCATTCAACAAAATCAATCCAGCTTGAATTAGGTGTATCGAATGCAAAAACTTCAATTGGATTGCTAGATGTGTCTAAGGTAATCTCAGAGGCTTCTGTAGTCTCAGTAGTTTCTACACAATCACAATCTGTGCAATCACATCCAATATCATCTTCAATCCAATTTGATGCATAGAGTGGTTCAACAAGAGGTGCTTCGTATTCTCCAACCACCTTATATTTACATGTTCTCAGCTTTTGGAAATTACAATCTACAGGAATGCTTACAACATCAGCAGGATTAATTTCAACAATCACGCATTTTCCTTGTGCAAAACCACTTGCATATTCCATAGTTCCAGCATGTAGCCCATAAGAGCAACCTCTGTCTTTATCATCATCAACATCATTACGCTTCATTTCAATGACTTCACCAATACCATTGTAAATACTGCCACTTTTAACTGTTCCTTGGATAAGTTGTGCACTACCAGAGGTGATTGAGTAATAATTTGAAAGCAAACCCTTATAGGCAAGAAAATTACCATTATCAGTGATTGGTAGGTTTTGATGTTCCAAGAATGTGTAAAGCTCATTCACTGCTCTTCTAGAAGGATTATTCATGAGTTTTTCTAAAAACTTACACAATGGTTTTGAATCAAGACCAGACAATGCAAAGTCCAAAATTCTCTTTGACAAAGTGTTGTTAATAATTTCACCATTGTAAAACACACCATTTTCATTAATTTCGACACCTTTGATTTCAGAGACATATTTTTTCACAGGTCTCATGCAAGTATAAAGCAAGTCCCAGTCTTCAGCTTTGCAAGCCTCTAATGCTTTGTCAAATGATTCTTGAGAGTCAGATGCTCTTAAAGTCAAAGATTCACCATCCATAACGACAGTGATAAATGCTCCTTCACCAAGTCTAATAATTTTAGCAGATGGAGCACTTCGTTGATTGTTTGAATTATTGTTCATATTGATTATATTCCGTTTTTGTTAAACCTGGAAAATTACTGCCCTCTCTCTTTAGGATAAGGATAAGTTTTATTTCTAAGTTCAAATTCTTTTCTGAGTTTTTTGGTTTCTTTTTTATTTTCACCTAAAACATACACGTATTTATGTTTATACGTTGAAATGATTGGTTGAGTTTCAGATATTTTTTCTTTAGATTTTTTTCTTAATTGATCCATGATTTCTTTCGGGACGGCAGATATATTTATTCTGCCATTTGGTTTATTCCACGACTTCTGCCATTGAATGCCTAGCTCTTTGGCATATTTTTTATATGCTGAAGTAGTTCTAAAATATCTATCTGACACAATCTTACCAGAGTAGGGGTTAATGTATCTGGTCAAAGTTCCTGAATTTTTTCCAAGATAGTAAAAATTACACGCTTGATAAATTGTTCCTAGTTCTTTTGCTTCAGGATCAGAATAAGCTGTGAACAATCTATATTGAGTGTTTTTTACCATCCAATTAATACACCACATCATAAAAGACGATGCCAAACATTTTGGCGACCATGAAATGCATGCCCCTCTGCTGATAAGTCTTTCTAAATCAGGTGTGTTTTCTCCAAGAATCTTACTAAAAGCATTTGGCATATTGAACAAAATGCCACCAGCTAGTTTTCCATTGTGATAGGCACCAAACCAATGTGTTGTCATTTGTGACAAATTACCAAGCCATTCATGTCGTTCGATAAATTTTTTAAGTTCTTGTTTTTCTTTTGTATCTACAACATGTTTGTATTCGAAATCATTTACAGTGAGATTGTGTGTATAGTTTTCAGTAAAATTAGCCTCTTTCAAATCAAGATCAAAATTTTTCAATCTGATGTCATACTGCCAACAATGTTTTTCTGAATAATCTCTCATTAATTTATATACGTTAGAGGTAATTCAATTTGAGTTAGAATTCTCAGAATAAAATGAGCGAAAGGCATTGATTAAATGTTCCCAAACAATATCTTTACACACTTCTGAGGGAGGCAAATCTTTGAAATGAATAAGACATGGATGTTTTTTGTTATTGTAATCAAAATCACCTAAAGTCCAACCATCTTTCAATTTAAAATCCATCCAAAGTTCGTGATTTTCTTCAGCAGTTCTAGGTGGATTGGAATACAAATCAATCACAGCTTTTTCTGCTAATACTTTTTCATCCTCAGACAACTTTTCCCATTTTAATACAACAGACCCATCCATTCTTGGGATTTGGCACGTAACAGAGTGTATCATCTCTGCAATTTGTCTTGCAGAGAGAGAAAAATCAATTCCAGACATCGAAAACCACCACTTTATCTTCAAAATTTGGAATTCTAGCCATTTGTTCTTTGTAATTTGGTAAAGAATTAGAAACGAATATCTTGTCAAATTTTTCTGTTAATTTTTCCAAAGCATTATTACTAAATACACCATGAAAAATGAATAGATGTTTTTCTGTTTCTGAAGGCATACTATCTGCAACAGACATAAAGGTATTACCTCCATCACAAAGATCATCAATTACTAACACTTTTCTGAAATTTGGCGAGAAATTTGGAATTTTGTGTGAAATAATTCTACCTGTATCTTGATCTCTTTCTTTCTCACAGATCATACAATTGTGATTTTCAATGAATTCTTCGTATCTTTCAAAAGCTGATTCATCAGGGCAGACAATTAAATGATAATCATTTAAATTGATGCAATCTGGAATGTAATATTTGTACATATCACTTTCAAGCAATTTGTTACAATGTGGTGCTAAAAACGATGTACTATACTCAGTGGAGGCATGTTGTTGTGCAACATTGCAAACAATATATTCGTCTGTTGAACTTTTATCACATCTGGCTCCATAGTAGTAATTTATATTAAACGAGCAAAAGGGTAAAGTGAATTTTAGTTGATTAAATAAATCTAAAATAGTTGGATTACACAAGGATGCTTTTACTTCTAAACTCAGTCCTTGATTTTCTAAATAACTCTTTTTGATTTTAAATTGCACTTGACCATCTGGAAAGAGATTGTATTCCCAAGGGATGATAGTTCCATGTTGGTCTTTGATTTGCATCAGTGATAGTATGTTTGGATCGTTTGCTTTCATAATATAGTATTGGTAGAATCGGGCGATTTCTCGCCCGATGTCAATTAGTTGGGTAAAAACCCAGAGAGTGTTTGTCGAACTTCTGCGAAGGATTCCGATCTGAGAATCTTGCTATTTTCGTAGACAAGTTCCAATGCGCCGCCTTCTTCTTCTTGTGTGACATTTTGTGAAAGAACATAATCTCCATCAAACATATCCACTCTTAAGAAACCTTTAGCTGATTTCTTACCTGAGTTGTCTGTTTTGGGGTCTTTGTAAGTAGCTCTCCACTTTTGATCTTCTCCGCGACCAGAAGAAACAGCAGTGGCTTTAATTGCTATGCCATGAGTGTCTCTTGTAACATATTGATAAGTGAATGACCCTATGCCGAGCACAATATTGTCAGAAGAATATCCTTTCTTTTCAAGACCAGAAAGAATAGCTTCAGCGTATTCCAGCGTGATAGAATCACCATAAATTGCACCGATATGCGAATCCAATACTTTATAGCCTTTTGAATTGAAAGTACCACCAAAAATTTCATACAGACATTCAATTAATCCTTTGTTTTCAGGTGTGCCTTCTGGAGCCTCTGAGTCACCGATGATAACCTCAACAGGAGTTTTAGGAGAAGAATCAGGTCTGATGACAAATTTACCATCTCTAGACATGATTTGTTCCTTGAACTTAGGCAAAATGACAGTTACGAATCGCCAAAAATCATATCCATCACTTACTTGAGATACAATCCCTTCTGGATAAAGCTCAAGAGTATGAGCCGTGTACTGTTCGTCACAAACATCTGTATCGTTACTTACTTCAGGCAAAAATGCAGTTTGTACAGAGTGTTCTGTAGCTGGGACAGAACTTCCAAGCAAACCATTTTCACCAGGATAATATTCATTAATCCATGAAAGTGAAGGGCAAGTGTCTGTACCTTTGAAGCTGAGCAAATGTCCTGCTCCAGAAGCACATGCGTCAAGCACATTTGACATGCCTCTCATAGAAAAATCATGTCCTTGCCAATCTACAAACCAATCATTATCGGATGTAAGTTTATTGTAAAAATTGAATATTTTTCGATAATAAAAAGAAGTGGTTGCCGAAGTGGATGGTTTCCAAATTGAATCTGACATCCAAGTTTCGATCCATTGTGTAAACCAAAAGAAATCTTCGTGTGTAGATTGCATAGTTGCCACAGGAATGTTATGATTAACCACAGAGCCTTCAGGTAAAGCTTTTATCCTAATCGGCAAATAGCCTAGTTGGTGAAGTTTACCAACTTGTTCATTGCTGTGTGGATTTGATAATCCGAAGAATCCAATGTAAAAAGCATCAAATCTTTGAACAGCTTCTTCTGTTGTTAATGAAAAGAAATTTTTGTCAAATTGCTCATTAAGTTCTTGTAAAAAAGCTTGCATTCCAAAGAAAACAAACTTGTCAATTCCTGGTCTTCGTGATTTTCTAGGTGTAAAGTTGGAGTACACACCAGTGGTTCCTTCTGGATATTGTCTCCAGTGAGAAAGCTTGTATGCGTCCGTAATTTCGAATGGTGTTTTAATAAAATTATTCATATCTAATATACTTCGTTAATGTTAAATCTGGAAAAAAACCCACCTTCGAAAAGATGGGCGATTTCGTTAGCTGAAGCTTACTTAGCTTTTGCTGGTGCATTGCCTTCGGCAACAGGTGCTGGGGCATTGGTTTCGGTGGCAGTGGTGGTAGAATTGCATGCTACCATCGAAAGTGCCATAACGACGAGTGCGAGAGAGATTAATTTCTTCATCAATTATATATACGCTTGATTAGGATTATTTTCACAAAGCATTATTTCTTTTTGTAAAGAATTTGTATCTTGACAAAAGCTTTGGTAAATACGACCGTCATAACGTGTTCCTTTGTAGTGTTTTTCTATTTCTTTTCGATGCTGAAAATCTTTTAATTTACAAGGATACAATTTACAAATAAAATAGTCTTTTTTACGGTCAAATTCAAAATTTTCTTCAAATTTTGTCAAAGCAAGATGTGCAATTCGTTTGAATTCTTCAAGACTTACGTCTAAAATGAATTCAACCAAAAAAGGACTTTTGGCACCCTTAATTTCCAAAACTGTCAAACCTTCATCGTTCACTTTGATTGTATGTTTGTAAATTGGGTTCAAATGTATTTGTTTGACAATATAATTTACTTTTAAATGATTGTCAAAAACAGAATATGCTTCTTTCAATTTTACTGGAAAGAAAACTTCGCCATAGGAATTATCAATTTCAATTACTTGCCTATCTATGTTGTATTGTTTTTGAGTTAATTTCTTCATCAATTATATATACGCTCGATATTTAAGTTTTTTATAAAGTGAATCAAACTTTTCCACACAATCTGAATATACTTAATTATGCAATGTGGAATTTTCTGGAAAATCTAAATCCTCTCGAAAAGCAATACCAACATGAAATCTTGGAATTAAATCATCAGTTCTATCGAAATACTTTACTGTGTACATTCTTCCCACATAATCTGATTTATTATCATAGATTTCTTTTCTTGATTCCATTGTGGTTTTAGGTGTTACTTTGAAAGTATCATCTGTTAAATCATTCTTGCAGATAACAACAGCATGTCCTTCCATTTTTCCTTCTCCTTCAATGATGTCTACCACAAGAAATTCAGAATCTTGGAAAGTTTTTACTTTGAGCAAATCATTAGAGCGATAACCCCAAAGATACTTACTGTCTTTTTCTCTAAGCATTAGACCTTCATAGCCATTGGCTAAAAACTTGCTTTGATAGTCTGTAATAGCGTTTTTGTCATAACCAATATCATACCCACACACAATCTGTAAGCTTTGCTTATTACTAATATTAATATCAGCTAGTAATTCTAGTCTTTCCTGAGTGGTGAGGTCTTCATTGCCATTAACAACAGGATAATCATAGATGTGATACTCTAACTTCAATGAATCAGATTGTGGTTTTTTAACCAATGAAATTAAAGATTGTAAAGACAATCCATGAATGTAGATTTCACCATCAAAGACATCATCTTTACCAAGTACATCTTTTAATTGCTCGGAAATGTGCTTAACATCGTAAATCTTGCCTTGCCTTGAATACAAGACAACAGAATCTCCTTCCCATCTGGCAATACATCGTACACCATCTAGCTTAGGCTGGCAAAAATAATGTGAATTATGTTTTTTAGCATCATATTTGCCAGCAAGCATCGGTAACAATAGAGGCATTTGTGCCTCTTCTTTTGTGGCTGAGTATTTCCTCTCTATTTTGAATTTATGCAGAGATTTGGACTCAGCAATAGCTTGCTCAGATGCTGTGGTGAAGTTTTTCTTTCCAATGTTTTTAGGAGTGCATGTTTTTCTGGAGGTTTGTAAAGCTCCATTAACTAAGCCATACTCAGTATAAATAGAATCTCCGTCTGCCCAAGTGCGCCATTGTCGAAGTTCTCCGTTTTTGCCTTTGTGATAAAGTGTATCAAATGATGTCATGCCAATTATACTCTCAGATTGTTAAATCTGGAAAAAAACCCACCTCCGAAAAGATGGGCGATTTTGTTAGCTGAAGTTTATTTGGCTTCTGCTGATGTTTTGTTATAAAAAAATGAGACAATCTGTAAAGAGCAGAAAAGGTTTGAGTTGTCAATTTTAAGTTTTATATCAATGAATTTTGACAATGGTTATTTTTCGTGAATTTTGACCACATCTTCTTCTTTTTCAATAAACTGTTTTTCAACATACAGTGTTTTTTTTTGCTCACAGAAATAAAATATTTCTGTCAGATTGCCTCTTTGCCCCCAAAGGAGCAAAATGTTACAGCTCTAAAATTTCATCATCAATAACTACTTTTTTAACTGCATTGAATTCATCCAACTGATCTTGTAATTTTTCAGACTTTTTGATTAAAGTTTTTACAATTAAGTTTTGTTGAATTACATCAATTTGAACCCTTTTTATATCGTTAGATTGTGGTCTATAATAAGACGATAAATTTTGTGAACAATCTAAGTTTTCGTAAAAAGCAATCAATCCTTTAGTCTCAGAAAGCTCAAAAATTAGATCAGCAGAATCCGAATTACTTTTATTGATTTCTGCTTTGACCTTTACAAGAAATGCTGTGAGTTTTTCCAATTCTTTAATTGAATTATTTACATCAACTTGTAGTTTAATTTCATCAACAGGAATATCTTTGTCAACCAAGTAAGCATTATGTGCAGAAATTTCTTTTTTGATAGATGTAATTTTACTTGTGATTCGATTTTTTATTTTTAAAGCCTTCGCTAGTGATATTATAGCCATAATAATTTATACGAGAGTTACTAATCAATAGTTTCATAATTTTCAACAGGTTTTTGTAATTAAAAAACCGTATAATTAAATGTAGCTCAAAGTAGTGCTTCAAAAAACACAAAGATTGTGTAATAGGAGGTAATACACTACATGAAGAAATTTGAAAAAGCGATCATAGATTTTTACACTGAAATGTTCAACACTTTGTTCGGTCATATAAAATTTGAGGAATAACTTATGAAAATCACTCCTTTAGGTAAATCACAGTTTGAAATTTCTTTTGTTACGAAAATGGCACAAGATTTAATTTCAAAACAAACACAATCTGAATTTGATCCGAGTGAATTTTCCAATGTTTTAACAGAGGATAAACCAGTATTGATTTCTAAATTAGGATTGCTGGGTGATTTACCTGAGGGTGTGAGCCCAGAAATGTATACTTCATTAAATACAGCAAAAAAATTACAAAAGTTTACAGATTAGGAGGCAGGAATGGAAAGCGAAGAACATGATGTTGAGATAAATGCAAAGCAAGTGGTGGTAAACACAGGCTGGACTACAAAAATGGCTTTCTGGAATACATTCGGCACAATCTTTGGTGCATTTGTTGGCTTAGCTTCGCTTTTACTTTCTCTGCTCACATTATTTTTAGTGCTTAAAAAATAAACACACAATCTGAGTGTTTGCTGTGTGTTCTGAGGCGATTAGTTGATTTATTCGCCTCAGAAATTGAGGCGATAGTGTGTCTTCAGGTTTCAGATTGTGTATCAGATTGTGTTAAAGTTTAATTAACATAAAACTCCACATTCTCTATCCCGCCATATTTCTCAAAAAAATTATTCGCTTCTTCTAAAAAGAAATCGTAAGAGCTTTTATAATAAACAGTTTTGCAATCCTCAGGGTCTAATGCACCTAATGCCAATTTTACAGATTCACTAAAATCTGTAGCAAAAGCCCTAATCTCAAATAAAGAAGGATTTTTCTCTACAATATATTTACAGTAAGAATCAAATATTTGTTGATTCGTCTTATTTGGTATTTGTACTTTCCAATCATCAGACCAGTACATAATGAAATAAGCATCAGTGCCTGATGGCTGTTGGGGTAAATGCAAAGCATCTACAAATGTTAATTCTTTGTTAAACTTACTCGTAAAAACTTCCTTATATACACAATTTAAATCCATACTCATTTTTTTTTCTCTTTTTTTAAAATTAAAAACACAATCTCAGTAAGCGGCAATAAATAAATTATTTAATCCACTCGAAAATTCCCTGTCTTGCCAAAAGTCCTTTTTTGATTGTGTAAGTGTTGTCGCCAATAAAAACACAAACTGGGACAGACATAATATTTAGTTCTTGAGCAAGCTCAGGGCTATCATCAATATCTACTTTAAAGATTTTGGTTTCCACTTCTGGATGTTCAGATAAAAGAAGATCAATTTCTTTGTCTAGAGCTTTACATGGAGAACACCATGAGGCACCGAGTTTAACCACACACTTTTCGCCTGAAGAGACAAGATTTTTAAATTTTTCTACATTCATAACAATATAATTATACGCTAGAAACAAAAGGATTTGTGCCAAATTTTTCGATTAAGTCCTTTTTCAGCTTCAATGTATTTTTTTCTACACGTTGAGACAAATCATAAGAATTGCTAGTAATGTTTGTAGCCCAAAAATATTCTTGATTAAAAAAATCATCATGATTCATTTCATCCCAGCTAAACTGTGAATACCATTTTATTGTTTCGTCAGCTTTCTTACTGTCTTTGAATTTCTCTTCGAAGCCTTTTTGCAATAATCTGATTCTGTGTGAAGAGTGTATTGCTTCGTCACCTAGCCAAATTGGGCGTAACAGGCTTGTCGTGAATGTTGCATATTGCTTGATTTTAGCTGTTGCGTAGTCAGTTTTGAATCCTCTCTTTTCAATTTCAATTACATTGTGAATTAAATGTTCTATCAAGGCACCAGGAGTGCTTTGCCAAGCTATCAAAGCAGGGTGTGTCATCCAACCTTTGCGAGGTTTTCCTGTTTTTGTTGGTATATTGAACATGATGTCTAATAATTGAGTTGATTCTAAGGCTTGTTTTCTAAGCCGCGAGTCATCAAGTGCTTGAACACTTTTTTCAAAATCCGCATAGGGCATAAATACTTGCATGATAATTATAACAAGATTATGTTAAACCTGGAAAATCTATTCTGTCTTTCATATAAATTGTATGCACGTTTTTATTAATTCTGCTCGCATAACATGCAAGAATTCTCAAACCTTTATATGCACAGTTTCTAGTGCTGTCATTTCTGATTAAAAAAAAAGGTTTTTGATAGTCTTTTAGGTCTTTCATATTAAACACAATCTGATCACATCTGATGAACAATATATTTTTTTCTAAAACAAAATCACTCTCTTCGAAATTTTTAATACATATAAAACCATTGTTCAAAATATCATCACCAAAAACCACATCTTTTGCTTCATCGTCTGTACACTCTATGGCAATATTAGGAAAAATTTTATACACTCCATTTTCAAATTCAAGAGTAACAAGATTATCCATCAACATTTTTTGAACATACAATTTAACCAAAGTTTTTGCATAGGTGTCAGCAGATTCCCAAATTTGAGCATTTTCTTGTTTTATGGATATTAAATTTACATCCACTTTACCAATAATTTTAACATCAGCTTTGTTTCGTATTTTTGTTTTAGTTTTCGAGACATCTTCATGCTTAGTATAAGAAATAGTTTTTGTTGCGTTTAAGGCATTAAATACAATAAAATCAATTTTATCGGCATACTTATTAAGCATTTCTACGAAAAACTGTTCGTTTTGCCTTCCATAAGAATCATCACCTTGTTTATTCATAGGTTTGACAAAAATGGTATACTTATCAACTTTAACTTTACCCACACTACTACTGCTTGTTGGTGTAGAATCATACACTCCATTGAGATTGTGTGCAATTTTTTGTAATTCACTCACTCGATTTTTGTCATTAACAAGCACATGCATTGTATACTTAGATTTTTGAAATACATTATCATATCCCAATTTATGTAATTCTTCTAAGATCATTTTTTCTTTGGGTTTACAGTTATGGACATGTATTTGCCGTTGAGAATAGGTTTGCCCTCATAAGAGCAATAATCTTCCAAATTCTTTAGCATAATCTCGATTTTATTCAATCCAAGCTCAGAGTGTTCTAATTCACGATGTTTGAAAACACAAGTGATTTTTACTTTATCATTATGCTCCAAAAATTCAATTGCTCTTTTTGTAAAAGTATTGAGATCGTTTTGCTGAATACGTGGGGAAATTTTTATTTCTTTAGTTTCTTGTTTAGCTTTATGGTTGGCTCGCTCTCTTTTATCTTCTTCATATTTCATGCGACCATAGTCAACGATTTTGCAAACCACTGGAGAAACGTTTGTATTTACAGCAAATAAATCCAAACCCTCGTTTTTTGCAATATTCAAGGCTTCTCTAGTATTTATTACACCAAGAGGCTTACCGTCACTACCTATAACCAAAGCTTCTCTGAACTTGAGAACTTTTTCATTAAGTAAAATGAAAGTTTTTTTCATTGCCCGACATGATCCTCATTCAAAGAATGATTTTTTTCAGTTTCTAATTGTGATTTTACCATTTGTGCTTCATCATATCTCTCTAAAGAGATTAATCTTTCGTATTCTTTTTGCAATCTATCTATTTTTTGCAAATTAATATTCATAGTTATTTATACGAAAAATATCTAAAAAAATCTTGCTTAATCTTTATCAGAAAAATCACTTAAAAGAAAACCAACTAATGCACCAAGACAGCAATAGAGTCGAGTTTCTTCATCAAAGATAAATAATAAAATGAAATAAGATACACAACAAATTAGAAATAACCAAGCAATTGCTTGTGAAATAAAATTCAAAATATTTACAAAAACATCTATCATTTTACAGGGTCAAAGCCTCCTTTAGACATTGGATTGCACCTTAGTATTCTCCAAGCTCCCATGATCCAGCCAATAAAAGCACCATGTTTTGAAATAGCTTGCTTGGTATACTCCGAACACGATGGGGTATACTTACACATGCAATATTTAGGCTTTCTTGGAGACATTTCTCTTTGATATCTCTCTATGAAAGCAACAGATTTTTGTTTGAAGTTCATTTGTTTGTCTTTTTATCAGATTTGACAAGAATTTTCAACAATATCAAAATGCCAATCATAAGAGTAAATGGAACCCACAAAGGTGAAAGAACCCATACCCAATCCCAGGTAATATAGTTTGTCAGCTTCAAGCCAATGAATAGGAGAGTCAACCAGCCAAAAAAGCCCATTGACGAGTTTACATTTTTTCGATCATTTTCTTTCATACATTTATTATACTTTAAAAATGTTAAACCTGGAAAAACACAATCTGACAGCCACATGTCGGGGGATACTAGAAGAATATTCAAATGTCACTAAAAATTCTGATTTCAACATAGCTTTCTTTCTCATATCCCCACACAACACCAGCATCGTCTTCTCCTTCACACAACGACCAAATGTCCCAGAAGTTGTCACCGTCATTAACTATACATTCTTGGCTTTTGTCTTCAATCACTTGCAGCTTTTCTATTAGTTCTTTTACTGTCATATTTATATGTACGTAAGAATTGTAAGAATTGCAATCTCATTTCTTATTATTTTAAAATTGTAATATTTTTAATCACTTTCACATATTCCATTTTGATGTTTTTGCTTAGCTTTCTTTAATGCTTTTTTAAAATAAAAATAAGTTCTGATTTCATTAAACAGTAGAGCTAAATATAAAACTGTAATAATAGGCGCAACTAAAGCTCCAAGCAGAACTATACCTATTTTATCTAGTAGTTTTTTTGTAAAACTTCTTTTCATTATTTTCTCATTAGTATTTGATGATAAAACTGTAATAATAGGCGCAACTAAAGCTCCAAGCAGAACTATACCTATTTTATCTAGTAGTTTTTTTGTAAAACTTCTTTTCATTATTTTCTCATTAGTATTTGATGTCTATTTATTTTTACGTTGGAACCAAGCCTTCCACCACTTAGGTTTCGAAACATCGGCTTTGAAGCGTATATAATATCTTGGAGGCAAAGGGGGAGCGGCATAACAATAATTGCCATCAAAAAATTCAACCCTAAACTCTACATTAAATACACTGTTCAAATGTTCTTCAAGTTTCTTTGGATTTACAAGGCATTTACCAACTTTATACGAAGGATCATACTCTCCTCCATTCATGTATTCTGAAATTCTCAAAGCCACATCATCAGCAATACGATTGAGTAGTTTTATCTGTTTTTGTTCATAACTTGTGCAGCTATGTTCTTTGATTTCTTCATAGGTAAGTTGCTTGACTTGTTCGATTATTCTGGATTTTTCCAGTGACTCTTCAGTTTTCATTTTATTTCAACACCATTGATAGTGTTGAGGTGTTGAAATAAATCAACACTATCAATATCGTTAAGTTGAACGAATTTCCAAACACCATCATTCCAGAGTTCATACTTATTCACTTCAATTATTGCTTCTTCTTCGGATTCTGCATCCATTTTTAAAAACTGTTCGACCTGAGCCAAGCCAGTTACTTTTACAATGTATTCCAT